TCTTCAAGACATGACGCAATAGCCAGTTAAGCAGCGTCAACCCCGCCCTCCGTAATAGAGGGTTCCTACGATACGTGGTATACAAGAGGGAACTGGCCTACGAGCGTCTCACGACGCTCGACTCATTCAAGAAATTGGTGGCTTAGGCGCACCAAGGGCCCACGTCGGCCACCTTCACAACGCCAGAGAGCTCAGCGAGTTGGTCGTCGCTGTGACGACGGTGTGGAGCTAAGGACCATATTTGGGGATGGGGCAGGGAACCCGGGATACTCTTGCAAAGTGTCAGCCTGGTCGGTTCGAGTCCGACCTTCTCCACCAAATGCGTGCAGCACGGATACGTAGCATCAAATCCTACGTCACAATGCCGTGAGCCTTGCGTGGTTCAACATGTAGTAGAATACCACCATGTTTTTGCTCGTTAGCTTGGGTAAGCGGCTGGGCCTTATAGACCCGGGAAACCTGCCAGATTAGCGGGAACGTGACGGGTTCGAGTCCCTCAGCGAGCACCAAAGAATTTTCTCTGCGAAGCGTTACGGAAGCGTACCTGGTCTGGACCCAGGAGGCGGCAGTTCGACTCTGCCCGCGGAGACCAATTTCAAAGCCCGTGTAACTCAGTGGTAGAGTAACTGCCTTGTAAGCAGTAAGTCGAGGGTTCAATTCCGCTCCTCGGGCACCAAACATCCCCATCTCACTTCGGTGGTTGGGTTGGGTGCGGGACGGCGTACCGTCCCGGCTTTCTTCTCAACTGTGGAGTTTATCCATGAAGGTTTATGGTGTAGGATTACCACGTACAGGAACGACAAGCCTTTCACGAGCGCTTGAAATTCTCGGTTACGACGTCGCACACTATTGCCCAATCACGAACGCTGAGACGAAGGAAGAGCTCCAAGAGGAGCACCAAGCCTACGTCTCATCAGAGCTGCTTCTTCGTCTGAAGTTGCTCGAGGGAAAGTGGATCGTGTTGCACCGAGATAATTGGAGCGATGCGATGAAGAGCATTGGTGAGGACACGAAGCCATGGCGCAAGCACATCATGGCAATGCGGCACGTATCAAGAATGCGGCGCCACAACATCCTTCACTACAAGATTACAGACGGCTGGAAACCACTGTGTGACTTCTTGAAGAAGCCAGTGCCGTCAGAAGAGTTTCCGAAACTGAATTCAATGCAGAAGTAGCCGAGTGGCCAGGCAGCGGTCTCAAACATCGTTTGCGATCCATTTGTTGCGCAAGCAACCGCCCGTGAATGGTTATCCCAAACCGCCATACGTTGGTTCGAATCCAACCTTTCTGCACCAATTTGGGACAGTAGCTCAGTGGTAGAGCAACGTGCTGATAACGCGTAGGTCGAAGGTCCGATTCCTTCTTGTCCCACCAAATTCGATTGCCACGACGCACATAGTGCACCGGCGTGGAGGTTAAGAGACCCTGCGGGTGGCCAACTGCGCGGTCGACAATCGAACCGATAGTGTCCGTCTACACGTTAAACAGACGCGAGCGGCCAGAACCGCTCCTAGTTTTTCTGCAAGAGCTTGAGGTAGGCGCATCACCGAAATAGGCCCCTATCTCCTTGGGCAGCGGCTAGTCGGTATGCCGGCGTGAAGAGGTCATGGTGGAAACACCTTGGGTTCCCGAACCACTAAGCTAAGGGAGCGTTGCGACTTCACATTTTGTTTTTGCCCCTGTGATGGAATTGGTAGTCATGCGAGTCTCAAAAACTCGTGCCGCAAGGCGTGTCGGTTCGATCCCGACTGGGGGCACCAAGTTTGACAACCGTTGATGTTGGTTATCTGGTAAACTCTGCGCCCGTAAAACGGTGCTCGAGCAAATCCGATGTGGTTCAAACCCACACGGTTAGCAGCAATGCTATTTTCCGACTTCGCTTTTGTTGTCATCTAGTTTGATGTGACTTTCAAATCGTGGCTTAGCGGCCAAGGCCCGTGGGAAGGTGGATAGCTCTTCGACTTTCCCTATGCGAAAACAAGGCGTTGGTACCACAGAGTAAGAGAGCTTGAGGGTACCCTTGATCGTTACATCATTTTTGCGCGCGTGATGGAATTGGCAGTCTTCCGATCCTCAGAAGGTCGGGTCCGTGAGGGCGTGTGGGTTCGAATCCCACCGTGCGCACCAAATTCTCGTTGACGTAAATACGTCAGCATCATACTCCAGCTGATCAGATACTCTTCAATTCACTGGAGTAACCGACATGTATTTTCCTCTCTCATTTGGCATCTCGCTCATCGTTGCCCTAACGATGCTTCTCCTTGGTCACCTCTACGCTTTGTACAAGCTCTTCGACCGTACGCTCAAGCACTCTGAAAAGTGTGGCTGCTGCGGCAAGAAGGAAGAGGAAGCACCGGCAGAAGAGGCGGGCGCTCCAACCGTCGGCGGTGTAGTCGACGCAGTTGTTGAGAAGTTCGTAGGATAAGTTTTGCGGCTGTGATGGAATTGGCAGTCTTCCTAGGTCGAGAGCCTGGGGTCCGAAAGGGCGTGTGGGTTCGACTCCCACCAGCCGCACCAGTCTAAATATCTGCATGAAGAGAACGCTCGGCCTTGCAGGTTCGATATTGCTCCACTTGATCTTTCTAGTGGTGCTTCTCTTTAATCCTCTGATCGACGGCTCTGGCGGAGCTCCTCCTCAAGTTGAGGAAGATGTCATCCGCATCACGATGCTAGGTGATGATCTACCAAAGCCAATGGACGGCGATGGTGATGGCATTCAAGATGATCCTGCCGAGCTCTGCGCAGACGGCAGCAAGAAGTACAATGGCGTCGGCTTGATCTACAGCCGAGAGACTGGAATCATCTCCAGCGTGCCAGAATCCCTGCCAGCCTACAAGGCCGGCGTTAGGGTCTTTGACGTCTTCATGAACCCTAGCTACGGTGACCTGCCACCAGGTCCTGCTGAGATCAAGGTAATGCGCTACGGTGTTCTCCTAACGTTCACCATCATGACGCAGAAAATCTGTGCTGACACAGAAAAGACTCCCGGAGTATAGCTCAGCCTGGTAGAGCGTTCCGTTCGGGGCGGAAAGGCCGTGGGTTCAATTCCCGCTACTCCGACCATCCCCACCTCATAAATAGATCATCAGGTTTGTGAGGCAAGATCATGCTCGTTAGAGAACTTTTGGAAGCTGAGGTTGTTACCGGCAAGTTCGGTAAGGCACACAACCCAGACATTGAAGTCCCTAAGGGCTACGACAGCTTTTTCGTGAAGCCCGTTGGCAAGAACTTTGCCATCTACGGTGTCAAGTCTGACAAGTCGGAACACCGCATCAGCACCACGTCGAGCAAGGAACTTGCTGACGGTCTCGCCAAGGAGTACAACTCCGGTGGCAAGGGTGGAACTGGTCTCAAGAAGATGTCGCTCATGCAAGCTTTCGGATCGAACGAGCTCAATGCTGCACATGATGCTGGCATCTCTCTGTACGAGAAGCCAACATATTGGTCCGATCTAACGAAGGACGGCAAGTACCGCCCACTGTCCGACACAGAGCTCCAAAAGGTCAAGAAGGCCGTTGGTAAGATTCATGAGTATGAGGCAATGGACGTATTTGATTTCTGGCTCAATGATGATGGCAGCGTAGAGGGTAATAAAAAGATTGTGCACGGCCCACTCGCAGATAAATCTCCGAACTTTAAGCCAGCAGGCAACATGTTCATCGTTGATTTCGCTGATTCATTCAGCGATGGTAAGGACACAGACAAGCCGTATGGCCGTTACCTCGTTGATCTTACTGGTGCGTCAAAGTACATTCGCAACTGGCGCAAAATTGGGAGCCACGCATGAAGGTCGCAGAACTTTTTGAAGGCAAGCGTCAGAAGGGTGTTGACTACAAGGAAGTCAAGAATGCAAGCGATGTGGTTGAACGCGTCATTGCAGGTCTCAAGGGCAAGGAGTCAGCAAGCTGGACTCGCCTCACCAAGGAATACGTCGACATCGATGACAAGCTCAAGAAGCTTACTGTCGATCGCAACAAGTTGAATGACGACATCAAGTCTGCCGCAGCAGAGCTCTTCGATGTTGCCGATGACGTGCTTACGCGCGTCATCGAGACGGCTCAGCTCACCCTGACCCTCTCGAAGAAGACGAAGAAGGACGCAACGACTGAGGTCGACTACGAGAAGGTCGTCAAGTCACTTCTCGAGTCAAAGCTTGTTCCTGGCGTGAAGAAGATGCTTGATGAACTCATCAAGGCCAACAGCAAGGCAATCGCTGCCTCTGAGGTTCCTGAGAAGTTGACCGTCAAGCGCAACAAGGTTGACGAAGGGTTCTCGCTCAACGGCATCAAGGCATGGTTCTCGGGCCTCGCCAAGAAGCTCAAGGGCATGATCGCAAGCTTCGATGAAGACCTTCACGCTGCAAAGGCAAAGCTCGCAGCCGCCTAAGTTTACTTTCGTAGGTTGATTGTCTACAATACATACTACTGAGTTCGCTCAGTAAAGTTTAACCGTTGGATGTTGGTTATCTTTTTACCTGAAACAAAACCCTAGGACGTTCGATTCGTCCGTGTGCTGGTGGTCCAGGGAGCACAATACCCGACGCCGTTTTTGTTGAACTTTACTGAACGAATTCTTGACATGCTCATGCAGCATGTTAGCTTTTTCAAAATTCGATGTACTCGAAACGTAGCTCCTCCGCATTGAGTAATTCGGACGGTAACCCCAAAATCTCGGGGCTGAAGGGAGCAGTTCACCTAAAAGCCGTGATGGTGGAAGAATTCTTGGTCACCCTACCCAAAGGGTCTGCGACAGTGGTTGGAAGGATCGCAGCTTCGTGGCCAACTTGAAGTACCTTGTCTTGGGATGATGATCGTTGCTATGTAACCGTGCTGCGCTACGGCATAATGGCGGATAACTTCACAGCGTAGTCTCAAGAATGAATTTGGAAGTGTGGCTGAGCGGTTTAAGGCGCTTGTCTTGAAAACAAGAGGAGTTTCACGACTCCCGTGGGTTCGAATCCTACCACTTCCGCCAATTCAATTTCTACTCATGAGGTGCCGATGCGCACCGCTTGAATGAGGAGAACCTCTCGCGCTTAACTCTGAGTCTGACGCGCGGTTGAGTAATGACTCGGGCCCAACTCCATCGGGCATTGGAACCACCTTCGCGCGTAGCGCACCGTTGGTAAGCGTGGTAAAAAGATGGAGAGACCAACACGACTTTGTGTGGGAACGAAAGTTCACCGAGCGCCACTGGCCCGAGGCTCTGCAGAGCTGAGGATATAAGCAATGATTGCCATGCCACAACAGGAGCATGGAATAGGTTGGTGCGGAATCACTGCCAACACACGACTTCTCCTCTGGTTGAGGAGACAGATTTGGGGCTATAGCTCAGCTGGGAGAGCGCTTGCATGGCATGCACGAGGTCCGGGGTTCGATCCCCCGTAGCTCCACCAAATTTGCGCCGCTTGAGTGAAGACGCCTAAGCGCCTTCCACGTCAAACGTAGAGCGACGCCTTTGAATGCAAACCGTGATTGATGGTTATCCACAGATAAGTAGGTTCGAATCCTATCTAGTACGGTACGGCCGCTAGAGGCAACGCTGGTAAGTTGCAACTCGTCGATCGTTTTTGTTTGCTGCCCATTTCATGGGCCTGTAGCTCAGCTGGGAGAGCGCCTGCTTTGCAAGCAGGATGTCGCAGGTTCGATCCCTGTCAGGTCCACCAATTTCCGTTCCCATAAATAGATCATCGGAGTGTAGCTCAGCCTGGTAGAGCGCTTGCTTTGGGAGCAAGATGTCGCAGGTTCAAATCCTGTCTCTCCGACCACTTACGCTCACGTACCATGCGTACGAGGAGTACCTGGAACCGTCTAGGCGGTTCCTGCCGATTGCGCACCTACCATGTTGTAGGATGCGTTACGAGGGCGTCGTAAGGCGCCTTCGGCCGATGCGGGTGTGATGTAATGGTAGCCTGAAACCTTGCCAAGGTTTACGCGGGGGTTCGATTCCCCCTACCCGCTCCAACTTTTGAGGCCTCATGAAGCCTGTCATCATCTACTCTCTTCCACGTGCACGCTCAACAGCAGTGCTCAACTCATGCAAGAGAGATGTCAAGCTAGATGAGCCCTTCGCCGTGTACAAGCCGTTTGAGTGGGAAGCGCTGAAGGCGCAGCTCAACGATCCGAACACCGCATCCAAGTTCTTTGGCATTCACCTCTCGCACTTTCCACCAGCTCGCAGCTGGTTTGAAGCTGCTCAGGACACCCACGACATCTTCGTTGTGAAGCGTGATACACGCGAGGTGTGCTACTCATTCGTCCTCGCCTGCGTGTTTGGCTGGAACAAGAAGACCGAGCTGCCACCTAGGCAGGTAGACGTGGACTTTGGAATCCTTGCCCACCTCACCCACGAGATGGACAACTTCGTTCGCTTCTTTCCCAGAAACGCAACGATCATCGAGTACAGCGATCTGCCAGCCTCGCACTTCGATGCGACGCTTAACACCCTAGACAATCAAAACTCGCTTCAACGCCTCAGCTGCATCAACAACCTTGAGCAGGTGGACAGGGCGATTGACAGAATTCTCGAGCTGCATGGCGACTTGATCGACGAGAAGTACTCATGAAACCAATGATGATCTACACCGTTCCACGAACAAGGAGCAGCGCTCTGCTGGAAGCTAGCAGGCGTTCAATCCAGCTTCGTGAGCCGTTCAGCCGCCACCTTACTGTGGAGCAATGGCCTGAGCTACACGCAAACCTAGTCAACTCTGACAGCTGCGTGAAGTTCTTCGGTTCACAGCTCATCTACCAAGATTACGTGCGCACTTGGTTCAACAACGCCGTCGAAACAGACTCGCATGACATCTTCATCTTGATGCGTGACTTCAGAGAGGTGTGCTACTCCTATATCGTAGCATTCGTCTATGGTTGGGGTAAGTTGAACGAGCTAGGCCCAGCCAAGGCAGCCACACTTGTTCCGGCTGCAACGTACGCAAATTTCACGACGCTTCACTTTGAGTTTGGAGCGTTTTTCGACAGCTTGCCGAAGAACGGCAAAGTCATTACGTTTGAGAGCGCACCATCAAGTCATTTCGACTTGTCGCAAATTTCACTTGAGAACCAACACTCGCTGCAAAAGCTCGAGCGGTTCTCAAATCGTGACTTCATCGAACGCCGTGTACAAAGGCTCTATGAGCTGTTCGGTGAACGATGGAACACACTAATGAATGGAAACGTGGGGGAGCGGTTTATCCCACCTCTTTGCTAAAGAGACGTCGGCGAGAGTCGGCCGTGAGTTCGAATCTCACCGTTTCCGCCACTACAGGAGATGAGCATGAAAATCAAAAACCTTTTGCTCGTCATCAAGGACCAACTTCCAATTAGACGCTTAGTTAAGAACTTCCTTGTCACGCGCAACGCGTGGGGATTGTTCCACATCAACTCGCACATTTCTCAGGGTTCAGGAAAACCGAAGGTCACCTACAACACAAAGGCAACCGCCCTTAAGGCCGCTGAGGCAATGTCAAAGAAAAACGGCAAGCACTTTTCAACGTACAAGTGCCTGCACTGCTCCGGCTTCCACATCGGAAAGAACCGCAGCAACAAATAATGGAGAGGTGGCTGAGAGGCTTAAGGCGCCGGTCTCGAAAACCGGAGGTGACGTAAGTTGCCCGTGGGTTCAAATCCCACCTTCTCCGCCAAACTTGGTTGGGCCATCCTTTAGCGAGGGTGGCTGGTTAGATCGGCCGATCGGGAGAAGCTGAATGCATTCGGCAGACCCTTAACGTAGAGCGGCACTCACGTTCGACTCGTGCGCTACGTAAAACCACCAACCATTAAATTCGACGCCCGACCTATCGCTGGTGGAAACACTGGAGGAAGTTCAGGGCTGCAAAGAGCAGGGCTTGTCGCTCTGTGGGAGAGGTGGCTGCTAGAACGATCTCTGCTTCGGCAAATCGCTAGGGCCCTTCGCTGTACCACAACGGCTCCGCAGCAAGCCAAACAGGACCTCATGACGCTGCTCGCCGAGGGTCCGGGTTGGTGCTTAGAGGAATGATAGGGAATCAAACAGAACCCTGGCTATGAGGCATCGAATACAATCAAGGAGAATCAAATGAGCGTTCGTGATCAGCTTCGACCAGACTTGAGGGCACGCATTGATGCGCTTCAGGAGAAGATCAACTCCAGCGGCATCGTCGACATCAAGTTCACGCTCTCTCCAGATTTTTCTGGTGATCCAAACAAGCTCGCCGAAGACATGTGCCACTTGCTTGAGGCGCACTTTGAGGGCCGCATGAAGCCGCTTCCACCGATCGGTGACAGCCACTGTCGCTGCTCGAAGGTCGAGGGTAATCACGTAGAGCGTGATCACCCAGACTGGCAGGCTGCGTGAAGAGCCTAGGTCGTGGCAGAGGTGGAGGCAACATGAACCTTCGTGGTAAGCGAGAGGTCATGTGCTCATGCCGTTGCTGCGTCATGATCAACCCAAAGCAGAAGCTCCTGAAGAAGGAGCATGAGCGTGATATGCGCTGTGAACAATGGAGACGTGGGAGAGTGGTTTAATCCGTCACCCTGGAAAGGTGAAAGTTCCGCAAGGGGCTCGTGAGTTCGAATCTCACCGTTTCCGCCAATGAATAGGGCAGGTTTCGAAAGGAACCTGCCCTTCTTTTTGCCTCGAGATTGCTGATGTAAGAATTTTTCCTATATACTTTCATGGACGCAATCAAACCGCTAGACATCTGGTTCAACGCTGAGCACATCAAGCGAGCTGCTTGGGACCTCATTTTCATGGACCCAACGTTCGACATGGACAAGTACCAGTGGCACAATCAAGTCTCACTTCGTGAGTCGACAGATTGGTTCGCTGGAACCGGCTCGCTGTATGACTATACGAAGAAGGAGTTCATTGACTCCACTTCAAACTACACGCAGACCGCAAAGAAGCTAGAAGGCTCATACCTCGAGCGCGTGATCAAGGACGTTGAGGCGTATGCCAAGCGCCACTACGTCAACATTGGTCGAGTGCGCATCATGCGCCTGCAGCCGAAGACCTGCTACACGCTGCACACCGACCTTGAGGAGTTCCGCTACCATATTCCGATTGAGACGAACGACAGCAACTTCTTCGTAGTCAACAACGTCATCTACCGCATGCCGCTCGTAGGGCAGATGTACCGCTTCAGGACGCAGGCACCGCACACCGCCGTCAATGCAAGCACAGAACCTCGTACTCACCTAGTGTTCGACACCTTCACATGATCCCAGCAAAACCATCAACTATCCTCGGTGCGCAGATCATCGCCCACCTGGCTCTCATCCCGATGTTCATGTACGGCCATTGGTATCATTGGCTTGTGGCGCTGTTCGTGTACTTCCTGAACGGCTGTCTTGGTATGACGATGACGTATCACCGCTTCCTGTCGCACAAGAGCTGGAAGTGCCCACGCGGCTTTGAGATCATCTTCACTCTGCTCGCCACGATTGGCATGACCGGCCCGGCGATCAGCTGGGTTGCCGTGCACCGCAAGCACCACGCCTTCACTGACACTGAGAAAGACCCACACTCACCAAAGCACAGGGGCTGGTTCTGGTGCCACTATCTCAGCATGTTCGCAAAGGTAGAGGTGAAGTACGCCACTCACCTACTGCGTGATCCGTTTTACACATGGCAGCATAAGCACTACTTCACGATCAATGCTGTCTATGCGCTCGCGCTCCTCCTAGCATTTGGTCCATTTGCGCTCATCTGCGGCTGGCTTGTACCAGCAGCAATTCTCTGGAATGCTGGATCAACCATCGTTTCCATCTCTCACCGTGATGGGCACACCCACTCAGACCCTCTCCTTTGGTTCCTTACCTGGGGCGAGGGCTACCACGTCAAGCACCACGAAGACCCGAACGCCAACCGCTTTGGCAAGTGGGACCTAGGTGGCTATCTCATCTCCAAGCTGGAGGAAAAAGATGTCGAATTGGAAAAGTCGGTTTGAACTACCCGTCATAAAGCGCCTCAACTTCAACGTTGACCTAGAGCGCCTCAAGTCGGAACTTGGTGCCTTTGCACAGGGCAAGGTGTGGGACGGTCTCGGCTCAGACTACGCCAGCCTCTGTGAAACCCACACGCGCCTCCCAAAGATGTTCTTCACTGAGCAGGAGCTCGAGGGAATCACATGCGTGTGTGATATCGACTTCACAAAGTCCAGCTACCAGCAGCTCAGCCTAACTGAATTCGACGACACCTACACGCTCAATGAGCGCCAGGAAAAGTCAGGCAGCGCCTGGGACGAACGAGTTGCAAAGCAGAAGCCACTTGCAGACGAGCGTTGGTTCCGCAAGGTAAAGACCGACGTTCCACCATACATGCGCGAGATTTTGGCAATGTTCCCGGGTTCTCACCGTGCAAGGTTTGCCCTGCTCGCACCACACAGCAACGTTAAGCCACACATCGACTACGACACGCTGTACGGCATCCGCATCCATATCGCCCTTGAGACCAATGATCAGTGCTTCAACGGTGGATGGGACAAGGACGGTAATGAGGTGCGCAACCATATCCCCGCCGATGGCTCTGTCTGGTTCATCAACCCGGGCGTGAAGCACTACGCTGTGAATGAAGGTGACACCCCTCGCAATCATCTTATCATCTCACTGGACACACAAAGCATCCTATGAAGCGGTTCGAGTACGTACCTCAGCTGCCTAATCTTCCAGAAGAGGTATGTGCTGAGGTACTCCACACTGTAGCTAACGTCGCACCGACGATGAGCATGGGAAACATGCTCAGCACCTACACGTGTCCGCCGCTTACATTCGACTTCATCTCCAACACCTGCTTCCCAAAGCGCAAGTTTAACCGCTTCCTGTACTCGCATCCAAACGGCCTCAACATCCAGGTGCAGGCCATCAGAAGCGACCTCAACATCCATGCTGACCTGATGCCAAAGCCGGTTCCAGCACTCGGCCTTCCAGCTGGTGGTCGCATGAACGTGCTGTACTACATCATCCAAGATGGTGTTACGACCCTCAACCGCTTCCACACCTATGATGAAGCTGAGATCGTTGATGAGCTCTACGTTCGCCCTCGTGAATGGTACCGCATTGCCAGCTGGGAAAAGCATTCTGTCGTCAATGTCACCGAACCGAGAATCTCAGTATCGATCGCCAAGACCTACTCCGTAGAGCGCATCGCCAAGTTTGCCAACCGCTTCGGCTGGGAGCATGTCCTCAAGGCGCTCGAATGAACTACTACAAACTGAACATCTCGAAGAACGTTCGGAAGGTGCTGCTTGAGCTGCCCAGAAAGATTGCGGCCCGCGCAGTCATAGTTGATCCACGCATCGCTGAAAGCTACTACTGGTCGATCGGACAGTGGGCGCACTCAAACGTCATTTCATTTGGCCGTTCTGGAGATCATCAAATCAACGAGAGCTGCACGTACCAACAGCTCGTAGCTGAAGACCCGAGCATGATCCGTTGGTTCGATCTTTTCGGCTTTGCGCCGTTCATCGGCTTCGTGAATGATGCAGACTGGGGATTCCATCGCCATGTCTACGATGCACACAGCCATTGGAACTTGACCATCTTCGATGGTGAGCGCACTGACCTCTCAACTGTCAAGTTCTGGCAGCTCAATGATCCAGCCTACGCTTTTGAGCCAGGCGATATCTCGTTTGACACACTTCCTAGCGGATATTCATTCGAGAACTTGACGCAGATCGACGAGTTCACCCCGCAGAACGGCGACATCTACGCAATCCACAGCTGGACATGGCACTCGCACACCACATCTGATGGTCAAGGTCGGGTTCCAGCATACCTGCTTGGCCTTAGCGGCGTCAAAACTGATGAGGACGTGCGTAGGTTCATCCGTGACCTTGAATCTATGAGATGAATCACACGATAAATACGCTCATCGAATCACAGAGGCACGCAACGTGTCCGATGAAGTCAAGGTCTTCAAGCCAACAGCACCTGAGGTGCGTAGGTTCAGGGCGGACATCTACTCCAGCGACCTGAACATCAGCCCTACGTGGCTGTCCATGTACAGTTCGAAGAGCCCACCGACCACGAACAAGTTCGCCTACTGGTTCTCAGACGAAAAGTTCTCAACAAACGGTTTCGATCAAGTGCTGCTTCACTACCATGATGGTGAGGCGGTTGGAATGTGCTGTGGAACGTACTTCAACAAGCACCTCTACCGTGGCGTCCAGATGTACTACATCCTCAAGCGCTTCCGTAGAATTCGCGGGCTGAACACGCTGCACTTTCGCCATGGCGGTTTCTTTGACTATCAGATTGAGCGAGCCAAGGCTCTCAACTGCAAGGCGATCTTCATCAGCGTCGACATGTTTGACCGCCGCCATGAGATCATGTTCGAGGCCATGAAGAACGACGTTGTCGGTCCTGGCCACATGCCGAACACAGAACGCAAGTACACTGCCAAGGACCTCACGTACCTTGATGCAACGTACGACATCATGTACACACCACAGCATGTGACGTACATGAAGCTTGAAGACACACCAATGACGTTTGACGATATGTTCTATTTGAAGGAGCTGACATGAAGATTCTCGTTACAGGCGCAACTGGCTACATTGGCGCCCATGTTGTAAAGCGACTTGCTGACCATGGTCACAAGATCACCGGTACTGACTTCAACTTCCAGCAGAACAACATCGCCTACTACGTAGAGCGCCTCATTGACTGGGACATCCGTGGAACTCGCTACAACCGCCTGTACATGAGCGGCTTCGACGCTGTTGTCCACCTTGCCGCAAACACCCTTGTAGCAAAATCCACAGAAGACCCATTCTCATTCTACGAAACGAACATCATTGGTACGCAGAACGTTGTTGATGCTGTTCCAGATGTTGGTCACTTCCTGTACTGCTCCACTGGTACCGCCTTCGATCCTGGCTCAAGCCCATATGGCATGAGCAAGCGTGCTGGTGAGGACCTCGTGACTCTCAAGCCAAACTATTCAATCTGTCGCTTCTACAACGTCAGCGGCAACGATGGCTTCAAGAAGTTTGAGAACTTCTACTCACACCTGATTCGCAAGGCCGCAGCAGTCGCAAACGGTAAGTTTGACAAGCTGCAGATTTTTGGAACCGACTACGACACCCCAGATGGAACGTGCCTGCGCAACTACAGCCACGTTGCCGACATCGCAGATGCCATCGTTGCCATTGCAAACAACGGCCCAACAAAGAGCATTGAGTGCCTAGGTTCTGTCAATGGAACCTCGGTCCTTGAGGTTGTTGCCGCAATGGAGGAAGCGTGTGGTTTCACACTTCCAAAGGAAATCGTCGGCCGCCGTTCAGGCGACATTGCTCGCTCAACTATGCCACAGCAGAGCCGCTTTTACACTGAGAACCATACGCTCCTTGAGCAGTGCCAGTCGGCGCTCGGAGATGAGAAGTGATCAGAACGTTTGACAGCATCTTCATCAACGGTGAGTGGGTAAGCACCGCTTGGGCTTCCAAGTTGATCTCACCTAACACTGAAGAGATCATTGCGACTGCGCCGGTTGGTGACATCTACAGCGCCAAATGCGCAGCAAATGCAGCGAGAAATGCATTTGACAGTGGCCCATGGCCACGCATGTCAGTTGCAGAGCGGGCTGCCTACCTAACCGCCTTAGCTGAAGAGCTCGCAAAGTGCAAAGATGAATTGGCAGCAGCCTTCACAGAGGTAGCTGGTGGCTTGGTTGGTATGGGTCCAATTATCGCCGGCATTGGAACTCGAATCATTGGAAAGACAACGGCTCTCATCCCGCAGTTCGAGACAGAGAGCAGGATCAAAACCGACAAGGCAAATGTTGGCATTCTCCGCAGAGAACCGGCAGGGGTTGTTCTCATCAGTGCTCCTTGGAACGCTCCGTTCACCATCCTTATGAGCAAGCTGGCGCCAGCTCTTCTGGCTGGCAACACCATCATTGCTTGCCCATCTCCAAGAACCCCAATCGAAGCTCTCATCGTTGCAGAGTGCGCCAAGAAAATTGGTCTGCCACCTGGCGTTCTGAACATTCTTCCAGTTGGTGATGGTGCTCTTGAAGAGCTCGTATCAAGCCCACTTGTTGACATGCTGACGTTCACTGGTGAAACGACAAAAGGTTCTCGTCTTGCGGCCCTCATGGCGCAGCGTGGCCGCCCGCGTTTCAATCTCAAGTTGAGCGGTCGTTCCGCCGCAGTGGTGCTCGAGGACTATTCGATACCACAGGCAGCAAACATTCTTACCAAGTCCATCTGCATGCTCGCTGGTCAGGTGAGCGCCACACCGGCTAGGGCGATCGTTCCTGCTCACCTGTACAATCAGTATGCTGAAGCGATCATCTCAAAGATGGAGAAGATGAGAGCCCACATCGGCCCTTCAACATCGCCTGAATCCCGCATGGGCCCACTCATCTCTGACAAGCAGGTAGCTGAGGCACACGCAGTTGTTGCCCGTGGCAAGTCATGTGGTGCCAAGGTTGCCTACGGTGGAAAGAGAATCAACACGCGCGGCTTCTTCTTTGAGCCGACGCTGCTCACTGGTGTTCGAAACGACATGTCTGTTGCAAGGCAGCCATCTCTCGTTCCAGTTCTCTGCCTCATCCCACACAACGGTCTAGAGGATGCTGTGAACATCGCAAACGATTCTGAGCACGGGCTTGGTGGTATCGTGATCACGAACGACAACAAGGCCGCATACGATGTCATGTCGAAGGTGCGGGCCGGCGGCCTGTCACAGACATCATTCAAGGCAGATGATGCCCTACCTTTTGGTGGATTCAACAGATCAGGTGTTGGTCGTGAGGGTGGCATTGAAGGTCTGCTGACGTTCACTGAAACCAAAACGATCCTCATGGATGGAGAACCAACATGAAGTGGCCGCGCCCACACAAGATCGAGGTGCACCTCGACGAAAAGCAGTATGCCTTCGTGAAGGAATACATGGAGAAGCGTGGCATAGAACACGAAGAAGGCGTGATGTGGCAGGCTCTCATTTGGCTCAACAAGATCGAGCGTACAGAGGGAGCAAGGGAAGCCGTTCAAGCGCTGATGCCGCAGCTTCCTTCAAAGAAGCCAACAATCGAAGAGCTAGAGGCGTTCTTCAACAATGCTTGACATCATTCCATATGACGCGCTGCGCGTCGGTGTTCCGCTATCAGGTGGTCCAGATAGCGCCATCCTCTACTACATGCTCATGAAGGATAACATTGCTGAGAGCCGCAAGGCTCGCATCATTCCTATCTGCGCTCCAAAGATTGACGGTGCCGATTACTACGCCAACCTTGTAAACCAGTATGTGTGCAACAAGCTAGGCGTTGAAGAGAACAAGATTCTCTACATCGGCAACCCATGGCAGGAACACAACGTCATCGTGCGCAACGCTGTCGTCAGCGCCTTCTACTTTGGGATCATAGAGTGCGTCGTTCTAGGTGACAATGTCGCTCCTCCAGGAGGAGCAGAATTTCCAGGCATGATGCCGATAAGAGAACGTGTCGATAGCCCAAACGTGTTTCAACCGTTCTTTGACATGACAAAGGACCAGATCATCCAGCTGTACTACGATGAAGAGATCGAAGAGCTGCTGACGCTCACCCACACATGCACTGAGCAGAACCGTGGTCATTGTGGCCAGTGCTGGCAGTGCACAGAACGCAAGTGGGCATTCAGCCAGCTTGACAGGACTGATCCCCTGGTCAGTTAACATAACGGTCCAGTTTACATAACTTGACCTGTGTACGAACTTCTAGACTTGTGATAGGATGGCCGCATCTACACTGAGAAGGGTCGTCAAATGAGCATCGATCTGCGAGTCGAGAACATGAACCTGAAGCGCACCGTTGCGTTGCAGGCCGAACAGATCGCACGCCTTGAGTCCATGCTTCAGACCGACCCGATGACGGGTCTTCTGAACCGGCAGGGATTCCTCAACCACCTCAACACGATGATCTCGAGCCAGTCCCGTTCGGGCGGCTCCACCTTCGTCGCCTTCCTCGACGTCGACAACTTCAAGCGCCTCAACACGGAGTTCACCCATGATGGTGGTGACTTCGTCCTCATCACGCTCGCCCAGCGCTTCAAGGCGATCATGCGCCAACACGATGCAATCGGTCGGTGGTCCGGTGACGAGTTCGTCATTGCCTTTCACCTCAGCATCGAGGACATCGCCTGCGGTATCGACACGCAGATCATGCGGCGCATCTCCGAGTATGTGCGGCAGCCGATCATCTCGCCTGCAGGTGTCAACATGCGGACATCCTGCTCGTTCGGCATCGTGCAGTACACTGGTGGAACGCAGGTCACCTCGAAGGAGCTGATCGATGCCGCCGACGGAATCATGCTGGAAACCAAGCAGCGTGACAAGGGCAGCATCACCGTCGTCGAGTACGTCGGCAAGATTGCGTAAATACCGGCATCAACCAGAGGTTCACATGCTCATCAGCCAGCTGCTCGAAAACGCCGCCGAAGAACAGTACCACAAGCTCAAGCAGCTTGAGAAGGAAGTTGATGCAGCAACTGAAGCCGGCACGATCTATAAGCCGGACTACGAGAGCCTCAAGAACGCCATCGACCGTACTGTCGAACGACTCGCCGAAAAATCCATGGACAAGTATTTCCATGGAACCGGCAGCACCTACTACGACATCGAGGAAGCCCTCGGCCAGCTCTGGTATCCACGAAGCGCTCGTGACATTCTCGCCCTGAAGAACAAGATGGCGCGAGTTAAGTCTGAAAAGGGCAGAGCGACCGATATGTTCAAGGTCCTCACTGCGTTCTACAACGAGTGGAAGTCACTGGCCGAGAAGATCGTCGCTCTCAAGGCAAAGATCGAGACGGCCGCGCAGCGCAAGGAAGTGAAAAACCGTGCGAAGGCCGAAGAGAAGGCAAAGAAGCACGTGAGCAGTGAGTCACTGATCAAGGTGCTCAAAGAGCACATGCAGGAATACATCGATCGTGCCGTCGAGATGCAGAAGGAACACATTGAGCACCTCGCAAAGGAGCTCAAGAAAGTTGGTTGGGACCTCGACAAGCTTCATGAGCAGGCCTCATGGCGCCAGCACGGTCGTGATGAGCACCGCCGCCTCACGAACAACCGCTCTACATACCTCAACATCTTCGATGTCGACAGCCACATCGATCGCTCGTATCGCAATCCTGGTCAAACAGGTGAGCCGCACACCAAGCTCAAGCGCTCTCCGAAGAAGGAAAAGCATGTACTCGAGGCCACGGCCGCAGGTGCCAAGGCCTCCTACCTTGAGTGGGTCGACAAGATGATCGACAAGATCGGAAAGCCGGTTGCCAAGGCCAAGATGGATGGAAACCCGTGGCACGGCTCGATGCTCGATGTCGAGACCGACGACGGCGAGAAGCAGTCGTGGCACACAAAGATGATCCTCAACTTCTCGAAGTACGGAACGATGTTCAATCAGTTCCCATCGCTCAGGAAATCCTGATTCAAGTTTTCTTCCTGGCTCATCAGTAGTAAGATGCTCAGAGAGTTCATCTAGCCGCGGGCGGCAGGTTGACTTCTGATTAAATACTCGTGCAGTTCAATGAACTGCTGAGCAATTTTTGCTTTTTACTTGTTTGCCAACTTTTAGAAGGAAACCAACACATGAAGAAGACCTACATTGGCATTGTCCGTGACCATTCAGGTTCCATGGGCATCATCGCCCGCGCCGCCGCTCGTGACTACAACGACAACATTGCGGCCATCCGTGAAAATTCCAACGTCAACGGCCAAGACACCATCGTTTCGGTGGTAGAAGCCGACAGCACTGTTCACCGTGCCGTTGTGAACTCCAACGTCAACGCCCTTCAGCCCCTCGCCGAGAACGCCTATCGTGCTCGCGGCCAGACGCCGCTGTTCGATGCAGTCGGTGAGCTCATCGAGATTTTCAAGGACGTTCCCGACTACAACGATCCCGAGGTTTCGTTCCTCATCATGGCCGTGACGGACGGCGAGGAAAACGCCTCACGCAAGTACAGCGCCGACGGCCGTTACGGCACGATCAGCATCGCCGAGGAACAGCGCAAGCTGACCGCAACCGATCGCTGGACGTTCGTGTATCGTGTTCCTCGTGGTGCCGCTCGCGCCCTCGTGCGCATGGGCATCCACGAAGGCAACATCCTCGAGTGGGACCAGACCACCCGTGGTGTCGAGGTCGCATCGCAGGCCACCCGTTCCGCCTTCACGTCGTACTACCAGGGCCGTGCTCGTGGCGAGCGTTCGACCACGAAGTTCTACGCCGACCTTTCGAACGTCAGCTCGAAGGACGTGCAGACGTCCATGCGTGATATCTCGTCAGAGGTTCTCCTCTGGCCGGTATCTGCCAAGGACGATGGCACGCAGATTCGTGACTTCGTCGAACAGCGCCTCAACGGTGATCCGCTGCTCAAGGGCGCCGCCTTCTACCAGCTCGTCAAGACCGAGCCGGAAGTGCAGGACCACAAGCTGCTGATCATCCGTGACAAGAAGTCCAACGCCATCTACGAAGGCGCAGCCGCCCGCAAGATGCTCGGCCTTCCGACGTACGGCACCATCCGCCTGGCTCCCGACAACCTCGGCGACTTCGACCTCTTCATCCAGTCCACCAGCGTGAACCGCAAGGTGAACAAGAACACGCAGGTGCTCTACTGGAAGAACGTCGGCAAGGCGTACAAGGAAGGTCCTTCGGCACGCGCTGCCCGCCGCTAAGGAGTAAGCAATGCTCTGGACGGTTACGCACGAGATCAAGGCCGAGGACGGTAATCACATCCTCGCGCTCATCGTCACTGCCGACAGTGCCAGCGATGCATACGCGCGTTTCGTCGACCTCACAGTCGGAACGCGCAGCATCACTCCAGAAGGCGCAGTCGTTTCAGCTGGCATAAATGTCGATGCTGCCGTTGCAGGCATCTTCAATCACGTGCTCGTTGAGCGCTTGGAAGAAGAGGCACTTCGTGGCATTCCCGTTGAACTCTTCGGACACTTCAAGGTGCAACTATGAAATCACGCGGCTTCACCCTGATCGAGCTCATGATCGTCATCGCCATCATCGGCATCTTGACGGCCATCGCTTCTGGTGCATACAAGGACTACAAGCGCAAGCAGGGTCATGGCGCAGTTCCAACTGCAACTGTCGAGGTCACACCTGCCCCACAGCAGCCAGCGCCAGTTGTCACAGCACCTGTCGTGGAGCAGCCAGCTCCGCCATCGCACGACTACAGCAAGTGCGATCCGATCGGCTACGATGCAAACGACAACAGCGTCTACCGCTGCGGTGATGGCAAGCTCTACACGGACGTGAAGTGATGGAACAGGCAAAGATCGAAGAACTTAAATCACAGCTTGCCCAGCGGGCTGTGACCGTCACCTTCAAGCGAAAGGACGGTGAACTGCGTGTGATGGAATGCACGCTAAATATGCAGCTGGTGCCGCCATCGAAATGGCCGCAGAACAAGGTGACGCTGTCAGAGAACACGAAGCAGACAACGATGCGCGTGTACGATCTGAAGGCCAAGGACTGGCGTTCATTCGTCATCGACAACGTGATCAAAACCGTCTAGCCTCAGCCGCAAGGTGAAGAGGTCCGAACCCTCACTGAGGCCATACTGACATGATGTACATCCTCACAGAAGAAGAGTTGCAGGCGCTGAAGGCGCAGCAGAAGTCGATTCGACTTGAGAACACGAAGAAGCTCCAGGCCCTCTGCACGAAGATCGCCGACGAGATGCCGATCAAGTGGAGCTGGGGTGGTCCAGATAAGATCGTTCAACCTTGGGGTTGCATCAAGACCAAAGGTAGCGATTGGTACTGTGATCAGTGCCCAGTTCACGATATCTGCCCGTCAACAAGCAAGCGACACAGCCAATGAAATTTGAAGTCACCGCAGAAGAGCAGGCGCAGATCGATAAGTGGCTTGACGAGGTCGTCTACCCACCGATCATCGCTGAGCAGCTCAAGGACCCAAACAAGGCCATGCACCTCTTTGCTGACGAGAACGGCAAGATCAAATACCCGTACTTCGGCGCCATCGGTGGTGACCTCACCTACAAGTTCTCTCCGACAAGCCTTGGTACAGTGCTGGTCGTTGAGTCGTGCGGACAAGAGCTGAACCTCACGGATTACAGTTCCTGGTAAGCGTCCGTTCTGGGCCGTGCCTAAATACGGCATCAGACTGGAGACCGCAGATGATCGACCGCCCATTCAAGCTCTTCGAACACGTCAGGGACCAGCTCGGTGCTGGAAGCCTATTCATTGAAATCGGAAGCGATCGTGGAAGCGGCTCTGCAGCCTATCTCAACGATCTCGCCCTCCGAACTGGAAACAGCTTCGCAACGGTTGACGTCGATCCTGTTTACATCGCTGGCAACATCACCTCATACGTGATGTCTGGCGAACAGTTCACCGAAACGGTGCTGCCAACTCTCCAGAAGAGCGTCTCGCTGGTGCTCTTCGACGGCTTTGACTGGACCTACTCACCACCAAAGGTGCGCAGTGGTACTGCCGGCGCCGATGTCTACAATTTGATCGAGGCGTACGCAAAGCGTGGCCAGCAGCTGAACAATCTCAACAGCGCAATGTCGCACATGACGCAGACGCTAAACCTTCTGCCGTTCCTTGCCGACACTGCCGTTGTGATGTTCTGCGATACCTGGTTCAGCTACCTCACCGACACGATTGATGGTAAAGGTGCAGGCGCAGCGTACGCCCTTCTGGCAAATGGCTTCCAGGTAATTGGAGCATCTGCCAAGTCCAACTACCTGATCCTGGGTCGTGGCGTTGCAAACAACGTCAACATCCCTGATCTTGATGAAGAAGCCCTGAACACGGTCTACACCGGCCCACGTAAGCCACCGAACCAGATCATCTTCAAGAACGACCACTAGTCGAACATTTAGCTGCATAAGAAATAACAACATGAAGATTCTCAGACTACCTGCCAATGAGCAGGGCCGTGACTTTGTCTGCGGCGATATCCACGGGTCGTACTCGTGTGTTACTCGCTTCCTTAGCGAGATCAACTTCGACAAGAAGAAAGACCGCCTCATCTGCGCCGGCGACATCGACGACCGTGGCCCAGAAAATGAGAAGTGTCTCTCGCTTCTGTTCGAGCCATGGTTTTACTGCTGCATGGGCAACCATGAGCACATGATGCTGCATTACTTTACCAATGGACCGTATGGTTACTATTGGGGCGGTAATGGTGGCAACTGGGGTACCAAGTACAAGATGTGGGCTGTCTCGTGGGAGGCAGCAGGCAACATCGATCCAGCAGCACGCACGAAAGAAGGTGAGTGGGTGCGTGAGACCGTTCTCCATAAGGTGAGTGATCTGCCGTACCTCATCACCGTAGAGAAGAAGGATGGTTCCATCTTTCACGTTCTACACGCTGAGCTGCCACCAAAGATGAAGGTGACTGATGCTGATCTCGCAGATGAAAATCGGCTGAAGGAAATTGCCACGAAGCAGACCGGTGATGGTGACACTATCATCTGGGGTCGCTTCATGTTCTATGCAATGTACCGCCAGACGATGGACGAAACGCACGTTCGAAAGATCAGGCGCTTTGCGACGCTGGAAAAACTAGACAAGTTCTTCAGCGACCTGTCACCGATCTATTCAGGTCACACGATTGTCAAGCAACCTGTTCAGTTTTTCGGACAGACCAACCTTGATACTATGGCCTACGGAAGCTATGGAACCTCAGGTGGATACGGCTATGCGCCTACACCGGGTCCTGAGTGGGCAGGTCTTACTGTCACTGAACCTGCGACTGGAAAATTCTGGCTTGTCAACGATCGTGAGTTCAAAGAGACATCACCGATTGTCATCGAGCCTCTACCACCAGGCAACTACACAAAGCTTGAACTGACTGAAGAACACGACTAGGAGAAGTAAGTGTCGAGAAACTCGAAGAGTGCACGCCTCGTGATGCAGCGTAAGTCCTTTGCACGTGCGAAGAACGGCGGCCCAAGCGGTCCAGTTTCGACTGGCAACCGTGGCCCTGCGCAGACCACGCCGAAGCATGGCAAGAAGAAGGCATGGTTCCAGCTCCATGAAGATCATGGTGCGTACATGCGTTCACTGCAGAAGGGCAACCGCAAGCAGAAGGCCGCTGCGGCAAACGACGAAGAGTAACGATGGCCAGCGTCTATGACACCAACGAGCATGAGATCAACCTCCTGAAAGGGCGTGTTGAAGAGCTCGAGGCAAAGGTCAAGACGATGGTTCCGAAGGAAGAGTTTGACGCTGTTGTAAAGCGCCTTGAGGAAAGAATCCGCCTGGCGCTTTCTGGATATCGCACCCGGCTCAAGTAGCCATTTCACTAAATAGTTGGGAGATACTCCCAACCGGAGATAAGATGCGAGCAGACCTCAATAAGCTGCTCTGCGAGCGTGAGCGTGTAGGACACACCCGTTCCTACAAGGACGTACGCCACAACAAGAAGTTCAAGTCTGATCCAGACGGTGAACTTCCAAGCAGAGAAAGCATGAAGCACCGCCACGCACGCGGAGCTTCAGACACCAAGTCATTCAACGAAAACCTGAACCCACTCTGGGGCCAGGTGCGCAAGGCTGTTGGTCGTCCCTGGAACAAGTTCTACGGCGAGCTCTGTCAGAACTTTGACAAGCGCTCGGTGATCAACCAGCACATCCTCCAGCACCTCATGCAGAGCGTTGAGACGCAGGCATACTACAAGGATGGCGAGCTCTACACCCGCAACAACTACAGCGGTGACATCCGGCTCAAGGACGACACCTCCACCGAGTACTACGTCGATCCGAAGGACGGCATCCTCAAGAAGAACAAGAACTACAAGCGCTACTCACAGATCAACCGTGAGCACCGCAAGCGCCGTGAGGCTGAAGAGGAAGCGGTTACCCGTTGGCTCGATGATGACAACGTGCTGCGCAAGGTCGGCGACGTGTGGTTCCACTTCACCCTCAAGGACATCCCTAAGGGCGAGGTCGTGTTTGTCAAGCCTGAAGGTAAGGACCTCTTCGACACTGGCTATGGCCGTCGCCCACACCAGATGCGCTCATGGGACCAGCTCACCGACTACGAACAGCGCCGCCACGGCGTTCGCACCTTCAAGGGGCAGTCTGTCACCGACGTGTTCACTGGTGAGTCTCTCATGTTCGACCGCCGCATGGGACGAGTGTACACCTCAGCTCAGAACCAGTGGTACAGCGGCAAGAAGCGCTACCACGCCACCAAGCGCACTGCCTCACACAAGCAGCTCAAGCAGGCTGGAGCAATCTGATGCCAGGTGTGGGTCGCATCGGCGACAAAGACTCTGACGGTGACATCAAGATCAAAGGCAGCACTGACGTATTCGTCAACGGTAAGGGCGTGCTGCGCCTTGGCGACACTGACGATGATGGCAGCCCTGACGTGAACGTAAAAGGCAGCTCTACTGTCTTCGTAAATGGAAAGCCTGTTGTTCGCCTCGGTGATAAGGACAACGACAATGACGTGCTTGTAACTGCAAGCGCTGACGTAATCGCTGGATAAGGAATCAACATGAAGGTCATCTTTCTCGACATCGACGGGGTGTTGAACTCCGAGCGCTCGTTCATCGGCGGCAACCACCGCAGCAAGGACCCAAAGTACGCTGACATGTCGTACCAGGAAAGGTTCGCACACTGCACCATCGACCAAGTTGCGTGTGATCTGATCAACCGCCTCCTCATTGACTTCGACGCCTGGATCGTGGTCTCCTCATCTCATCGCCTCCACTTCAAGGATGGCCCTAACAAGGTGAAGGAGCTGCAGGAATACATGACGTCCCTCGGCATTCACGGTGAGCGTGTCATCGGCTGGACACCATCACTGAATGGTCCACGCGGTCTCGAAATCCACACTTGGCTCGAGCAGCACCCTGAGGTAGAGATGTACGTCATCTTTGACGACTCTATTGACATGCTCGAAGAACAGCAGGACCGCTTCATCAACACAGACATGGCCGTAGGAGTCAGCGCTGAGGACTACCGCAAGGCCACCCGGCTCTTCGGGAAGCCTGATACCAGGATCGTCCTGTTGTAGTTTACATTACCGCAGGTTCATGATACAATGCCTCTCTAGTGCAAGCTTGGAGGACGAGAACCGTGTTAAAGCTTCCCCGCCTGACCTCGAAGACGTTCAAGATTCTCAAGTTCATCGGCTCGAACCAGAATGGAGTCCGCTCCATCGATGTCGAGAAGTTCATCGTCAGCCTTTCCGACAAGCCATGGGACCCGAAGGTCCGTGCAGGCACCTGGGGCATCACGCTCTACGGTTACGCCAAATCCGTCGGTCTCTACAAGAAGTACTGCACCAAGGTCAACGACCGCTGGTTCCTCACCCTGGAAACACGCTACGCCATGCAGATGGCCAACGTCGAAGGCCCGATCTTCGCACGAGCTGCTGCTTCCACCATCGGAGACCTCAACACCACGCGCATTCGTGATCTCTCGGTGCAGAACGCCGAGGTGCTGCCAAACCTTCCAGAACGTCCACGACTACCGCTCGCCGTCGTCAAGGCCATCGAAGACATGCACAGCGCTCGTGATGCGCTGGCCGCCGTCGATGTTCAGCTCAGCGAGCTCAACGCGAAGCGCAACCTTGCCGAGCTCCTCTTCAACAGCAGGCGCAACGCCGTTCTGGATGCGCTGGGTATCGCAGTATGAAGGCCGGCTTCTTCACAATGGAAGATGCTCGGCACATCGCCGGGCTGAAGGACCTCACGGAGGCCAAGGCCTATGCGATGTCTCGGATCGATGCCCAACCTCGAGCACTTCCGGGAAATGTCGAGAAGGCACGCAGAGCCGTTGAGGCCGCTGCATCGGTTCAACGACTCACTCTCTCGATCGGTCAGTTCGTGCTGGCCCATCCGTCTGAAGGTCTAAAGGTCATCTAACCTGTTCGCCCGTAGCTCAGGGGTTTGAGCGGCGGTCTCTAAAACCGTGGACGTGGGTTCGAATCCCACCGGGCGAACCATCTAAATATGACTCTGCCCCTATAGCTCAGAGGCCTAGAGCGGGACTCTCTAAAAGTCTGCCGGCGTGGGTTCGAATCCTACTAGGGGCGCCAATCACCAACTCGGAGTATGTATGCGCTTTGTCTCTAAGGGGCAAGAACGAAGCGATGACTATTTTCTGATGAAGGCTGTTTGTAGCGAGATCGACGCGCGCATTGGTGCACGCCGCACACTCGCAAGTTCACTTACGTGCACGAATGTGCTATCTCAAACCATGGTAGAACACATCGCTAGGAAGTACCAGCGAGCAGGCTGGACTGTCGTCTGGAACATCCAACACCTAGCGTCTGGCGCACAACGAACCAACTTTACTCTCACGACACAATAAATACGCTCAAGACAAGCTGAAGACAATCTGAACCCATCGCATCAGATACGCGTGATACTCAATATCACTCGAAGTATGAGGGTTCAAAATGAAACTTGCTTCGCTTGTGGCATCGCTGTTTATTGCCACGTATGTTGCAGGGTCGAGCGTACCAGACCCACGAAAGGCACCTACGGCATTTGAAGCCGAATGGTTGGAACAGGCAACAAAGGTTGAGAAGACCGCCTCTCAACAGCACTTGACAATCTATGTGCTAACTCAGAGCGGTGAGGGTGTTGCTGGAAGTCCAGCAAACACGAGTTTTTACAAACGAAAAGACGGTTCTAAGCTCTGCGCAATCACGATCATTGCAGCTGATAATCCGATGGCCGACATCATGTTTGATCATGTACCGTGGTACATGAGAAAAACGGCCATAAAGACCATCCTGCTGCATGAGCTTGGACACTGTGCTCAGTATTTCCACGACACCACTAGGGTGCTCGATGAAGCTGAGATGAAGAAAGAAGCGTATGCTGATGTGTATGCGCTTGCTGTGCTAGCAAGAGGCTCAAGCAGTGAGTACAATAGCGCAGTAGCTTTTGCAACGATGTTGAGAACGAAAACCTCTCCACCACCGGATGACCCGGTTCAGAGGAATTCGTACGAGCGTTACGACACGATGCGCTACATTGAGATGCACCGTGAGATCAAATCGCTCGGCAAGAAGTATGAGCCGCATGATGTTGCTGCTCACATTGTATACGGTGAACCGCTATCAGAGCAGAAATGAAGAGGCTGAAATGAAGATTACCATCATCGGTGGGAAGACCGGACTTGGAAGACACATTGCGCTGCACTTTGCAGATGCTACGGTTCTAAGTCGTCCAGTGTACAACATCGCCACCGAAGAAGGTAGAACAGCCATCTGCAATGAAGTGGAAAGGTCGGGGTCGGATGTGGTCATTCTTAACTCGTTTGACCACTCCGACCACAATGCGCAGTACAACATGTTTGATGCGCTATGGACAAAGTTCAACATGTCCAAGATCACTATCGTGATCATCTCCTCATTTGGTCGACTGTATGCAGATCGTGGCGTTGGCGATTCAGGCTTCAAGTCATACTGCGCCGTCAAGAAGAAAATCTCTGAGGATGCCCTTCGTAGGTCATTCAGCGATGTCATCACCGCAAAGCTCGTTGTCATCGAGCCATGCGTTCTCGAGAACAACATGGGTAGAAGCCACCTCGACGGTACCTACCTGTCCTACAAAGAGTTCATCAAGATGATCGATGCAGGCCTTCGAGAAGTCGAGGACTGCCGGGCGGTCTGTATCACGAAGATCGGCCAGCGCACCGTCAGCAGTTTACTTAAGGAAGCAGGTTTGTTATAAATACAGTACCTGATTGATTTGTGTTAGTCATCCGATCCACCTAACAGAGGACACGACCATGAAGTAGGTTCAACCCAAGACTTATCTGTACGCCATCTCTCGCCGAGACATTCCGATCTCGCAGCAGGCGGTTCAGGCAGCGCATGCCAGCATCGAGCATGCATATCAGTTCGGCCGGCCGCACGACCACCATCCCTCATACATCCATCTCACCACTCGAGACCAGCACCGTCTTGAGCAGCTCCGTTCTGCCCTGAACACGAGCGGTATCCAGACGACTGAATTTCATGAGCCTTACCAGGAATGGGGTCTTACCGCCATCGCTTGCCTCCTCACCGAGGAGCAGCGCCACCACCTGTCAGACCTTCCACTCTGGAGAACCGCATGAAGATCACGTACAAGCCAAACCCACTTGACACCGTCATTGAGCTCGAGCCACATGAGGTGGAAATTCTCAAGCTGAAGCTGGAGATCGATGAGCTGCAGAACGCCATCTGCGCCGGTTGGATGCACCTCAATGACAAGGACGAAAAGTGGTATGATCCGAAGAAGGCTCGTGATGAGCTCGACCATGAGTACTGGTACAGCGACAAGTTCAAGGCGCGCATCCAAGAGCTCGCTGATCACTATGTCGAGGAGCTCAAGTCAACCCACTGCGGTGACTGCACGTGCGTTCCAATGAGCTGCAGCAAGTGCCATGCCGAGTACATCATCGGTTCTGACACGCTGAAGGTCAACGGGGTCTACGTAGGTAAGCACAGTCTCTACAAGATAGATGCAGCGTTCAACAAGAACACACGCACTATCGATGAGGCGATCGAAAGCCTTGAGAACCCAGACTACTCATGGGACAAGGTCCCAGCTGATAGCGGCTGGAGGAAGTACGAAGATGGTCAGCAGGCGTATGAAAAGCACATTCCTCGCTGGAAAGAGGAGTGCAAGCATGCGCTCAACTGGCTGAAGAGCTACCGTGATACCCACTTCAAAGGAGAATGACATGACGTAGGTTCTTTCAAACACTATTGAAGAGCTTCATGAGGCGATGTCCTCATGTGAGCAGGCTCCTGGCCTCAACATGCTTCAGCACGGTCAAGCTGTGCACGAGCAGTACAAGCAGCTCATCGCTGAGCTCGAGGCAGGCACTCATGAGAGCAGGGAGCTTCAGGAGCTGTACAAGCAGCTGAAGCACAGCCTTCCTCCTCCATCAACCCTCGAACGCTACCACATCTACCATGATTGTGGCAAGCACCTCTGCCTGACCATCGGCCCTGATGGCAAGCGTCGCTTTCCCGGACATGCGGAAGCGAGCGCTCGGCAGTTCTCCAATATCTTCCCTGACGATGGCTTTACAAAGGCGCTCATTGCGCGAGACATGGACTTCCACTGTCTCCGTGGTGACGATCTGCTGCGCCTCTGGAAAAGCCCATTTGCGCCGATCCTCTACTTTACCGCCTGGGCGGAGATCAACGCAAACGCCGAGATGTTCGGTGGACGGGATTCCGAGAGCTACAAGATCAAGCGCTCTCGACTTATTCAGGCTGGCAAGAAGTATAAAGGAGAAAGCCATGTGGCCATTCAGCATGTTCAAGAAGAAACCGCCGACTGCTAAGACGTACGTTATCACTCACAACCCATCACCGAGGTGCTATATGATCCCTACATTCACGTTCACCACAAGAGAGCAATATCTAGAGTACAAGGCGCAATGGAAGGAGCGCTACTTTGGAACCATCAAAAAGATTCGTGAGGCCGCCATCGCTAAGCGAGATGCGTTCCGCCTTGTTTCAAAGGAGGAGCCATACAGCAACGCATGGTATGCGGCGCTGAAGCCTGCGCATGAGGCCTTCTACGCCCACAACCGCCTGAAGAACGACGCATACAACCTTCTTCAGGAGCGTGGCTATTCGAAGATCGAGGCTGGCAAGCAGCGTGAAAAGCGGCTGGTGGCCGCCTGACCTCCATTTAACATAACTGCCCCGGTCAGAGCGGGGTAGCTGTGTACTTCCTGATTGACCTAAGGTATAATCCTGATTAAGTATGATGACGTAAGGGTGTCCCTTGGGCAAAGTTTGCGCTGTGATTGCGGTCTACAATGAATCAATCGTGATTCGTAGGACCGTTGAATCGTTGTTCGAGGCTGGTTTCACCAAGGACGAGCTCTACTTCGTCGATGACCGGTCAACCGACGACACCTACGCCATTCTCCAATCGCTGCCGGTCAACAGCTGCCGTGTGGAGCAAAATGGCGGCAAGGCGATGGCTCAGCGTTTTGCGCTCAAGCACTTTGACCTGTACGCAAAGCACGAGTACATCATCTTTCTCGACGGCGACACCATCGTCGATCCGAACTTCAGGGCCGTTCTCATCAGCAACGCCATTGCGCACCCAGACATCGGCCTGTTCGTAGGGCGAGTCAAGTCATCTCAAGAAGACCACATCTATTCTGCGCATCGAGCTGTCGAGTACACGTTCGGCCAGGACGTCACGAAGGAGGGGCAGAGCAACTTCGGCCTGATCTTCGTATCGCCTGGCTGCGCATCGATGTACCGCTCCGACATCCTCAGCAAGCTCAGCATCGACAACGACACCCTCGCTGAGGACATGGACCTCACGATGCAGACGCAGCGCCTGCGCTCGCGCGTCAAGTTCGTCTCGAAGGCCGTCGTCATCACACAAGACCCGTGCACGCTTCGAGACTACATCAAGCAAATTTCACGGTGGTACCGTGGGTTCTGGCAGATCGTGCTGAAGCACGGCGTGTTCTCACTCCGCAAGAAGCAGGCCATCGACATCTACATGATGTACCTCTGCATCGAGCTGTTCACTGACGTTATCGCCATGGGAATCTTCGCCCTCGTTGTGCCATCGCTCATGGGCAAGGGCATCATGATGATCATCTTGATGTGGCTCGTGCTAAGGTTCGCCGTCAACGTCTACGTTGCGATACGAACGAGGCGGCTCGACGTGATCTACAAGTTCCCGCAGATCGTCGGGCTTCAGATGGTCAACATGTTCGTGCACATTCGATCCTTCATTGAGATCGTCGTGCTGAGGAAAACAATTTTGACGTGGAATAAGGTAGCGAGGTACTGATGAAAAAGCTAATCGTTGTGTGCGCCATGTTGTTCAGCCAGCTTGCTGCAGCTGAAGCAATTCCCGTGCTGATGTACCACCGAGTGGTCAGTGAGTTCACCGCCGAAGCCCAGCCAGGTGAAACAACCGTCACTGTCAACCAGTTCAGAGAGCAGATGAACTGGCTGCACCTGCAAGGCTACAAGACGATCACCGCTGCCGAGCTCGCAACCATGATGACCGGCAAGAAGCCGCTGCCTGCCAAGACGGTGGTTCTTTCCTTTGACGATGGCTGGGTCGATCAGCTGAACACGCTGTCAATCCTCAAGGAGTTCAAGTACAAGGGTGTGTTCGCCATCATCGCGCGCATCCCCGATGCCAAGTACCCCGCCTACATGAACTGGGACCAGGTGCGGCTGATCGCAAAGGACCACGAGATTGCGTCACACATGTACTCGCACTCGCACCTTCACAGCGGCACGACCGACTATCCTGCAGCCGCTGAGATCATCGCATCCAAGGACATCATCGAGAAGCAGCTGAAGAAGCAGATCGCAACGATCGTGTGGCCCTACGGCGAGTACAACCAATCGTTCGTTGACACTGCAAGGCGCATCGGGTTCAAGGGCGCCATGACGGTCAGCCAAACGTGGTGCCAGGTTCCGAACGCACCCGAAATTCCATGGGACCAGTGCCTGAAGATGACGAAGAACGATGTCGGCCAGGACCCACTCTACATTCGCAGAACGGTCGTTGACGGCAGGTGCGATCTGCACTTCTTCATCAAGAGCGTCGAAACCGGACTGGCTGACGCCAATGAATGCACCAAGTAGACAGCTCTATCCAGACCTGCTGCGCAGTGGTGCGATCCTTCGCATCGTTGTGTTCCACTTCTTCAGCTGGCCGTTCCTGTCCTACATCCCGTCGCTAGGCGTCATGTTCGCCCTCGGTGGTTGGTTCATGGCCAACTCGCTTGACAAGAAGCAGTTTGGAGAGGTCATTCTGTCACGGCTTGGGCGGCTGCTGCCGGTGTGGTATGGGTTTGCGCTGATCATGTTCATCGCAGGCTACATCTACTCTGCCGGCGCCGGGACTGAGCTGACCATGTCAACCTCATGGTTGTTCCCATACGAGCGGCTTTCTTGGAACCTTGACAACGAGTACGCCAATGGCGCCATCGTCGTGACGTGGTACATCTCAGCGTACCTGTGGCTTCTTGCCCTCACACCGTTCATGCTGTTCATCTATCGTCGGCTGTCATGGTTTGCGGTGTTCGGGTTTGTCGGTGCGCTCATAGCGTACACTCACTTCTTGCCATATCAAGACACCATCCTCGGTGAAACGTGGTACGATGTGCTCTGCTTCTCTGGCTGCTGGGCGCTCGGCTTCGCACGAGCTGACGGCAAGATTCTCGCTCTGCCTAAGTACATCTCGTACCTCGTGATGGTCGTGTGTGCCGCCTGCGCCGTCATGGTGTCGTACGACACCGGAACTCTCGAGGGAAATCCGATCGGGTACTCGCTGATGTCGTTTGGCATTGCCTTCGTGCTGCTGTCCATCAACCCAGACCTGTCGAAAATCTCGAACGCGCTGAAGCGCATCATCACAACGGTGAACAGCAACGCAGTGACTGTGTACCTGTACCACAACACCGCCATCAACGCTTCATTCCTTGTCGGTGGCGCCATCGGCGCGTACAACTTCAACTCGCAGGTTGGGCAAATCTCGTGCTTCGTGATCTCGCTCATCTTGGTCTACGTTTTCATCAGGACCGTCGGACGAATCGAGACCAACCGCTGGTTTGATCGAGCATAGGTTTACTGTAGATTTGTAGCGTGATATGATCTAGTTTCTAAGTTTGTTTACTTTGTCACAAGGAGTCCCTAATGTTCAAGAAGATTCTGATTGCTGCCGTTGCGGTACTCAGCACTTCACTGGCCGCCGCCGGTGATTACGCTGGCCCGATCGGCTACCCTGGCCAGACCTGGGGTTACCTCACCTTCCCGTCGTCAGCCTACAACGAGGGCATCGAGAAGAACAACTGGATTTACCAGGGCAAGCTCACGCAGGGCGTGGACTGGCTGGCCTTCGGCGTCGACGACCAGTGGGTGTTCGACACCTACGCTTCGGTCGGCCTGTCGGTGGACCGCCTCGGCATCCAGTACAACAACAAGGTTGTGCCTGCCATCGGCGCCCGCATGACCCGCAAGTTCAGCAAGGGATCGATCGACTTCGGTGTCGAAGGTCTCTACGAGAAGCACTTCGGCAAGCGTGATTCGAGCGGCAACCTCTGGTCCGTCAATCCGACATCGCCCGAGCGTGGCGCTTCCGGCTACGGCGTGCAGGGCTACATCTCCTACTGGTTCGGCTGGAACCTGAAGTAAGGGGACGAAGATGCCAATCTACAATCCCGGCAACAACGTGATCGTCAACTTCATCATGCGGTTCCCAAAGACCGCTGCTGTGGCTGCGATCGTCGGTGTGGCCACCCCAGCTGTGGTGGAACACAAGGCGGCCGAAAAGCCAGCCGATCCTGAAGTCGTGCAGCCTGCACCACCGGCTCCGGTGGAAACGCTGCCGGTGACGGTCAAGAAAAACGGCGGCTAACATCGGGCTAACGCCTCATGTTGAGACTCATCGCTGTCCTTCTAACCATCCTCGCGCCAGTAGCCCTGGCCGAGGATGTGTTGTCTCCGCCGCCTGACATCATCCCACGCGAGTACCTCCAAGAACTCGATGAGGTCGTCGTCATTGGCACACGTGGAGAGCTGAACGTCTACGTGTTCATTGATGAGGCCAAAATCTGCTTCATCCCGCGTGGCTGGGAATCTACTCACTGCTTCAACGCTCTTGTCGGCAAGGACACGCTGCCAGGTGAGTACAACCTCAAGCGCTATCGCATCATGGTTCCTGCGTACGGTGGAGACATCCTCGCGTACAGGGAAAATGCGACGTCAATCTGGTCCATTCATCGAGTCATCAGCGTGCCTGGTCAGAACCGCCTGAAGCGCATCACTAGTGACAAGATCAAGAACAGAATCGGCGTCACAGCAGGCTGCATCAACGTGATGCCCGATGTCTTCGATCTTCTCGTTGATTGCTGCTCAAACTCAAGAATCAAGATAACCACCATGCGGGCTCCTGGCGGATAAATATCCGTTTGGAGGTACCCTACCATGAAAAAGTGGATCAGCAATCTTCTGGCAAAGCTCTTCGGTAAGAAGGCAGCACCAGCCCCTTCACCAGTTCCTACTGGACCAACTCCCCAAGTTCCAACGCCAACGCCAGTTGTCATCGAGCCACCGGCTGCGCCAAAGCAGCCAACGTTCGTTGAAGACTTCTCCAACCTTGACAGGTGGACTGTGTCGTTCTGGGAAGCTCCAGGCGGCGGCAAGTTCATCAAGGCAAACGCCGTCATCTCAAATGGCATGCTCTGCCTCAAGCTGCAGCAGACGAAGACTGATGCTGGTATAGCCTCTGTCGGCGGTGAGGTGGCAACGAAGGAAAAGTTTGGCTACGGCACCTACGAGTTTGAGGTGAAGGCCTCATCAACCGCTAAGAGCCCAACCGAAGTTGGAAGCCCAGTCAGCGGTACGATCACCGGCTGCTTCAACTACGCAAAGGACTCCATCACTGAGATCGACATGGAAGTTGAAGGTGGAAGCCGCTCTGGCCTGGCGCAGTTTACCTCATGGAAACTTGCATCCAATCCGAATGAATCAGTCAAGGTTCCTACGACTCCTGCCCCTCATGTCGAGTTCAAGAAGTACAAGTTCGTATGGACTCCACAGGGCACCACGTTCTACATCAATGGCGTTGAGGTCTGCAAGCACACGAAGGTAGTTCCTTCTGAGCTTGCGCCTTTCATGTTCAACCACTGGGGCACCAACAGCGTTGATTGGGGTGGCACTGCAACCCCTGACGTTGAGCGCTACATGTGGGTCAAGAGCTTCAGCTTCACACCGCTGTAAACTAGGAGGCAACATGTTCGACTTTGACAAGCTCTCACAACTTTCAAACGATCCTGTTGCCTTCGAAAAAGCTCGCTGGGAGATCATCAAGACCTACCTTGAATCTCTGCCAGAGCAGCAGAGGATGGCCGGTCTTGCGCTTCAGTACCAGCTCGACATGAAGCGTGAGACGATGACGAACCAGGAGTTCATGGCCTACTGCTTCCAGCAGATCAGCGTCAACCTTCACCGCATGGAAACTTCCGCCAAGAGGCTGCTCGACATCATCGATGGAACGACGGTTGAGAACGTTGCCTACATTGATGATTTTCGTGCAGGACGCCGTATACAAGACAGCTCCAAGGTGCTAAAATAGCATACGATATCCACGCGGTTTTGTATCCACGTGGATAAATACTGGACGGCTATTCAGCCTTAGGAGCAGGTAGACATGAAGGTCTCTGAAGTTCTAAGCACGGAAAACCCTCAGGTTACTGAGGAACAGGTTCTTGGCCGTCTCACGAAGATTGACTGGCGCTACGAGTTCTCTGACGACTTTCGTCGCATCTCGTCTGGCCAGCGTGACATGGAAATCCTCGAGAACATGGTCTACGAGTTCTGGAAGACCAACCCAGAACGTGCCGTGGAGCTCTGGAATGGCCACTGCCCATTCGTCCCAGCCGACAAGACCTCCACCCCGGTCTTCATTCTCCGCAGGCAGCTGGAAGAGTCCAAGTAAGCGAGCAGCGCTGATAAATACTTCACTAGAAGTGAGGTCTTTCTTGTGACAAAGTTTGCCATGATCAAGTTCATCTCCGAGGCCGATGGCGACGAGCCAGAGGGCTTCCTAGCCTCGTTCAAGAAAAGCTTCCAGAACGCAAAGGCCGGAAAGAAGGACGAACCAAAGGACAAGGCTCCAAAGGCTGCCGATCCAGCAAAGCCTGAACCACGCAACATCAGCAAGAAGAGCTCTGCGCTTTTGACTCTCGCAAGCAGGGTCAAGGGTGCGCCTAAGGGTTCAACGCGTGTGGTCATTCGCACGTCAAAGAGCAACCTTGATGATCACTACATGAAGGGCAAGGACGGCACAAGCTTTGCAGCCGCCATGTCAGATGATGAGGTCACCTCGTTCGTGCGCTCACCGCAGAATCCAAAGGCAAGTAAAGAACTTCAGGCGATGCCAAACGGCTACAAGCTGTCATCGCTTACGCCAGGCGATGATGAGACCATCACGCTGCTCGACATCCCAAACAGCCTCATGAAGCAGCTCACCGCCACGCACCGCTTCGTTTCAAGCGGTGGTAAGAATGAAAGTAACGTGCAGGCAGCAAGGGACATTCTTGCCAAGATGATGTCGCACGACCACTACGTTGCGACGCTCAACGGCTCGAACCTGAAAAAGCTTGGCCCACACCTTGACAAGGTTCAGAACGACACAGAGCGCTTGATCAATGCGCTGAACCCGAACGCCATCATCGTTGCATACCCAAATGACCATGAGCTGAAGGCCGTTCTTCAGGAATGGGATGATCGTGTTCTGCGCTACCAGCGTGGTCAGCAGCACTCACGAATCAAGGACGACGATGAGGCAGCTGAACCAGCCGCCAAGAAGCCAGACACGCCAGAAGAAAAGACAGAAAACAAGACTGCGCCTGAGGCGAAGCCTGCTGCGACCGTTGCCATCGAGCCAACAGCGACACCACCAAAGAAGGCTGAACTCGGCGATGTTTCTGATGCGCTGACCTCCTCATGGGATTCCTTCTCAAAGGAAATCATGGGCAAGGACGGTAAGCTGAACATGCGCAAGTACAACGCTCTTGATCTTGACAAGCGCACAACCTTCCAGAAGAAGCTGTTCGATCTTAGAAAGCAGCTCGACACAATCTCGAAGTCCATCGGCGTCTCGAGCTAAGACATTATGTAAAATGTACTCAGGTTTGGGCCTGATGTATAATGTCCTTCACTGCTGATGGAGGTGTCACATGTCTTGTGCCAAGATCGCCGAACAGATTCGTGAAGATGTCTGCAAGCTGTCGTACGCCGACCTCGTCAAGCTGGCCGCCGACATGGGCGTTGAGGTCGATCACGAGGACACTCGTGAAGAGATCATCGACCGCATGATCGCCGCCGAGCAGTACGCCTTCACGCACTGATGGCCCGCTACCTCTCCAACGAGGAGCTCACGCACCTCACTATCCCACGCCTGCAAGCGCTGCTCAAGGCAGCGCGTGCACGTGTCAGCAGCATCTCCTTCTGTGACTGCTGCGGTGAGTCGCTGGTTGATCTGTACCCGAAGGACAAAGAGCACAACGCCAAGATCATCAGCGGGTGGGAATACGTTGAGCGCATCAAGGCCCGCCTGCACGTGCTGCAGGGAACCAGTGGCAAAGCCTGATCCACAGAAGGCCCGCATCTACGCCTACGAGGATGCGCAGGGCTGGGACAAGAGCACGACCAGCTTCAAGAAGATCGCCGCCCTCATCAAGAGGGCGTGCGTGCACTTCAATGTCGAACCGCTGGAAGTACGCTGCCACGATACTGATGAGCTGTCGTACTGCATTCCAGAGCTCAAGGTCATCTCAATGCAGAAGCACGGCGGCCTCTCACCGCAGATCGCACTGCACGAGGTGGCGCACTACATCTGCTTCGAGTTCTGTGGGTATCGTGCGCAGGACCACGGTCCAAGCTGGTTGGGCATCTACATCTACCTGCTTGAACGGTCGAGGGTTGCTCCAGACGACCTGCGCCAGCAGCTGCTTGGCATGAAGTTGAGGTGGGTGGAAGTCTAGGGATAAATACTAGACCAAGTGGAGATACCTCAATGACCATCAGATATGTTCCAGGAATGAACCTTAAGCAAACAGTGAAACACCTGTGGGGCAAGGACGCGAAGTTGATGGACGGTGGCAACCTCATCCACGTCAGAGCGAGCGAGGAAGACGTCAAGAAGAACCTCGCATCATGGCTCATGGCCCTCTCCTTTGCCGACGGCAGGGACTGGGGTGCCAACCACAAGCACGGCATCGTCGAGATCGTTCCGGTCGAAGACTGACACATTATGTTAAATGGGACGGTTGTCTAACACCGTTTACATTTCGTGCCAACTAGATTATGATGTTTCCACGGTGTATAACACCATCCATCAGGAAGCAGCATGAAGACCGAATTTTCGAACTACCAGAAGAGCCTCGCAGCCCACATCAAGAAGATTACGCGGAAAGACGGCAAGGCGCAGGAAGACCTTACTTTCACGCTGGCTGCAGTGCTCATTCAGAGTGGCATCACGCCGACGCAGTACATCAACGCTTACAATGCCAACAAGATCATGGACGCACGATGCTTCATCACTGATGGAGCGCGCATTGAGGATTATGTCGTTGAAGAGTTTAGAGAACTAGTGCACAACCTTTCACTGCGCCGTCCTCAAGGACTTGGAACACCGAACGCCGCCTGTGGTGATTGGGAATTTGCCGCCCTGATGTCATCGCCAGAAGTAATGATCAGTAAGAAGAAAAACCAAGGTGATCTGCTCATCACTGGCAAAAAGGTGGAGTTCAGAGGGAAGGATGCGAGGTGCTGGTCTGATGTCAAGGGTACCGACTTCAACAAGGCGTGTATCTCCATTAGCAAGAGGTATCCCGAATTTAAACCGAACAAGTGCACGAAACAGCGTGAAGGGTTCGAGCCGTGGAAGGGAGGGCAGCACTGGACGTCGCAGTTTAAAGCTGCTGGAGTGAAGCGCTCTAAGGCGTATCTGTTCGAGATCATGAACGCTGCCGCACCTGGCGGTTTTACTGAAGCGTCGATCGATCGCTGCTGGGTAGATGGTGAGTTCGATGTGCTCGCCCTCTGCAAGGAGATCATCAAGGTGTTCTGGCGCCGCACGGAGAAAAAGTACGACGCCCTATCGCACATCGAGGCTGGCACGGTGCGCAGCATTGGCACGGACGCGGATGTTTTCGATAAACTGGTTGATACCGGTGCCATCACACCGGGCAACATCAAGGACGATGGAAAAACCCCAGATGGAAACTTCTTCCGCATCTTCTTGGCGAATCCGTTAGGATGGTATTATCGCTTCACCTAGACCGAGCTGTGTACCGCAGGTTGTATAACACTAAATAGTCTACACAACCGATAAGCGGGGACGATATGAAGAATACCAATCAGGGCGTTGGCGACCTAGGCCAACACTGGACTCCTAAGCAGATCGTCGAGAAGATGATCTCCATGAAGCGCAACAATGGGCTGACGCTCGAGCCATCAGCAGGTAGCGGTCGTTTTGTTGAGGCTCTTGATGACTGTGTTGCCATCGAAATAGATGAATCAGTAATCCCAGTAGAGCTTAAGCACAAGTACGTCGTATCAAACTTTTTTGAAGTTTCAACGTTTGATGTCCGCGCCGATACCATCATTGGCAATCCGCCATATGTAGCCGGTCGTCTCCTCACTGAGGAGTGGTTTGCTGGGTGGAGGGGATGTCTGCCGCGAACCGCGAATGCGTATCTGCACTTTATCGACAAGTGCGTCGATCACCTGGAACCGAACGGCGAATTGATCTTCATCGTCCCATCAACGATGTTCTCTGACACAAGCAGAGGTAAAGAGCTGCGCAAGCGAATGGTCGAAACTGGCGCATTCACTGATGCGATATTCTTGAATGAAACACTCGAATGGGAAAATGCTGCGGTTGATACGTTGATTTTTCGTTGGCAGAAGGGTGCTAAGCAGAAGAAGATCAAGACGAACCGTGGGCCGAAGACCCTGTTTGAATCAGGGGGTTTTACTTGGCTCATTGATTATGAGCCAAGTGGCACACTTGGCGAATGGTTCAAGGCGACCGTAGGTTCTGCCCCGTTGCGCACTGCCATCGAGAACCCAAAGAATGGTGTTCCATACGCCAAGGAAGGAAAATTTGTGCAGGTAGATGAATCGCAGCGGAAAAAGTGGCCGCGAGTTCATGATACCAAAGAGGGGCCGAAAATCTTTTTCATCAGCGGACCAATTAGACGTTGGCCGGTGTTCTCATATGGCACTACATCAAAACACCTCGACCATGCGCTGCTACCCAAGAAAAGCTTTGACGCGAAGTCAGTTGTCCCAGTATTGAACGAGTGGTTTCAGGCCAACGGAGAAGAACTTGGTTTGATCAAAGGCGGGCGTTGGGGGTGTGGAGTAAAGCAAATAGAAAATTGCCCCATCGATGCTAAGCTTTTGGCGGCACTAGAAAAAGCAGAGCAATGACCATGCCCATGATCATGACGGATGCTGAGCTACAAGCATATTCTGATGAGCATTTGAATAATGTTTCTCCATCAACAATCAGTGCTATCAGGTTGAGACGCATTTGGAAACATGTAGTGTAAATTCGCGCTTCACCGTGGTATAAATAGAACACTCAGCACAACAGACTTTAATATTGGGCCCTTAGTCTGTGGGCCGTTAAGAAAGCTGGTGGAGAAAATAGTGATGTACTCGAACAAGCTCGCCATAGCTGTCAAAGTAAATGGCACGGTCCTTCGTGAAACGGGGGACACCGTAAGACTTCCATTCGGAAGCGAATACTCGTTATTCATCAAGAACCTCAACTCAGTCCGCTGTCTCGTCAAGATCGAGATCGATGGTAAGGACATTGCCGACGGCAAGGGCTTCATCGTCCCCGCTCATGGCTCTGTCGACATCGAGCGCTTCTTGAAGGGCCACAACATGAGCCAGGGCAACCGCTTCAAGTTCATTGAGCGCAACGCCAAGGTCGAGGCCGGTCGAGGTGGCATTCAAGTCGAAGACGGTCTGATCCGCATCGAATACGAGTTCGAGCGTGAGCAGGTGCCAGTGAAGGACTACTACAGCGTTCCAACGCCGTGGTATGGCGATCCATGGCCGTACTACAAGCGTCCTTGGTACCCGTACATGGGCACCGGCATCTACTACGGTAGTGGCGTTGCTCGTGGCGCAAGCGATGAGCTGATCGGCTCAAGCAGTGGTCATGCTTCCAACAATGTCTCGTTCACAGCAACAAACAGCGGTTCGCTGGGTGCAAGCGGTGAGTCGCCAAAGTGGGAAGACAACATCACGAAGAGCGCCGATCGTTCACGCTCGCGTGGCGCAAAGGTGAACTACAGCGCCGAGGTAAAGGCCGACGCAAGCGTATTCCTGATGAACGCCTCACTCAACGATGCGGGTGTCACGGCACCTGGCTCTGTTTCAAACCAGCAGTTCACCGATGGCTACATCGGCGCTCTCGACGGTGTGAAGCACGCCATGGTGATCAAGCTCCTCGGTGAGGTTGGTGCTGTGAAGGTGACAAAGCCAGTGACTGTCAAGAGCAAGCAGCGCTGCGTTACCTGCAACCACCTCAACAAGTCCATCGCCAAGTTCTGCAGTGAGTGCGGTACCGGGCTGGAGATCGTGGCCTAAGCCTCATTTTACATAATGAGCACGGGACAGGACGGTGGACCTCTCACCGTCCTGTTTTCGTTTCAGGTTGGACATGTTACAATGTAGGCATGCACTGGATACTTCAAGAAAACCTGTTCAAAGAGAGTGAGTGGGAGAACCTCGTTGGCGCCCTTGAGCGCTTCAACCTTCCGTACAGCGTGCACAAGGTCGTGCCGTTTGTTGGTGAGCTGATCCCTGAAGTTCACAACGAATCGGGCACGAAGGTCATCTGCTTCGGCTCGTACTCGCTGCGCCACGCTGCGAAGAAGAATGGTTGGACGCCTGGCGTCTATGACCTCTTCGACCAGAACTTCGAGGTACAGAAGCTTCACTGGGGCGACATGCTCCTCAACTACAGCGCCACCGTCATGCCGCTGCGCGATGCCAACATTCCTTGGGACCTCCCGGCATTCATTCGTCCAATCGACGACAGCAAGTATTTTGCTGGCCGCGTGTTTGAGGCGGGTGAGTGGAACACGTGGGCTAACAGCATCGTTGATGGGGCCGACTACGGCAATGGCTTGACACCTGACACGAAGGTGCAGATCTGCCGCCCAACGAACATCATCGCAGAGTGGCGCTACTGGATCGTTGACCAAAAGATCATCACGCGCTCACTCTACAAGCGCGGCGGAAAGGTCATCTACAGCAACAAGGACTGGGATATTCCGCGTGAGGCAGATTGGTTCGCCACGACGGTACTGAAGACCGATCTTACAAGCGGGGTCAGAGGCATCACGCTCGAGGCGTCAAACAGCGGATGGCGCCCCGCTGATGCTTTCGTGCTGGACATCTGTCAGACAGCCGACGGTTTCAAGATCGTTGAGATCAACACGATCAACTCGGCTGGCTTCTATGCCGCCAACATCACCGATCTGGTACTTGCTCTTGAGGAGCTGAACAAATGATCGGTTGGATCAAGCGCCACATCAAAGAACGACGTGAAGCTGCTGCGGCAAAGGTAGCGAAGAAGGCTGCCTACGAGGCAAACCTTGCCATCATCACGCTGTGCCAGTCGCTGATCAAGAAGAACTGGAACACCGCCACGACGAAGTATCTGTACCCAGACATCAAGGACTTTGCCTTCGACAAGCTCTTCACCGTCGGTTCGGTGCGCTTCACGTTCTGGCGCCACATTCGTGCAGACCTGATCCGCATCTTCATCGGCGACAAAGAGATCATCTCGTATGTCGACCAAGAACACCAGTACCCGTCGCTGTTCAGAACGCACGACTGGGACATCAACATCACTCTCGACGAGCTGAACGCTGCACTAGGAGAAAAACGATGATCATCAACGCCATCGAGAAGGCCTACAACACGGCCCGCAAGAAGAACTGGGACCGCATCTACTGGGCCATCGACCTTCACGACACCTGCCTGCGCAGCACCTACGGCAAGGGCAACTACGCCTGGCTTGGGCAACACGTGATCAACGCTCTTCGTGAGATTGCAGCCCGGCCTGAGACTGTCATCATCCTCTGGTCTTCAGTGCACGCTGACGAAGAGCAGGACATCGTCGACTTCTTTGCGAAGGAGGGGATCAAGGTCTCCTACTTCAACCACAACCCCGAGGTTGCGAACACCGCCTCTGGCAACTTTGACACGAAGTTCTACTTCAACATCCTCGTCGACGACAAAGCCGGCTTCGACTACATCGAGGACTGGCGTATCATCGAAGATTACTTCATCAGGAACAACCCGCGCATATGAGAGACACCATCCTCTACATCATCCGCACCGCTCGTGCGTCGACGTTCCCGCTGGCGAACATGCAGATCAAGCTCGGCGAGGAGTACGGCGAGCTGTGCGAGGCCGTCAACCACCACGAAGGTTTCCTGCAGCACAAGGTCATGAAGGAGCCGTTGGTTGGCGAGGTTGCCGACGTGATCAACACCGTCATCGGCGTTCTCGTTCGTGCGTACCCTGACCACACAGATGAGCAGCTTGCTGACTTCCTCGAGTCGCAGCTGATCCTCAAGACGCGCAAGTGGGAAAGCATCAGAGCTACCATCCCGTGAGATAAATATGGCATCCTAACAAGGTGCCATAATGGATCGACTACCAGAGAACATCACGCTTGCCATCATCGCATCAGACGATGGTTGGCGAACCGACCTAACGATCCGCTTCTGTGAGTACTTCAGCCAGAAGCTCAACGCCCAAAAGTTCAATGAGAAGATCATCATTGCGAAGAGCGTTGATGATGCAATCGACCGCTGCACAACAAGCTACCTTCTTGTTCTGTCTGGCGGCTTCATCCCGTTCTCCACCAGCTTCTTTGAGGCCCTCGACAAGCTCACAGAAAAACCTGACGCCATCTTCTATGGCTTTTTCAAGCTTGCAGAAGACTACGTCATCGTCGACAAGCGCTGCCTGTTCTTCAACCTACCACTGTGGCGCGCCAATGGCCGTCCGCTCTACGACAACTTCAAGCTGAAGCAGGGCCCTCAGTTCACGACAACGGTGAAGTCACCAAAGGACCACCACCCATATGAGATCACCATAGCTGACGGTGAACCGGTTTTTGTGCCTGGAGTGTGTGGACAGAACGGCGCTGCTATGGTCATCAAGCAGCTTGAGGTCTATGGCAAGGTGACGTCGCTGGGATATGTCACGCCACATGACAGCTTTCACTTTCTATCAACCGCATCGGCTCTAGATGAGATTCACTCAGAGACAGAGTTTGAGAAGCGCTTCCTCACCGTTCCACTATCAACCATCTACGCCTATGACGATGATGCTACTGAGCATGGAAGCAACGTTGCGGACATAGTTGTAGCGCCAGCTCAAGGGCTTAAGGCGCTATCCCTTGCTGAGCACTATCATGCAAAGCGCGTCATCATCTATGACAACAACCCGCTAGCGCTTGAGCTACAGCGAATGATCTTCGGTGTCACAGCACCGGCAACGTATGGTGAGATCATTGCTGAGTTCAAGAAGCGCTTTCCAAGCGCGCGAATTGCCGACGATTGGACTAGAGACCAGCACGCGCTCATTTGCCATGTCGAGGGAATAACCGTAGAATTCAACAGGGTGGACCTCTTCAGCTTTCAGGCAGAAGAGTTCTTCAAGTCGATTGATCATGAGCCATCTATGGTTGTGGACCTTTCTGACATCTACGTCTACCCATACAACTACTACCGGCGCCCACTCTATCAGGTGCAGGGGCTCTTTGCCGAGCTGTACTCAATTCTGAAGTCCAGGACGGGTGGCACCACAATCCTTGGTCTAGCGCCCGGCTTCCAGCGCATGGACACAATTGAGATCAACACGTCGAACATCCAGTTTGAGCTTGATCCTACGGTAAGCTTCAAGCATGAAGAGATAGATGGTGAGCTGGTAGAGGTGCCGATAAGTCACCTCTTCAAACCAGAAACCTCACCTCAAAAGAAAGAGCGCTACGAGTGGAAGGCGCCTTTGAAGAAGGACGAGGTCGCCGCTCTGCCAGCTCGTAGCCCAGTCTCGATCGCCATCGAACTTGGGTACAGCAATGAAACGATACCGACTGACCTCGGCGGAAAACAGGTCAACGCTACCGTTTTGACCATGAATCAGGAGATCGGAGACTTCAAGGCGGTCCTGGAATATGCCGTTGATGAGATCGGCGGTGCATGGAACTTCAAGGTCGGGACTCCAGGTGATGCCAGAAGGATAGAGCTCAGCAACGGTGAGACGGTGGAGACATTCCGGAGGCACCTGCTGTCAGAAAACAAGTTCAACCCTGTTACCATGGCTAAGTACTTCAAGAAGAAATAAATACCGCATGCTCCATTCAGACGCCTACAACAAGAGCTGGACACCTGACATTCAGGCCGCCTACTACAGGCGTGATGTGCAGTTTTTCAAGCGTGAGGTTTCAACCCTCATGACGTTGATCAGCGTTCGTGAAAGGGCACCGGATGGTGACTTCGATTCTCAGATGTCTCGACTTCTCATCTGCCTGGCTTTGTACGATCATCTTGCCAATGGTGGTGACACCATTGGTCTACTACTAGACGTGGTGAACTTCTAATGACAACACAAACTGCACTATCTAACTCTGATCCAGATGTTAAGGCAGCAAAAGCAAAATATGCGGTTGCGCAGAAGGCGCTAGGAAAGGACCTAGGTGGGTTTCCACTCGTCGATCTTTTGGCTGACAATTTCAGCTGGCCACTTGCAAAATGCAAGGAGATCGCTGCATTCATCAAGTCAACAAGTGAGTCAACCATCCCGACCTTCAAACTAATCAAGGAAATGGTTGCTGAAGAGCAGGACGATGCTGAAGAGACCAGTGATGAAGATGAAGAGACCGTAGAGGACGATGGTCCTCAGGACGTTGGCTCTGTCGCTGAGCGCCAGGGGTTCAAGAAGTCCAAGAAGGAGATGTATGCCTTCGGCAAGACCCGTCCAGTCACGCTCCTCACGAAGGATGCTCCTCTTGGTGGTCTTGACGTAACGTACCAGTACGTCATCAACCCAAAGACCGGCGCATGGATTCTTCGTGCATGCCTCAAGGGCCAGACCGACGCCGACATGGTTCAGTTTGCTCAGGGCGACGACCCATCATCGCTCGTCAAGAACCTCAAGAAAAAGACCAAGATCACCTCTCACCAGGCCGTTGAGTTCCTCAACCCACCAGCCGATCACGTCAGTGAAGACGCAAAGGTCTACACGATCATCTCTACTCGTCACCGTGATGGTAGAGAATCAAGTCACACTGGCACGCTCGAAGAGCTGATCAAGTCATTCTCATACACGTTGGAAGTTGGTAAGTCTTGGCAGCATGAGAAGGGTCGCAAGAAGATCAACCTACAGCCTAAGAACATCAAGTCCCTCATCGACAACATCAACAACGCTGCCAACAATGCAGCTGCCAATGGCGCTGCTGATCGCTACTACACCCTCGGTAAAACCGAATCCATCAAGGAAGCCCTCAACGAAGGTTCACATGATTGGGGTGGCAAGTACCCAGTCGACAAGTACCCAACGCTCAAGGACGTTCAGAAGGCCATCAATGACGCTGCTCGCGCAAGCGATCGCCACAACAACGATTCCTACGGTCAGGAACACCAGCTTGGAAAGATCACACTGAAGCCGCACAAGACAGGCGAGAACGACTATTACAAGATTTACGATGCGCTCCTTGACAAGGCAGAGAAGTGGGAACCACTGCTCGCCGACAAGTTCAAGGACAAGGATGGCAAGGAATGGTGGGTAGTCGCTGGTTGGCTAGCCGAATCAGCTGTAAAGAAGGTGAAGAGAGAGCCAATCTTTGTTCCAAACAGCTATCACGGCGGTAAGCTGATGCACCCTGGCGAGATGGCACCTGCCAGCATCAGGAACGGCAAGCATGAGGACTACGATGTGTATGTCAACATTGGTCGCCAGCGTGAACATATTGGTCGTGTCTACAACTTTCTAGGTAAGAATGACGTCATCAAGTGGGGAGCATCGTACGATGGCCGCTCATGGCCTTGGTTTACTTCGAAAGAAGATGCAGTCGCAAAACTTTTCAAGGCCAACCAGCTAGATGTTGAGTCACTTGAAGAGGCTGAAACAGCAGCGACGAAGGTGCTCAACGCGCTGAAGGCTGTCAAGCCAGCGAACGGTTGGGAGAAGAAGTACCTAGCACGTGGCGACATTGATACGAGGCGCAAGGACAAGTTTGTCACCGCAGAGTACAAGAAGACTGTCGATACTTGGGACAAGTTTCCAGGAAAGCGCAAGGAATGGGACCTTTACCCAGGGCAGAAGCACAACTTTGTAGTTCAGTGCGAGTTCGACACATCAAAGGGCACGGCCAAGGCAACGACATGGTACAGCAAGGCTGGACAGATCGTCAGCTTCGGCGTAAAGCCAGTTGACGTGTCAGTCGAAAACCCTGGAAAGATCAGCGACGCATTTGCCTCGGATGACGAGCTGATGAAGCAGCTTGCAGGTTCCAAGATGTTCAAGTACGGCATCCACTGAGTTTATGACCTGCGCATACCATGATACAATCATGGTATGGACCCAAAGCTTCTAACTCGAGATCAATTTCGTGAAGGCGTTTTTGCCCGTGACGGGCACAAATGCGTCTTCTGCGAGAAGCCAGCCGTAGACGCTCACCACATCCTTGAGCGTCGGCTTTGGCCGGACGGCGGCTACTACCTCGAGAACGGTGCCTCAGTCTGTGAAGAGCACCACCTAGCCTGCGAGCGCACGACCATCTCGGTTGAAGACGTTCGCCACGCCTGCGGCATCACCAAAATCTGGGTACCACCACATCTCTATGACGACCACATCTACGACAAGTGGGGCAACCCAGTACTTGAAGACGGTCGACGTGGCCGAGGAGAGCTCTTCTATGACGAGTCAGTCCAAAAGGTCCTTGGACATGGAGGTGTTCTGTCCCTATTCACACCTTATGTCAAGTATCCTCGAACGAACCATCTGCCTTGGTCGCCAGGAGTCCATGACGACGACAGAGTCCTCACCGACCTTTCAAGTTTTGAAGGCGAGGCAGTCGTCGTCACAGAAAAGATGGATGGGGAAAATACCACCCTCTATCGTGATCACATCCATGCAAGGAGTATCGACTCAAGAGGTGGAGAAGATCGGGCGTGGGTGAAGCAGTTCCACGCGCGCATCGCCCATGAGATTCCAGATGGATGGAGAATCTGCGGCGAGAACATGTGGGCTGAACACTCCATCTACTATGGACAGCTGAAGTCGTTCTTCCTTGGCTTCTCAGTGTGGGATGAAAGAGGCCGTTGCTTGTCGATGAACGAGACGCTTGAGTACTTCGACCTCCTAGGTATCGAGCCTGTTCCATTCCTCTATAGTGGCATCTTTGATGAAAAGAAGATTCGTGCCCTTGAGAAGGACATGGACTTCTCGAGAACGGAGGGCTACGTGCTGAGGAAAGCTGACAGCTTCACCTATGCGCAGTTCAAGACGAGCATCGCAAAGTTCGTGAGGGCTGGGCACGTTCAAACAACCAAGCACTGGCGAGCTGGTAGGGCGCTTAACCCGAACAAGCTATCCTGCTAGTTTTAACTACCAGCGCTCTGTGATACAATCAGGCCAGAATCTGTATCGGAGACCATGATGTCGACACCTACAGCTGACAACATCGAGCGCCGTTTTCACACACGGCACCGTGCAAGAACGATGGTCCAGATTCGTAGCGCTCAGGGCAACAAGCGCATGTGCAAGGCCATCAACCTTTCAGCTGATGGCGTTGGTGTCGAGACCAAGGGAATGGGTCTCAAGAAGAATGAAGAAGTCGAGCTTACCTTCGTCATCAACTTGGGCAGCATCTCGAAGATGCACCACCGGAAGGGTCGAGTAGTTCACGTCAAGAACGGCATCACTGGCTTTGCCATGCAGAGGTATGAGCCTCCGAAGGCCAGAACAGTCTAACCTGCAGTCGGCCATCCGAAATTTCGGAGCCCCCGTATAAATAAGTTTACAGTTAGATAGCATCTTGTTATGATGCTACTCTAGTCGAAATTCAACACACTGAGAACTTCAATGCGTACCATGTTCAGAAACATTACGATGAAAAACTGGCAAGATAAGTGCCAGCGTACCGTCGTGCGTTTTGAACGAGAGCATGATAATACGCATGTAACCCTCAGTGAAGGAAGTAAGGAAGGCTAAAGCCACTTCTTCCAAGACAGAAAAAGTCTAAACACTGAGGGTTCCTTTCGGAACCCTCAGTTCGTTTAGGGGGCAGATTAAGGTATCTGCCAAGAAACAAAACCTGGACCGCTATGAAACGGCTGAGTAGTCTTCAAGCCGCCGAGTGCGATAAAGGCAAGATTTTGGTATGGTGCCGAAAGGCACCAAAAACAGAGGGGCGGCGGAGTCCGTTCAGGGCTTTCCCACGCCGCCCCTCATCTTTACTTCGAGAGTTCTTTAGTGTGGCCGTGGCGGAATTGGTAGACGCCCCTGACTGTGAATCAGGTCCTTATGGGTTCAAGTCCCATCGGTCACCCCAAAGAGTTTTCAATGGTGTCGTTAGTGTAGCGGTTAGCACCTCACTCTGTGAATGTGACAGCGCCAGTTCGATTCTGGTACGACACCCCAAATATTGGTGATGAGCTCATTCAACCACATCCTAAGCAAGGTGTAGGGAGTTCAAAGCCCGCTGACCGCAATGTCAGCCGCATGGCAGGAATGCGAAAGACTGCCCTTTGCTCGCTTAGTACAGTGGTAGTATGCAGCCCTCGTAACGCTGAGACGTGTGTCCGATTCACACAGTGAGCACCAATTTCTATGGACCGTTCGACTTCTGGTGAGGTCACGAGGCTTTCACCCTCGTCAGGCGGGTTCGATTCTCCGTACGGTCTACCAACTTCAATGCGCGTGTCGTATAGCGGCTATTATACCTGGCTCTTACCCAGGCTGACGTGGGTTCGAATCCCACTGCGCGCACCAATTTCTGTTCCGGTGCCGGACCAATGGTGGTGCCCGCGTCGCTGTTAACGACGAGACAACGAAAGTTGTCGGGAGGTTCGATCCCTCTCACCGGAGCCAAAATTCTTGGATCGCTAGCTCAATTGGTAGAGCAGCAGACTCTTAATCTGTTGGTTCAGGGTTCGAGTCCCTGGCGGTCCACCAAAATTCAATTGCGATGTAGCTCAGTGGTTAGAGCGCCAAAAACATCGTCTGCACCTTTTGTTGCGCAAGCAACCGACAGTGGATGGTTATCTCCTACTAAGAGGGTGGACAGAGGTTCGATTCCTCTCATCGCAGCCAATTCAGCGGGTCTGTAGCTCAGAGGCAGAGCAGAGGGCTTTTAACCCTAAGGTCGAGATTTCGAAATTCTCCAGGCCTACCAATTTTTCGATACCAAATTCTTGGGCACTTAGTGTAATGGACAGCACGGAAAAACTCGACTGCTACTTTTCGTTGGAGAAATCCAACCGGCTTGTGGTTGATTATCTTCTATGAAAAGACCGGAGTCGGGTTCGAATCCCACAGTGTCCACCAATTTCTACGGGGCAATGTGACGTAATGGGAGAACGGTCTGCTCATCGCGAAAGCGTTGTCTTAAATGTTGGTTCGAGTCCAACTTGCCCCACCAAATTCTATGCTCCATTCGTCTAGTGGTTAGGACGCTAGCCTCTCAAGCTGGTAACACGGGTTCGAATCCCGTATGGAGCGCCAATTTCTGCACTCGTAGCTCAGTGAAAGAGTACCACCTTAACGTGGTGGGGGTCGGTGGTTAAAGTCCATCCGAGTGCACCAAGTTTGACAACCGAATCGCAACCGACGGTTATCACTGTTAATGATCACCCCGTCAATCGCACTGGTCGCAAGACCCTTTGTTGTCATCATTCAAGGAGAGCGTCATGAGCAAGTTGTACCACACGTTCAACCCAATCACCAAGACCATCGAGCTGAAGCCGCTCTCGAGCGCTTCGGAGATTCTTTGGTCCTGAGACGTTCTCAGACCCTGCGCACATCATGCGCACCTATCGTCGCTTCATCATCGGCACGAAGAAGAGAAATGGAACCGCGCGTGGTCTCATGTACTACCGCCGCTTCATTCATTCGTACCTCGAAGCAAAGCGACAGTTCTTTTCTACCCCCGTGTAGTTCAGTGGTAGAACGCCTGGCCGATTACCGGGATGTTGTGGGTTCGATTCCTACCACGGGGACCAAATTTGCTTCTCTAGTTCAATGGTAGAATGCCGCTTTCACACGGCGAGGACAAAGGTTCGATTCCTTTGAGAAGCACCAGCATTAGTCAGCGGCGATCGCACCGATGCGCGAATCGGTAAGGGTTGTTGGTACTGTAACCCGCGGATGATAGAACCAACGGAATTCACGGCTACGTGGCAGAGTGGACAATTGCGGCACTCTCATAAGGTGTAAAGTCGTCGGTTCGAATCCGACCGTAGCCACCACTTCTGTAAATACGATTGATCCAATCTACTCCAAGCCTATCTCATCAGAGAGTGTCAGGCGTTAACGAAAGGAGTATGCAACATGGCTACCATGAAGCAATCTGGAATCAGAATCGTTATCGACTCTACACTCATCATTGCTGTAGCTTCTATGGCATTTTGGGTTGGAGCCCAATCGGAACGCATCAACAATCTTGACAAGGCAATTAACACGCGCGGCGCTCCTCAGATCAGCATTGAGGCGGCAACGAGACTGACATCAGTCGAAGCTCGAGTTGACGCTCTTGAGGACAAGACCAAGTCGAAATAATCCATACGCTAGTTGAGGAATTGGTAGACTCCTCGGGTTTTGACCCCGAAGTTTTGTAGGTTCGAGCCCTACCTGGCGTTCCAACTTAAGCCCGCCGTCGAAAGACGGCGGCACCCTTTCAGCTCACCTGTTGAGGAATTGGTAGACTCCTCTGGCTCTGAACCAGAAGTTCTGCACGTTCGAGTCGTGCCAGGTGATCCACATCGTTACAACAATCGTTTCGCTAGGTGCATAAGTAGTTGTTTAGCATCGCAACGATCGTTACACAAATCGTTTCAATTGGGGGATCGTCTAGTGGAAGGACTACGGTCTCTGACACCGTCAACCTTGGTTCGAATCCAAGTCCCCCAGCCAAATTCATGGACCATTAGTAGATGGGTAACATTTCACTCTGTCTAAGTGAAGAAGCGGGTTCGAGTCCCGCATGGTCCGCCACTTCTGGAGCGTTAGCATAGTCTGGCTTACTGCGCATCCCTGTCACGGATGAGATCACGGGTTCGAATCCCGTACGTTCCGCCAAAACGATCACGACCTTTGCTCCACGAGAGCCGAAGTGCTTCGTTAATCCCGTGAGGGGAGAAAATCCCTCACGCCAATTCAATGCCCCTGTAGTTCAGTCCGGACAGAATGTCTCGCTACGAACGAGAAGGTCGTGGGTTCAAATCCTGCCAGGGGTGCCACTAAATACATGCATGAAAGTCAATGACCTCTTCGTGCGTGGTTCGTCTTACCTTTCCGGTGTCGTGAAGGGCAGACCGCTCAAGGTTCGTAACTTGTACAGCGCTGCAGATACTGCCGCAGTTGTCAAGGATGGAGCTAAGGCAACCAAACAGACGATCACCATCCGCAATGGCGTGACGGGCACGATCGTTGGCATGAGGACGGTTGCGCAGAAATGAAGCTCTTCACCAAGAAGAGAGATGAGCAGCCGAAGTTTGACTGGCTGCGAGCGTATGAAGAGAGCCGTAGGCTTGTCTTCGAAGCTCAACAGCAGATGGATGCTGAAGCAGCTGAAAAGCGCCGAGAGCGTAGGAAGGAAGCTGCACTGCAGCCATCTCCAAAGAGCGGCAAGCTAGGACGAGCTCAAGCAAAGTCTCTCGCTAGAGAGTACGTGAAGCTGCACAATGACACGTCTCGTAAATACGCAGAGCTCTTCAAGAAGGTCGGTGCCGGCAGATGGCATGATGACGACACGCACCCTCTGAAGGCAGCACATGAACTTGCAATTGCAAGGAGCTTTCAAAACTTTGGCAACAAATGGCATACGCTGTTGAAGGTGAGTCGACCGCTTACGGTGCTTGACTCATATCCAGCGATCAAGAAGGACGCGCACAAGGTTGCGTGGCTTGACAAGCAAGTAGATTCGGTGTGGAATGAGCATAAGCGAAATATCGCTGCGCTCACTTCAAGATACAAACGCATGTCTCGTTAGTCTAATGGTATGACGGTAAGCTGCAACCTTACAGGCGGGGGTTCGATTCCCTCACGAGACTCCAATTTCAATTGCCTCGTAGCTCAGTCGGTAGAGCGGCTCGCTGTTAACGAGATGGTCGCGGGTTCGATCCCTGCCGAGGCAGCCAAACAATAGAGGATTGGTGTAGTGGTAGCGCTGCGGTCTCCAAAACCGCCAGCGGGGGTTCGATTCCCTCATCCTCTGCCAAATGATTGACGGGCACGGTAAATACCTTTGTCCGCACCGCCTGACCAATGTCAGGATGAGTGCGTTAATCCACAAAGGAGATTATCATGACCTTCAACAATCAGTCTAGCAATGTGTTCGTTGACATCTCGTCCGAACAGTTCCGCACGTACCGCTTTGCCAATGGCGAAGAGGTCACCATCAAGGAACCACTCCAGCTCAGCGTTTCGACAAGCGGTCACCGCCTGTTTGACAACGACGGCGTATCACACTACGTCCCAAAGGGTTGGATCCACTTGAAGTGGAAGGTCAAAGAAGGCCAGCCCCACTTCGTCAAGTAACGAATTCTCTCGGTAGTGAAACTGGATATCATCAGAGCTTGCGAAGCTTTGGTTGCGGGTTCGAGTCCCGCCTGGGAGGCCAACTATTCTACTGGCTTGACATAGACCTCAGAGCCTTGCATCATATCGTTTGCAAGCTCTCTGACATCTGTGTCAAGCTCGGCACGAATGTGTCCAGGATTTTGCTCTGTCACGTCATGATTTGTCTGTGGTCTCAGAGTCCTGATGTACTGCGTGTTGAATGGGAATGCCATGCTGGTGTTCCTATGTTAGGTAAAGTATTTACGCCGCTGTAGCTGAGATGGATTAGCGCTAGCCTGAAAAGCTTGAGAGGTCGGTTCGATACCGTCTGGCGGCACCACTTTTGAGACAACCGTTGTAGATTGATTATCTTCGCCAAAAACTGAAGGGCCAAGTACATTGGAGTACGCCAGAAAACCGTGAGGGAAGTATGGAGGTGGGTTCGAATCCCGGTCTAAACGTCGATCTTCGCTTTTGTTGTCGTATGCACTCGTAGCTCAGTTGGTAGAGCAGTGGACTGAAAATCCGCGTGTCGCTGGTTCGACTCCGGCCGAGTGCACCAATTACTCTGTAAGCCAGTTCATCAGCGCAAAGAACTTCTTTGCGATGCTGACAACGGTGAACAGACACATCATCGGCATGATGCAGACCCAGAAGAATGAGCTCAGACCATCAGGCATGGTGAAGCCCTTCTTCTCAAGCCAACCTTCAATTTTGGCTGCGTTCTTCATCGCACGCACGAAAGCGAACATGACGATGCCGAACGCAATGAGCCCACAGATTGTAGAGATGAGAAATTCCATCTTGTATTTACTGCCCTTGTAGCTCAGTGGACAGAGCAGCAAGTTCCTACCTTGCGGGTCGGAGGTTCGACTCCTCTCTTGGGCGCCAGTTTCAGTGCTGTTTGGTAGTGTAATGGAAGCACCGCAGATACGTGACTCTGCAAGTGGTGGTTCGACTCCCCTATGACAGCCCAATTTCAATGCCTCCGTAACTCAGTGGACAGAGTGAGAAGCTTCTACCTTCTAAGTCGCGGGTTCGAATCCTGCCGGGGGCTCCAATTCAAAGTAGGTGAAGCTTAGGCTCTACCACTTTCCAGAACGCACCGCATAGATCAGCGTGTGCGCCAACGCCAGGGTGGAGATCATCTCTAGCTCGAGGCGTGTACACCGACTTCCCAACAGGGAAGTGAACATAGTTTTCTCCGATCTTGCGCATGAGCTCAGCTGCATGCGGCTCCCACGCAGAATGAAATGCCTGGCAGTTCCAATGCAGGTACATCGCCTGTATGGTGTTGAAGCTTCTAGTGCACTGGTGCTGCGCGAAATACGTGTCAGCGAAAAGCCAGTCAGCATTCGTCTTGCTAAGCGCTGGCGCCCACATACGTGCATTTGGTGTTTCTACACAGTAGTCGCGCCTGTACATGGATGGGAACAGCGAGAACACCAGCTTCGGTTTCACCTTGACGTTCTTGACGAACCACATTGTGGAAGACGCCATCGTATCAAATCCACCACCGCCAATGGCAATGTTCCAGAATGGAATCTTCTTGCCAGTTGCAGCGCGCAGCTTCTCAACGAGCTGATAGGCCCAAGTTCCAGTGACAGGAACTCCTATCCCTTCAGTGATGCTGCAGCCGTTGAATAGAACCGGCAGCTCGCTTTCTTCTGTGAACTCGTCGCACCTGAACCCATTTGAGTTGAAGCGGTAATCGAAGTCCTCCGGCTTGAACGGATTTGGACCATTGCCATGTTGCTCACGGTACGATTCTGCATTGTCTGTTCCGCACCACTGGTGCAGTGCACCACGGCGAGAATCCAGACGGTTCATGTAATGTTCAATGACGGTTTCCATGGTGTATTTACCGTGGTTCCAATGCGCCTGTAGCTCAGTGGATAGAGCGTCGTCATCCGAAGGCGAAGGTCGTGGGTCCGATTCCCACTGGGCGCTCCAATAAATAGAGATGTACGAGATTATGCCCTCATAGTATAGTGGCTATTACGCGGCTTTGGTAAGGCTGAAACCACAGTTCGATTCTGTGTGAGGGCACCACCTTGATGAAAGTTCTTCACTACCCAGACAAGACGCTGAAGATGATCAGCAACCCGGTTTCCCGCATCACTAACGTTGATGAGGCGACGATCGTTGAGATGTTTGAGGTGATGAAGCGCCAGAATGGCATTGGGCTTTCGGCCATTCAGATTGGATACCCGTTCCGCATCTTCATCATGGACACAAGTTCCATGGGTGGAAAGATGGAGCGCCGTGTGTTCTTCAACCCAGAGATCGTTGAAGCATCGACAGAGATCGTGCCCTTCAACGAAGGCTGCTTGAGCTTCCCTGGCCTGTTTGCCATCGTGAAGCGCCCAAGCTGGGTAAAGGTGAAGGCTCGTGACGACAAGTTTGAAGAGTTTGAGCTTACGCTTGATGGCATTGACGCAGTCTGCTTTCAGCATGAGCTTGATCACCTGAATGGAATTACGTTTTACGATCACTTGAGCCCAGTCAAGAAGGACTGGATCAAGAAGAAGATGAAGAAACTCGGGCTCGCTTAGCTCAGTGGTAGAGCACTTCTTTGACATAGAAGAGGTCGTAGGTTCGATCCCTACAGCGAGCACCACCTACCGGAATCTTGCCACATGAACATCAAGCTGTTGATATAGATCAACTCCAACGCATTGACGATCGCCTCGCCGAGATAGGTGAGCGCATAGCGCAAGTCAACGCCGAGCTCCTAGAGCTCAAGCGCTTGAAACTTTCCCCATCCCCAGGGCTTCTCGAACAGATGAAGTCCCTCAACCAAAAGCAAGAAGCATTTACTCAAACGCGAGAAATGTGGATTGTGATTCTCAAAGAATGTCCACGACTAAAGGAGCGAACATGAAGCGCATCATCGAAATTCGTTCCGCAGAAGGCGGAGCAGACTCCAAGCTCTTCGTAAGAGACTTGGCCAACGCATACACGAAGTACCTTCTCAAGGTCGGCTGAAAGTATCGGCTCGCTTTCCCGCGTCTTGGGGAAGCAACGATCGAGGTCGAAGGCGACAACCTCCATGTTCTAGATGGAGAAGCCGGAGGCCACCGCATCCAGCGCATACCACCAACTGAACGCAATGGGCGAGTCCACTCGTCTACCGTGACCGTCGCCGTCATCAACCCGCTTGAGACAAAGCGAGTTGAATTCAATGACCGTGACTTCAAGGTAGAGTGGTACTCGGGCTCAGGCGCCGGTGGTCAACACCGCAACAAGCACCAAAACTCTTGCCGCATCACCCACATCAAAAGTGGAGTCATTGTCACGTCACAAACTAGGAGCAGACAGAGCTCGCTTCAACAGGCGAAGGAAGAAATTCTGCGCAGGTTGAACCAGTTCCAACACCAACAGGTTCGTGATACAATGGCAGTTGATAGAAAACAGCAGGTTGGAAGTGGTGAGAGGGGCGACAAGATTCGTACCTATCGCTTCCAAGACAACATCGTCAAAGACCACCGCACTGAACGGCAGGCACCGACTGACGCAGTTCTAGCAGGTAACTTCCAACTTTTGTGGAGATAAATACAGACATGGAACTCTCCAACATCAACACCATCGAAGGCATTGCGGATGACGTCATCAGCAAGATGAGCGATGAAGACAAGGTATGGGTTACGAAACACTCTCTCGACAACGTGTGTGCCATGCACCACTCCGTTGGCCAGTGGATTCGCAACACCTACGGTCTGTGGCATACGAATGCTCTGACTGAAAGCTGGCGCACCAAACCAGAGACGCACGACATCCGTGGTGGTGTCGACTATTCAGCTGACCATCCAGATGCAGTGTCTAACGACGTCCTCGAACTCATCTGGAAGAAGCTCACGAAGGCCGTAGCATGAATTTGACCATCACCGAAGCCGCAGCAAAGAAGGTTGCCTCACTGCTCGAGCAGAACCCTATCAACCCAAATCCCGGAAGCAATGGACCGAACAATAAAGGTCTGCGCGTCTATGTTGAGGGCGGTGGGTGTTCAGGTATGAAGTACGGTTTTGCCTTCGAAAGTGAGTTTGAAGACGGTGATAACCTCGTTTCACAGCATGGGGTGCTGTTCATCGTCGACGCTATCTCTGGAAACTATCTTGATGGCGCATCCATCGATTATGTTGAGGACATCATGGGCTCAACGTTCAAGATCGTCAACCCGAACGCAACAGGCTCATGCGGTTGCGGCTCATCGTTTGCCGTATGAAGCTTCTTGAAGTGGCAAAGATCACCGAACGTGCAGGCTTTCTGCCATACGTCATTGAAGATGACGAGCCAGTGTTTTACTTCATGAAGCCATCGAAGGCCAAGTTTGGTGGCGCCCAGTTCCAGATCGCCAAGGGTGGATTGGAAAGTGGTGAGACATCGCTTGACGCCGCCCTCCGTGAGGCCAAAGAGGAACTTGGCCTGCGCCGCTCAAACGTCAAGGACGATACTGTTCAACTCGTATGGCGTGGTAAGATGCGCGGGGCTGAAGAGGTCTACACCATGTCAGTGTACATGGGCGAGATCAAGAAGAAAGACAACTTCAAAGAGCCAACGCACGAAACAGCTGAGACCGCCTGGCTGACAGCCAAGGACTTCGTCAAGAAGGGTCGTCAGCCACAGCAGCACATTGTCAGGAAGGCCGCTGCGCTGGTATAGTTTACCGGCAACCCAAATCAAAGTACAATAAGAGGTATCCCACATGGGAGAAGCAAAACGAAGGGGAACCTTCGAAGAGCGTAAGGCCGCCGCCATCGCTCGTGACAAGAAGGTTCAGGAAGAGGCTGAGCGTCTGTTCCAAATTTGGAAGCAGAAGAAAGATGGCAAGGTGAAGACGACAGATGGATGAGAAGCAGAAAAAGCTGAAGAGGGTAGTTTCCCAGCAGGTGACGTCTGTGCTCAGTACCGCCTCGCACGTTTCAAAGGCGAGCAAGAAGAAAAAGATGATCAGCCACGTTTCATTTTCACAGATCAAGAAGGCAAGCTAATGGTACGCAGAACGTTCAGCAACAAGGTCAACATCGTCTACCTTGACATGGACGGAGTGCTTGCCGACTTCGACCTCTTCGTTCTTCAGAACCTTGGCCGCACCTTCATCCACGCCGACGGCCCAGGCGCCGACCTAGAAATGTGGGACTTCCTCAAGTCGGTGCCGAACATGTACCTGCACCTCGAACCAACCCCATACTGCCATGAGCTGGTTGAAGCCGCTCTAGCTACCGGTGCCAAGGTAGAGATTCTGACTGCAATCCCACGTCGTGTCGAGATGCCTTCGGCAAACCAGGACAAGATTGACTGGGCCCTCAAGCACCTCGGCCCAGACATCAAGGTGAACTTCGGTCCGTTCTCGGCTGACAAGTGGAAGCATGCAAAGCCTGGTGACGTCCTGGTTGACGACCGCCACAGCAACATCCAGGAATGGATCAACCACGGAATGGGCTTCGGCATCCTCCACGAGTACACGGATCACACCAAGAGCATCTCTGCTCTAAAGAGCCTTACAACTCGGTTCTGATAAATACCTGCATCGGTTTCTGGAGAACACCATGAAGGTATCTGAACTGCTTCTAGAGCGTCAGTCTGGCGCCTACTACAATCCTGCCTACAAGGACAAAAACCTTCTTGGCTCTGTAAAGGATTGGCTCGATGCCGGCGGTGTAAAGCCTGAGCACATCAAGCAGGCAATGGACCACGTTCGTGGCGGTGATGCCTTCGCAAAGGCCAAGGAAGCAGGTCTGATCTACTCGCCAAATTCCAAGGCCGAAAAGAACGGCACCTTCTACTTCAAGGTAGCACGTAAGGGCTATGACAACCAGCCTGGCCGCCTTGGTCGTGAGCAGAACACCTACATCGTTCATGCTAACGGCCAGATTCGTAGCTCAAGCGATAACAACTGGGGCGGTGAAGCTCGTACACGCCTTGCATCTCCGAAGCCACGCATGGTCTCAGGCGATCCAGTCAAGTCACTCGTGAAGACCTATGACTCTGCCATCAGCGAGCTCACTCGCAAATGGAAGAAGTCGAAGAACAATCCGTCGAACAAGTAAGTTCGACCAACTAGCTCATCTCATAAGGAATATCAAGCCGCAATAGCGGTTGCGTCTGTTTATTCTTTAGGAGAAAAACCATGGACTTCATGACCTACATTCTGGGCCTGCTCGCAAAGAGCGTCATCAGCCCATACACCTACGTCGGTATCGTTCTTGGCGCTCTCTTCTCACCACTCTGGATCGCTGCCTACAACTTCGCAAAGTACAAGATTCTTGCCAAGGTTCCATTCCTGGCAATCTTCTTCACGAAGGTTGAGAGCACCGTAGACCAGCTGCAGGATGTCGCCGACCCAGTCGCCGACAAGCTTGAGAAGAAGCTCGAGAAGAAGACGAAGAAGTAAGTTCTTCGTTTGCTGACCATCATAGCAGAAGGGGCTCTTACGAGCCCCTTTTCTTATTCGATGACCGTCATGTCAGTGTATTTCGCCGGCATCTTTGGTAGAACATTCAGATCACCAAGAATCAGCTTGAGATTTTTCAACGTGATAAGGTATGCAGGAAGCGTTGATGAAGGTAGCCCTTCGAGATTCGGAATAATGAGCGCATACACCTTTCCAGATGCAGGCGCATAGACGAGCTTGAATAGACGGGTTGGAATTGCAGTGCCGTCGACAAGCGTTGAGACCTTACCATCATAGAGCACACCGCTTACGATGTAGACAGCACCTTCTCTAGCTGCGATTTTCCTAACACGACCCTCTAGCGCATTCCAAATTCCACGGTTGTTGCCAGCTTTTTGCGGCACAATGTTGGTCATGAAGAACGATTCTTCTGCCGACACTGGATCATCTGCGATGTCAGCAAAGCTCGTCAAATGCCCACGGTCAAAACCGGTGTTCGTGTATGCTGCTGCTGACGACTGCTTGTCCTTTGGAAAATCAGGGTCTGGTTTGAAGCTGCCATCTCGATCTACAGCCTCGATCTTGAGATCATCGGCGGTGAGCAGCTGCGCCGACCATAGTGGTCCCTTCACGGTTGCCGAATAACCAACAACGTAGCTCTTGTGGCAAATGATCGTCTGATCCTTCATCTTTGGGAAGGTTTCTGCGTAGACCATCTTCAGACATTCTGCTTGATCCAGCCCATGTGCTGGAACTGCTGCAAATGCCGATGTAAATAGTACGAAGGCCAGCACTAAGGCTTTCTTGTTCACGATGATCTCCGGTTGAATACGATTGCGCTAGGGTATTTACGAGCGCTCAGGTTGTCCAGATGAGCCAATCAACCCTATCGACCTGCAGTTTATCTGCTCAGGTCGATGTGATACAATCGAACCAGATCAAGCCTGGTTCAAAGGACTTCTATGAACATTGGACTAGACGTGATCACTGGTGTTTCGTGTGGTGTAGAGTACGTGACACCGATTGATGACGAATGTGAACACGTGCTGATGGTAGACATCTTCATCATACGGCTGCTGTTTATGTGGCCACAATAAGAAGGAGCAGCTTGAGAAATTGAGCTGACGTGTAATGGCATTGATTCTTCAGCTTGACGCTTCGGGTCAACCGAGCAAGTGGATTTCGTGGAAGGCCGCAGTGACCTATCACGCCAAGAACCTGGTCGCCTGGGAAATTGGTGAGGTAGAAACGGTCGTGAAGGGTGGTACCTCGTCCAAGACGGGAACCCAGACTGTCGTTGTCACCTCCTCGATCATGGCCGTCAAGGGCAAGACGAAGCGCAAGACGCGCGTTCCAGCTCTCAACAACAAGGAGCTGTTCCGCCGTGACCATCACGTGTGCGCATACTGCGGCGACATCTTCGGTGAGTCGAACCTCACGCGTGACCACATCATCCCAAAGGCACAGAAGGGTGCTGACTCATGGATGAACTGCGTTTCGGCCTGCACGAAGTGCAACCAGAAGAAGGACGACCGCACGCCTGAGCAGGCAAACATGCCGCTGCTCTATGCGCCGTATGTGCCGAACCGGGCTGAGCACCTCATCTTGGCCAACCGCAACATCCTTGCGGATCAGATGGAGTTCTTGCTGTCGTTCGTCGATGAGAAGTCGCGCGTTCGACAGCACGCAGCCAAGGCACGGTAAGGAGTAGAGATGATCGACCCACGCATGCAGCAATTTCTTGAAGCTCAACGTCGTGGGTCGCTCATCATCGGTCTTCTGTCTTCCATAGTTGGAATCCTCCTTCTATGGAAGACCTTCTTTCTCGGGTGGCCGTCATTCGTTCTGGCCGCCCTCGCCGCCTTCAGCATCATGAAGGTCGGCTCAGCCCTTCACTTCTTCTATCTCCAGCGCCGCATCTACAAAGGTGATCTTCGAGAGTTCATCATCGACACAGACGGCGCCATCAACCATTTTCAAGGCCTGTTGACTGGAGCCCCTCAGACCGAAAAGGCGCCGACAGACCCAGGTAAGTTGAACCTCGCCGCCATCCAGCCATTCTTCGTTGTGGCCGGCCCGGAAAAACCACTTGGCAAGTTCATGGACGCTAACATCTACGAATGGCTGCACTTCGTCGGCGGTGACGGTGTCGTGCGCCGCTTCACCTACCATTCTGTTGCACAGACACCAGCACAGCGCATAAACCTTCCCGAAGGTTGCATCATCGTTCCGCCTGGCATCATCTACAAGATGGACGATGAACTCCCGATTGTCATTCGTCAGGTTGACGAAACCGTATAAATAGCCGCACGAGAGTTTACTGCCACGCACCTCTGTGGTAGAATTCTCATCTTAAAGAGTTCTTTGGAACCGGAACAAGTTGGTTATCTTGGTTATGAACGACTTGTACTCTTTTGTTCCCTTCTCTGAACTCTTCATCTTCGAAAACTTGACTTAGAAAAGCTGACTTCACCGATGGTGTTGGTTACCCAATACTTAACGGTAGGTTCCGAAAGCAGACCAGCAGTTTGTGATCGGATAGGCGCATGTGCCGAATCGCATGCGGGTTCTCTTGACCGGCCCAGGCGTATGCCGCAACAACCCAACAAGAGATAGTGCGAGGTAGAACACTCGATATTTGTGGGACTGAAACACCCAATAGTTGCGACACGAATTAAGTCGATAGGTTACCAGTTGCCAAATCAACTGGTGTAGGAACCAAGCGTTGTCCCAGCGGCAACACGCGGTTAGGGTTGCAAACCTGGCCGCAGCTGAAGTATCCGAAGGCCCGACACTAACCTTTGTCGGAGTCAGCCTCTCTAAGTTAAGTTCTTTGCTGCCGCAGTGGCAGCCGTCATCAAGGAGATATCACATGGCACGTTCATCGGCAATCTACGTTTCAACCAACACTCGCAAGCCAGCTTCGACTGTGACCCCACAGACGCAGGCGCTCCCAGGTCGCGAGGCAGAAATGGTGCGCAACTCTGCAGGCGGAATGACCTTCCAGCTTGATCAGTGGGGCTACCTCGACCGCTTCCTGATCCTCGGCTCAGACACGCCTTCGTACTACGCTTCTGCCAAGAAGCTGACCCTCGGCGCGTCGAAGAACCTTCTCGAGTGCATCAAGGCTGACGGTGTCCGCACTGTCAACCGCATCACCGAGCTGTCGCTCGCCGGCCGTGCTCCGAAGAACGATCCATCGGTCTTTGCTCTTGCCATGTGCGCTGTGCATGGTAACGAGGAGACCGTGAAGGCCGCCTACGAGGCGCTGCCAAAGGTCTGCCGTATCGGCACGCACCTGTTCCAGTTCGTTGCTGCGCTCGATGAGCTCGGCAAGTGGAACGCTGCTGCAAAGCGTGGTGTCGCTGCGTGGTACACCAAGCGTGGTGAGGACAAGCTGGCCCTCCAGCTGCTCAAGTACCAGTCACGTGATGGCTGGGCTCACCGTGACGTGCTCCGCCTGGCGCACGTGAAGCCGCTCTCTGACGTTCAGTCGAACCTCTTCCGCTACGTCGTGAAGGGTGCTGAAGGCCTGGAGGCTGGTGCAGTTGTTCCGCAGCTGCTCAACGACTTCGAGGCGCTCAAGGGTGCCGATGCGAAGAAGGCCATCAAGCTGATCGAGTCGAACGACGCAATCACTTGGGAGATGATCCCAACTGAGCTGCAGCGTGATGTGAAGGTGATGTCAGCCCTGCTCCCAGGCATGGGTATGACGGCACTCATCCGCAAGCTGGGCCAGCTCACGAATGTGGGTGTGCTCAAGCCGCTGTCGGCCGACATGAAGGTCGTCATCGAGAAGCTGACTGACAAGGAGGCGATCAAGGCAGGCCGTGTTCACCCGATCACGATCCTCAACGCCTTCAACCAGTACAAGCAGGGTCATGGTGACAAGGGCTCGCTGACCTGGACTCCAGTTCAGCAGGTGCTTGACGCCCTGAACGATGCGTTCTACGAGTCGTTCGAGTTCATTGAGTCAACCGGTAAGGGTCACCTCATCGGCGTGGACTGCTCTGGCTCGATGTTCGGCGCGCGCGTGACTGGCGCAAACAACCTCACCGCCGCCGAGGTGGCTGGTGTTATGGCCCTGGCCGTAGCGAAGCGCGAGCCGAACTACTGGATCGGTGGTTTCAACCACAAGATGGGTGAGCTCAAGATCACGCCAGCAATGCGCCTCGACAAGGTGCTGAAGGTCATCCAGGCATTCTCGTGGGGCAGCACCGACTGCTCTCTGCCGATGACGCACGCCCTCGAGCACAAGATGGACGGTGTTGAGAAGTTCGTTGTCATCACTGACAACGAGACCTACGCTGGTCGCATGCAGCCGGTCGAGGCCCTCGCTCGCTACCGCAAGCAGTACGTCAAGAACGCGAAGCTGATCGTGTGTGGTACGTCTACGACGAACTTCACCATCGCTGACCCGAAGGACCCAGGCATGCTCGACATCGTTGGATTCGACTCAGCCGCTCCGCAGCTGATTCAGTCCTTCTAAGATGAAGCGCCTCCTCCATCGCATTTCCAAGTTCTTCAAGGAATCTTGGGAAGCAATGGGGGAGGCGGCCATCGCGTCCAACATGGAGATGGAAGGCTACACTGATCTTGAGATTGAGCTCGAGTTAAATAGGTTCAGGAAGCCGAAGGAGAAGGTCAATGTTCAAGATGCTGACAAATCTGAGTAAGGCCGCAGTAGCGACCGCTCTGACCCCTGTTGCCGTGGCCGTTGACATTGCCAAGCTTCCATCAACTGCGTACAACAACGAGCCAGCTTTCGGTTCAACCGAGAAGATGCTCAAGACGGCGGGCGAATGCGTAGAAAAAGCGGTCGAACCGGAGTAACTACGCCACCTGAGAAGGTGGTTGAAGTGAAATCCACTGCTGATGTGATCGAGCTCTTCGGTACACCGAAGGACTTCACAGAAGACGAACTACGTGGTCTATGGAATGCTTTTCGAACTCCGCTAGTTCCAATTCGTAGAGTACCACCGAAGCGCAGGTCATAGTTTACCCAAAGGGCGACAGGTTTAGAATGAACCTCTCGCCCTTTGTTTTGCCTGGAACATGAAGATAGAAGTTGAGAAGATCGAGGTTCATGCCCGCCACCGTCAAGTCGATCTGACTGGGTGGAAGATAGAAGAGGGTGAACCGGTCTCCGTCGTCAGCCGCACCATCTACGAGATGCTTGCGCCTGATCTTCACGCACGGATAGTCAAAAAGCTCGGTCACGACTGCTACTTTTCTGGTGACGATGGCGAAAAGAAAGGCTTTTTCACTGGCGACCCATTTGATCCAGATACCTGGGAACCGATTAAGGACATCGATGAAAATCCGAGTGACATACAAATCCCCTGACGCCCTCTACTTTGCCGTCGACGATCTGATGGCCAATGAGACTGGCAGCATCGTCGAGCTTCGTGAAAAGCGTGAGGCCTACATGGAGCGCCTCATCGAAATTCTCGGCTCAACCGAGTACGTTGACGTCGAGGTCGACCTCGAAGCTGGTACCGCAACGGTCAAGAAGGTTCGATGAACCTCAACGTCATTGCTGCGGTGGCGCTCAACGGCGTCATCGGCGATTCACGCACCAACACGATCCCATGGCACCTGCCAGCGGACCTGTTCAACTTCAAGCGCGTGACGGCTGAGAAGACCGTCGTCATGGGTCGCAAGACCTTTGAGTCGATCGGCCGACCGTTGCCGAAGCGCAAGAACATCGTCATCACGTCAGACCCTCAGTTCCGCTGGCGCCATAAGGTCATCACCTACCCAACTCTTGCTGAGGCCCTCTCGCAGGAAGATGGTGATGTCTTTGCCATCGGTGGCCAGAGAATCTACGAAGAGGCATGCTCACTTCGTCCCGCAACGTTCTACATCACCGTCGTTGATGCTGATCCAGAAGGTGACGTGAAGTTCCCATACGAGGGGTGGCAGTTCAAGGGTGGCATCTTCATGCCATCAGGCTGCTCAACGCTGTACTACAACCGCTACACATCAGCAAAGCTGCACGAAAATGGCTACGACTACTGCTTCACAGAGTTCTCAAAAGACCCTCCGCCTTCATATTGACACAGAGTTCACCGACTTTGCTAAGGCGGACATGATCTCGATCGGCATCGCCGCATCGACTGATCTTACGTTTTACGCAGAGAACCTGGACTTTGATCAGTCGTTGTCATCGACGTGGGTGGTCCAGAACATCTATCCGCTTCTTGATCCAGTCAAGTACGGCATGAAGCGCTCAACGCTTGTCGCTCGTCTCTGGGAATGGCTTGACGAGCTGCCGGCGGACAAGTTCTCGGTTATCGTAGACTACCCAACCGACTGGCTTCTCTTCAAGGCGCACGGCCTTGCCGAACACCCAAAGTTCAGCCACGTGGAGTTCGTGTTTGACAACATGGCTCGCTTTGCTAGACAGGCCCTTGCAGAAGGCATGGCGCTTGATGAAGCGACCGCTGTCTACAACCGTGGAGTTGAGACCTTCCAGAAGGCCCTTGAAGAATACTTTTCGGACCCAAAGGTGGTCCGTCACAACGCACTTCATGATGCCATCGGCAACTTGAAGGCGTACACCAAGCTGTCCATTGACTATGGTATTTGAACATGACAACCTACAGAGTTGACATCATTGAGAGTGAGCGTGGCTGGGGTCAAAAGGTGGACGACCGCAAGTACTTCACTGGCCCAAATTCCTTGAAGGAGGCCGAGGCGTTCGTTGTTGAGCACAACAAGCAGAACAACTTGAACTACGTGCCAGACATCTACTGGCGTGCTGAGCGTCCAATCCTCGTTCCAGACGAAGAAGCGCCGAAAAAGAAATAGCGATGCCGCATGCGCGTAAATACGCGCATGAAAATCCCGCGCATCATCAATCGGTTTGACGAGTGGTTTGAAAGACAGCCAGAGCCGAAGCGCGTATTTCTGTTCATGCTCTTCCTGACTCTCGGTCTTCTAGGCTTCTGCATCGGTGTAGAGCTGAAGAGCCGAATCCTCATGCTCATCGGCATGTGCCTTCTTGCACCCGCCATCCAGCCAGCCATCGCTCAGGCAAAGAAGCTTGGGCACAAGAACACCGTCAGCGTGATCCTTGTGGCCGGTGGAACGATCATCGCGTCGTTCCTCATCCTTTCTATATTCTAGCCGGTCAACTCCAAGACTGGGATATTATGTTAACTGACCGTTCCAGTTAACATAACTGTCAACCTGTGTACAATTCCCCAGTTCTTGATATGATGCTCCTACTTCGACACACTGGAGCATCACGATGAAAGCCCTGACCGCTGCTCTTCTGATCGCCGCCGCAACGGCAAATGCGCAGGACATTCCTGCCAACCGCCCTGACGGCGCATCTGGTCCCGGCGTTCAATTCACCCAGCGAGTGGTTGGCACGATCATTTCGGTCGGGTCGCCCATCACCAAGCCGATCAACGTCGGCTACGACTGCCCCGATCCCACCAAGCCCAAGCCGCACAGCGTCGTGAACAAAGGCACGATCATCGGTGCCATCACAGGTGCTGCAGCAGGCTACGTCATCAGCGACAAGAATGGGGTTGCGACGGTGGCAGGCGCTGCAGCTGGCGGCGCCATCGGCAACAACATCGACAAGCGCTCCTACGAGAAGCGCACCTCTGCGGCCGATTCGAACGGCTGCGTCACGGTCTTCGAGATGCGAACGGTCGGCTGGAACTACACGGCCACCTACGCGGGTCTTCAGATGCAAGGCGTCATGGTCCGACAGCCGAACGTCGGTGAAGACGTCATGATCATCATCACCTCAACCTTCTACGCTGGAGAGTAACATGGACGCAGTTCGTCAGATCAACCGTGACATCCGCAAGCTCCGCTTCCAGATGTTCATGACGCAGGTGGAATTCCGAATCGCACTGGCACTGAACAGCTTCAAGCAGTTCATCTACAGCTGATCACAAGTTCGAGGCCAAACAAAGGGCGCTGGATTTCTCCAAGCGCCCTTTGTTTTATCCGAGGGCCTGAGCAACGCTGCATGTTGGTGCAGCGATAGCGGTAGTGAGAGGCGATGCCGTTGCACGCAGGTGCGACAGCGTCATGACCGTTCCAGAGTTCACGACGTCGTAGTAGTTCGAGTCATGGTTGTCGTAGAAGTTGGCGAAGAATTGTATCTGATAACCCTTTGCGCCATTTGAGCCACTAATCGACAGTGCCTTAGCGTAAACCTGCATGATATTAGACGAGTATGCACCGCTACCATCTACAGTGTGGATTACCTGCCAGTCAGTGGTGAGCTGGTAGTAACCAACGTTCGTCGTTGTAGTTCCATTTCCTGAAAGCTTCGCTGAGCTGTTGGCCCTGAACGCGATGTTCAGGTTGCTTAGTGTCGAGTTCCAGTTGCTGTCCTGAGATGTGCTAGTATTTGGGTGAGCGAATGCAACACGAATCTCACCACCAGTGTTAAAGAAGTAACGTGCCGCGTCTTCGCTTGCGAAGTCCACCTGGAATCCACCCTGAATGAAGGCTGGAGCAAGGTTACCAGAGACGTCAGGTGTGTAGCCGAGACCGAACACGTTTGCTGGGTACTGACCATAATCGTAGTACTGGCTGATGGCAAGGCCAAGCGGGCCTGCTGAGTACGCCGTAGTGCGCTGCAGGGCGCCGTTCACGTAGTAACGAACATTTGAACCGTCATACGTGATAGTGAAGATGTCAGACGTCGTCCATGCACCCATGAACGTGGCTGGGTTCGTGTTGCTTTCGTAGCAGCGAACGGCTGGACCGTTGAACCAGTCATTGTAGATGAAGAACGAACTTGGCTGTTCCCACGGCGTCTCATAAGCGTTTGGCTGTGGGATCAGACCGATCATCGTGTGGTTGCTGGTGTCGCAGCGCCAGTCAACGCGGAACGTTCCGAACACCTCAGGTGTGTAGGCGATCAGGTGCCAGCCTGAACCAGCGCCGGTTCCCTTGTGAATGGTGTATGAGCCGTTGGTGCCAGTTACGCCACCACCACCACCAAGCACGCGCTCAGTCAAGTTCGGCGTAAAGCCCCACTTCGTTGAACGCGTTGTAGATGCAGCCGATGACGTGAGCGTCATGTTGCCGACCTGGTAGTTAAAGCGGTTTGTGTCTACCAGAGGAATGATGTCAGGGAACGATGGGGTTTCGTTCACTGGGTATGCTGAGATGACCGCACCCGCAGACACAGCACCAGAAGATGGGAGAAGCGACGTTGAGGTGTTCTGCCATGAGCAGAGGTTTGCAATTACGCTGCGAAGGTTTGGATATCCCTGACCCACTGGGTTGCCAGCGGAAACATTAACGAGGGCTGGGCTTGACTGGCCGTAACCACGATCACCATAGCCGACGCCCCAAATGGAGCCAGCTGTCATGAGCGTGGTTCCACCAGAATCACGCGTGTAGCGAAGGTTCTTGATGCCGAGGTTTGCGCCTGGGTAGTAGATGGAACCGTCAAGACCAAGGGTACCAGTGCGCGCGACGGTGCGGATGAGAACGCCGTCGATGTAGTAGCGAACGTGCTTGCCATCGTACTTGATGGCATACTTGGTGTCTGGACCGACTGAACCTACGCCACCTGACCAAACGGCAGAGTTGCTCTCAAAGATGTATGGAGTACGGCCTTCAGAGTTGTGGAAGGCGAACTCAATTGATGGATAGCCACCGTCACGTGAAGCTGCGCCGTTAGACAGACCGCACATTGCGTCACCATTGCCGGCGCCGTACTGACCTTCAAACTGGAACTCAATAGCGCAAACGCTGACTTCAGTGAGGTTCGAATTGAAGCCGCTGCTCCATGAACCGACGCCGCTCGTCTTGCGAACGATAACGGCATTCTCTGGGCTGGTTACACCTACAACCGTGTAGTCAGAACCAGGAGATGTGACGATGTTGGTGAAGAGCAGACCGGTGCTAAGAGAGCCTGCTGTTCCCGTTTGACCAGCAAGTGCATTGTAGTCTGCACGTGTGATCACTTGTCCATGAGAGTAACTCATTCTATGCGCTCTCTTCTTTGATTAAACGTATGCTGAGTTCAGTACCACGTATACAGATGAGGTCACCTGAATGAACATGATCGTTGCACCAACTGGCAGCGCGTATGCGCCGTCCGTGCCATAGCTGACGTTGCTGCTGTAGATGGTACCGCCAGACGTTGGGTAAACATTGAGCGCCGAACCGAGTGAGTTGCGAACGATGAACGTAGTACCAAGCGAGTTTGGAAGGCGAACACCACCGCTGCCTGCACCAACGTCGTTGATTTCAGTTGTAAGCAGCGTTGCACCAGCTGAGTTTGAACCAGCTGCGGTGACGCCAGTCGTGACTGACTTCTTGACGAATGTGGTGGCCTGAACCGAACCAGGTGCGACGAATGTTGATGGAATTGAGATCGTGACTGAACCAGTTGCGCCAGACACCGACACCTGGTTTGAAGTACCGGCCAGTGAGGTAACGCCTGTGTTGTTGAGCGTGACTGAACCACCGAGAGATACTGCACCACCGCCAGACATGCCGGTACCTGCGGTAACCGTGACGCTGCTGTTGGTAAGGGCCGAGTTTGGAATTGCGCTGAAGTTTGTACCAGCGATTGATGGTGCAGTCGTGTAAGCTGGAGCGCCACCAGATGCGGCGAGAACGCCGGTACCAGTTGCAATGAATCCAGTCGTACCTGAACCAGTCTGGTAGACAAGGCTGTTTGCAGCACCGCCAGCGACGTTCGTTGAAGTGGTTGCAGAGGTAGCTGAAGCGACCGTGCCGGTAATGCTGATGGTTACCGCACCAGTTGCGGCTGACACGTTGATGTTCGTACCACCAGTGAGGCTCGTTACGCCAGTGTTGGTGAACGTTACTGCGCCAGTTGCGGCGTTGACTGAGATGCCGGTGCCACCAGCAGCCGACGTAACGCCGGTGTTGGCGATGGTCGTGCCAGTGATGTTGATGCCGGCGCCGGCGAGGTAGGTACCTGGACCGCCGAACTGCGTGAAGACTAGGTTGCTGGTACCGATCGTGATAGAGCCGGTTGTGGTCTGCACCCACTGCGTGGTGGCCTGTGTACCTTCCTGGATGAAGGTGCTGTCACCTGCAACGACTTCACCAGTTGGTGAGTTGTCGAAGTCATCAGCACGGGTAAGTACCCAGTTTGCTGTGGTCTGCGTTACGACGTAGACGCCGTTCTGCTTTGGGTCGGTCTGGTTTTTGACGAGCACGCGGTCTGCGACGACCATCGTGACACCATCAATTGTACCGAGGGCACCTGAACCGGTGAGCGTTGCGCCGACACCAGATGCGCCGTTGTCATACGTAGACGAAAGGTTGGCAGTGGTTGCAGCACGGCAGGCGAGGTGGACGTTCATGCCAGAGGCGACGTTGTCCACATAGCCCTTGGTTGCTACGTGCGTGCTGACCGTTGGGGCGGTGTTCTGGGTGATAGCGTTGTTGAACGTCCATGCTCCAGAGATGGTCTCGCTTGCACCAACGCGAGCGAGCGTTGCGCCGTCGGTGATCTGTGACTCGAGGATCGTCAGAGCAGACTCATGCTGCGTTACGCTTGCCTGTGAGATGCGACCGTTTGCGAAGCTGCCAGATGTTACTGCTGAAGCGTCAATTGCGATCGGCGTGTTCGAAGCGTTCGTGAGGCGACCCTTGGAATCGACGGTGAAGGTGGCAACGTTGGTTGCAGTGCCGTACGAACCTGGACCAACGGCAGTGTTAGCCAGCGTCGTGGAAATTGAGGACGTGCCTGAACCGGAGATGTCACCAGAAAGCGTGATTGTTTCGTTCGTGGTGAGGTAAGTTGAGGTGTCGAGCGACCAGGTGTTTGCTGCCGTCTTACGGAGCAGACCTGAGGTAGCCGAGATCGCACCAATTGCGGTGAGGTCGGCATCGAGCGGCTGGGCATCGGTGATGCCGTAGCCTGAGAGAGTGGTTGGGTTGGTGCCGGCCGTTACGATACCCTTGGCGCTAACCGTGACGGACTTGTAGGTACCAGGTGAGACGACGTCTGGGAGAATGTCGCCGATGTCATCACCTTCAGCTACTTGGCGGAACCATGCGGTGTCCGTTTCAGAGTAGACGTACAGGCCGATGTCATTACCATCGCCAGTGTTGTTGATGTAGAACAGCTCACCGTCGTTTGGTGAGGCGGGAAACACTGATCCAGTGTCAACAACCAGGTTCTGAACCTCAGAGCCTTCTACAAGCTTGATACCGTCGAATAGCATTTCCGATACTCCTAATAGGCGTCACCAGCCAGGTGACTTTCTCCCTACGATATTTATCAGATCGACGCCGGTGGGCATAAATATCCGTATCGTCCTGAGGTGTCTAATGGTCTCGTTCAAGCAATTCCTTACAGAAGGTGGTCACGCCACGGCAAAGTACAACACTGTACGTGCATCTCAGAAGGATGTCGACACTGCAATCAAGTTCGTGTCAAAGACCATTGGTATCCCATCCATAGAGCTCAAGAATGGACTGCTAGGTTCAACACGGCTTACCCTTGCCGGCAAAAAGAAGGACAGCGGCGATGTCGACATTGCACTTCCATACAAAGAGGTAAATGCCGATGACGTGCACAAGAAGATGATGGCAGCCACCGGTGATCAGGGCACATACAACACGGGCACCAAGGTCGGTTCGTATGCCGTTCCAGTTGGCGGTAAGAAGGTTCAAGTGGACCTTATGTACGTTAAGGACAAGAACTGGGCAAACTTTATCTACCACTCAGCTCACGGTGCTGGCTCAAAATATCCTGGAGCGGTGCGCAACATCATTCTGTTTACGGCTCTTGCGCACTCACAAAAGCCTGGCGAAGACTTTGTTATCCGTGATGAGGACGGTAAGGCCATCGCAAGGGCATCTAAGTCCATCACGCTTGCTGACGGCATGAAGCGCATGTTCAAGTATGCCAAGCCTGGTAACAAGACGCTGATCAAAGCAACACCAGATGAGCTGCGCTCTCATCTCAAGTCAATCGGCAAGAGCGCAGAGTTTTCAGACAAGGAAGATGCAACTAGCGATCCAGCTAAGGTTGCCGCCCACATCTTCGGATCAGACGTTAAGCCTAGCGACCTTCTCACGGCTGAGGACGTCATCAAGCACGTCAAGGGCCTGAAGAACGCAGATCAAATCCTGCGTGCAAGCAGGTCAGAGTTGAAGAAAGCAAAGCTCCCAATCCCAGAAGAGCTGTAAGTTTTTCTACGCACTCAACTGTGGTATGATTAGGGCTTAGAATAAGCCTCGCCGCTTCACGGCGACCACAAATGAACCTCACTAAGATCACCGACCAAATTCTGCACTTCGAGGCAGATACCCAGAAAGAACTCGTGCTCACGTTTTGTAGAATTCAGGAATTCTACGAATCGCCGTTCGAGAACATTCGTGGTAAGAAGTTCGACTTCTTCGAGTTCGTGCAGGCGTACACGAACGATGAGGGGCACTTTGACTATTTCCATTCGTGGAGTGGCTTCAACTTTCCGTCCTACGTCTTCCACAACTGGCGCAACCTCCACACAGCGATCACAAAACCTGAACGTGACCTGTTGAGAATGATCAAGGCCAACACTGACAGCCGACCATTCTACGTGATCGGCACTCTGTCAGGCGGTAGCCACGCCGTTGATCATGAGATCGCTCACGCGATGTTCTTCCTCTATGAAGACTACCGAAATGAGGTTCTGGAAGCGATAAATCAGATAGACCCAGCGCTGCAGATGATCTTCAACCAGCGCTTCTCTGACATGATGGGCTACGGTGAGAACGTGTTTGCAGATGAAACACACGCATACCTCGCAACGAGCCCTGACGAATACCTGAAGAAGAACTTCTACATCGACGCTGACGACTACCGTGACACGATCAACAAGTTCGTTACTCTCTTCGAAAAATACAACCAGAAAGTGAGAAAGTAAATGCTAGGACTCAGCCTCAAGACAAATGACGTGCGCAACCTCTTCAAAGCGTTACTCGCCAACAAGCAGTTCACCTCAGTCAACAGAGAGGCAAACCTTCTAGGATTTACCGGCGCTACAACGATTGAGATCGTCAATGCATCCTTCATCGCTGATGAGCCGTCAATCTTCGGCGAAGTCAACCAAGACTACGTGCAGCGTGAAGAGGAATGGTACAACTCAATGTCGCTGAACGTCAACGACATCCCCGGCGGACCACCACAGATTTGGAAGACCGTCGCCGACAAGGACGGCTTTATCAACTCGAACTACGGCTGGTGCATCTACTCTAGCGCCAACGGTTTCACGCACTACGACGACATCGTCAGCCAGCTGATTGACAACGACAGCCAGTACACGCGCTGTGCCATCGAGCTCCGCAAGAACCCAGAGTCTCGGCGAGCCATGATGATCTACACCCGCCCATCCATGTGGCTGGACTACAACAAGAATGGTCGTTCGGACTTCATGTGCACGAACGCCGTGCAGTACCTCATCCGTAACGGCGAGCTGCATGCCATCGTTCAGATGCGCAGCAATGATGCGGTGTTCGGTTACAAGAATGATTGGGCATGGCAGCACCACGTGCTAACCAAGCTCGCAGCCGACCTCGACGTTCCAGTTGGCAACATCTTCTGGAACGCCGGATCGCTTCACGTCTACGCTCGTCATTACACGCTTGTCGACCCAAACTACACGCCATGAAGCTGATCACCGCCTTCGAGTCCTGGATTGGCAATCTCACGCCGAGCACCGGCGACTATCTTGCTGACCATGAGATGACCTTTGAGCAGGCAGTCGAGTTCTACACCATCGTACATCATGGCGATGTTGAGAAGGCTAAGGCGACAGCCGCCAAACGGATTGAAGACTACAAGTCATCTGTTGGTGACATGGAGCTCTACTTCTTCCATCGCAAACCAAATGATGTTGAGGTGCTGAAGTGCTGGCGCTCTCAGCTAGATGAGATGGAAGCTACGTGGGAAATCGAGGCCATGCCTGCAGGCCCACACAAGATGGCATACCTCAGGAGAAAATCATGAGCTGCACGTGTGAGACATGTACGGCGATAGATCGCTGGGCGAAGGCACTCAAACCCGAAACACCAGAGGCGAAAGAAGCGTTTGAAGAGATGCTAATGCGCCTCGAAGCGGCAGAAACGGATGCTGTCGTTGCACAAGAAGTTTTTGCTGGACGTTGGCCAGGTTCTGTAGAGATTCTAGAGCGATCACTTTCAATCGCTCGTGAGTCTGAAAAGAACGCAACCTGCGCACAGTAAATACCCCGTCGATCAGCAATGATCGAAATTGTTCAATCATAAGGAGTATTGCATGAAGAAGATTCTACTCGCCCTCGCTCTGACGCTGGGCTTTGCAGGCGCTGCTGCGGCTGCTGACCTCTCGTCAGTTGGTTCGAAGGGAGTCGAAGCCACCGTTGACTATTCGTACCTGCGTCGTGCTGACAGCTCAACCCCATGGGTCTCGAGCCACGTCGGTCTCGCCGGCCTGCAGCTGAATGCAGGCGTGCTCGGTTCGGCATTCGGTTCTGTTGGCAACGTTTCAACGTATGCCGGTGGCGCCCGCGCAGATCAGCTCACGTACTCGGTAGGCTATGCCAATGGTCTGAAGCTCGGTTCGATCGCCCTCGTTGGTGGTGTGAACTGGACTGGTGTTGATCGTGGTGCAAACCACACCGACGACACCGTAGCCTTCGGCGAAATCAGCGTTCCAACGTTCATCAAGAACGTAACGCTCTTCGGCGGCTACAGCGCTTCCCTCGAGAAGGAAGGCGACAAGTACGCTTCACTGGGCGCCTACATCAACATCAACGAAAAGCTCGTTGGCAAGGTTGGTGGTCAGAAGGCCTGGACGAACACCACGTACAATGGTGTTGTGGCATCGCTCGCGTACAAGTTCTAAGCTTCACGCAAGCTCGCAGGTTGAAGGGGGACTTCGGTCCCCCTTCTTTTGCCTCGAGGTTGTTGGTTTACTGCTGATTGTCACCGTGTTACAATGGACCACCAGTTCCCCTAGGTAGAGCCATGATTCAACTCTTCTTGACTCGCAATGATCTCAGCCTGCTGCTTGCGGCCCTGAATGCCAAGGCCCCAGCCCCACGCATCGTGAAGTCAGCCATGGGTGATCATTACCCAGACCAACAGGCAGACACGATCTACATCTCTCGTCGCAACATCACGACGCTACTGTCGAAGCTTGACAGAGCGAAGGCTGGTGAAGCGACTGCGTGCACGCTTGTCAAGAACGACACTGAGCACAGCACCTATCCCTGCACGCGCCGAGCTGCCTTGACCGCAGTTGAGGCGCACGTTCCATGCATGAGCGGTGCCAACATCTTTGCTGTTGAAGACGATGTGTACTACACCGATCGCAAGCCTGGCCCAATGCACCCCAAAGACGCAAGAGACGAGGACTCAGTATGAAAATCGAGCTCGACAACCGTCACCAATGGCAGCTGATCTGCAACAAGGTCATCGAGACGATCAAGGCTGAGCGCAAGAAGCGCATCGACGAGATCGATGCCGACATTGCAAAGATGGGCGCCATCAGCCGCTGGCTGTACAAGTACAGCGACCACTCTATCGACGAGCGCGTGGTCGCCGGTCTTCATGCTGATCGTACGCTCGAGATCGCCAGGGTGCTGCTGCACGCCGTGACGAACCCGAACACGAACTCCATCACGCTGACACAAGACGAGTACGATCTGCTGATCAGCTGGTCAACCGACTGATGGGTGTTCACATCCATCATGGTACGATGGATGAAGGTGTGACGCCGATCTGCAATAGCTGCGGCATCTCACTATGTTGGGACATACACGAAAGCGACTACAACGAGAACAAGGGCTTCTGGGACGCCTGGATTTGCGAAGAGTGCAACGACGGCGTGAAGTTCAACAAGGCACACTACGAGAATGAAGTACGAAGAACAAATTGACGCAGCGTTTGCTCGCCTAGGTTTTGCGCCACGCCCAGGCCAGAAGGAAGCCGTCGATCGAATCATCACCGCTTTCATCGACGACAAGGCCAAGAACGTCATCCTCAATGCTTCTACTGGTACAGGTAAGTCCATCATCGGCGCCGCCGCAGCCGAGGCGCTGACGGCCGCCCGTGGCGGAAGTGCCAGCACGATCAAGTCCTCCATCTCACTGACCGCAACCAACGTTCTTGCAAAGCAGTACGGCGCCACATTCCGTGAGCTTGAGAAGGACGGTAAGTACGTGATGATCAAGGGCGCAGGCAACTACGACTGCGATGCCCTCAGCACGCCGGCCGAACCAGCTACCGCCGAGTCATGTGCCTGGTACACGATGGTGAAGGACTCCTCGTTTGAGGCCGTTCTCCAGCAGCACTGCAATGGCTGCGACTACCTGAAGATCAAGCAGAAGAAGAACCTGGTACGTCACATCACGACGAACTACTCGTACTACTTCATTGACCGCATGTACACGGGCAAGTTTGAGAACCGTGACCTTGTTGTGTGGGACGAAGCCCACCTCGTCAATGACCTCTTCAGCGAGCACAACGCCATCTACTTCTCACAAAAGCGGGCGCAGCAGTACGCCGAAGAGATCAACACCTCTGTCGGCCTGACAGACGTCAAGATCGCCAAGCTGCTTCAGTCGCTGGCAAAGGATGTTGGTACCCCAGGAAAAATCCACGATGGCAACGGAACAAGCGATCTTGGCAACTACCAGGCCTACCTTCGTGCTCTCATGGAGGTGTACACCTATGCCAAGCAGGCTGGACAGGCAGAAGCTGACATCGCCTTGCGCTCAGGCAACATGGGCAAGTACACGAAGCTGAACCGCTTTGCAAAGAAGTACGAAGGGCTCTGCTGCAAGATCGACGACTTCTTCAACTATGGTTACGATCACGTCTTTGAGTACAAGGAAGAAGAGCGTGCCATCTCTGTGAAGCCAATCTTCGTTGGCACGATGATCGACGCACTGCAGTCAGCCGACTACAATCTCTTCATGTCGGCAACGGTATCTGAAGAGTTCATGGTGAAGACCCTGAACCTCGACCCAATGCAGACGAAGTTCATCAAGCTGCCACCTACCTTTCCGAAGGAGAACAAGGAGGTTGTGTTCTTCGACCCTCTCTCGCTCGGCTACAAGTCGCTGCAGGACCCGAAGGTGGTCACGCAACTGCGCAAGAACGTGGCAAAGGTGGTGAAGCACCACGTTGAGAAGGGCGAGCGTGGCATTGTGTTGACACCAAGCTTCAAGCTGCAGAACGAGCTCGTCGCAGAGCTCGTCGGCATCAAGGGCTACAAGCTCTTCGAGCACCGCCAGGGTGAGAAGCTTGAGAACATCCTCGTCGCCTTCAAGGCTTACCAGGGCGGGCCAGCCGTTCTCATCTCGCCGTCAATGTTCGAGGGCATCGACCTTCCCGGCGATCTGTCACGTTGGCAGATTCTAGTGAAGGCTCCGTTCCCATCACTCGCCGACAAGCGCATGAAGTTCATTCTCGACAAGCACCCGTCCCTGTACAACATCATCACCGTGATGAAGGCCGTGCAGGGTGCAGGCCGATCAGTCCGCAGCGCCGACGATCATGCTGTCACGTACTGCATGGACGCCAACCTTCAACGCCTGTGGACTGGCAGCTTCAACGTATGGAAGGACGAGTTCAACACGAGGTTCACAAAGTTCCTATGACAATCGCAGTCTACGCTGGTACCTTCGACCCGATCACCATCGGTCACGCTGACATTGCACTGCGTGCAGCATCAATGTTTGAAAAGGTGATCGTTGCTTTGCCGATTACATCCGCAAAGAGCACAATGTTTACTCCAGCAGAACGAGCCAAGTTCATCGTTGAGACGTTCAAGGATGTTCCGAACATTGAGGTCAGTCACTACGATGGCTTCACGGTTCATTACGCTAAGGCACACAAGGCTACCGTGCTGGTTCGTGGCCTGCGTGCAATGTCAGACTTCGAGTACGAGCTACAGATCGCCCACTTCAACCGCCACCTTGACCCCACAATAGAGACGGTGTTTCTTACGGCAAAGTCTGATCACACGTTCATCTCATCGACGATGATCCGTGAGATGATCCGTCTCGGCAGCAATGTCGGCCCGTTTGTGCCTTGGCCCGTGGCAAATGAAGTGAGCGTGAGACAGGCTCGCGCTAAGGCGCTTCATGGCAAAGCGTAAGAAGGCCAAGAAGCGAGTTCAGTACCGTGAAAGCAGGAGACAGTGCAACTCCTGCAACGGAAGCGGTACGCGCATGATCCCATGCGTTGATCCATACATGCACTGCGGTTCTTGCATGGGAGCTGGCTACATCGTTGAAAAGGAGAGAGTTTGATGAAAGCACAGACACCGAAGAAGATACCAATGAGCCAGGCCTTTCCGCTGGTGACGAGGTTCGTCACGCGTGGTACCGGCCCTAAAGGCAAAGGTCGAGTCGACATGATCATCGGCACAGCTCCGAAGAAGGGTGAAAGCTTTCTCAAGCCTGACACCGTCTACGAGATTCGCATGATCATGGATGAGCCAACTCTCGTTGAAGTTGGCAAGAGCTCGATGGACCACAACATGTGGGGGCATGACATCAGCACCCTCGTTGAGTGCTATCGTGAACGTCTGCTCCTCACGGCCGATGAATACCAGCGCCTTCTTGACTCTCAGAAGAAGGATGAAGAGTGAAGGTCTTCATCTCAAGCGGCTACAGCGGAGACGTTGACGGTAACGTCAGGCGCCAGATGGATGCGGCCAATGTTCTCATGAACCTCGGTTATATTCCGTTCATGCCGCTGCTCGTTCACTTCCATGACCAAGTTCACAAGCGTGAATACTCGGACTGGCTGAAGTGGTGCATGGCGTGGATCGAGGACTGTGACTGCGTCCTGCGCCTTCCTGGTGAATCGTCGGGCGCCGATGCAGAGGTCGCACGTGCCAAGGAGCTTGGCATACCGGTGTTCTTCTCAATTCCTGATATTGTCAGGTCGAACGGGAAGGTTGTATCTGATTAGAGGTTGGTGATACGATGGAGCAACCAGAATTCAAGGAACGCCGCAAGAAAGCGGAGTTCATCATGAGCATCATCAGAACTGTAGCGGCGATCATCGCAGCGACTGTTCTTATTTGGTCACACCTGAGGAAATGAAATGAAGCCATGCACAGTCTACGGCATTGAGGGGCTTGACCGTCTCGGCAAGAGCACGCTCATCCAGGGAATCATGGACACCTTCGGCTTCTATCAGGTGGTCCACTTTGCAAAGCCGCAGAAGCTCAAGCTGTACGAAGAAGCGGCCAAGAAGCCTGCATACCAGGGCGACGGCGGTATCGAGCTCGTTCCAGAGCAGCACCGCTCAGCGTTCTTCTACCAGCAGGAAAGTTTCCGCAACTCCATGCTGATGGCAAAGTCCAACTCACGAATCATCTTTGACCGCTGGCACATCGGCGAGGTCGTCTACTCTCCAATGTACCGTGGTTACAGCGGCGACTACGTCTACAAGCAGGAGCTTCTCACAGGGTTGAACGAGCACCCGAGCCTGCGCCTCATACTTCTGCTCGAGGACTTTGCGTCAGCAAAGCACTTCGTTGACGATGGGCAGTCGCTTGGTCCCATCGAGAAGCGTCAAGAAGAACAGGCGCGGTTCATCGCAGCATTTGACCGCTCGAACATCAAGGACAAGCGCGAGATCGTTGTCACTGACCCAACCACTGGCGGTTTCCTGCCGAAGGAAGCCATCCTCGAGGCAGCGCTATCATGAGCTTGACCCTTACACAGGCACTTTGCATCATCAACTCTGGCTGGATGACTGATGCAGAGCATGCGCTCTACCACGAAGCACAATCACTCGTGTACAAAGAAGCTCGACGCCATAAGCTCGATCGTGAGATCGCAGCGCTGACAGCTAACAACGATGCAAAGCTCGCCGAACTCCGTGAAGAGCGAGCAAAGCTTGGAGATTCACCATGAGCTTCAACGATCGTCCTATCCACCTTGCTCGTCTGTCGATCTGCGACAGGCACCCAAACCATGACGACAGCGTTAGGGTTCCAGTGTGGATCACGCAGTCGAACCTCGACGGCCTGCAGGCAATGATTCAGTTCTGCGGTGGTCTTGAGGCAGCAGGGAAGGGCAGAGTTCCAGGCTCCTTCGAGCTCACCATGTTCTACCGTCAGCTTCAAAGCGCCATCTCTGATGCCGAAGAAAAGGCGCGTGAAACAGCAAGATCGCTGAGCTCTGGAAAGGGCAGCAACAACGCAGGCGGTTGAAGTGCGGTCGAAGGCACGGTAAATACGCCCGACCCCGGATTTTGGAGAACACATGAAAAGAATTCTGATCACTGGCTTCAACAAGAACCAGTGTACCCGCAAGTTCTACCTTCGTCAGCAGCTGAAGGTGGTACCATCTCACTACTCGCTCTTCAACTGCCTTACGGCAATGGGCTACGAGGTTGATCAGCGTCAAGTATCACTTGGCGAGGACCTCAGCGGATATGATGAGGTCATCGTCTTCATCGCCGGCCCGCGCCAGTTAGTTGCCACCACAGTGTTCGAGGGACTGTGGGCCATCTCACAGCGCCCAGACTGCATCCTCGCCTTCGACGATTGGCAGGTGCCAGACCTTTTCAAGGGCGTCGCCAAGTGCGAGGATTGGAGCGAGCTGTCAGCCGACTTTATTCTCGGGGTCAACAAGAAGACCGAGGAAGACCTCAACCCATACATGACGCAGTTCATCAGCGCCATCAAGGTGATCACTGCGAAGAAGAACCGCATGCTCATCAGCGCCTTCCGCACTGAGCACCTCAATGATCCGGAGAACTTCGGACCTCACCTGCTGTTCGACAAGATCGACTACCCGCGGGATCGGCTGTTCGTTTACAACCCGAACCCATACCACCGCAACCGCACGTGGTATGACATTCGTCATGAGGGCGCAGAGGACCCGACGTGGAACCCATCTCTTGACAACCTCTTTGAGAAGGCTGGAGACCTACCGAGTAAAGAGAAGCGCTTCAACTTTGCCAGCCTCGTGCAGTCGAAGACACAGAAGTGGCTCAAGAAGCAGGGCTACACTGGCAACCCGAAGAATGATGAAGAAGGAACAATCCTTGACTGGCCTGTCGACCTCTACGGGTCAAAGGCGGAGACGCAGAAGCGCCTCACCGAAGATGAGATGGTCAAGGTCATCAACCGTGATTGGGCGTGCTTGATGCCTGGTTATGAGCACGCTGGTTCCGGCTGGTGGCGAGCACGCCCGCTGCAGTGCGCAGACGCTGGCAGCATCCTCATTGGTGACAAGAAGGAGCTCGCTGTTTACTACGGAAGCGACTTCCCGTTCCTCGACCTAACGGCAGCCGACATCACAACAGCTGCCACCACTGAGCTTGAGTACATCGCCACCCTGCAGAGGCAGGCACTGTATCGCATCCACCCACTCGACAAGCTCATTCAGATCGGCGAGATCGAGGCCGTGCTAAAGGCAGTCAAATGATCGACGTTGAACACGAGCTTGCAGTTGCGCTGACAACTGAAACTGCCAGAGAAATTATCATGTCACAGCATGGGACTATCGATGAGGCGATCTTTGCGCGGGCCAAAGAGGCGGTGCTGCAGAAGGGTTCATACAATTTTACTGACGTCGCTATCATCTACGACATGATCATGGTGCTCAAATGAAGATACTTGTAGTGGGTGCCGGCCTTGCCGGCGCAACCGTCGCTCGCGTGCTGGCAGAAGCTGGACACGACATCACCGTCATCGACAAGCGTGGTCATATCGCAGGCAACGCCTATGACTACACCAACGAGCACGGCATCCGTGTTCACAAGTATGGCTCGCACATCTTCCACACGGCCAATGAAGAGGTCTGGAACTTCCTGTCTCGTTTCACCGAGTGGACTCCATACAAGCACAAGGTGAAGGCGCTGCTGGCCGATGGCCGCTACGCTACGCTGCCGGTCAACCGTGAAACGAAGGCGATGGTAGGTGAGGAGAACGTCCTCGACATCTTCTTCAAGCCGTACACCCTCAAGATGTGGGGCATGCCGCTCGAGCGGCTCGACCCATCAATCATGAAGCGCGTGCCGATCCGTGATGACGACAACGAGTTCTACTTCCCGAACGACCCATACCAGGGAATGCCAACCAATGGCTACACTGCCATGGTTGAGGCGATGCTGAAGCACGAGAACATCTTCGTCAAGACCGGCTGCACGTTCAGCAAGATTTTCGAGGGCATGTTTGATCACATCTTCAACTCGATGCCGATCGACGAGTACCACGACTTCTGCTTCGGTGAGCTGCCGTACCGCTCAATCAAGTTCACGACCTTCGACCTCCCAATGTCGAAGATTCTGCCTGTCCCAGTCGTCAACTTCACTCATGATGGCCCACACACCCGCATCACCGAGTGGAAGAACTACCCAGTACACGGTCAGAACGACAGCATCACAACGCTGACGCTCGAAGAGCCATGCGACTACCGCTACAACAACATGGAGCGGTACTACCCAGTCAAGGACGTCGACGGAAAGAATCGTGAGACGTACAAGAAGTACGCCGCCATCGATACGCCGAAGATGACATTCATCGGTCGCTGTGGGCAGTACGTCTACATCGACATGCACCAGGCCGTCGGCAGCTCTCTCGCCGCAGCCAAGAGGTTCTTGCGCAATGGAGAAGAGGAACAGCAGGCTGTCGCAAGCTGAGATCGATGCCTGCGCAGAGACCCTTGAAAATTTGAAGGTCCTGCGCAAGTTTCGAAAGGACAACAGCTGGCTGCCAATTCACCCTGAAGAGGTGCTAGCCTTGATGCCACGCAGCATCAAGGACGAACAGATTTTCAGAGTGTGTTACAATATGTTCATGCGTGTTCAATGGGCACGCTCAATAAAAACAGACAAGTCGTGGCTGCCTGCACAGGCAGACCTTGATGAATTTCTAAATTCCGCTCTTTCAACCGATCAAGCATGAAGCCCCGCTACACAAGACAAAGAACGCAGAGTGACTGTGGGCCTGTTGCCATCCTGAACATCCTCAAGTGGGCTGGGCTCAGGGCGACGTACGATTCGTCCATCGAGTACATAAAGAATATGGCTCGCTACAAGCATGACGAGGACTTCTCTGGTACCCACCAGTGGGACCTTCGGCGTGCCCTCAACAGGATGAGCCGAGGTCGGCTGAAGACGAAGGCCATCCCAGTAGTCCACCTCGACCAGCTCAAGAAGCATGTCAGCTCAGGTGGTGCTTTCATCCTCTACCACTCTATCAACGAGCATGACGCACACTACACGACCGTCGTTGAGGGTAAGGATGGCAAGTTCGACTGGATCAACATGGGGCCGACGACGGTTGTATCGCTGACCCCAGAAGAGTTCGAGAAGAGAGTCATGTCCACGCAGCGCTTGCACGACCAGGTCGTAGCGCTGCTCATCAAGAAGACGCCAAAGCTATGTCAAAGCCCGTCCTGATCACCTTCACATCTCCTACCTGCTCAGGTAAGAGCTATCTCCTCAGCTACATTCGAGATGTGGCAAAGCTTCCATGTTTCGTCTCAACCACCACCCGCCCAAAGCGTGATGGTGAGGTAGACGGCGTAGACTACTTCTTCATCAGCGATGAGGAGTCGAGAGCGATTGAGGCAGCAGATGGCTTCGCCGAGCTCATGACCTTCCGTGGATTCCGCTACGGCGTTACCAAGGAAGAGTTCAAGAAGAAGCTAGACATGGGTCTTGCGTTCTTGGTTGTCGAGCCAGAAGGAATCGAGCACTACGCAAAGCCAGCGCTGGACGTTGGTGCGCTGTGGCTGAAGTACTTCGTCGATGTTCCACAGGAAGTTCGCATTGAACGCTTCAAGAAGCGCTATGAGGCGGACGTTTTGAAGGCCATCAAGCAGATGGAGCTTCTCAACAGCACCACTCTCCAAGGTGAGCACACTGACACAGTGCTCAGCGTAGTTCGCAACTACAACAACCGCTTCGTGAGCATGCTCGGTCCTGAAACTCAGTGGCACTACAAGTGTGTGTGGGACCGCACGCTGAAGGGTGATGTTGACCCTGCGCAGAACCTCGTTCAGATCTTGGCTGACGTTGAGGTCGTTCGTGAGAAGGGATACCTGTTTGGAGTTGAAGATTGGTGATTGTTTCTACGTTGATTTGACCGTGATCCGGCTCGGGTCCGAGCCGCGCTAAATACATGCACAACAAGAAGAAGAACACCGCATGTCAAATAAGACATTTTGGATCGACGACATTCATGACCTCCACACCAAGTTTGGTGTTCGTGAGGTAATTCGTGAGCTGCCGAAAGAGAAGCTCGCTGCCTTCCTTGAGTTCCGCCTGAAGTTCCTTCAGGAAGAGCTTGATGAAGCTAAGACGGCTGAGTCTGCTGAAGACATCGTTGATGCCATGATCGACCTTTGCGTCGTTGCGATTGGCACTCTCGACGCCTTCGACGTAGACTCGCAGGAAGCTTGGAACCGTGTTCACAGGGCAAACATGGCCAAGGAGCGTGGAATCAAGAAGGAACGTCCAAACCCGCTCGGTCTGCCAGACCTCATCAAGCCGGAAGGCTGGGTTGGTCCACAGCATGCCGACAACGTTGGCACCATCGCAAGGCTCTTCTAATGGAAATCAGGATCAAGCACAATGACGGCGAGTACATCATGCCAGTGAAGGTAGATGTTCCAACGTTCATGTGCACTATGACCTTCACGATGGAAGCCCTTCAGGACTTGATCGCCGCCGCAAAAGCCGGTGGTATGGATATCACCCTCACCGGCCCAGACCGTAACCATATTTGAAGCATGTTGCTTCAAAACGAGTTGGTCCTAAGCTGACTCGATCGTTTGATGAATAAGAAATCAGATAGGAGTACTCTCATGTCCAAGTCAATCGCAACTGCACAGCGCTCGAAGGCTTACAAGGCCCTTCTCGCAGCTGGCCTCAACGACGTCACGACCGACCGCCAGGCTGCCAACGGCTCACTCGCCTTCACGGGCAAGTTCAAGGCCGGCCGCAAGACGATCCGCCCATCGTTCGTTGTGACCGCCAACGGCGCCGTCATCAGCAACGAGTTCGTTGCTCGCACCGTCGACACGTACAGCGAAGGCTTCCAGGCCGTTGCTGAGCTTCTGAACAAGCGCCTCGCCGCCTAAGTCAAGAAGTCGATTTAACCTGTATTTTTCAGGTTGAACAGGGCACCTAGCGCAGGTTAGGTGCCCTTAGTTTTGCCTCAGGTTTGGGCATGATAGAATGTCCTCACTGTTTGAACCGGAGGTTCGTATGATTCTTCTTCGTCTGTTGGCATTCCTGCTGATCTTTGGTCTGATCGCCCTGCTCATCCTGCAGGTGCTGATTCCCGCTGCGCAAGGTCGCAAGCTTTTCCCCGCATTCCGCAGCAACGAACTCGCACGTGCCGTCGAGCAGACGCGCGATGAAGTCGAAACACTGCGTGAGCACAATGCAAACCGTGCCGAACTGAACCGCCTGCAAGAGCAGAAGCGCCGCCTCGAAGAGGCAGCTTCACCTCCTGCTGCCGCTGTTGAACAGCCGGTCGCCGCCGAAGAAACCGCAACGCCGGCCACCGAGCCGACGGCGGAATCGAAGTCCGAGTAATCCAACCCCTTCAACACGAGGAGATACGCATGAGTGATGTGAATGGTCTGGCACGTAGAGGCATGCTGGTAATCGTCGGCGTCGTAGCTGCGATTCTGGTGGGCATCTACACGCTTACGCAGATGTGGGTCGATGTCGATGCGAGTGAAATCGTGGTCGTGCAGGCACCCATGAGCGGCAAGCTTTCGGTGTACACGGAACCGGGTTGGAAATACCAGGGTTTCGGTACGATCACCCGCTACCCGCGCCGCGCGCAGTTTGCCTTCTTGACCAAGAAGGAAGGCGAGGCACAGCGTGATCATGACGACAGCATCTCGACTCGCTTCAACGACGGTGGTCACGGCAACATCTCCGGCTCCATCAACTGGGCCATGCCGTTGTCGCCGGACAAGGTGATCGCACTGCACAAGGACTTCCGTGGCTTCGAGGCGATCGAGCAGCAGCTCTTGCGCCGGGCCGTGCAGAAGGTCGTGTTCAACGTGGGCCCGACGATGTCCTCGACCGAATCCTCGGCCGAACGTCGGCCGCAGATTCCGACGTACATTGATGACCAGCTCGAGAATGGTCCGTACCTTACGAAGACCGTGCAGCGGTTGGTGAAGGACCAGATCACGGGCCAGGACAAGATGCAGAACGTCGTCGAAATTGCCACTGACGCCACTGGCAAGCCGGTTCGTGAGGCCATCTCTCCGCTGACGACCTACGGCATCCAGCTGCAGCCGGTCTCCATCGAGAACATCAAGTACGATGAAGTCGTGGAGAACCAGATCAAGCAGCGCCAGGAAGCGACGACGCAGGTGCAGATCAGCATCGCCAACGCCCGCAAGGCCGAACAGGCCGCTATCACCACTGAGCAGGAAGGTCGTGCAGCGGCCGCCAAGGCCAAGTGGGAGCAGGAAACGGTCAATGCCAAGCAGGTCGCCGAGGCCGAGAAGAACAAGCAGATCGCTGTGCTGCAGGCCGAGCAGGCCGTCGAGTACAAGCGCCGCTTGATCCTCGAAGGTGAAGGTGAAGCCCGCAAGCGTGAGCTGATCATCAACGCCGACGGCGCTCTGACGCAGAAGCTGGAAGCGTACGTGAAGGTGAACGCCGCATATGCCGATGCCATCAAGTCCGCCCAGCCAGGCGCCTGGACGCCTTCGGTCGTCATGAACGGCGACGGCAAGGGTGGCAGTGGCAACGCCACTGCACTGGTTGACCTGCTGACCTCGAAGGCTGCCAAGGAGCTTGGCGCCGACATGCAGATCAAGAAGTAAGGACCTTCGGGACCCTACGGGTCAAGGGGACCTCTTCGGAGGTCCCCTTTCTTGTATCCGGCACCATGGCGATAAATAGGTCGTTAAGACCCGACTGCTAGAGGACAGCCAGAAAATGAAACTTCTCAACCTGTTTGAGCGTGATACGAAGGCCGAGACCGCACCGGTGGCCCTGCCAAAGATTGCCTCATACATCGGAAACCAGATTGGTTCCAGCTTGACTAGAATTCCTGGCCTCGAGTCGTTCAGCAACTCTTCCCACAAGGGTGTTGGTGCCCGTTATGTTGAAGACGGCAGCCTTCGCTGCATTCGCTTCAACTGGCCATCAGCATCGGACGCAGGTAAGCTGACTCGCATCAGCTCAATCGACGTCTTCAACGGCAAGTCACGTGATCCAAGCTTCACCATCAAGACGGATGGTATCAGCATTCTTCAGGCGCTGCCTGTAGTCATTGAACTCCTACAGCGCCCATCTCTCGGTAAGCACACTGCATTTCCAGTTGACCCAAAGCAGGCGATGTCTGCAGGAGAAGAAGTGAAAGAAGCTAAGATGTTTGAGGTGAAGGCAGACGCATTCACCGCCGAAGAGGCGCTCAACGACTTCCTTCACAAGCTCGGCAACGGCAAGTCATTTACCCGTTCTGAGTTTGCTGGTAACTACCACATCAACAACGTTGGTATCTTCGACACCGTGGTCAACAACTTCAAGGACCGCTTCATCGTTGACGGCAAGCGTCTATCGCTGGCCAGCAACAAGGGTCTTGACAAGCTCAAGGACTCCATCCTCTCAAAGGCTGGCGTCGTTGAGGTGACAAAGGGTGGTACGAAGGAAACGTACGGCAAGTCTGGTGGTGAAGAGGCCCTTGAAAAGGACAAGCCTGAACACGTGCCATATGCCGACACTCTTGAGCACCTTGAGGGACTTGTCTCAGCCCTCGTCAAGGGCTCTTTCAATTCGCTGTTTGTCGCAGGCAAGGGCGGTACGGGTAAGACTCAGACTGTTGAGCGCGTTCTGCACCAGAATGGCCTTACCGACGGCAGCGGTTACTTCAAGAACACCGGTTCCGCATCGGCAGCCGGCATCTACAACCTTCTCTACCACCACCGCAACGACATCATCGTGTTCGATGACTCTGACGGTGCAATGGGAGATGTCGACGCGCGCAACCTTATCAAGGCCGCAACCGACACCAAGAAGGTACGCAAGATGGTGTGGAACAAGAAGTCCTCATTCATCTTCGATCCAGATGGTCCTGACGCCGACAAGTATGAAGACGATCTCTCGATGTCCCCAAGTCACTTCGACTTCAAGGGCCGCATCATCTTCATCTCAAACCTCCCACTTGATAAGCTCGATCCAGATGGAGCGCTACGTACTCGCGCCTTCATCGTGAACGTTGACCCAACTGACGATGAGCTGTTCAAGCACATGGAAAAGATTCTCATGGACATCCGCCTTGAAGACGGCATGTCGCTCTCGAAGGAAGAGCGCCAGCACGTTCTCAATGTGGTCAAGGGTTCGAAGCGTAAGGGTGACGTATCCCTTCGTAAGCTCGTCCGTGCCCTCAACCTTGCCGCCTCTGGCGCACCAAACTGGGAGAAGCTCGTAGAGCTTTACGCATAACTATGCTCATTCAAGAACTACTCGCAATTTCAGAGGCTGAGTCAAACAAGGTAGATGAACACGCCCACATGCGTGACTTCCTCAACCTCGCCGACAAGGAGATGCCTGGTTCAGGCGATGGTGACAGCCGACTGACACAGTGGCTTGTTGCGGTCAACAAGCTCTCCTACAAGTGGTGGAATGACGGTGATGTCTACGACAACACTGGCCACCACAAGGGCTGGGCAAACGACATCAGCGGTAGCGCCAACTGGCTCTACTCGTACATGAAGCCAGAGTACGGTGCAGTTCTCAAGAGTGTGCACACTGAGCATGACTACGATAAGCTCATGAAGCAGATCGAGTCGATCTCGAACGGCCTCGCTAAGGACGAAGCCTTCGTTGAGAAGCTCAGGAAGGAACCAAAGGTCGGTGATCCATACGATGAAGAAGGTCCATTTAGGTTCGTTGATCACGACGACGATGACTATGATGAGAGTGACTACGATGATGAGGATGAAGACGAGGACGACGAGGAATGAAGGTAGAGCAGCTCCTAGAAGCTAGCAAAGACGCTGAAGAGCTTACCATCACCATGAAGGTGCGTGGTGATGCAAAGCAGCGCCTCGCTGAGCTGCTGAATGGAGTTGCATACACCTGCGCCATTGGCGCCAGCCGCCAATGGGGTATCGTTGATGGTGACAAGGGCGAGGGCCCTAAGGTCTTCTTCGATGGAGACGGTGCCGACAAGCTCATCGACGTCAAGTTCAATGGCACGCCTGTCAAGGAACTAATCAAGGCCAAGGCCTGATCCATTTTACATAACGGTCCGGTCAGTCAAGTTAACATAACGGGCTGACCTGTGTACATTCCCCGGGGCTGTGATAGAATGGCCTCCATGAAGACTTCTCGAAAGCGCCGGTCGGACAGGGTACACCTGATCTACGTGCTGACGAACCTCGTGACTGGCGAGGAGTACGTCGGCCTGACCGTTCGGACCGATCGGTCCGGAAAGAAATCACTCGCTTCACGCTGGACACGCCACATTGGCCGTGCCATGCTTCACGACAAGGACTGGAGGCTGTGCGAGTCAATTCGCATGCACGGTGCCAAGTCTTTCACCACCCGCATCTTGCAGTTCGTTCGTGGCAAATCCGAGGCCCATGCCATCGAAACGCGTTTGAAGAAGACGGGCCTCTACACTCTCAACACCATCTGATGAAGGACATTACGATGAACGCCAACCTCCGCAACCTGCTCCTCGATGAAGACACTGACGAAGTCGGCAGCTTCGAGCGCATGCCGAAGAAGCAGCGCTTCGACGACGACAACCGTGGCCGTGTCGCAAAGAAGAAGCAGGGTCACCGGCCGCACCGCCCGAACCGTCATGAGGTCGAGGCCGCCTAATGGATGTCGAACGCGAGCCGTACCAGCACTCAATTCCTGGCCTGATCTCGGCCAAGAAGTTCATGAGCCTGGACAGGGCCAACAAGCGCAACGACAGCCGCTGGAAGCGGATGCTCGACAGCATGGTGCTCCTGAAGCAGATGACCTTCGAAGAGGGCATCGACTACATCAGGAAGCAGCCATGGCGGAAGCTGAACGGCTTCATCGTCGAGAACACACAGAAGAAGGCCAACGTGCGCGTGCACATGTTCGCCAGCGGTCAAACGAAGTGCGTCAAGTGCGGGCTGCAAGGCTCCTACTTCCGCATCGAGCGTCACAAGAACGACAGCGTCATGCCGTTCAGCGTGAACCTCTACGCCATCGACAAGGACGGTCACCACGTCATGATGACGTGGGACCACGTGCTTCCACGTTCCCGTGAAGGTGCCAACACCATCGAGAACGCACAGTGCATGTGCCGGCGCTGTAACGAGAAGAAGGGAAATCGCATGTCGCTTCAGGACAGGCTCGACGTCGCAACACACCCGAATCCAGCAGCGATCTGGTATTCCAACTCTCAGATCAAGCTGCCGCACTTGAGCAAGCTGATTCAGGCAGCTCAGGCCGAATACGCCAACCTTGGAAACAGGAGCTGACATGGAACAGGTAGACGCCCTCGGAAATCCGGTTGAGATCGGAAAGAAGTACGGATATTCCAGCACCGCCAATGGCTTCGGCACGGTCGTTGTTGGTGTGGTGAAGGGCATCGGTAAGAAGATGGTGACGATCAAGATCGAGTCACGGCGCGTCTTCCTCTACGGCAAGCAGACAGAACCGTGGAAGAAGGACGCACCCACGGCCAACATCTATTCGTTCCACCTCTTCCCTGTCGCCTAGGACATTATGTAAAATCACGAAGTTGTGTACAAGTCAAGAAGTTCGTAGTACAATTCCACCTGTCGAGTAGGAGAACACATGCTGCAGGAAATCTCAAAGATCACGAAGCTGCCGTACGATGCCGGAAATCCCGCTGCACTGGCGCTGCTTCGTCGAATCGAACGCAAGCTGCCGGTCGAGGTGAACGTCGATCTTCTCGACCGCACCTTCCGCAAGCAGGTGATGGCTGCCGCAGCGGTCGTCGAGGCCGAAGGGCCGATCGTCGAGGAAGAGCAGAAGCCGCAGGGCCCGCGCGTCCTCAAGATCAAGTCGTCGATCAAGGGCAAGCGCTGTGAAGTGCCGGCTCCAAACGGCCGCCGCTACGCCTTCGGTCCCAAGTGGAACGACAGCGTGAAGCGTGGCAAGGGCATCGCCCTGCACGACAAGGAAAAGCTGGACCACCACGCTCGCGTGGTGCTCGGCTTGAAGAATCCCGAGAAGTACACTGACCTCGAGCTCTGCGAGATGCTGAGCCCGAAGCTGTGATGATGTTGAACAACCACTGAAGAAGGAGACGATGACAATGAGCAATCAGCCGAAAGTTGGTGATCTGGTCCTGAAGGCCGCTTCCCTGGGCGTGAGCGACGAAGCCGCCGCCCGTGAACTGATCAAGAAGAACGAAGTCCGCTCGTTCAAGCGCCTGGGTGAAGTCGTGGCGAAGTACCTGGCCAAGATCGCCAAGAACGGCGGCCAGCTGCGCGTCGCCAAGTACCGCAGCAAGGTCGTGCACAACGAGGGCAAGCGTGGCTTCCAGTTCGGTCCCAAGTGGCTGGCGTCGGTGAAGTCGGGCAGCGGCATCGCCGTCCACCCGTCGAACATGCCGAAGCTGCTGAAGACCGCCGAGAAGTTCAACGTGAAGGTGCCGGCCGCCGGCACGCAGGTGGAGATCGCCGCGGCGATCGCAAAGGCGCTGTAACTTTCAGCGTCCGCCTGGTCGATAGGAAGGGCCCTCGATGTAGGGCCCTTCTTTTTGCCTCGGGCAAGGCAATAAATATGGCATCACATCACAGCTGCCATCATGACTTCAAGAATCGCCTTCTGCCTCAGTGGTCAAGCCCGCACTTGGGAAAAGTGCTATGCCTCATGGTATCAAGCCCTAGGAAACATGGGCGAGGTTGACCTGTTCTTCCACCTGTGGGATTACAACAGTCATCCTCAGCTAAGGGCTGAGTTCATAGACGGTAGGCCTAAGGAAATTCCGCTGTCTGAAGATGAGAAGGCTCGCATCGTCAGCACCTTGAAGCCGAAGAAGTTCTTGTTCGAGAGCAAGAAGGACGTCTCGCAGACTGGCCCAACAAACGTCGTCTCATGGTTTGCTCATGAGCAGTTCTACAGCCTGTGGCGTGCAGCCACGCTGAAGCGCGAGCACGAGATGGAAAACGACTTCGAGTATGATGTTGTTGTCAGACTGCGGTCCGACCTTTTCTTTTCTGGTGGGTTCACATCACCAGTGCGTGCAGACACTATGCTGCCATCGACTATCCATTCTGTTCACAATTCCATCGATGCAACGAATGGCGTGATGCGCATTGGTGACATCTTCTTCATGTCGGACAGCCTGACGTATGACCACATCGCCATGTTCTATGACAGCTTTAGGTATATCGACGCGCTGTCTGTGATGCCTAGTGAGCCAATCTTTCCACCAGAGCTTGCGCTCTTCTACTACTGCGCTTCAATCGGCGTAGACAATGTTCCGCTACCACACATTGACTTCAAGATCATGCGTGATGCTGAGCATCTTGCACGAGCTGGAAAGCTGGAGCAGTATGAAACAGTATAGCATCGCAGTGTGCATGAGCGGACAGAGCCGTACGTGGAAGACGGCTCTACCGGCTATCAAGCGCTTCTTCAACAGTCTTAAGGCTGATGTGAAGTTCTTTGGCCATACGTGGGACGAAAATACCTGGCGGGCTAGCAGTGATCATCCTGGAACTACTGAAAAGCTCTGTGTAGAAACACTTCGTGAAGAGCTGCAGGCTGCATTCAATTTTGAGCGCCTCATAATAGATGAGCAGATACACCAGTTCATCAATGGTGGAAAGGTTCTTCCGTGGTCAGCGATGCTCAAAAGCAGCGCCAAGTCAATGCACCTCAAGACACAGTACGAGATCGAAACTGGTAGGTCATTCGACATGGTCTACCATGTGCGCTTTGACTTTGCGTGTTCACCTCACGCATACGTTGATCTCACGATACCTGACGTCATCGAGCCAGACACCGTTTACTGTTCACGCAATTCGTTTGCGTTTGAATATCGACAGCCATGCATCGATGACATCTTCTACTATGGTAGCAGTCGTGTGATGACGATGATTGATGGGTTTTGGCACTACTACAGCAACCGTCGTTTCCATGCTTTACACAACTACAACAGCACAAGAAACCCAACGCTAGATCGTTATGGTGTAGGTGTAATGCTGTACAAGTGGGTCAACGACAAGTGCATCAAGATGGTTGACATACCACGCAACATCGGACCTTTTGTAGTTCGACTGGGTACAGAGCACCTCAACTGGCCGTTAGACCATGAAGCCCTTAGAGACGCATATAGGAATTTCTAATGAAGACGCTCTTGACAAATGGAGATAGCTGGGCATTTGGCAGCGAGATAGCTGGCCCGCACATGCTCGTGCCTGCTGGAGAGAAGGGCGAAGGCATGACTCAGAACTTCAAGGCGGGCATGCTTGACTGTCAGCCGCACAATGATTACTACCGAGTGCCAAGGATTTGGTCCACGCACCTTGCGAACAAGCTCGGTTACAAGTCAGTCAACATTAGCTGGCCCGCAAGGAGCAATGACACCATCTTCAACAGCACGATGGGTTGGGTGATGAAGTACCTGTCAGAGGGTGGTGATCCGGCAGAGCTTGTTGTTGTGGTTGGTTGGTCGAGCCTTGAGCGAAAGAACATTCTAATAGAAGGGTTTGACGACAAGCTTCATCAGTACACCATCTGGCCAGCCATGATCCAAGATGAGTACTACAAGCTTGACGTCATGAAGCGCTTCTCAAAGTTCTACATCCAGCACCTGTGGAATGAGCGTGAGGCCATCACTCGCTTCGTTGAGCAGAATTTCCAGCTGCACACCTACCTCAAGAGCAACGCCATCCAGCACGTCTTCTTCAACTCCTTCTATGTTCCAAACATGCCGAAAGGCAAGCTGTCACCGCTCAATGATTGGAGACCATGTGATCTCTCGTTGGTGATCAACAATTGGCACGCAGAACCATTCGATGGTTGGCTTGATGGCGCATGGAACAACCGTCAAGACATCAACAGGATTCGTGCACAGTGGAAGAGCATTCCAGATGATGTGTTCTTGGACAAGCTGGACTTCAGGTCCTTCAAGTCGTTCATCGATGAGAACGTGCCTAAGCCAATTCGAATGATCAACATGCACCCAAGCCCTGAGAGCCACGAGGCTTGGGCAAACCATCTCTATGAGAGGAAGTTCAAGTGAAGAAGATAGTCGTATGCGGTGACAGCTTCAACTGTGGCATCGGCGTGCTGGACCTTCAGACACAGCCGTACGGTGTGCTGCTTGCGCAGAAGCTCGGAGCAGAGCTCGTAACGCTCGCAAGAGGAAGCGCAAGCAACTTTGCCGTCCACCTTCAAGTAGAGTACGCTGCAAGGATGGACCCAAAACCCGACCTCATCGTCATCGGCACCACGAGCTATGACCGTATTGAGTGGATCGAGGAGGGTAAGACACAGCGATTCCCACTTGAGGCACGGCACATCAACTACCATCTCTACCCACCACACCACAATCCAGAGGCAAACAAGAACCCATTCGACCATCACTTCCTGAACAAGAGCGAGTATGATCCTTGTCTCCTCACGGAACAGGTAGGTGGTATCGATGACTACATCAAGGTGCGTGAGAGAGAAAAGAGCTCCAATGTGCAGGGCGCCATTCACTACTATAAGCGCCTACACACTGAGCCGATTGAGAAGCTCAAGCGCATGTGTCAGTACTACGTCGAAATTCTAAACGGTGACATCAAGCGCAACTACGACGTTGGTGTGCTACTCAAGTCATACCTCTACGCAAAGAAGCGTGGCATCAAGTGCGTCATTCTTTCTAATGATCCACTGCTGCTTGACCTCGTGCCGGCTGATGAGATTCACTCAATGAACTGGTTCGGCCTCTCACAGAAATATCCAGACAAGATCGGCAGCATGCACGCATCTGAAGAAGCGCACGCGATTGTTGCTGAAGAGCTCTACAGGAAGCTAGTCAAATGATCAACAAGCTCTACACAAACGGATGCAGCTGGGCGAACGGTGATGGCACAGCCGCATGGGGTGGTAAGGTTCGCGACCATTGCTGGCCAACCGTTCTAGCTCGTAAGCTAAACATCACACATGTCAACCAGGCAGCGGGCGGCGGCAGCAATGCGCGCATGTACAGAATGACGATCGACTACGTGCTCAACCTTCCGCCAGAGGAAAGGAAGAACCTCCTGGTCATCATTGGCTGGTCAACGATTGAGCGTGGTGAAATTTACGTCGAGGGTTTCGAGCGCAAGGCCGCCGACCCATCAGATCGTTGGTTCAGATTCAACGCAGCACAGCCATTTTCTATGTACAGCGGCTTCTACAGCGGCTCTGGCTATTCAATGACTGAAGAGAAGGCCCGCCAGCTCGATAAATATCACCAGATGTTTGTGGCTGAAGTGTACGAGTTCTATTCGGCGATGGACACCTTTCTCAAGCAGGTTGTGATGCTCAAGTCCTTCCTGAGAACGCAGGGTGTAAAGTTCCTGTTCTTCTCGGCGCTTCCAAACTTGGAATCGCTTGCTGTGTACAAGAAAGGTGAATACAAGCCGGCTCTCGCTCACATGCTGCCAGAGCTCATCGACACTAGCATCATGAACCTCAACGAGTCATGCATGAAGTGGGTGTATGACAACAAGCTGGAACTGACCAAGTGCATTCACCCTACACCAAGCACACATGTTGCATGGGCGGATCACATGGTGCAGGAACTCAAGGCACGTGGTATTTTAGGAGACGATCATGCAGTTCTTCCGTGACATCATCTATCGAATCCGCTCGAAGATTCGATACTGGAAGAAGATGAAAGAGATTCGTAAACGAGACCCGTACATCTACAAATGATCAAGATACTCCAACCAACAACGGCCGATCACGTGTATGCGAACGGCGCGTATCTCTTCTACTCGTCAAACGTGAAGGATGAGGTGTATTTTGCTGGTGAAGTAGAGCGCACGATCTACGTCATCAGCGGCTCATTTACAATAGCCTCTGACAAATTGAAGGTAGAGGCTGGTGATACGATCGACGTCAAGAACCGTGAGGTGCTTCTCATTGGTAACGGCCAAATATACGTTGCTCAGGTAGCATCACACGATGCGCCGCTCAACTACCTCACCATAACCAGAGCTGGTGTTCACTACAAAGTTGTGAAGCCTTGGGGCTATGAGCTGTGGTTGACTAAAGACAATGACAGGTACTGTGCAAAGAAGATCTTCATCAAGGCTGGAAATCAGACGAGCCTTCAGTACCACAACTTCAAGGAAGAGACAAACCTTATTGAGAGCGGCAACGTTACGCTCGTGTTCAAGGCAAACCGTGAAGCACAGAACGATGCTGTAACCAAGGCAGACCTCGGTGAAAGCAGCTTCAATGGTCCTGTCTGTCTGCACGTTACGCCAAACACGATTCACCGTCTTCGTGCTAACACTGACCTCCACCTCTTTGAGGTGTCGACACCGCACCTTGATGATGTCATTCGTGTTCAGGACGATGCTAACCGTGGAAATGGTAGGATTGAAAGCGAGCACAAATGAAGACCGTCGTTCTTCTTACCGCTGGTATTGGCAGCCGCATGGGCAAGTATGCTGGCGTCATCAACAAGACACTGCTTCCTGTCAACGACAAGGCAATCATCTCTCACATCATTGAGCAGTTTGACAGCTCAACGCAGTTCGTGGTTGCGCTTGGGTTCCTCAGTCAAGACGTTAGAACGTATCTAGAGCTCGCACATCCGAACACGAAGTTCTCATTCGTGTTGGTCAACAACTACGATGGTCCAAACTCTGGACCAGCTCATTCCCTTCGTCGCTGTCATCGTGTGATCAGCGGACCATTCTATCTGATCGCCTGCGATGCCTACTACGAAGGGCTTAACGATATCCCAACGGATAAGAACTACGTTGGTGTATCCAACGTCGACGTAGCAGACTCACCAGCATACTGCAACGTTGAGATGTACGACGGCCGGATTACGAAGATCGTTGACAAGCGCTACTGTGATTCAGGTCTCGCCGTCAATGGTGCCTTCTACATCAAAGACACGGACCAGTTTTGGGCCAACCTTGGTGATGTAGAGCTCTCATCTGGATGGTCAGGGCTTGACGTTCATGGGTTCCCGCTCAAGTGGGTAGACCTCGGCACGTTTGAAAAGTACCAGCGCTTTTACCTTCAGAACTCTCCATACGACTTCTCAAAGACAGATGAGTTCTTGTGGATAGTTGGTGACAACGTCATTAAGTGGTTCAAGAACCACGAGATCGCAGAAGATCGTGTGCGTAGAGCCGCATACTCTCCAGGCATCTTCCCAAAGATCGTGAAGCATAAGGAACGCTTCTACACTTACAAGTTCGTTTCTGGTCAGACGCTCTACCCAATTATTGACGCTCACATCTTTGATGAGCTGCTAGCGTTCCTAGACTTTCGCGTATGGCACAACCTCGGACGGCAGTTAGCTGCCTCCCACTGCACCGACTTCTATCACACGAAGACGATGAAGCGCCTAGCGATGTTCAGGGAGAAATACCCAAACTTCAACCCAAAGTTCATCAATGGAAACCGAATGAAGGTTGACATTGACAACGCGCTTCAGCTGATAGATTGGAAGAGCATCTGCAACAGCGACCTCGAACAGCGCTCGACCTTCATCCATGGTGATCTACAGTTCGACAACATTGTGTGCTCATTCCCGGATACGCAGGGCCCTTCATTTACGCTGCTCGACTGGCGACAGGACTTTGCTGGTGAGCTACTCGTTGGAGACCTGTACTATGACGCCGCAAAGCTTCTAGGTGGAATCATACTTGACTACTCAACAGTCAAGCAGAACCGCTTCATGTTCGATGAGAACGGTGACAGCGTATGGTTCAACTTTTACCACAGCCGCCATCATGATGAGCTGGCCGCGAGCCTTAGACAGCGTTTCCCTAGCCCACTCATTGATCAGATTACTACCATCATCTTCCTAAACATGGCGCCACTGCACGCTGCCCCATTTGACAAGCTGCTTTTCAGCTTGGCACTGGAGAGACTCAATGAACTTGCTTGAAGCAGTTAAAATGGCTGGGAAATCTGAGCTCTGTATTTCACTGAGCTCGAACCCTGGAAATCTAGGAATGACGGTCCATAGTGCCGGCTACAAGGCACGTGGTCTAGACTTCAAGTACCTTGCCTGCTCAGAAGACAACATCAAGCGCGCCATGCTGCAGATGAAGACCTTCGACATTCGTGGTGCCAGCATCTCAATGCCATTCAAGGTTGAGGTCCTAGACTACCTCGATTGGATTGATGATTCAGCTGTCAAAATTGGGGCGGTAAATACAGTCGTCAATCGAAATGGCAAGCTCTACGGCTACAACACTGACCTGATTGGATTTTCAAAACTGCTCGATGTAGCTGACGTCAAGCTTGGCGACAAGATACACGTCTTCGGTTCTGGTGGTGCGGCTAGGGCGGTGCTCGAGTGCCTTAGCGCTTACAGCGATGTTTCTGTGTGGGTGCGAGGTAGAATCAAAGACCCATCCAAAGATTCCTTCATTGAGGAAAAGTGGAACAGGGAAACTCACGATGAACTTTGGGCAGAAGACATCTACGGCACCATGATCAACTGCACCCCAGTTGGTATGAATGGTGAGCTGCTTGGTATCGAGCTGCTGAGAACGCACAAGCTTCTCGATCTCGGAGTGAATGATTCCCCTACGGTGATTACTGCAAGAAAGCTTGGGATACCTGCTTTCAACGGCTCAATCATGGCGCTGTACGGTGCCATGGAACAATTTGGACTTTACACCGGCACACCAGCACCGGTAAATGCAATGACAGAGGCCTTCAATGAAAGACAAGCTCAAGCACTTCGTCCTTGACGTCGACGGTGTCATGACTGATGGCACGTTCGTCTACACGGCTGAAGGTAAGGTGGCCAAGGTATTTGGCCCGCACGATGCTGACGGTCTAAAGATGATCAAGGACATGATCAACATCCAGTTCATCACAGCCGACCACCGTGGTTTTGAGATCACGAAGCGCCGCATTGAGGACGACCTCGGTTTCAAGCTGTCGCTTGTATCTGAACAGGACAGGCTCGGCTTTGTTGCTGGACTGGGCCTCGACAGCGTTGCCTACATGGGCGATGGCTACTACGATGCACCTGTTCTTGAGGCAGTTGCTCTTGGTATCTGCCCGGTCTCTGCAAGACAGGAGGCACGTTGGGCAAGTGACTTCGTTACTACGTCGAAGGCTGGACAAGGTGCAGTGCTTGATGCATGCCTCTACCTCAAGGGGATTCTCGAATGAAAAAGCTAGAAGTTGGCGTAGGACCAATGAGCGTTGAGATCATCGACGCTGTGATCAAATATGCGCGCCACAAAAATATCCAGCTCATGCTGATCGCATCACGCAACCAGATAGAGTGCGCAGAGCTTGGTGGTGGTTATGTTGGTGCCTTCAATACCAGAACTTTCGCCCAATACGTTCGTGAGAGAGACCCAGACGGACACGTGATGCTGTGTCGTGATCACTGTGGCCCATTCCTTAACGACATAGAAAAGGGCATGTCATACAAGGAGGCGATGGAGCGCACTAAACAAAGCCTCAGCACCGACATGTATGCGATGGACCTGATTCACATTGATACATCTGCTGCACCCGACCCATATGCAGCCGCCGAAGAGCTGTTCTCCCTTTCAATGCTCAGTTCAAAGTGGCTTGAGTATGAGTTTGGCACCGAAGAGAACATTGGAACGGCTGTCAGCGTTGAAAAGTTTGAAAGCGACGTACGCTTCATCACATCTCTGTATCCAGGCGTTCTAATGCCACGCTACGTTGTTGGTCAGACTGGATCACTCGTAAAGAGCCACCAGCAGGTCGGTTCATTTAGCCCAGAGGTTGTCAAGCAGCTCGTCAGCATCGCTGAGAAATATGGGGTGAAGCTAAAGGAGCACAACGCTGATTACATTAGTGATGCGGAGGTACAGCACAGAAAGACGATTGGTGTTCACGCTATCAATGTAGCTCCAGAGTTCGGTGCCGCCCAGACTCAGGTGCTTGTTGATCTAGCAATGCGCTGTGGATTTGTTGATGGGTTGAATGCTTTCACGGACCACGTTGCCGCTTCAGGCAAATGGAAGAAGTGGGAATATGGTCCTGCCTTCTCTACATACGACAAGCTGATCTGCGCTGGGCACTATCACTTCACTGACCCTGAATACCTAAGCCTCGTTGAGAAGATCAACGACCATGAGGACTTTCAGGAACACGTAGAGAGGCGCGTGTTCCAGCTTCTTGATCGCTATACGGTATGAAGGTCGCAGTTTGCTTTAGCGGCCAGCTTCGTACCTGCCTGAAGGCGCTAGAAAACCAGCAGCTGTTCTTCGGTGATATGGACATCGACTTTTTCGTTCATACGTGGACAACAAACACGAACAGGCGATATGCGTTGTCGGATGTAGATGAGGAGGTCGTGCCTACTGCAATTATTTCACGGTACGTTGAACTACTTAAGCCAAAGGTGTTCATTGCCGAAAACGCTAGGGCTCTAAACATGCATGGCAGCATGAACGCACCGATTGCGCTCTACTACTCTTGGATGAAGAGCGTAGAGTTTAGGCGTCAGTACGAGACATCGAACAACGTGAAGTATGATGCTGTTGTCAAGATGCGGCCTGATATCATCTTCCCAAGATATAAGCTCCTATCCACCATTGTCGAGCAGGCGATGAACGAAAACGCTTTCATCATGGAAAATGGTGAGTGGCGGCCGCCAGAGGCGATGGTCATGGACGATGTATTTTGGGCTGCGCCTGCGCAGATCATGGACACCGCAACTCAATACTTTTGGTCGCTGAAGGACCATCTCAAGAATCCAAATCTCGGGCTTGGCAAATTCTTGATGGAGCGTGGAATAAACATAGGTGTTGCGACTGTTGGCATGTACGCTATTCTCAGACCTGAAACGCAGCACCTTGATCCAATTGCAGACTTTGAAAAATGCTTTGAGCTTGAACATAAAATCTACACGCCACCAGCATCACCAGAACAACGTGGATCACCAAGGTACTACGGTAGAGACTCGTAAATACCTGCGTATGAACATCTACTTTACGTCCGACCTTCATTTCGGACACGAAAACATCATCAAATACTGCGATCGACCGTATGCCTCCGCTCAGGAGATGAATGAAGGGTTGATCGAGAACTGGAACGCACGAGTCCGGTACGACGACATCATCTACATTCTGGGTGACGTGTTCTTCTGCCAAGTTAATGAGGCAAAGCAGATCATGCACCGCCTGAATGGCAAGAAGCGCCTGATCCTTGGCAACCACGACAAGCTGATCCGTAACCAGAAGCCGCTACAAGACCTCTTCGAGAAAATCTACCCAGACCTCTGGCATGAGACGATCGAAGGCACCTATGTTGCGATGTGCCATTACCCACTTCTTACGTGGCATAAGGCACACCGTGGCTCGTACAATCTACATGGTCACTGCCACAACACGATTCCATTCGACCCAACACGTAGGCGCCTAGACGTTGGCGTTGATGCGCAGGGCTACGCTCCAATCCTCTGGCAGGAAATCAAGCGTAAGCTTGATGCTGTCGTTCCTGGCGATCCACGAGACTACTAATGAACGTGCATCCGCTGTTCTGGTTCACGAAGCAAAAAGCGTGCACCACGGAATGGCACAGCCTTGACACGCTTGAAAACTACAAGGAAGAGACCTTCTACGGTCCAAATCAATTCAAGCCAGGCGATATCACTTACAACTTTAACAGTGAAGGCCTACGCTGTGATGAGTTCACCGACCCATCTGAGCTGCCAATCATCTTCGTTGGTTGCAGCCACACTGAAGGTGTAGGCCTCCCACTTGAGAAGGTGTGGGCTTACGTGCTGCTTGAAAGGATCAGGGCTGCGACAGGTAAGAAGATTCCGTACTGGAACCTATCTGTGTCTGGCGCTTCTGTGGACACAGTGGCATCTGAAATCTACTATGCTCACACTCACCTTAAGATGCGCCCAAAGCTTGTGCTGAGCTGGCTTCCTGCCTTCTTCTGGAGAGACTTCTCATTCAAGGCAAGCAGAGAATTTCACTTCTCACCGAATGATCTATCAAACTACCCGGCCGTGATCAACGAGACACTCATGCCAGTCTTTACTGATCGGTACTTCTTCACCAACCAATCCATCAGAAGCATGCGGTTGATGAGCACCGTGTGTGAGCTGTGGGGAGCAAAGACGCTTTCAACGGCCGTTGACAACATGGAAGTGTTGAAGGAAAAATTTCCTCAGATAGAGTGGGTAGATTTTCCAAAACACCACAAGGAAACGTGCGCAAGAGATGGCCACCATCGTGGCCCAGAGTTCCACTCTCAGGTGGCCGATGCGTTTTGGCAGAAGGTTGAACCGTTGCTCAGCGAGCTTCAGCGGTAAACTGATGCATCTCGCCTTCATCATTAATGATGAAGGCCCTGAAATCTACCTCAGGAAATTCGTGCTTCAGCTGTAGAAAGTACGTAAGGTTGGTCTTGCTGTCGTCGTACATGTAGCACGCATCGTAATCATGTGCGCTGAGGTAGCGTCGAGCAACAGAGTTCTTGCGTTCTGCCGGCGACGACCCCTTACCATGCTCGGCGTGGTTGGCCTCAATGTTGTCGATGTCGATGCCGTGATACCTGAACGTGTCGTCGAAGGTGTCTTGATCGTCAAGGATGCCACGTGCGGTGCTGATGATCACCTTTGAGCCAGGCGTAAGGTTCAGCTTGACCTTGTCGTGCACTCGCACTAGCGTCTGAATCATCTTTGGGATCGGCTTGCTCTCTGTGTTGAACTTCTCTGCGTCAACGAACTCACCGTAGTCGAAGCGTTCACCAGGTTTGAGCTTGTAGTCATTGAATTCCTGGCTGGTTAGAGTTTTTGGTGGCTCACCATCTTTGATGACACGTACCTGCGCCGTAGTGCGGAACAGCGTATCATCGATGTCAAACACGTACAGCGTTCCGCTGCGCTTGCTTGCACCAGCAACCTCATGAAGTTTCATTACAGCTCTCTTCCTCTCCAGAAGATTCTACCAACGTTAGCTTCGTGTGGACCGAGGGAATCAAAGTCTTCTGGTACGATGCCCTCATCACGAAGTCTCTCAAAGAACTTTTCGTCGAGGCTATGCGCACGTACTCCACCATTCATGACCACGTGGACTGGGAACTTTACGTCACCCATTCCAAGGCGCTGAAGTGCCTCCATTCTGGCCCTGCCTTCGTGAGTAGCGACAGCGGCAAACGGCTTGCCAGCCTTGTCCTCTAGGTTCACGTTCAGCTTGAGCAGCGGTGGCCCAACTGGCACCTTCTTGACAATCAGCCTTTCAATCTGCTTTGCAGTTTCGGTGCGATCACCTGTAGCCGCAAGATGAAGGAAGTCTGACGGGGTTAGCTCGAGCGCAAAACCAAAGTACTTGACATCCTGGTTGTGCGGCACAGCACCAATACCAACCTTGCTGTCAAAGGCAACATCACCCACCTTGTAACGGTCGTCGATGTTCTTGGCCGATGGCGGTGAGAGCGCTGAGAACTCTACGGACGAAAGGCCCGCAGGTTCGTGCTGCTCAAGGAGTTCAAGCACCTTCATATCGTATCACTCAAGCTCGCTGGTGAAATCTCTAATCAGGTATTTACGTAGTGCTGTTCCATTTTACATAATGAGACTGTGTACAGGTTGATTGCAGGAGCTTACAATGGTTCTACCAAGGTTGTCCGAGGAAGCTGACCTATGAAGATGTGGCTGATCCAACGTGCGAAGATTCGTCGCCCGCTTGCCGAGTCCAATGAGCGCATCGGCAGCGCTGTCAACCTCGACTACATGGGCTCCGCCGAGTTCGAGTTCGGCGCCCTGCCAAAGTCGCTGCGTGCCCTACAGGCGTGCGATGCGCTGATCAAGCTGCGCACCCTCAACCACATCAAGGACAACCAGGACCGCTCACTGCGTGTCCTCTCCTTCCTCGACGACAAGCAGTTTGTCGAGTACAACTCGCTGCTCATCGATCTCCGTGCCGACAAGGTGCGCCTGAAGGAGTGGAGCAAGTTTGCTCCGGAAGATCGCTACGAGACGATGCCTGACTACGTCAAGACCCCACAGCAGAAGAAGGTGTGGGAGAAACAGAAGGCCGAACGTGAGCTGTGGAAGCCGGACTTCTGGTGGGACATCGACAACCATACCATGTTCTCCTTCGACAAGGAGTTCATGGCCCGCATCCACGACTACCTCGCGTCCAGCTGGGCGTACATGGACGAACAGAAGAAGGCATCATGAACAAGGGCGAAATGCTGAATGCAATGTTGGTCATTGCGACCAACAAACACGCGGGCCAGTTTGACAAGGGTGGACACCCTTACATTCTGCACCCGCTGGCGGTGATGAACCTCCTGAACTCGGAAGACGAGGAGCTGCTGTGTATCGCCCTCGGCCACGACCTCATCGAGGACACTGACACCACGTACCAGGACCTGAAGAACGCGGGCATGACAGACCGTGTCATCGAGGGCATCAAGTGCCTGACGAAGCTGCCTGGCGAAACGTACGACGAGTACAAGCTGAAGGTCAAGAGCAACCCCGACTCAGTGCGCGTGAAGCTCTGCGATCTGCGGCACAATACTGACATCCGACGCCTGCGTGGCGTCGCCGACAAGGACATCGCCCGCATGGCCCGCTACTTCCACTTCTACATGGAGCTGGTCGCTCTCTCGAAGGAGCAGAAGTGAAGACGTACTACTCGTACGAGGAGATCGAGAGCACGATCAAGAAGATCGTCGCTGAGGAGTTCAACACTGAAGTTCACCTCCTCTCCCTCGACACCCAGTTCGTTGCCGACCTTGGCACCGACTCGCTCGACACCGTTGAGCTGGTGATGGCGCTGGAGGAGGCCTTTGACTTCAACATCTCCGATGATGACGGTGAAAACATGCGCACCGTCGGCGATGCTGTAGAGTTCGTCTGCAATCAGCTCAACGTGGAGCCGAAGGCACCGAGGCGCATCGAAGGTTTCTCGTTCCGCTCTGCCATCGAGCAGCGTGCCATCTACTTCATGACTGTACACGGCTTCTCTGATGGGCACCGCTGGAGCAGCGTGAAAGAGTGGCTCCACAAGGAAATGGGCGGCAGCACGACCACAAAGAAGGGCAAGGCCGCAATGAAGAGGATCAAGCCAGAGATCATCACTACGCTTTCCGATCCGAAGCTGCTCGAGCTGTACGAGATCGTGGTGCGTCAGTGGTCCAAGCAGATGTGAGGTGTGACATGATCCGTGAAGCTCTCAGCACAATGTTCAACTGGAAGAAGCACCCTCACGGTGTCTTCTACACAGCCATTCCTCTCTTCATGATGGCAGCGCTGCTCGTCGGCTATCGAGCCTACCTCGAGTTGAAGCTGAATGGCGATCCATGGTACATGGTCATCGCCCTTGTTGGGCTCGCACTGCTGCTTATCGGCCTTTGGCCAGTGCGCTCAATCTTCCCAGTTCTGGCGAAGAAGCTCTAATTACGGATTCTGAAGGGCGGCGACAGCTGCCTCAAGCGCTTCGATCCTTGCGTTCTGGCGCTTGACCACGTCAAGCAGCAGTACGGTCAGACGGTCGTACTGAACACCGTCTGGTACCAGCTCATCATCAATGTTGATGTAGTGCACGAGCTTCTGATCGACAGCATAAACGTCTTCAGCGATGAGACCGTACCAGCGCTTTGCTGGATCATCTGCCTCACACTTGCTAGAGTACGTTACAGGCTGAAGCTCAAGAACGGCGTCAGCTTCTTCAGCCGTTACGTTCTCAACGTCCTGCTTGTAGCGGATCGACGACGTTGAACGAAGCAGCTGGTTAGCTGGTGATGAGCTTGCGTTGATGAATGCGTTTGCGGCTGATGCTGTCGTACCAAGGCCAGTTGGGAGGTAGACCTCGTTGGCCTTGAGCATGAACGTACCGTTCGTGCTGCCTGAGAAGCTTGGTGCGAATGCGAGCTCTGAACGCGTGCTGCGGATGGAGCCACGACTTTCCGATGCGTCATCGACAAGCTGCGTTGAGTGGCCACCACCACCACCGCAACTAACGTATGCGCGAGTTGCCGAACCGTTCTGGTTGAGGTTCAGCGCACCATCAGCGTTGACACCACCAGAGAAGTAACCATTCGACACGCCACCGATCGAGAAGCGCATTGCTGAGCTCGTGAGCAGCGACCAACCCATGCCGGTCTGTGAAGCGAATGCGTACGATGGTGCAGCGGCTGATCCATCTGGGGCAAGCAGTGGGAAGCTAGTACCTGACGAGCCGTTGGCGGCTGCGGTGATGCGGCCCTTGGCGTCGACGGTGATGTTGGCGTTCGTGAATGAGCCAACGTTAGCGTTGACCGTGGCAAGTGTTGTAGCAAACGAGCCAGTGCCTGAACCGGTTACGTCACCAGTAAGCGTGATGGTCTGGTCACCAGTGTTGGTGCCTGATGATGAGCCACTGTGCGTACCAGAAAGGTTGCTGCCGGTAACGGCACCTGATGCTGCGACAGAAGTTGGAGTGATGGCACCAAGGCCGATAGTGATCGTACCGCTTGAGGTAACTGGCGAGCCAGATACGCTGATGCCGTTGTTGCCAGAGACGCCGACCGACGTGACCGTACCTGATCCAGCAGAACCGTTGCTTGCAGCGGTGATGCGACCATATGCGTCTACCGTGATGTTCGAAAGGGTGTACGAGCCAGCGGTAACGCCAGAAGCTGGAAGGTTGATTGTGATCGTGCCGCTTGACGTAATTGGCGAGCCAGAGACCGAGATCGTTGACGATGCAACGGCAACCGAGTTCACGCTACCACCGCCTCCTCCACCAATGGCAGCCCATGACTGCGTTGCGTCATAGACCTTGAGCTGGTTGTTGTCATAGTCGAACCAGATTTGGCCGATGGTTGGGTTTGCTGGTTCATTTGCTGATGCAAAGTTCTCAAGGAGGCGCAGGAAGTTATCCTGTGGGAAGCTTCCGGTCAGGACGAGCGATGTTGTTGATGTGTCAAGGGCACCATCAGCGATAGAGACATCCTCCTTTCCAGGGATTGACTCTAGGTCCTTGCTAGTCCATTGTACGATGTACATGTGCGGCTCCAGTTTTCATTACAGCACGGTCAGTGTAGTATTTATCGTCTCTGACCTTGAAATCCATTGAGAAACCCTATGCGGCTCATCCTCCCACTCATTGAGCTCTCCCATGGTGATAAAATCGACGTAGGTCTCGGCACCGGCCTCAGGCTTAACGTCAGCTATGAGGACAGCGCTGACGGCCACGGCCATGACGCTGTGGTTAGGGACTCTGGCAACCGTGAGGTGTTCCGCCAGCCGCTGTCACCATTCTCCGCAAAGCACCCGCCGGCGGACTGTGTTCGGTACCGCCGGCCGGGTGGCTCCATCGTTGGACAGATCAAAGGTGTCACGTGCGATTGCTGGATGTGCAATGACCATGGGGACTTCAGCTGATGGACATCAAGTCGGGCAGCGGCTACCCAGCAAACGCCCTCTCCAACTTTGCCCCACACCCGTTCACGTTCGACGGTGTGCAGTGTAACTCCATGGAAGGCCTGCTGCAGGCCTTCAAGTTCAAGGAAGAGCACATGCAGGTGGAGGTGTGCAAGCTAGTCGGTGTAATGGCCAAGCGTAAGGGCAAGCACAAGAACTGGCAGGAACGCCAGACCCTCCACTGGAAGGGTGTCGAGTACGCGCGCAAGGGGCTCGAGTACCAGGAGCTCCTCGACAGAGCCTATCAGGCCATGTGCGATCAGAACGAAGGCTTTCGTAATGCGCTGCTCCATACGGCCAATGCCGTGCTCAAGCACTCCATCGGCCGCACAAAGCAGTCAGAGACGGTGCTGACACGCAATGAGTTCTGCTCACGCCTCATGAAGATGCGGCGTGTGCTTCAGACGGAGAACATCCTCAAATGAACATCTTCACTCGCTTCAACAACTGGTACGACAGTCTCCAGAACCCACGACGGTTCTACTACTTCATCACACCGATGGCGATCTGGATTTTTGCCCTCAACTTCATGGACAAGTCGGCCATCTGCATGTGGATCACCATCGTCCTGTCGCTCATCATCTTCCCTATCGCCATCTCACGGGCGATCCGCTTTCACCGTCGATGATCGCCGTTAAGTGTGATCGCTGTGAGCAGGAGCTAAACACTCCTGGTGCCCTTGTCTTCTCGCCACCAGACGGACAGGACGTGAAGAAGTACCACGTCTGCCTGAAGTGTTGGCAGCGTCTCGTTCAAGTTCTCATGGAGCCAGCATGAAGGTCGAAGTTCATTTCACCGACAGAAACTACAAGAAGCAGCTCACGATCCTCTACACGACTCGTGAGCCTGTCGTACCACGCATCGGCGAGATGGTCACCATCCACGACTGCGAGCGACCGCTGATGCTGAAGGTGACCCGCATCCTCCACGAGTACCACATCTACGAGGACCAGGAACTCAAGCACGAAATCTTTGTGGAGCTCAGGTGAAGTCGCATACGTTCACGCTGTGGAGCGGTGGTCTCGACTCGACCTACCTCATCTACTGTCGCCTCTCTGAAGGGTACAAGGTCTCAGCTGGCTACGTTGAGATCATGAACAACGAGGTGCAGTCGAAGCGTGAGCAGGAAGCCATCGAGAGACTCGTGCCGCTCTTGAAGGCAGAGTTCGGCGACCTCTTCAACTACATGGGCACCGTCGTCAAGGTCGACGTCAAGACCTCAGGCAACCACGTCGCCCTCCAGCAGGCCATCCTCTGGCCCGTCGTGATGCACGTTCTTCCAGACGGGATCACCGAGATCGCCATCGGCTACGTCATGAACGACTGCGCCATCTCGTACCTCAATGAGATCAAGGCGATGTTCGACGGCTTCAAGGGGCTCCTCGTCAACCCAAAGTGGGAGGTAACCTTCCCACTTTCGAAATCTCCGAAGCAGCACGTCCACAGCTGGCTGCCTTCGAAGCTGCGTGACCATGTCACGTGGTGCGAGTCGCATGAAACGATGGAGCACGGTTGGTCGTGCCGTCGCTGCAACTCGTGCAAGCGCATGGTCGATCTCGGTCTGCTCGATGAACTGAAGAAAGAAACCGATCAAGTCGTCTGCGATGCATCGATACCTGGTGTCGAGGTGGGATACGTTGAGGTACCGAAAGATGAAGTCAAAGAAAGAGCCGAAATACCAGCGTCCGCCTGACATCGAGTGCGCGCACTGCCGCAAGATGTTCCCTGACGGGGACATGAACGCCATCTCACGGGCCATCAGCGGTCACAAACCAGCCTGCTCATATGAGTGCAACCGGGCCCTCGGCCAGGTAGCCTGACATTATGTTAACTGGGTGACCTGTGTACCTTTCCACAGGTTCGTGATAAGATAGTCCTATCTCAACAGAAGCCTGAGGCAAACCGTGGTCAAGACCATCGAACAGAAGTTCAAGAAGCTCAGCGAGGTAGAACACGTTCTGCTCCGCCCGGGCCGCTACATCGGCTCCATCACCGCCCATACCGAGACGGCCTACACGTACGACCCCGCCACCAAGCGGATGGTCAAGAAGGAAATCACCTTCAACCCCGGCTTCATCAAGCTTTTCGACGAGGTCATCTCCAACTCGGTCGACCACTCGAAGCGGCCCGAAGGCAAGCACCTCGACATCATTCGAGTCGAGGTAGACGCCGAGAAGGGGGAGATCAGCGTGTACGACAACGGTGGTATCCCCGTCGTCAAGCACAAGGAGTACAACCAGTGGGTGCCTGAGATGATCTTCGAGCTGCGCGCCGGCTCGAACTTCGACGACAACGACCAGGCAATGCTCACTGGCCAGAACGGTGAAGGTGCCGCCCTCACCAACATCTTCTCTGAACGATTCACCGTCGAGACCTGCGACGGCAAGCAGAAGTTCAAGATGGTCTTCGAAGAGAACTCGCAGGACCGCAAGCCTGCCAAGGTGACCGACGCTGACGGCTCGAAGGGCTACACGCGCATCACCTACCGCCCCGACTTCACGAAGCTCGGCTGCACCCTCGATGAGGGCAACGTGGCGATGCTGCTCAAGCGGGTCGTCGACATCGCCGGCATCAACACCCACCTGAAGGTCTACTGGAACGGTGAGCGCATCATGACGCGCACCTTCAAGGACTACGTCGAGATGTACGTCGGCGAGGAAGGCGAGTACGCCTTCGACGAGACCGACAACTGGCGGGTCGCCATCGCCTCCAGCGACGACGGCTTCCAGCACGTCTCCTTCGTGAACGGCACGAACACGAAGATCGGCGGATCGCACATCACGTACGTCATCAACCAGATCGTCGACAGCCTGCGAGACCACATCAAGCGCAAGCACAAGGTCGAGGTCAAGCCCGCCGACATCCGCCAGCACCTCACCCTCTTCCTCGACTGCAACATCGTCAACCCTCGCTACTCGTCGCAGACGAAGGAAGACCTCATCACCGAGGTGAAGGACTACAAGACGACATGGACGGTGCCCGACAAGATGATCAACAAGATCGTCAAGTCGTCGATCATCCAGGCCATCATCGACTGGGTCATGGCAAAGCAGCAGATGGACGAGCTGCGCGAGCTGCGCAAGCTCAACAAGGACCTCGACAAGGCCAACCCCAAGCGCATCGACAAGTTCAACGACGCCAGCGAGAAGGCAGATCGCAGCAAGTGCACGCTCTTCCTGGCAGAAGGTGACTCGGCGTCCAAGTCCCTCTTCGCAACCGCTGACCACCAATATGTCGCAACCTTCCCGCTCAAGGGCAAGCCGCTCAACGTACGCGAGAAGGAGATTGCCCGCGTGCTCGGCCTCGACAAGCGGAAGGAAGGCAAGACGGAGCCGAACGAAATCCAGAAGATTCTCACGATCATCGGCCTGCAGATCGGCGTCAAGGTCAACACGCTCCGCGAGCTTCGCTTCGGGCGGGTCGCCTTCGCCACCGACGCAGACGTTGACGGTGCCCACATTTCTGGCCTGCTCATCAACCTCTTCGACCACTTCTGGCCGGAGCTCTTCGAGATGGGCTTCGTCCACATCCTCCGCACGCCGATCGTGAAGGTGTACGTGAAGGACAAGGTCGTCCACGAGTTCTTCACCGAGCGGGAGTTCAAGGACTGGGTCAAGAAGGACGGCGAGAAGCTGCGAGGCTGGACGCACCGCTACTTCAAGGGTCTCGGCACGACCAAGACCCCCGACTTCAAGCCCTACATGGAGAGCCTGGACCGCTACCTCTTCAAGATCAGCGTCCGTGACAAGGATGACAAGGCCGCCATCGACCTCGCCTTCAACGGCCAGCGGGCCGACGATCGCAAGTCCTGGCTCGAAACGCCGGCCGCCAACTTCGAAGACTTCATCGAGGCATGATCATGGGAATGTCAGACGCAGAGCGAGACGCCTACACGAAGTACAACAAGCAGTGCCACGTTGTATCAAGCGTGGACAAGCTGCCAAGTTCCGCCCAGTTCTTCGTTTTCCAGAACGAGACACGGTCGTATCCCGACCCGTACGGCGGTTCGAGCAGCTGCACTGACAACTACCTGACGGTGGCCTGGTTCGAGAGCGAGGAGGCACTGAACTGGTGGATTCTGCGGGAGGCCGAGAGCCACTACAGCAAGAAGTTCAAGGTCTTCTACGCCCACCCTGGCGAGGTGAAGCTCCACACGACTGTCTCGGTCAAGCTCTGACGGCTGAGGCACATTATGTTAAGTGTACTTTCACACAGGTTCGAGGTATAATAGCCACATGGCAACAAAGGGAACCAACACGATGACTGATTCCGCTGCATATCGTGCCAGCCGCCAGATTCGCGCGCAGCACTTCATGAACTCTGCCTTCAAGGAGTTCTCGCTGTACGACAACGTTCGCTCGATCCCTCGCCTGACGGACGGCCTCAAGCCGTCGCAGCGCAAGGCGCTCTATGGCACCTTCCTTCGTGGTGAATCCGCTGGCCTGATCCAGGTCGAGCGTCTCGCCGCCGCCATCGCCGCCAGCACCGACTACCACCACGGTATCGGTTCGATGCAGAGCACCATCGTCGGCCTCGCTACGAACTACGCTGGCTCGAACAACATGAACCTCTTCGTACCTGAAGGCCAGTTCGGCAGTCGCCTGACAGCAGAGCCTGCCGCCGCGAGGTACATCGAGACGAAGCTCTCACCCTACTTCCGCTCTCTCTTCAACAAGGCCGACGACGCCATCCTCGAGCACAACGAGACGGACGGCGAGAAGATCGAACCGAAGACGTACGCGCCACTGCTGCCGATCGCCCTCATCAACGGCTCGGTCGGCACCGGCACTGGTCACGCCTCACTGATCATGGCGTACCACCCACTGCACGTGCGTGATGCCGTGCTGAAGGTCCTCGACGGCAAGAAGCTGAAGGCCGGCACGCTGACTCCCTGGTACAAGGGCTTCAGCGGCACGATCGAGCGCAACCCAGAAACGGGCCAGGTCGTGATCACTGGCAAGCTGGAGGTCGTCAACTCGACCACCATCAAGGTGACCGAACTTCCAGTCGGCACCTACCTCGACGACTTCAAGGACACGCTCCACAAGCTCGAGGAGAGCGGCTTCGTCAAGGACTACGACATCGGCAAGACTGACGAGACGAAGTTCGACTTCACCATCACCGTCCCGCGCAGCACCACCGCCCTCGACGTCGAGGAGCTGTACCGCAAGTTCAAGCTGGTTGCGCGTGACACGGAGAACTACACGCTCTGGGACATCGACGGCACGCTGAAGCGGTTCGACTCGGTCGAGGACATCATCGAGCGCTTCACCACCTGGCGAGTCGCCCGCTACGAAGACCGTCGGCAGCTGCAGATCGCCACCACCAAGGAGTCCATCAGGTGGATGAGCGAGAAGCTGCGCTTCATCCTCTTCTACCTCGACAACGTGGACAAGTTCCGCAATCGCAAGAAGGACGACCTTGTCGAGCTGCTGCTCAAGAACAAGTTCGTCGACTACGACCGCCTGCTGCAGATGCAGATGTGGAACCTCACGAAGGACAAGATCGACGAGCTCAAGAACGAGGTCGCCGACCTGAAGAAGGTCCTCGCCTCCCTCGAGGCGGATTCCGCCGACGAGATGTTCCGTCGCGAGCTGAAGGAGTTCAAGTATGTCTCGTAAGAAGGTGGTATTCGAGCTGAACGAAGAGAGCTCGGAGCAGATCATCAAGCTGCTGGAGTCGGGCAACTGGAACCCCAACCCGACGTGGCACATGAACATCACGCTCGGCTCCAACCTCGACCGCCGCCAGGAGCTCTGGACCGGTGGCTTCGGCAAGTTGAAGGTCGTCGACGCAGCATGAAGACGATCTACCGAATTCAGGCCGCCGACGGAACTTGGCTGCGGAACGTCAAGTGGGGCAGCCCTCAGTTTGGCAAGCACGCGAGGAACTTCTCGTCCTCGTCTGCGGTATCGAACCACGTGAAGTGCCTGTCACCGACCGACCGGCGCATCTACAACGAGAAGGGAGCCTGCATCGTTGAGCTGCAGATCGTCGAGAAGCCGGTCCACATGTACGGCATCGACGCATGGACAAACCTGATGAACGAAAGAAGGAGCAAGCGCAATGGGCGTTGACACCAACTACGAGACCGTCGACCGCATCCTCGGCCACTGCGGCCGCATGATCAGCGCGTCGAAGTCCAGCTACTCGAGCCGCTTCCCGACCCACGTGGTCGTGTTCAACGGCAACGTCTGCACGAAGGGCCACGGCAAGCTGTGGTACGGCGACATCGACATCACGAACGACGAGGCCAAGCTGAAGGAGCTGGCCGCCACCCTCGGCGAGGACGTCTACGTGCTGCGTGAGATGGACGGCCGCTTCGAGAACGAGCAGAAGCCGCTCTTCGAGAAGGCACGAGCTGTCATCACGCCGGCTGGTGATGTCACCATCAACGAGGTGAGGTACTTCTGATGTCCACATCGACCCTCGAACCAGGCGCCCGTCCGAAAGGCTGGTCACCGATCTTCGCCGGCACGAGCGACAAGGGCAAGTCCCTGATGGCGCTGATCGGCCACGAAATCTACATCGAGTGGGCCGCACCTGGCCGTACCGGTGACTGGCACTTCTTCAGGCTGCTCGGCATCGAGGCGTCAGGCGAGAACGCCGAGGTGTGGCTCAAGCCGAGCAAGGACCTCCTGAACCCGGACATGAGCGTGCCCAGCACGACGAAGCTGGTCATGCTCAGCCACATCCGCTCCTTCAAGCATGCCGAGGAAGCGCTGCCGAAGGCGCCGACCGGCTGGATTCGCTACCGCATCTGGGACAAGAGCGGCAGCGGTTCGAAGGAAGACCGCTGGCTCTTCTGCCCGGCCGAGGCCGAGGATGGCGACGAGACGGTGCGTGACTACATCCTCCACATCGCCGAGAGCTGGGCCATCCACGCCGAGCGCTACCACCTCGACTTCTTCCGCAACGAGGTGCCGCCGCAGGGCATCATCGAGAAGCAGATGGAGGCACTGCGCCGCCAGCAGAACTACATCGTCAGCTACCTCGCAATGCTCAATGAGCAGTACGAGTCGTACATCGGTGTCGGGAGCTGAACGTGTACGAGCACACCAACCGCTGGGTTGAGCACCGCTGGGAGCGTGAGTACGTAGGTTGCTGCGGCTATGACGACCCTGTCTACGAGTCGGTCCGCCGCGCGTACAACCGCAGCGAGACCGTCATCATGTTCGATGATGGTGACGAGCGGCGCGCCTTCCACTCCTTCGTCGTCTCGCTCAAGAGCGACGCATCGAAAGGGCTGCAGCTACTTCGTGATGAGGTGCTCGCTGCCGAGAGGGCGACCCTTGACAAGGCGTACGTCGCCGCCCTCCAAGGGTACATCACCAAGCAGGAAGAGCGCATCAAGGCCCTCGACAAGAAGCGCAGCACCTTCTGGCTGTGGAGCTGGCTCGTGTACGTGCCCGAAGTTCCTGAAGAGCCAGCTGAACCAAGCGAGGAGAACATCAAGCGCGAGGCCAACATTGCGCTGCTGGAGAACAACCTCGCCCACACGTTTGACTACATCCTCTCCATGCCGAGCGAGTACGAGCTGTTCACTAGCAAGGTGCTCAAGCACCAGTACCACGCCGTGATGGAGTTCAAGCAGAAGGAGGCCGCATGATCGAGGTCATTCTCAACAAGCTCGCCGTTCCAGCCCCGACGAAGCGCAACTGCTACTCGCTGTCCATCAACATCGAGCATGGTGATGCTGACTTCAAGGAAACGAACGGCCTCGATGGTTCGCTCGACGACATCATGCCGTACCTGCGCGCGCTCAACGCCTACTTCGGCCTGGACTGGAACACAACGTGTGCACAGCGCCCGCTCATGAAGGCGATGGTTGAAGAGGTCGGTGAGACCGACTACAACGCGCTGCTCGACCTCGTCGGCTACGACAAGAAGTACGAGAGCGCCTGCATGATGGCACGGCCAACCGGCCTCGAGGTCCGCTGGTTCAACGAGGCCGGTGCCGAGTACCTCTGCAAGGTCGTCAACTGCCGCACCTACCACGGTGAGGTGCTGTCATGATGGTCAAGGGCGTCGACGCTGAGCTGTTCCTCGCCTACCTCGAGAAGGTGGCCGCCAAGAAGCGTGATGATGCTGCGTATGGCGGCTACCACACCGACGGTGGTGCATCGGCGCTCGAGCGTGAGATCGCTGCCTTCCGAGGCGGGCTGATCAAGGCGTTCCCTGCCTTCTGGGCGGCCGACCTCGAGCAGTTCCAGCTTGAGCAGAACGCCGACTACCAGACGTACCTTACCCTGAAGAAGAGGTTCGAACCACATGGTCGCCCCTGATCCTTTCAAGACGCTGCTCACCCTGGCCCTCATGCTGGCGGCGATCTACTTTGCCCGTGACAGCTGGAAGAAGCGGCCTCGGCACTGGAAGGCGTGGCTCTGCTTCGACGTAGGCCTCGCTGCCTACTTCTTCGTGTGCCTGTACCCCGCCGCCCGCTGGCTCGTTGTAGGAGGTTGAGATGGTTGATGAATGCTACAAGCTGCTCGTTACCGCCACCACTAACGAGGACAACGGCCTTCGAGCCGCCGCCATCACGTCGCAGGTCCTCTCGTTCACCAGCTACGAGAACGCTGAGGAGGCGTTCAGCGCCCTCAAGCAGCAAGGCCCAAAGAGCGCCACCTACCTCAGCGTGTGGCGCTGCTATGAGCTGAAAGAGGAGATCGACAAGTGAACGACACCTTCACCAAGCTGGCCTTCACCTTCATGATCTGCGTCGTGCTGTCGTGCTTCTTCGGTCTCGTGACCGTCGGCACGAAGCCGCTGCAGACCGCCGCCCACTACATGGCCGCCACCTTCGTCATCTTGACGATGATCAGCGCCGTCCTCGCCCTCTGGCTTCCCAAGAAGAAGGAGTCCTGACATGGACATGCTCACCCCAGACCAGCGCTTCAACCAGGCCGCCACCGAGATCAACGCGCAGCTGAACTCGCTGTCGATGACGTACGACGCCAAGGTCCTGTCGGCCATGCTGCTCACGCGCGCGAGCCACATCCTTCGTCAGCTCCACGACGCCGGCATCTACAAGCCGCAGGACATCATGAAGATGGTGGACTACGCCTTCGCCGACGTTCTCACCCCGCTGCCCGCCGAGCAGAAGCCGAAGGTCGTCACCATCGGTGGTCCTGAAGGCGGAAAGGTGAACTGAGATGCCGCTCATCACCACAATCCTGAAGGTCTTCTGGCTGCCGATCAGCCTGCTGCTGTACCTCAAGTGGCCGGTTCCAGGCATCCCTGGCCTGCTGACGGCCTGCCTGTGCGTGATCATCTTCGCTGAGGCGATGATGCTCATCGGCATCAACGCCCTCATCAAGAGCCCAATCAGCGCGGGCGTGGCAAGGATACTGGCAATGCGGCGTCCTCGCACCAGCTTCCAGCTCGCGTGCTACACCCTCTACGTTGGAGGCACCGCCTACCTCACGCTGCTGACGCACCGCTGGTACCTGGTCGGTGCGTTCGCCATCTCGGTGGCGCTGCACGCCCTCATTGAGTGGAAGATCAGCAACTTCTCCACCGAGTACCTGAAGAACAGGGCGGCGCCATGATCACGATCAAGTACGACAACCGCCAAATCTGGTGGTCGCGCGTCAAGCGTCTGCACGAGAAGCAGAAGCGCAAGGAAGAGCAGTGGCGCAAGGAGTTCGTCGAGCGCACGCTCGAGCTGCGGGCAGCGAGGCGCTGGTGGAAGCCATCAACGTGGCTGATCCTCGGCGATGACGGTGCCGCCCACTCGGACATCTCAGCCTTCTCGCCCTGCCGCCAGTACGAGAAGATCATGGCCATCCTCGAGGCATCGGGGTGGGAGACCTACTCGCTGGAAGACGGCATCGTTCGTAACATCCTCGAGGCGGAGAAGGCCGATGACTAAGCACACGACCATCCCCGCCGGCTACCGCCTGACCGTTGAGTCGTGCGAGAACGATGACGACCTCAGGCACACTCGCGTTCTTGAGGGCCTGCCTGAGGAGAACGTAGCGTACCTCGTCGACCTCGTGAAGGGCTGCCGCACCACCAGCTCGGGTTGGAACGCCCCTGGCCGGTTCGGCAACATGTACGAGCCAGGCAAGGAGCAGCTGGACAACCTCAAGGCCGACCTTCTTGACATCGCCAAGAAGCACCCGCTGGTATGGGACGACGCTGACCCCAGCCAGATGGACGATGAGTCGCTGTACCACCTCGTGATGGCCGACCTTGACTCGCTTGGCCTGACTGGCGAGCCTGGCAACTTCCTCACCCGCTACACCACGAAGTGGAAGGTCGAGCTGCTCCTCGAGTCCATCCGAATTCCTGACGTGACCGAGAGGTTCGCATGAGCAAGTGGATCAAGATGTGGCCAGCCGAGTCCCTGCCGCTGGTCAACCAGCACATCTTCTACGTCGTCGACTACCGTGGCTCGCACCACGAGTACAGCCGCAAGGTGTGGAACGAGGTGCTGGACAAGATGTCGGACGAGCAGAAGGGCGTGACGCTCGACTACTGGCGCCACCCCGACGGCACCCGCACGCCACGCACCATCTTCCCGCTCTACAGCAAGGTGGACCCACGCATGCTGATGGTCAAGGAAGGCTGGGTCGAGGACCGCTACCCAGACTCCTTCACCGTCCGTGACACGCGCCACGGCCGCCCCTACATGATGGGCGTCTTCAGCGACATCGACGTCATCACGCACTGGATGCCTATCGACCGTCCAGAGCTACCGTTCGACCCGCTCACCGACATCGCTGACGAGCTTGACCGCTCCATCGCCCTGTCCGACCGCTACGACGAGCGCCGCAACCTCATCAAGGAGGGCGTCAAGGTGACCGACAGCTGGAGTGGCAACGACTCGTACGAGTACAGCAAGGCCCACTCAATGGAGCTCCTATGAAGACACCAACCTCGACCATCTCCCTTGACCAGACCACCTGCTTCGCCCTCGTCCCACGGCTGCAGAAGCTGGCCGACCACCAGCGGGCAGAGGTGGAGAAGAAGGCCGCCGCCCGCAAGGCCGAGAACGATGCCAAGAAGGCGGCCTACCGCTGGTACCGCCCCTCCACCTGGTTCTTCGAGCCTGAGCCGTACGACTACTTCCAATACCAGTGGTTCACCGAGGCCCCGCTGCGCCAGACCGAGAAGCACATCAAGGCCTTCAGCGCCGACCGCCTGGTCATGGTCACCATCCCGGTCGACGACTACAACGACCTGATGGAGACCCTCAACCGCTTCGAGAGGCAGCCATGAACTTCGCCATCATCTTCGACGAGCACGTCGTCCTCTACCCGACCGGCCACACCTTCCCGCTCCAGTACGGCAAGTTCCCGTTCGGCATGGTCACGCAGGTTGAGGACGAGCTGTTCCTGCACCCCGTCAACGGCGACCTGACCGAGGAGCAGGAGCGGCTCGTCAAGAACTTCTTCAAGACCAAGCGCCTGCGGAAGTTCATCAAGACCGAGCACGGCATGACCGTCTTCGACAGCGCCTTGACCCACCGTGACGTCGCTGGCCGCAACTGCACCTTCAGCGCCGGCTTCGTCTCCTGCCCAACCGGCGTCCCCATCGCCGAGGGCCGGTCGGAGTCCCTCAACCTCGGCCTCGAGCCAGAAGATTCTGACCTGCTGGTCAAGTTCTTCAACTTCGAGGACACCGTTCCCGACTACCTCAAGTAAGGACCCCACACCATGGCCAGCTTTCTCAAGTTTCTCGGCGGCATCCTCCTCTTCTACGGCATCGCCTTCGTCATCTACCTGGCCATCGGCCTCTTCGACAAGACCTTCACCATCACCGACGCCCTCATCTGCTGCCTCGTCGCCGACGTTGTCAGGCTCAGGTTAGAGCTCAAGGAAAGGAAGCTCGTAGAGAAGACCTTCTAACAGCGGGTCCCCACAAGGCGGGTTACCGCCCCACAGGTCGTTGTTTACCTTCCACCAGAGAAGGCATAGAATCCAGTAAATTCCCGCACCACCCTTACCAGGGCCGTGCACCCTACCAAAGGTACCCATCACATGAGCTCCTACAAGCGACACGTCGTCCGGCTGGCCAACCACAACGAGCTGAACCTCGTCGACACCCCTGCCATTGAGCATGACATCTCCTACTATGACAGCGGCGTGCTGCGCATCGTTGAGACCACCTACAGCCGCCCTGACCCAGAGGGGAAGCGTGAGTTCGAGGCACGCCGTACCTGGCACTACGCTCCCCATGCCTGGGTAAACGTCGCCACCACCGACATCTAAAATATATCCATATGGATACCCATGACTGAGTACATCAAGAAGGACTCTGCACCTGCAACCTACCCCTGCCCGCTATGTGAGGCAGGCGTACCGCTGACCACAGGCACCATGATCAGGTTCACGAAGACCCTTGAGGAGGGGCCAAGTGAGGACCACCCTGGTAGGCAGTACGCAAGAGCTGGTCAGCTAGGCTGCATCGTAGAGGTAGGGACCGTCAAGGAAGGGTACTGGGTACGGACGCTGGACTGGGAGGCAGGATTTGGTGCCAGCCCTGATGAGTTCAGACCGCTGCGAGAGGATGAGCTGATCAGGTACAACGAGATCAAGGCAGCCATCAAGGACGCTACCGACAGAGACCTCTACGACGTCAACGAGCACTTCACCAACCTGTGAGACTGACCCATGCACTACATCCTAGACTGCTACTACGGTAAAGACCACAACGGGGTAGAGGGAGACCAGAACGAGCTGGTGGCCATCTTCAAGAACGAGGCAGACGCCGATGGGTTTGCGGTGGGTGGGTTCGTGATACAGACCAGCAACCGTGAAGACGTCCTGAAGCTGGTGACCGTGCACAACGACCTGTACAACCTACTGGCCTTGCAGGCCTCGGGCAACGGCAGCACAACCTGAGAAGCTGCCCACGGTAAATACAAGTGTACACACCTGCCCGGAACGACCCGTGGAAAAAGCACAAAAGCGCGCATTCAGCGAGGAACATACCGCTTCGTTAAGGAAGGGTGCCCACCGGAGGAGGGATGAACAGGTCGTAGGCAACTACATCAGGCGCGTGAACAGCGCTCTGTTCGTCCTCCTGCTTGAAGAGGCCAAGAAGCCACCGTCCCCAACCCTTGACGCCATCCTCGCGGCCCTCACCCAAGATTCCCCAAGAAAAACGGGGGTGAGCGCGCAGTCCTTAAGCGTGCCGAACCCCAAGCCCGACGCCCCAAGACCCCCACCTCCCATGATGGAGATACGGTGATGCAAGACCTGCTTGGTCCTGTACCTGAGGAGATGCTGCATACCATCTATGCAGCAGCTGATAAGGATACCGACATCAACCTGCTGACCAACATCTGCTGGTTCTTTGACCTATGCTTTCACCACGGCAGGTTCCAGACGGTAGATGATCTCCTCGAAAGGCTTTCCCTCGAAAGGGTAGGGACCGTCTACATCATCGCCGTTCTTCGGTACTCCTGCTGCGCGAGGGAGGAGCTGCCCCACTTTGATACCACCCTCTCGAAAGCAAGGACTGTGTTGGTGGGTAGAGGGCTGGATGCCGACAGGTTGCTGAGAGGTCTCGAGAAAGTGAGCGGCCCTATAGGAGAGCTGGGAGTATGATCGACTGTAAGGAAGACAATGGGCTGCTGGTGTTCAGCCGTGGTCCTAACGTGGTGGCCAAGGTAAGGGTGCTGAAGGGCATGCTGTCAGGTATCGTCTACACGGGAATTGGTGAGATGCCCTTGATGGTCATGCTGTCTGAAGGGCAGGACCCAAGGAAGACGGCCGAGAAGGTGGTGGCTGAGATGATCGCCGTGAACATCCCTGTCCAGTCCTTCTACGAGAAAGCTCCCGCCCCTAATGGAAACTCGGTAGACTCTACCACCCCCTCAAGACCAATGGGTGCAGAGGACCAGCGCAGGTTAGAGCTCGAGGAAGCTCGCAGGAGGGTGAAGGTATGACCGTCCTCTACTGCTCCTTCTGCGGCAGGTCCCAAGACGAGGTGAAGACCCTGATTGCCGGCCCGTCCGTCTTCATCTGCGATGAGTGCGTGGCCATCTGCAACAAGGTGCTGGAGCAGGAGAAAGCTCGCGCGCCTATAGAGAACCCGGCAGACCCCTCTACCCCACCAACCCTATAGGGCCCCCTCACTTTCCCTGGGAAACCGTATGAACACCTTGAAGGACAGACTACCAATGACAGGCCCGCTGTGGGCAGCGCAGACGTCCACCCCATACCACATAGGGTTGGTGCAGTGCAGGTCCCTCGAGGGAGAGCTGCTCACGCCGAAGCTGATGATCATTCGTCAGGGGGTGGGAGTGAAGGTGCGCTTCGAGGAGGAGACTGAAGGCTACCTCGAGATTCACGAAGGCTAAACCAAATTTGAAGTCTTCCCTCGAGAGAGGGAGGTGGTGCGAGCGCTCGTAAGGGCTGTAGTCGAAAGGCTGCAGCCCTTTTTGGGGTGTGGGGGCAGCGCTGTGCCTCGAGAAAGCTCACTTTCCCTATAGGAAACCTGTACAGGAGCACACCGGGCAGCTCCGCCATAGCATACTGTGCACCCGGCGCTAGCCGGTATGCACCCGGGTGCTGCAGGGAAAGTGAAAAGTGCCTATAGGGCCTCTGGGGGCCTACCCCGGGCTGCACCCGCCATGGGGTCATTCCGTAGGGTACAGTTCTTCTTGGCTGGCTGGGTCTCTCATGAGCAGCCTGTACGGTGGTGGATCGTCTCTCGACGGTGCCTTACCTACCAGAATCCAGTCCTTGTACGGCTGAACCTCACGGATGAGGGTGTCGAAGTCGTCGGTTTCAAGTATCTTTAGGGTTCCCATAGGTTACGGCAAGGTCTCCACAGTTGAACCACGGGCTGGGCTGTCGGCATAGCGCCGGTACCATGGCAGCATGTTCTCCTTGATAAGGGTTCCACCGCAGGCTACCTGCAGGCGGTCAAAGCATTCACCAAGTATGGCCTCGCCGGCCTGTATCTCAGGGGCAGGAGCGGTACCGCGTAGCTTCAGCCGGTTGAGGGAGTCGTGGATGGTGGTGAACTCCTCCAGCAGGTTGATGATGGCAAGCTCCTGCGTGGCGGTGGTAGGGGTGGTGCGGGCAAGTTCGTCCTCAAGGAAGTGGTCCTGCGTATCGAACAGGGCGACGGCGTACCAGTCAGATGCCCAGCGATCGGTGCGCAGCATTGGGCTGGTATGGCAGTCAACGATGTCGGTGATGATGCCGACCCGGCCCCGGTGCGGGGAGTGAAGCGCTACGACGCGAACCCGCTCTTGAAGCTTCAAGGGTGGGTTGTGTGGGATGTAGGTCGACTGTCGGGTCATGCTACCACTTGGACTTGTTTGCCCTGTCTTCATTCAACGAAGCAGTGCAGTTGTTGATGCTGGCAATTTTCAACCGCTCGTCCATGTGCGGGTACTTCGTGCGCGTGTGATCGTTGCACCACTCGTAGTTCGACTTACCGAACTTGTCCCAGTTGACGGCGACAAGCACGATCGCCACGGCAACCAGCGGTGGTATCCAGACTTTTATGTTCATCTATAGCTCCATTTCGTGTAGGGGTGGAGGGCGAGCTCGAGGTTGGAGTAGCGAGGGTCGGCCGTGATCTCGTCGCCAAGCCAGTCAGGTCGCTCGAAGTCTTCATCCTCGACGCCCAGCTCGACCTCGGCGATGTAGAGGCCCTCGTTCAGACCGAGGAACTCGTCGACCTCCCAGGTGTAGGCGTAGTGCGGGACGGTGTAGCGCAGCTTCTCGATGCGGTGGCCCTTGAGGAGGGGCCAGAGCAGGGTGGTGTGCTCGAGCGGGATGGGGTACTCGAGCTCCAGGCCGGCGCCCTTGGCGGACTTCTTGCCCTTGATGGTGAGGAAGCCCTGGGCGCCGTCGTTGCGCACTCGAACGGCAGGGTCGATTGAGATGTAGCCCTGCTCGATGAACCGGAAGGGGTGGTCTGCCGGCGCCCACACTGACAGGTCAACCAGGAAGCGGCGCTCGATCTCGATGGTGCTCACGCTGCCTTCTTCGGCGCGTGCTTCTTCAGCAGCGACCTGACGATGTCGCCATCGCCCTTCGTCCGGCTGCGGGCGATCTTCTCCTTGGCGAGGTTGTAGTCCATGAACACACCGTCTGGGCAGGCGCGCATCCAGCGCTGCTCGGCCAGCTTCGGCGTTTCGTTCATGTAGCGGTGTTCCTTGACGAACTCCTCCATGGCGTCCTCGTACTGGCGGACCAGCTCACGCGCCTTCGTTAGGGTCATAGCAATCTTCGACGTCATCGCAGTCCTCCTCGGTTCTCCAATCGTTTGCCTCGCCCCAGGCAGAGAGGGCGTTCAGCAGCTTGTTCATCAGGCGGCGCTGGCGCCAGCCTAGCCTCGGCTTGAAACGGCGTGGGTCGGCAAGCCCAAGCAGGTCCCTCTCAACGGTGCGCCGGTACTGGCTGAAGCGGAAGCGGGACATGCCCCTCGCCTTGGCCGGGTTTAACCGGTTACCGATGCGGGTGGCGTAGCGGCTGCGGGCCTCGCTGCGCAGCTGCTCAAAGCGGGATGGGTAGCGGATCACGGTGCGTCTCCATGTGGGAGGTGGCCCTCGGCGATGAGGTCGGCCCGCACCTGCTTGCCCAGCTTGCGGTGGACCTGGTACTCTGGCCAGAAGTTGAGGAGCTGCGTTCTCACGAGCTCCTCAGCGGTGTTGTAGAAGGTCGGCTCCTTGTGGTACCACGAGCGCTCCTTGCCGGTGAATGGCTTCGTGTACACGGCCTTGTAGCGGCGGTTGAACTGCTTGGCCGTAAGGTCGACGATGGTGTCGTCCACCACGATGAAGGCGTGTGAGCCCTCGTCCTGGTTGGCGAGGGCGATCTTGTGCGGGATGTGGGCGTCACGCAGGGCCAGCGAGAGCTCGGCCGTTACCACGGCGCACAGGCAGTCGAGGCGCTCGCCCCTCGACCCCTTGTCGTAGATGGAGCGGACCTTCTCCGCTATCTCAAGAGGCCTGTTCAAACGAGTTCTTGTAGCCATGTGGTAGGGCCGCCCTCGCCCTCATCAGGGTCTTCTTCGTTGGTGCCTTGATCGTCCCGTCTGCGTTGAGGCAGTCGCCGACCAGCTCATCAAGCCGCCTCGTCAGGCCCTTCACGGCCAGCTCAAGCAGCTTGTCGTCCATGGCGAGCCGCTCAAGCGCTTCCTTGTTGACGACGGTGATGGCCTTTGGCATGGTGGTCAGATCGCCTCGAAGATGTCCGTGAGCAGCCGCTCGGTCTGTGAGGTCGCCTCGATCACGCCCTGCTCGCCGCAGCAGAGGGTCATGAGCTCCTCCTCGTCAAGGGCCTTGAGCTCCAGCTCAACGGCCTCAAGCTCGGTGATGGAGCGGGTCGTGAGGACCTGCGCCGCATCGGCCAGCATCGTCTCCTCGGTGCGACCACGGTGCACGCAGTTGTTGTCGTAGGCGATCTCGATGGTCGCCTTCTTGATCGTTGGGTAGAGGTCAATGATGCTCGACACGGCCTTCTCCACTATCATGATGTGACTCCTCGATGATGGCGTTGATGAAGAGCTTTGCCTGCAGCTCCGTTATCCCTGCCTTGGTGGCGATCTCGCTGACGAGCGCCTCTCGGTCGTTGTACCACCGCTGCAGCAGCTTCGGCGTTGCCTTCCACCCGTCGATCATGCCGGGCTTGGCAGGTGCAGGCCCTCAGCGAGGACCTCGCTCTTCAGCCGCACCTTGATGTCGACGGTCTCACTGTCCTTGATGATGAGCGCGTGCTCATCGCACTGGGCTCGGCTGCCCTCGGCGAACGGCTGGTAGCGCCCTCGCCGGACGGCGGTGACCACGTAGGTCGCATCGTCGAGGTCCAGCTTCGGGTCGGCCTTCATGCCGCACTCCCGTAGATCACGCCGTGGATCATCTCGTGCGCGTCCTTCTCGGTCAGGCCAGCCCGCTTGACGAGCTCATTGACCAGCCGGCGGCGCTCCTGCTCCCACGCCCGCACGATGATCTCACGGGCGCCTGGTGAGGCGGCCAGCGCCTCCTGAATCTGCTCGCGCAGCACGCTCTGGTAGCTTTGCGTTGAACTCATGCTGCCACCACCATGGGCGTGATGAAGCAGTGGTCGAGGTTGCCGTTCTTGTCGTAGCCCTTGGCCTTGCGCCACGCCCTGTACTCGCGCAGCCACCGGCGCTCGAAGGCGGTCGCCTTCTTCTTGGCGTCCTTGCCACGGAACAGGCGGTCACGGTGGAAGTACCTCGTGCTGGCAAGCGGGTGCCAGTTCGTGCTCTTCAGAATCTTGACGGCGTAGGCCTGGAAGGCCATGGTGGTTCTCCTTACTTAGCGTGCAGCATCAGGCGCGAGATGCGCCGAACTGCGTTGTGGACCTTCTGATTTTCGTTCTCACAGCACACCTCACGGATGTCGGTGAGCTCTTTTCCGGTGTAGGCGATCGCCCTCACCCGCAGCGGGTACCTCCAGCTAGAGTGATCGTCGGCGTTCTCCTCGACCTCGATGATCAGCTTCGTCAGCGGCTTCACTTGGCCTCCAGCGCTGTGTTGATGGCGAACATTGACTCGGTTGCGCCGATGATGCCGGCCTTGTAGTCGGCGTTGATCGACTCAACCACTGTCAGCCTGGCACGGCACGCATCCCGCTCCTCGCCGAGCTGCTTCAGCATCAGGGCGACGGTCTCCTGGAAGTTCTTCTCGCTGGACCAGCTGAAGCTGATGTTGCGCATGGCGCTGCCGTAGCGGGCGCAGGCGTCCGACGTGATGTCGACCTTTCTCTCTGGCTCGCGCGCGCTCACAGGCCGGCCTTCTCGCAGTCAACGGCGGTGATCGACGTGACTGACTTCACGCCGTTGACGGCGCTCGAGAGCGTGGCGTAGCAGAGGCCATGCCCGTCCTTGACGTACTTGATCTTGTTGGCCAGCTCGGTTGCGGTCAGCTCCCTCGGCCCGTTCGGCACCAGCGTGATCATGATGAGGGCGATCGCCACTATGGCCACGAAGCCGATGATCTTGATTGCCTTCATGCTGCCTCCTCGGCTGGGATTCCATGCTTCTTGATCAGCTGCCGCAGCGTGATCAGCTCGCGCTGCGTCCTCTTGTCGACTGCACCCTTTGATGCCGCGCGCTTCCGCCTTTGCCGGGCAAGGCGGGCCTTCTTCTCGTGCGGCAGCTCTGGGCGCTGGTACGTCACGATGAGGTCGTAGCACTCGTAGTCGGTGCACACGATGTCGAAGCGCGCGTGCACGCCGTACTTTGCGGCAAGCTCGTCCAGCTTCACCTTGGCATCGAAGAACGTGCCATCAAGGTGATGGAGGTCGAGGGTCTCGGTCTGTTCGATTAGCTTTGGCATGCGCCAATCCTATCACGCTGCAATCTCACCGGACACCACAGGTTGAAGTTTACCGGGCAGAAGCGCAGGTGTACGATCGCCTGTACCTGCCCTCGTCCCACACCTACGCAAGGACCCAAGATGTCCCCAGCCGCCATCGCTGCGATCGTCATCGCCATCCCACCTGTCACCGGCATCGTCTGGTTCGGCCTCACCCCTCCAAAGGTGCGTGATAAGGTCCGCACCGCCGTCACCGCCGCTGAGAAGCGCATCGAAAGGATGGGCGCCTGCAGCGAGGCCTTCAAGGACAGCTTCACCAGGCCAACGCTGTGAAACTTCTCGCTCAGCTTGAGTCAGCCTTCAAGAACTGGCAGAACCACAAGCTCTGCCTGTACATTGACCGGGCTGATGCGGTTGAGCTGCTGAAGCACCACGGCATCTCCCTCGAGACCCAAGAGCCGCCGGCGCAAGAGACGGCCGACCAGGTCACAACGTGAAGACCCATTTCACAATCGAGATACGCAACTCAAACCTCCCAAAGAAGGAGCAGGTCTGGGAGGACTACTTCTTCGGCGACTTCTACAACACCGAGGAAGACGCACGAGAGGCCATCAAAGGCTGCATGCACTTTGAGGGCTGTGAGTACCGCATCGTGCCTTGGACCCGCAGGAGGGTCGTGGCGCAGTTCAACTCGAAGCGGAAGCAGGTATGAGCGAGGTCATCGACCTCAGCCAGTACTTCACCGCCGTGAAGCGCTTCAACATGAATGAAGGCCTGAAGGCAGTGGACATCGTGAGCGGTCGCTTCCTCGACCCTGAGCAGCGCTACCTCATCGATGACATCATGCGCATCGGCAAGAAGAACCGAGCCAGCCACGTCGTGATGGTCCTCAATGAGGGGGACACCGTGTGGGAGGATGGCTGGGAGCCAACGTGCATCTACTACGTCCTGCCTTTCGAGGACGTCAACGCATACATTGCCCGGCTAGGCGCTGATGGCGTCTGCCTCATGAAGGAGATCAAGTGAACAGCGAGATTGGAAACATCGTCGTTACGACGCCGCACGGCAACGTGTACCAGCTGGCAGCACCGCAGGGAGATGCCCTCCTCATCGAGGGCCTTACCGCCGCCCCGCACTCACACGTCAAGCTGAAGAGCAGCGGCCTGGCCATTGCCACGATCCCGCACGACTGGTCGATGGTAATCAACTACCGTGGTACACAAAGCACCTATTTCCGCTCGGTGATCGTATGAGCGGCCTGACGAAGGAAGATCACGACCACATCAAGCAGCTGACCGACACGATCTGGCGCCAAGGCGAGGAGATCGTGGACTACCGCCTCAAGTGGCTGGCGGCTGAGGCCAAGGCCAGCGAGCTTGAAGGTGAGATCAGCCGCCTTCGGAAGCTGCTACCCGCAGGTTGATGATCGGTTTACCGTAGGCCGTCAGTGTGATATGATGCAACCTTCAAACTAAGGAGGTTATCGTGAACGTTGTTCTCTTCGTTGGTTGCGCTCTCATGGTCCTGGCCATCGGTATTGCCATCGTAAGCTGGGGCAAGCAGGAGTTCCGCCGTCGCTTCTCGCGAGGCTGATCTGCCATGACGAGAGGGACCCTAACGCTTGATGAACGTGGCAACGTTCCCGACCCGGCCGTCGACGCTGTGATGCAGCAGGTGGCCGACAAGATGGGTCTCGACTTCGTCAAAGGACCCATCAACGCGTGCGGCACCTGCGGGCACTTCGCCTGCGTCTGTGCCGACATCGCTGCCCACAAACCAGACTGCAAGTACCTGCGCGCCGTCTCTGGCGCCGTCGCCATCGAGTGCGACCATGGCTTTGACGTCTGCCCAACCTGCGACCCATGCACCTGCCATGATCACGGTTAAGCTCGTCCGTCGGAACGAGGAAGAGGTCTCCCTCTACGTCAACGACGAGAAGATCACCACTGTCACGTACGACCAGGCTGGTTGGTCTGGCCTCGAGGCGTTCGAGAGCGGTATCCAAGGTCTCGTCTCAAGCCTCATCGAGCACCTTGGCCCGAACGGTCAAACGATCGAGTTCGTCGAAGATGAGACCTTCGGCGATGAGGACGACGAATGAACGTGACCAACCTACGCATCGTTGAGGACGTCACCTCAGGCGGTCGCAAGTTCTGGACCGTCGAGCGCAAGCAGTGGTTCTTCTGGCGCCCAGTCGACAAGCACTTCGGCAAGCGCTACTCAGCCGAGACCGATCACAACACCCTCGCCGAGGCAGAGGCCTTCGTGAAGAAGCTCTCAGAGCCAGGCCGTGACGGCAGCCGTCGCATCATCGCCGAGTATGAGATCAAGAACGAGGTCAAGGCGCTCAAATGAACTTGATCGTCGCAATCGGTGTTGGTCTGTTCTACATCGCCTGCGTTGTCCTCGGCGTCACCGGTATCTTCTGGCTGGCGTCGAACGCTCCAGGCACAGCCATCTGTATGCTGCTCGCCCTCGTCATTTACTGCTTCGGCATCATCTTCACCGAGGACGTCAACTGGCTCTACAACGGCTTCGTAAGGATGGTGCGCTCATGAACGTCATACGAGTTCTCAAGGGGCAAGAGGACCTGACCGTCGAGCTCAATGGAGAGGCGGTCAGGACGATCGCCTACGATGACCCCGAGTGCGGTCGTTACGAAGACCTCGATGAGCGCATCAACGCCCTCGTTGCGCTGCTGCGCTCCGCCGGCAACGAGATTCAACTTGAGATCGTAGAAGTATGAACGTCGAAAACGTCGGCCAACCCTACTCAACATCCCTCAACGCCTGCTGGATTCGCTTCAGCGGTGGTGGGCCGTACAACGGCAAGCAGGGCCTGTTCGACTGCGACACCTACGATTCGATCGGTGTCAGCGACTCAGAGAAGCGCATGAGCTGGTCGTACCGACGGGCTGGCCGTCAGCACTACACGCTCGACAGCGTTCACTGTTGGGGGTCGAAATCATGAGCGAGCGTGCCATGAAGCCGATCCCGATATCGGCCGCTGAGAAGATCGCCAAGCAGTTCGGCTACGACCAGGTGGTCATCATCGCCCGCCGGGTTGGTGCACCGCCTGACCCGTACGGTGAGCACGTCACCACGTACGGCATCGACAAGACGCACTGCGATGTGGCTGCCCGCATGGGTGATCATTTCAAGTACAAGGTCATGGGCTGGAAGAAGGAGGACGCAGATGAGCGCAACGCCTAAGGTCGTACAGCTGGAGAAGATCAAGCCGTCCCTGCAGAAGGACATCATTGGCTCATTCTGGTCAATGCTGCGCACCCTCGAGTCGAGCGTTGACGAGTTTGGCCGAGACCAGTCGGTGCTGAAGCACGAGATCGAGGCGTACTACCGCCAGTGGAATGCCATGACCGGCGACAACAAGACCCCATTCTGGATCAAGCGTGACAAAGCTCGTTCAGCTTGACCCGCGTGATCCTCGAGCGAGCTCTCTCGTAGAGCTCTCGAACCAGCACGCCCTCAGCCTCTACCCTCCTGAGGTGTGCTACCTCGACAGCGCTGACGACATGGTCGCAAACAACTCGTGCCTGCTTGGCATCGAGGACGGCGACCAGCTGGTCACGATCGGTGCCGCCAAGATCATGGAGGGCTACGGTGAGCTCAAGGCCGTCTACACCCTTCCAGAGCACCGTGGCAAGGGCCACGCCCGCCAGATCATGCTGGCGCTTGAGCGGTACCTCAAGGACAAGGGCGTCTGGCTTGTCCGCCTCGAGACCGGCACGCTTATGCCAGAGGCAGTGCGCCTGTATGAGAAGCTCGGTTACGTTCTCACTGGTCCCTTCAACGGCTACACCAACAACGGCTACAGCATCTTCATGGAGAAGTCGCTATGAGCGCTGAAAAACCAAACGTTCTGACAGGACATGAGCGCACCGCCATCGAGCAGTTCCTCGAGTACGGTGAGAGCGAGTTCGGTAAGAGCCAGCAGGGCTACTTCTCAGGAGGTGGCTGGGCTGCAACACAGCTTCGAGCACTTCTCGCCCGCACTCACGATCCGTACGCCTCCATCAGGTCGACCGCACCGTCAGATACCTGACAGGTTATAATGACCTCACTCAATCCAGGAGATTACCATGCGTGAAGAAGACGGTTGCGGCTGTGGGCACAGGCACGGTGAGGGCACACCTCCCTCAAAGAAGAGCATCGCTCTCAAGCTTGCCGTCGCAGTGGCGATCGGCGCCATCCTCTTCCTTACGGCGTGCGCTAAGGCGCCAACTGGACCGACTACGCCGATCGGCGAGTTCAAGGTCGAAAAGCTGTTCGACATCGACGGCTGCACGGTCTACCGCTTCCTGGACGATGGTCGCTACCGCTACTTCACGAAGTGCCAGCTGTCAAGCTCAGTCTCGGCGGTGGTCGGCGGCAAGCACAAGTTCACCGACTCGAACGACACCGGCTACGTCGAGCCGCAGGCGCCGACAGAAGAGTATGCTCTCGAGTCCTCAAGGATCACCTCAACGCCATGACGCACAATATCCGCATCACCGTTCACCTCGTCAATGGTACGGCTGATGTTCATGAGGCGCAGTACCCGCACTCGAGCATCATGACGGACCAGGACGCCTTCGGCTTTACGGTCAATAAGGGTATCGCCAAGGCTGGTGGTGCCACGCACAATCCTGCGGACATCATCAACCGCACCGTTGTTGTCTACCCGCTCCACACTGTGAAGCGTGTCGAGAAGGAGTTCTTCTGATGCCAACCTTTGCTCTCATCATCCTCTGCATCATGGCCTACTTCGTTGTTGGCATCGCCCTTGCGGCTCTCTTCGAGTGCAACGGCATGTGCGCAATGCCAGGTGCGAGCGGTCCATGGGAGACCGTTGACCGTGGCATGTTCATCGCCATGTGGCCGTTCATGCTCGTTGTTCACCTCGTCTGCTTCCTCATGCGTGGTCCAGCCTGGACGGCGCGCGGCCTCGTGCAGGGTTGCAAGAAGCGGCAGATGACTCGTAAGGAACGTGAGGCCTACGAGAACTCCTGGAGAGACTGATGCTGGCAATCTTCAACCCGTTCACCATCGTCCTCCTGCTCTTCGCAGTCGCCCAGCTGCGCATGCTTGGCCCAAGGGGCAGGGTTGTCGAGGTGAGGAGTGGCAATGACCACTACTTCAAGGGTGAGGTGAAGCGCTGGTTCCTGGTGCCGTACTGGGACACGCTCAGCTACTGGGAGTCAGGCTGCAGTGGCCGTTCATACATGACCTTCGAGTACAAGTCAGCCGAGGCAGCCGAGCTCGCCATCGACGTAGAGCTCAAAAAGAAGGACGCAAAGAAGGCCCTTCACGCAAACGACTTCTCCCGTACCGTCATGAAGGTGTACAAGGGTGGCTGACATCATCCGCATCGTCAGCCTGACGAACGATGAGATCGAGGTCATCGTTGATGGCATCGACAAGGACTTCGACGCCAAGCTGACGCACCTGAAGATCAAGCTGTCTGACAAGACACGCGCCACCCTCCGCAGGTACATGCGCGAGATCGTTGAAGAACACCTCGAACCTTTCAAGTAGGAGATCACGATGTACGAGCCGCTGACCGCTGAAGAGCTAAGGTCCCTCTACGAGGGCAACCGCTGGGCCTACTACGCTCCGAACAACGAGGTCGACGTCATGGACCTTCCGGCCATCTATGCGTTCTCTGGAATGCGGGGTGGTGGAGATGGCATCGCCTATGCGATGGCCGCCGACGGAACCGTCCTCGGCTCGCACTGGTGCTCGCATGAAGGATACGTCCTCGGCGATCTCGGTGTCCATGCCGGCACTCGAGCCGACCGCCACAAGACCTTCCTCGAACACTACCCGAACGGCTACCGAATGGAGTTCGTACGGGCGAGCGACATCAACGGGCACGCCGCCCTTCAAGAGGCCTTCCGCCTCAACAAGCTCTCCGCTCCTCCAGAAGAGCAGGAGACCGTGGACGCTTCCTAAGCTCCACCACGTATGAGCCGCAGCTATGGAACATGGATGGCGACCGAGCTACGAGATGCATACGGTCGGCCATTCTTTGTAGGAGATCGAATCGTCCGTGCTGTCGCCTCGGGTCGAGCTACAAACCTTGAGTTCGCCACAGTTACTAGAATAGAAGATGGGCGCATCTACCTTGACGACAGCAAGGTTGCAATTCGCTATCCTGGTCGGCTGCTCATCATCAATGACGTTCCAGACCTACGCCCAGACCCAGACACTGAAATCCCGTTCGGGTAGCCCATTTTACATAATGGGCTGAATTGTACTTTCCGTGGACCTGTGATATGATGGTCCTCCGGAGGTACTATGAACGTCTGCAACTGCTCACTCTGCACCTTTCCTCTCCCTGAGGTCGTGAAGGCCGACGCCACCATCGACGTCGACTACGGCCAGGTGGCGGATCACCACGTGTACGAGCTGGACGGCAGCCTCAAGTACATCGAGCTTGCGCACGTCTCGTGCGCCGTTGCCGACAACGATCGGCGTGACAGCAACTACTGGAGAACGCCATGAAGAACCTGCTCTGGAACCTGGAACGTGCGGCGATCCTGATCGTGCTCGCCTTCCTGCTCTACATCACCCCCACCAAGTACCTGCTCGCTGCGGCAGCCTACCTCGCCATCAGCTTCCCGCTGTGCGTGATCGTGGGCAGGTGCCTGAGCTTGTCAACCACCGAATTCCCGCCGCAGCGCAAAGCAGGAGATCGCCGCCGTGCGTAAGTCCGACTTCAACACCGTCGTCAACTGCACGCCGGTGATCGTGCCCATCTTCCGCCTGGTCCGCCCGTTCAAGAAGTTTGCACGGCAGTTCCACCTCAAGGTCGGTGACGAGGTCTACGTTGCCCGTGACGGTGGGATCGTCGCTGTGAAGACTGGAACGTGGTACGCCAACGAGCTGACTCCAGGCTACCTCAAGTTCGTGGAATACCGTGGCATCAACAAGGCAGCAAAAGAGGTCTCGAAATGAGCAGTGCAAGCAAGCGCATCGACGGCTTCCAGGTGGAGGTCGAGGTGGAGATGGATGGCGGCCAGCCGGTCTCGAGCTGCTTCATCTCCAAGGGCAAGTGCTCGTCGAGCCTGCGCCTGGCGCAGGAGCTTGGCGGTGTCGAAGGTTGCGATGGGGCGTGCTTCGAGCCGATGAGCGAGTCCACCCTCGCCAAGATCGAAGAGTTTGCGTACGACAACGGTTACTGAGTGAGCAAGACCCCAGAACAGATGTGGGATGACTTCATCGCCCTTCTCGCAGAGGTTCAGCCTCTGGCGAAGGTGGACCCGAAGAACCCACAGCCCCAGCCGCTCCACAAGAACTTCATCGGCTCTGTGGAGAGCTACAAGAAGATTTTCATGCAGGCCAACGAGAAGGAGTAGGTGATGCACGACCTCGAAATCCAGACGCTGCGGAACAAGCTGGCCGCATCTGCCATCCCCGAGTACATGCATGCCGGCATCGAGCGCTACATCGTACAGCGCATCAAGCCTGGCAGCTTCCTGACGGCGGTGCTCTCGAACGACCTTCGTAAGGCCGTCGAGCAGGCGGATGGGTTGAACATCACGCTGCTGCCGGACTACGTCAAGTTCTTCTACAACTACACGCCGTCCGGTTGCTGGGGTTCTGCCGCCAAGGTAGAGGAGTGGCTCACCCAGCCCAGTTAACATAACGGGCCCAGTTAACATAACGGGCCGAATTGTACTTTCCTCAGGTTGCAGTTTACTATTGCCCTACGATTTGAACCGGAGGTAACGAGATGAACTGCCGTGACATCTACGACGAAGCCCACGCCCGTGGTATGGCTGCCCTCAACGCAGCGAAGCCCACGCCGATGAACGTGGTGCAGACGGACATCCTCACTGGCAAGCCGCTCCCCGGCGCCACGGTCTACCACGAGCCGGAAGGCATGTGCGGGTTTGCGTGGATCAGCATCCCGAACCGCCGCAAGACCGCGAAGCACGAAGCATCACCGCAGGCCAACCGTGACTTCACCCGCTGGCTGAAGGCCAACAACCGTGGCCACAAGGCGTACTACGGCGGGTGGGACATCTGGGTGAGCGAGGGCAACCAGAGCATCGAGCGCAAGGAGGCCTACGCACGAGCGTTCAGCGCCTACCTCAACGAGTGCGGCATCACCTCCTACCCCGGCAGCCGGCTCGACTAACAGGAGCGCCAACGTGAAAACACCCATCACCGTCGCCGGCAAGATGACCCTCGTCGAGAGGGACGACCACACCGGCAAACCGTGCATCAAGGTCCACATCGTCTGCACGTCGCACGCTGAGCAGCCACGCCTGAGCTACTCGCTGCCCGATACGCCGAAAGATCGCAAGCTCGCTGAGCGGCTGGTGCGGGCGATCGACTCACAGCGGGCGACGCCGAACCTCAGCATCGCCACCGACGTTGCTGGCGTCAAGTACGTCACCCACAACATGGCCGTCTTCGGCCGCTACATGAACGCTGACCTCAAGCGTCTCGGCTTCTGAAGGAGAGCACACATGTCCACCATGATCCAGCGCAGCAAGGCCACCAACGAGTTCATCAAGGGCGGCACCGAAGGCGGGACCTGCTTCACCATCTCACCTCGCCGGCTCGAAGACGCCCTGCGCAGGGGAATCCTCACCGACGTGTTCCCGAACTGGAAGCTCGGCCCGTCGCAGCAGATCGAGAAGCTCGGCTTCGGGCTGAGCGGCCTGACCGTCTTCATCGGTGACAAGGCCCCGCCGAAGACGAAGCTCTTCAACGTCAAGCTCAACAACCGCATCGTCGGTGCCATCTACGGCGATGCTCCGCCCGACAAGGACGGACAGTTCCAGTATCGCCCGAAGGGCTCGAAGCTGGCGGGTGACATCTTCCCCACGATCACGAAGTGCGTGAAGAGCCTTGGCAACGGCGTCGACATCGTGAGGGTGTAAACATGGCATCAACCATCTTCATCCTCCGTTCGAAGAACCTCTCTGCCGGCCACGCGTTCGAGCTCGAGCAGCGGAAGGCGCTTGCCGAGTACGGTGCTGATGCACGCTGCGGAACGATCGCTCGCAAGAGCGCCTACGAGGTGCTCACGAAGAACATCCTCTCTCCTGAGGCAGCAACCTCCTTTGCAAAGGAGGTTCTCAACGGCGGTGAAACGCACCAGCACATCAACACTGAGGATGGGCCGTGCGGCGTCATCCGCATCGGTCGACTCGAATGGCTTATCTTTGGGAGGGCGCGCGCATGAAAGAGCTGATCTTGACGCTGATTTTTCTGGGTCCAGCGGTTCTGTCGCTAGGGCTGTGGTTCACACGCTGCAAGATCGTGGAGCTGCGGGCGCAGGCACCAAACGATCTGCAGAAGAAGCTCGCAGAGCTCCTCTCGCTGGCGTTCCTGCTCAACACTGCAGCTGTGCTGCTGTCGATCATGATCTTCCTGGCCGCCTTCAACAACTGGTGGGCGAAATGATCCACCACAGCCGTCGCATCTACCCGAACGGTTCCATCCAGGACAACGGCGTCACGTCTGAGTACATTGCTCAGCATATCTGGTACAACCAGACCTTTCGTCCCGGCACAGTGCTGATCGTCGATGGCCACCAGGTCTCTGACGGTTGCGGGACCGTGGACAAGGAGCTGATCGCCAAGCACATCGCCGAGGTGAAGGCCGGAACCAACAAGCCGACGCGTGACACGCAACCCTACTCGTAAGGAGACAACATGAAGAAGCTCGTCATCATCGCCGCCCTCGCCCTCAGCGCCTGCGCACCGCCGGAAACGGCAGGCACCAGCGCCCTCAGCCACGAGCGGCTGAACTTCCGCTACATGTACTCTGGAGACGTGCAGATGTTCTCAGTCACAGAGTTCACCAACTCGATCGGTGAGCATTGCACTGTTGCGGATGGTGGAAGCGGTGTGGCCATGTCGTGCTCACCGAAGGTCGTGGAGCAGGCGTCTGCCTTCGGCCACGTGAAGGAAGTTCCTGTGGCCGAGGCTGAGCAGTTCCTCTTGGAGTCCAGCAAGCCCTGAGCTTCAATTAGCTGAAGGTTGTAATCGGAACGACAACTTCCTTGTACAGCTGACCGACAACGTCGTTGGCTGATGGACCGTTGAACGTCATCTTGAACGTCATGTTGGTCGTCCAGTCAACGGCTGGGGTAGTGTAGACTGCCCTTGTTGTCACGCTGGCGTTCTCAACGATTGCCGTGAATGCGACCTTGCACGATGTTGCCGTGATGCGTGTAATCGTCGCCCTAACTTCCCAACCGCCGGCAGTACCATTGCCGGTGAAGTTGAGGTCACCAGAAACGTCCGCACCGTTGATGTAGAGGTTGATGTACTTGCCAGCGTTGGTGTTTGCCGACTGAGTGCCGTACACTGTAATCTCAACGCTCTGACCGTTTGCCGACAGGGTGTTTGCTGCAAACGTGTGTGAGAAGCGATCAGTCTGGCTGCCTGCAGTGTTGCCGCCAGAACCAGTGGTCGTTGCCGCCGTAGAAATAATCCTGACGTTCAGGCCTGATGGTGTCTGCCATGATGGAACGCCACTGCCGTTCGATGTGAGCACTTGACCGTTCGAGCCTGTGCCGCCGTTGACCTGCCATGCGCCAGCACCATCGATCTGAAGACGTGATGTGAGTGATCCGTTAACAGGTGATGTCTGAACGATAAATCTACCGCTCGTGCCAGAACCGGTCGTGCTGCCTGAACCAACGTTAAGCGTTAGATCACCACCAAATGTGCCGGAACCGGTAGTGATGGTGATCGGACCACCCTGTGGTGTGAACGTTGCGTTAGGTGATGAACCACCGGCGGTGATCGTGATTGTACCGCCAGAGCCGATGCTGCCGCTTGTGCAGATGAGCGAGATGTTGCCTGCGCTGACAGCGTTGGCTGGTGCTGGTGCTGTCAGCGTGATGCTACCGCATGTACCACTGTTCGTTGTACCACCAGTGATGGTCACGTTACCAGCGTTCGTTGCAAAGCCACCGGTAACGCTTGCGTTACCGCCAGTAATTGAGACATTGCCTGCGGTGCCTGTGCCTGAGCTGTTTACGATCTTAGCACCGCCGTTGATCGATATTGTACCACCGCTTGCAGCGCCACCAGAGTTCGTCGTAGTACCACCGGCAATTGAGACGTTGCCACCTGATCCAGATGATGCGCCCGACGCATTACCACCACGGAAGGTGATAGGAGATGCGCCAGCTGAGGCCGAATCTCCACCCTGAACTACAGGTGATGAGCTGCCTTGTGCGCCCATGATGATGGCTGATGAGCCACCAGTTGCTCCAATTGCGAGTGCCTTAGAACCAGACGTCCATGTAAGGTCAGTGCTGCCTGAAAGAACGCCGCCGGCGCCGAAGCCGACATACGTGTTTGTGAGAGTTGCAGATGCAGTTGGGTTCGACCAGGTTGGAGTGTTACCACCGCTTGACGTAAGCACCTGTCCGTTTGTGCCAGCGCTGCCCGCGAGAAGGATGCTACCCTGCTGGATGTTGAGAGCTCCGCTTGATGAGGTGTTGCCTGAAATTGTGACTGTAGTCGAGACGCTGCCAGTTCCTGGGAAGTTGACTGTAGAGTTGGAGGCAACTGACATTGCAATGTTGCCTGATGCGCCACCCGATCTAAGTGTGATGGTACCAGCCGATGAGCCCACGCCTGATGCGAGGATGAGGTTGCCGCCTGACGAGCCTGAACCAGCTGAACCTGCCACAACGTTGAGCGCACCACCAGGGTTGCCAGTCGTGCCAGTGCTGCCGATGATCGTGAGAGTTCTACCAGCGGCAGAGCTTGCTGTACCAGAGATGGTGCCACCAGTCGTCGACGTACCAACTGAGAGCGTTGTTGAGCCGGTGATCCATGAAAGACCAGCGTCAGCACCGAGGGCGCCAGAGTTGTTGTACTGAATCTGGGTGTTCGAGCCAGCAACAGTGGCACCACCAGTGCCAGTGAACTGAGTGAACACAAGAGAGGTAGACCCGATCGTGATTGGGTTGTTCGTTGTAAGAACCCAACCAGTGTCAGCGTTTGCAGTGCCCTCTTCAACGAAGCAGTAGGCACCGCCAGTTACTTCGTTTGATGGTGAGCCGTCAAAGTCTGCAGCGCGTGACCATGCGCCAGCCGATACGACGTAGATACCGTTCTCTGATCCTGTTGACTGGTTCTTGACAAGAACACGGTCGCCAGCGATAACGCTAACGCCGTCAATTGACTGAGTGTTCGAGAGAGTGATGTTGGTGGTGGTTGCTGCGCGTACTGAACCCTTAGGGTCAAGACCCGCAGCGATACCGTCAGCGTACTGCTTGGTGACAGCATGCAAAGCGTTCGTTGGATCGGCGCTCAGTGTGAGCTGACCGGTCATTGTGTCACCGGCCTTGTTCAATGGTGTGTATGCTAGAGCGCCAGTTACGTCACCAGACGTGAGCGTTACGTCGCCAGAACGGGTGTTGAAGCTTGAGACACCGCCGTTAACAGTGCCATCTTCTGCGATAAGCTGCCAGTCGGCGCCATCGTAGATGTGAAGACCAATCTGGTTGCCCTGGCTCGTGCTGCTGATGTAGAACAACTCACCAATGGATGCGTCTTCAGGGAAGTCTGCTCCTACCGCAACGGTAAGGTTGGAAATGTCTGAACCTTCAAGCAGATTGATGTTGTCAAAAAGCATTTTGGAGAGTCTCCTCGAATGTGGGCAGAGCAGGCGGTGTTTGATCTGATATGATGAAGCATTCGAGGATAGGAATGCTATGCACCTATTTACGGTACCGGCAGCAGCACGTGGTCTGGCCCAGGCCCTAGCCCCGGGGTCCGATAATATGTAAAATGGAAGCTTCCGAAGGTTTTTGTGTACTTTCCGAAGGTTCATGATAGAATGGCCCTACCTTCTAGCACCGATGAGGAATCTCCAGATGAGCAAGGTCGCAACCCTCTCCTTCGACAACAACGCCGGCAAGTGGCAGGCCAAGTTCCTTGGCAAGGTGCTGGCGCAGTCTCCCTCGAAGGACTACGTCTGCATTCGAATCCGCGAGGGCCACTGCCGTCGTGCCAAGCAGATGGGTGTCACCGATGTTCAGGAGGTCGGTGGTGCGGTCGAAACGAGCACCCTCTCGCCGATCGTCCAGCACATCGACAAGTTCGGCATCAACGAGCGCTTCGACTTCCTCACCGACTTCGTCTACATGGTCGAGGACGGCACTGCCCCCTCGCTGCTCGTCACTGGTGAAGGCGGTCTCGGCAAGACCTTCACGGTGAACAAGGCGATGCGCAAGGCCGGCCGCGAGATGATCGACCTCGAATCCCTGGCTGAAGGTGCGACCATCGACGACAAGCGATTCTACACGGTCGTCAAGGGCTACTCCACTGCCAAGGGCCTCTACCGCACGCTCTACGAGAACCGCAACCGCATCATCATCTTCGACGACTGCGACACGGTCCTCCGTGATCCGGTGGCGCTGAACCTCCTGAAGGGCGCCCTCGACTCCTACGACAAGCGGCAAATTTCCTGGAACGCCGAGTCCTTCGGCGACGATGACCTGCCACGAAGCTTCGAGTTCAAGGGCGGCGTCATCTTCATCTCGAACCTTCCGCTCTTCAAGGTGGACCAGGCGGTCCGCTCTCGCGCCTTCGTGATCGACCTCTCGATGACGACGCAGCAGAAGATCGACCGCATGGAAACGCTCGTCAAGTCCGACGAGTTCCTGCCCGACTACAGCATGAAGGTCAAGCGTCTGGCCCTGGACTTCCTCGAGAAGTTCCAGACGCAGGCCAAGGAGCTCTCGCTCCGCACGCTGATCCAGGTCGTGAAGGTGGCTGGACGTGGCGACAACTGGGAGCGCCGTGCCGAATACCTGCTCACGAGCGGCTAATCACGACGAACACACGGAGAAACACGATGACTACCAACGTTGAAGCTCTGCGGTTGTGGAACGAACACAACGATCGGATCAAGGCGATCAAGGCTGAACGCTCGCCCTTCGACAGCCAGGTTCGTGAGATCGCCCACTCGCAGATCAGGGTGGCGATGGAGCAGATCAAGGCGATGAACCTCGACCTGCGCTACAACTACGATGCGCTGCCCTACGATCTGCGTGATTACGTGCGGTTCGACTACTTCGAGTTCGACGAGTCGACTGGCACGCTCGAGATGTGGGAGCGTGGCACATGCGGTGACAGCGACTCCTGCCTCGGCACCTTCCGTTTCGACGAGCTCTTCATCGACGGTCGTGAAGGCGCCTACAAGCTCAAGATCATGGAGCGCATCGAGGCGCACACAGAGCAGCGGCGGCAGGAAAAGCGAGCCGACCTGCAGAAGCAGATCGACGCCAACACTGCAAACGGTCAGCGCCTTCGTGACCAGCTGGCGGCGGTATGATCGGCGTCAACTTCACCCGCAAGGTCGTGCTCACGCTGTCGGTCGATCAGTGGCACCTGGTCGGCGATGACATGACGAAGAACATGACGGCGCTGTCGCTGAACACGCGCCTCGGCGACTTCATCAACAACAACGCGTCTGAGCACCGCACCCGGCAGGAGATGACGTGGCTGCTGAACGCCTCGTGCAACTTCATCACGCCGAAGACGTGGGACACGCTCGACGAAGTTCTGCGGACGGTCTACCAGGAGGCAGCATGATCAAGGTCAGCGACAAGAACGGCGACTTTCTGATCCAGACGCTGCGCACCCTCAGCAACGAGGCAGCTCGCACCGAGCTGAAGGTGCAGGCGCAGCAGGCCATCTCGATGCTCAACATCTCGAAGCTGGCGACGGAGAATCCACGGTACCAGCACGACTGCATGGGCTGTACCTTCCTCGGGCGCTTCGTGTGCCAGGACGAGGAGGTCGACCTCTACCACTGCTACCAGCTGGCCGACCACCCGACGGTGATCGCACGGTATGGTGATGAAGGCGCGCAGTACACGAGCGGCCGTCGGATTCCAGACCCTCGATTGAAGGAGGCCAGCCGACGTGCCTCACTTCTCGGGTTGGTGATCTGACATGCAGCTCACACAGAAGCAGATCGCCAAGCTTTCAAGGGCCATGCGTGAAGCTACTCCGCTGCTGACGGATTACAGCGGCATTGCGAGGAACGCGGGCACGACGCCAGGCGAGATCAGACGAATTCAGCGCCAGCTTAACTCAGCCATCGAGATGCTGAATGAAGCTGAGGCGTCAACAGGACAACGAGTCTAGGAGAACATGATGCAGAACACCATTCCATTTCGTTCACAGCAGTCTGCGCAGCTGAAGGCTGACGAAGCTCGCTTCGAAGCCGGCACGCTGGACGTCGAAACGTTCGTCGAGCGGAACTTCGACGCCCTGTTCGAACGGCACGTCAGTCACATGCCGTACGGAACCGCCAAGGCGCGCGACGGTGACCCGATGGAGTGGCTGATCGATCACTACAGTGGCGTCGTGAACGACGTGCAGTCGCTGGCCGACGCCCTTCACGATCGCCAGAAGGAGAGCGGGCTGTGAGCACCGTTCCATCGACAGCCCTGGCTCTGCTGCGCTTCATCGAGGAACACAACACGATGGCCCGGCTCTTCAACTGCCAGGAGATCGATCCGAACGCTCTCACGCGCAACGATCGAATCCAGCTGAAGGAAAAGCTGGAGTGTGAGCTCTCGCCTGAAAACCTCACCTGTGATGGTGAGCTCAGCAACGCCGAAGTTCGTGTGAAGAGCATCTACCTCAACAGGGTCAGCGATGAGCTGGCAAAGGTGGCAGCATGATGAAGTTTCTGAATTGGTTTCGTCGCAAGCCGAAGCTCCCGCAGGTCTACCTTCTCATGATCGAGATGGCAAGCGGTGAGGTCAAGCTCGCAAAGCTCAACCGCACCAGCGGCGTTGACAAGCTCGTCATCGCTACTGAGGAGAACAAGTACCTGCTCTACCGTGTGGGCGCTGAGCTGATGGCCGATGGCCTGATCGTCGGCTACCAGGTTCTCTGTACGTCTGGTCCTCCGATCAAGTCGTACGACAGCCTGGACGAGGCACCTGAAGCTGTTCCAGCGGAGAGAATCGCATGAACAAGGCCAACTGCTACGCGTGCATTCACCGCCGCAACGTTCCAGGTGATGCGCACTCTGCATGCGCCCACCCCGCAACCGGAACCTCTGGTGACATGTTCGACGGCATCGTGGCCCTGCTGGATGGGCGTGCCGTGAAGGCGGCAAGGCAGCTGAACATCATCGCCAACCCGCACGGCGTCCGCAGCGGCTGGTTCAACTGGCCAGGAAACTTTGACCCGACATGGTTGGAGAACTGTGAAGGCTTCACCACGAAGGAGCAGCCGAAATGAGCTACATCCGCTGCAGCACAAACCTACGCCTCCGTAAAGGTGAACGGAAGGATGATGAGTTCTCGCTGACCTACGCCTATGGGAATGGGCGGCACGTCTGCATCTCCAATGGCTGGCGGCGGACGCTTGAACTTCTCACGAAGAACGTCGGGAAGAAGCGAGCTGAACAGCTGATGGCGGTCATGCCGTTCGACCCGGAAGTTCACCTGACCGACGCTGAGATGCGGTACATGTGTCAGTCGTACCTGTCACGCGATCCGTATTTCAAGAAGCTCGGCATCAAGCCGCCAACCCCTGCTCCGTATCGCCTCAGGCCAGGCGAGAAGAAAGAGCTGGACAAGCTCTTCAAACCACGCAAGCGGAAGATGAGCAAGACGGCGGCGGCTGAAATGTTCAATGGCCTGCGACGCAAGGCGCTGACGAAGCGCATCAACGCCATGAAGGCCGAAACGGCGCTTCTCGAGAAGGAGCTGCAGAAGTATGTTTGATGAGGACTACGACGATCGTCCATCCCGCTGGCACCTTTCAAAGCGGAAGCTTGGGAAGATTCTAGCCGTTGGTTCGACCGAGGCTGGTCACATTCCAAACAAGGCCGAACGTCGACTGCTCACACAGATGATGCAGAAGAGCGGTCAGACGGAGGAGCAAGTTCGAGCGAGCAAGTCGAACCGTCAGAAGTTGGCTGCCGCAGCGAAGTCCATGAGCGCCCCGATTCCAGGGAAACGGCGTGCCTACGAGCTCAAGCAGGAGAAGCGGCGAATTGCCTATGAGCTCGGGCTGCAGCCATACGACGACATGGTTCGGAAGATCGCCGAGAAGATCGTCGCCCTTGGGGACTACTCGTATCACAGCAAGTGGCGCCTGCGCAGCACCCTGATCGAGGAAGCCAAGAAGACCTTGGGGTTGGTGACCACCAGTTAACATAATGTCTGGTGTACTTGACCTGTGGTCCGTGATACAATGGCCGCATGAAGAAGCCATTGCCCACGCCAGCTGAACGTTTGGCCCGCTTGAAACGGCTCCGTGAGATTGGAGCCCCAAAGTGGATCATCAAATCGGAACAGGTGGCGTTGGTGCTGAACCGCAAGGGACGAAAGCACGTCGGCATTGGTAAGAAGTCGAGCAAGCTGCAAGGCGAGCTCTACGTGAAGTACGTACAACCTCTGATGGGAGAAGAATGATGGCACCTCGCAAGCCCAAGGCACCGCCGGTTCCGCTGACGGATGAGCAGCTGATCGAGAAGGCTCGCGCCGACTTCTACAGCTTCTCGGCAATTTCGGCCTCAGCCATCGCAACTCCTGATCGCACGTTCACCATCGGCCAAAGCGTCCAGGTTGGAAACCTCGACAAGTGCGTCGTCCACGAGGTGCTCGAGGGCGGTAAGGCCCTCCTCATCAAGCATGAGCCGCTGAAGAAGCCACGCTCTGCCTACTCTGCCCCTGAGGCGGAACAGCCGCACACCTTCGGAATCTGGTGGTGGTACGAGGCGGTTTCTGAGTGCGATGACTCTGCACCTATTCTCACTCGCCCTGATTGGCGTGGCTCCGTGACGAGCTGCTCGTTCGACTCCATCATCCACATGTACGGCAACGACGGCCTCGTCTGCAACCCCGAGTACCAGCGTGGCTACGTCTGGACGCAGGCTGATCGTGAGCGCCTGCTCGAGTCGATCTTCAACCGCACGACGATCGGTGGGTTCATCTTCGTCCGCAACCATGGATACCTTCACAAGAACGACGAGACGCTCGTCGAGTACAAGACCCTGCAGGGCGACACAATCTTCATCCCGAAGAAGGACAACTACGCCATCGAGATCATCGACGGCCAGCAGCGCCTCACCTCGCTGATCTCGTACGTCACCAACCAGTGGGCGTACAAGGGCCGCAAGTTCTCGCAGCTCAACTGGAAGGACCAGCACGCCATCACCGGCATGATGTGCTCCTATCGCATGATCGAGGAGGAGAACGTGAACCGTACCGAGATGCTCGAGCTCTTCCTCAACGTCAACGCTGGCGTGCCGCAGGATGAGTCGCACCTCGACGGCATCCGTGCAAAGCTGAAGGCCGCCAAGGAATGAAGCGGCTCTATCGACTTCAAGACACCACGACCGCCGACCTTCCACTAGTTGGAGGGAAGGCGGTTTCGCTTGGAGAGTTGATACGTGCCGGCTTCCCTGTTCCAGAGGGGTTCGTCATCAGCACACAAATGATGGGTGATCTCGATATGGAGCTGACGCGTGCATTCCAGCTTCTCAATGCTGATGGCGCTACGCTGTTTGCTGTTCGATCTTCTGCAAACGTAGAAGATACCACGACAGCGAGCTGCGCCGGAATGCATGATACGTTCCTGAACGTGCCTGGCTTTCGTGTTGAAGAGTTCATCGTTCAGTGCGTTGCGAGCCTGCTGTCACCACGTGCCGTCAAGTACCGCATGGAATCGAACCTTGCTGGAGCCCAGATGGGCGTCATCGTGCAGCTGATGGTAAATGCCAAGGCTGGAGGTGTGATGATGACCTGCGACCCGCTCAGCGGCGATACATCCAAGATCATGATCGAGGCGGTGCTAGGCTCAGGTGCCGGGCTTGTGAGCGGCGAGGTCACACCTGATCAGTTCGTCGTTGGAAAGACTGACGACACGATCTCAGAGACCATTGCCGAATGTGATGGAAATCCAAGCATCACGATCGCACAGGTGCAGCAGCTGAAGTCGTATGCGCTAAAGATCGAGCGCCACTTTGGGTGCACGCAAGAAATCGAGTGGGCGATAGACCCGCGCGGGAACATCGCCATCCTTCAAAGCCGACCGATAGCAAATTGAGAGGTCTACGATGTTCGAACTCAACCGCAAGATGAAGGTGTTCTCCAAGCTCTACGTCGGCATGAAGAAGCAGGGCCGCAACGAGGAACTACTTGGCTTCGCCACACCGTACGAGGACAACGCTGCAGGCCGTAAGCGGCAGGAAACCGTGGACACATGGTCTGCAGGTTACTATTACGGCAATGGCAACAAGCCGAAGCCGATTACCAAGATTGTCGACAACGTTCCACGCACAGGCTTCAAGATCACCGACGACGTCAAGCGTGTCTATTGGGGCGGTGGCAACGTCGTTTTCAGGGTGTGGGACCCGTACGGGTACGAGCTGGAAATCCAGTCGCAGAACCTGATGGCGCTGCTGCTCTCATGCGGCATCAATGCCGGTGGCGAGATTCCTGGTAGCTGCGTGTGGGGTCGTGATGGTTCCACAAACGTGCTGCTCCATGAATCGAGCGAGGAGTACAAGAACGCAATCCAGGCCGCCGAGACTCTCAAGAAGCCGAAGATGGGCAAAGGCGAGATCGGCAAGGAATACCTGCTTCTCGACGGCACCTCTGCCTTCTATCTCGGCAAGCGGTGGGTGGTTGCTGACAACTACGACAATGCTGAAGAGCGGCCTGTCGTCAGCGTCGGTGGTACGCTTGTTGACGGTGAAGCCTCGGCTCGGCGCATCCTCGAACCTGAAATCTTCGATGCCGTGTACTGCGCAGAGACGAAGACGGCAACCTTCTACAAGAAGGCGCCGCTCATTTCTCCGACCGGCAAGAGCATCACCTCACGCCAGGCCGAAGCGGCGTTCAATGGCGATCTGCGCTACGCATCCTCGTCAAAGTCTGGTCAGATTCGCCTCGTCACTGAAGAAGAGCCGAAGAACATGCGCTATGCGCTTCGTGCCCTCACCGATGCGGAGTTCGAGAAGCAGTTGAAAGATGTCGAGCGTATGGCAAGCCACTTCCGCAGCGAGGTGTCGAAGTCGGCTGGGCAGATGCACTTCTTCAACAGCTGGCCCGATTACATCGTGTACACGTCTGGCGGGAAGCTGTTCGCTCAGCACTTCGACAACCACACACGAGTGTCATCAAACGAAAGCATAACTCGCAGCTACCTCGGTTCGCTGGTGCTTGGCACCGACAGGTTCTGTATCTACAGCGGAAGAAATTCATGGTTTGCTTCCGATCGTGCCCGCTACGGGTCTGTGGCAAGAGCTGAAGCGCTCGAGCTGCCGCAGTTCAGGACCGTCGACGAGGTGCTGGCGTGGTGCAACCTGAGCAGGTCGCTTGGCACGCTGATGAAGGTGACCATCACCTGCGATTGAGTTTACTGGGTCGTCAACGATAGATACAATTGTTCTTCATCAACCAAAGAAGGCATCATCTGGTGCTGGAGGAAATTCAATGAGCAACAACGTCCGTGTTCAGGCCCGCCGCAAGGGCGCCCTTCTTCGCCGTGAAAAGAACGTAGCCGATTACGGCACGCTCGTGGCAACCACGAAAGACCCCGACCAGAAGCAGGGCTATGAGCGCAAGCTCGAGCTCGCCCAGGAAGACGTCGCTAACCTCAAGAAGAAGCTTGGCAGCTACGCCACTGCCTAACATGTTCACAGACGAACACCTCAAGCTCGTTCACAAGCGCTGCTCGCATCACCGTGAAGCAGTGCTTAGTAGCGAGCTGTGTGGGTGCTTTAGCTGTGGGCAGCGCATCAGGCCCGTCCGCTTTCTTTCATGGACGGACAACAAGCAGACGGCGTTCTGTCCATACTGCGGCATCGACGCAGTTCTACCTGACAACGATCCTGCGTTTGTGTTGAACGCAGAACTTCTCGAGGCCATGCGAGTTCGCTGGTTCAACTATCCATGACAAGAGACGAGGCATTCGCAATCCTTGAGCTTGCTCCAGGCGCATCGAACGATGACGCCAAAAAGCAGTACCGTCGTCTTGCCATGAAGTACCACCCAGACCGAAACAAGGAAGAGGGCGCAGAGGCAAAGTTCAAGGAGATCAAAGAGGCCTACGAGCTCATCGAGAGCGGCAAGGCAAGCAATGCACCTCCAGGTGCAGGCCCAGGCCGCAGCCAACAGCGCCACTGGTCTGAGGGCATGGACCCAACCGATGCGTCAGACCTCGAAGAGTTCTTGAGGCGGCACTTCCGCAATGGGCGTGGTCCAGGCCCTGACAATCGCCCAAAGCCTGAGGGAAACAGCGAGGAGTACAGCAACAGCTGGGGCGCCTCAGGTCCTGGCGCCAAGAACCACGAGTACAACAAGTTCCAGAACATCATCCACACGATGGCCATCTCGCTCGAAGAGGCGTTCGCCGGCTGCGTGCGTAACATCAGCATCCCAGACCCGGGCTCGATCTCTGGTCGGCCAATGCAGGTGAAGATTCCGCCAGGCATCAGCCATGGTGGCCTCGCTCAGAAGTTCGAGGCGTCAAACGCAACTGTTCGTGTTCACGTCAGCATCATGACCGAGTATGATGTGCAGTACGGCACATCGGATTATCCAGGTGGAACCATCCTGAAGAACGTGATCGTGTCCGCACTGACGATGATCAGCGGCGGCTTCATCGAGGTGAAGACCATCGACGGTTCTGTTCTCAACGTTCGCGTGCCATCTGGCCTTGGAACTGGGCAGCTGCTCAAGCTGAAGGACAAGGGATACTGGACTGACTCGCGCGCCATCAAGCGTGGCGACTGCCTGCTTCGAGTGTTCCCAGAGGTGAAGGCACTCAACCAATACACAACTGAAGAGCTCAAGCTCTTCAAGACCGCACTTGATGAACAGCTTGCTGGAGCGGAGAAGAATGACGCTGCTTGAGATGGACTACGCTGGGCTCCGCACCGTCATCTCTGGCGGCCAGGACGGTGTGGACCGTGGAGCGCTTGAGGCCGCTCGTGCAATGAACGTTCAGACTGGTGGGTGGGCTCCGCGCGGGTGGAGAACGACTCGTGGCTCAGACCATCTGCTTCGTGATAAGTTCAGGTTGCAGGAACACCCATCACGTGACTATCCGCCAAGGACAGACGCAAACGTCAAGGCGGCCGATGCAACGCTGATCATCGCCTCATCTGTCAGCTCGCCTGGAACGGCGCTCACGCTTCGCTTCATTGCTGAGCGTAAGAAACCGTTTCACGTGATCAAGGTTTCTCAGGAGAGAACCATCGATGTTAGCGCAGTCATCGACGCTGCCACCGATTGGTTGATCGAGAACTGTGTGACCACACTGAACGTGGCAGGCAATCACCTTCAACCTGAATATCACTGTTCAATCACGATCAAGATCATAACCGGCATCCTGACAAACCTGAAGGCACGCGGTTTACTCCAGGTCAAAACGGAGGTAGAATAGTCGCATGAATACCATCAAGATCAAAGACGGCACGTGGCACTACTGGTGCGCAAGCACGTTCGGTGGATTCCATCGCCGCCACAGCAACCAAGACATCTGCACGTACTCGCGCGCCGTTATGTGGGGTGCGTTCCTAACGTTTCTCCTTGGCTGCGTTGCAGTCGCTGCGTTCTTCTTCCTCGTAGTTCTGCCTTTCAACACGCTGTTCGACATCCTTTTTGGGTGGAGCTTCGGTGGTGTGAAGACATACAACCTCGGCGTCATGATCTTCTGGGTAGAGGTCATCGTTGGTGCCGTCATTGGCATCGCCTGCTTCGTCGAACATGTGAAGCAAAAGCGACGCGAGCGTGCATATGCAATTGAAGAGGGATTGATCCCTCGCCCACCTCCACCGCCTCCATCATTCATCGTTGAATGGTACAAGTCCTGGAAGGGCAAGTACTGCGCCAAGGTGGAGATCGTCTGATGTTTGCTGATGGAACTCCCGTGATGTTCAGGAGCCGCAATGGCTCAATGGGAACCATCATCAAGCCGAACCACTACGGCGGCTACTACGTTCGCTGGAACTACGGAAAGGACGTGAAGGGCGAGGCGATGGGTGAAACCAGCAGCTGCCGTCCTGAAGAGCTGATCGCCATTGACACCAAGCTCTATGCTGAGTACGTCGCCTGCCGTGGATTCTCTGAAGAGCAAAATCCCATCAGGGAGAAGATTCTCAACAGAGCGCTGGAGGGTCGGAGGTATCTGTGAGCTGGGCCGCCAAGTACATTGAGCAGCTGAAGAATGGGAAGGACGTAACGTTCCGCCCACGCGGCAACTCAATGCGGCCCCACATCGAGAGCGGCAATCAGGTCACACTCCATCCGATTGGTGTGGACCTCCCCGTCAAGGGTGACATCGTCCTAGCAAAGGTTGGCGGCAATGTGTACCTACATTTTGTTTCTGCTGTTGGCGCAGACGGTCGATACCAGATCGCCAACGCCAGCGGCTTCATCAACGGTTGGACCACGCTGAAGAACGTGTATGGGCGCGTAGCGCTCGTTGTTCATGATTAGGAGATGCTAATGATTAAGATTCTATCTGCTGTTGCCGTCGCATCGTTCATCGCTGCCATCATGCTGACAGGATGCGGTGAGATCACAAACGCATCTCAGTACGAGTACAAGCAGGAAACAAAGACCGAGATCATCGCCGAAGTCGGCGAGTGCGTCGGTTCCGGCTACAGCGGCTGGAGCGGCTCAAACCCTGGCACAGCGATGGTGAAGATGGAGTCTGGCGAGTTCATGCACGTCCGTTGTCCGATCATGGTCGGCATGCCGATCAAGTTCAAGAGGACCGTGAAGTACTTCAACGGTGTCGTCGACCGTGAGTTTGACTGGGAACGGGCGTACTGAAGCCGATCACAACCGAACGTCAACCTGCAGACGTAAATAGAACATCACATAAGAAAGAGCTCTAAGGAGCCGCATGGAATACGAATATCTTGACCTCCTCTCCGAAGTCCTCGAGACCGGAGAGAAGAAGATCGATCGCACCGGAGTTGGCACTCTCTCAGTGTTCGGGCGAACGATCCGCCACCACCTCTCGAATGGCTTTCCTCTAATCACCTCCAAGAAGGTGGCATGGAAGCCTGTAGTTGGTGAGCTGCTGTGGTTCATCGAGGGCGGCTCAGATGAGCGTCGCTTGGCCGAGATCACCTACGGTACTCGTGATCCAGCTCGCACGACCATCTGGACAGCAAACGCAAATGCGGACTACTGGAAGCCAAAGGCTCAGTTCGAGGGAGACCTTGGACGCGTCTACGGCGTGCAGTGGCGTCATTGGAGAAAGGCAACTCCTGACATCACGAACGTTACAGAGATTGATCAGCTTGCAAACGTCGTGAAGTCGCTGAAGACCAACCCGGCAGATCGCCGCATGGTTCTTACGGCATTCAATGCTGGTGAGATGGACCAGATGGCGCTGCCGCCATGTCACATGTTCGCTCAGTTCCACGTCTCGCAGGAGAAGAAGGAACTGAACTGTGTCGTGTACATCCGTTCGAACGACCTCTTCCTCGGCCTGCCGTTCAACATGGCGTCGTACGCTCTGTTCGTGCACCTGCTTGCGCAGGTAACTGGCTACAACCCAGGAGAGCTCATCATCAACATCGGTGATGCGCATATCTACCTGAACCATATCGACCAGGTAAAGGAGCAGCTGACGCGTGAACCGTATCCACTGCCAACGCTGAGCCTGAATCCAGATGTCAAGGACATCGACGGCTTCACAATGTCGGACATCGCCCTGAACGGCTACATGTCATACGACTCAATCAAGGCAGAGATGGCGGTATGAGGTGTACCTGGCTTCAATGTCAGAGCGATGCAGCCCATGAAATACGTGCGCTTGCGTCGAACGCATACCTTGGGAGTAACTGCGACGAGCACATCCCAAAGAAGCCGCTAGTTGTAAAAGACTACATCATCAAGCCACTGTCAGAAGCAGAGCAGGCACCATGAGCCTCTACCAGAAGATACGTTGCAACGGTTGTCAGAACTACGAGGAGTTTCCTATGGGCGAGTCCCTTACGGAGCTTCTCAAGAAGTATGGCTGGTTGACTGGTGCCATCTCTAAGTGGAATGGCCAGCGTGTAGACTTCTGTGCCGAATGCCTCGAGAAGGGAAACCATCTGAAGGAAGTGCAGGTGAAGTCATGACGAAGCTCTGGTACATGCTCTACATCCGCTGGCTTGCACTTCAGTGGATGTTCCAGCTCAACCTCGGAGATCGCGTGATCTACCGTGGTGCCGAGTGGTACATCATCAATGGTGTGAGCGGATGGTCTATCGTTCGTGGCGAGGGTGAAACCTTGGAGCGCATTGATTGGCTCAAGAACGAAGACCTAAAGAAGGTTCGCTCGTTTAGAAACTACTACGGTTCGTACAGGAGCGGAGTGATGTTCTACACAACATCATGGCTCAGCATTTGGTGCAATGAGGGCATCAAACCGTGGATTCGTGCTCTGAACATCTGGCCGAGGAAGAACGCATGACAATGTCTAACAACGGACTCACGAAGCTCATGGAAGAATGCGGTGAACTCACCGCAATCGCTGCTAAGAAGGTGGCGTTCATGAACACTGACGTTCACCCAGATGGTGCAGGCTCTATGAAGCTTCGACTTGAAGAAGAGCTTGCTGATGTCCTCGCAATTTCAACTTTCGTTGCTGACGTGTGGGACCTCGACGAAGAGGCCATCATGAAGCGAGCTGAAAAGAAGCGTGCTCTGTTTTACAAGTGGCATGCCGATCCGAACGTGTGATGGAGAAGAATATGGACGAACTAAACGAATACTACGCTAACGACCAGCTTTCTGAGCAGCTGCTGAGGTCTATCCCGCAGAAGGTGCTTGAGTGGCTTCGCACTATGGAAAAGCGCCTCAATATCACGCTTTTCCACCAGACCGATAAGGACATCAGTTATGATGGGAACCGTATTCGACTGTCTGTAATCGGTTTTTCGGCTGGCTCTCCAGGCATTCTCACCTTCGGTGTAGAGAGTGAACCGGACTTCGTGAAGTTCTGGTGGGATGAGGGCTTCAGCAACTTCCGCACATCTGATCTGGCCCTTGTCAACGCCGCCACCGACCTTGGCAGCTTCGTTGAAGCTGAGAAGAAGTTCTATGATGAGCTAGCGCTCGTTGAGCGTGAGCTTGACTACAAGCACGGGTCAAAGTTCGTGAATGGAGATGCTCATGCCGACGCAGTCATCAGCAAGCTCCGTGCTGAGCGTGGGCTCGAGCTGTATGACACTGCTGGTGGTAGGCTACAGCGCACCATCCAACAGCTAGAGCGCAATGAGTGAGATTTTCCGCCACGTTCGCCCTCACTGGTACGACTACAAAAGTCATCGACTAATCCCTCAAGTGAGGGGCGGTATTTCCTTTCTGCTTCGGCCCAGCGCCGAGCGGACCTATGATTTTTGGATCTACATATGCCCAGAAGACATTGAGTTCTCTTCAAAGCAGGCGGTCAAATCACTGCGTGATAGCGCAGCCCGTGGGACCGTGCCGTTTGGCCATGTCGTGCTTACTGATGAACCGATCGTGGACGTTCTCACTCGCTTTGTGATCAATGAAGAGATGGCGCTTCCATCAGACGCGAGCAAGCAGCTCCTGTCGATTACAACCATCAACGACTACGCCAGCAAGAAGCTGAAGCAATCTGAGCAACGAGCAAGAGAATCTAAGAATGCCTATTCTGACTGAAGAAAAGCGGATCAAGCTTCTTGGTGGCCTGTATGGGGCTCTCGTCGGCGATGCCGTCGGCGTTCCGTACGAGTTCAACCACCCGAACAGGCTTCCGCCGTTCGATCAGCTTGATATGATTCCACCAAAGGGATTCAACAGGACGTGGCCGAACATCCAGATCGGAACGTACTCTGACGATGGTGCGCAGCTCTTGTGTCACCTCGAGGTGCAGCTCAACAAGGGAACAGCTGGAGACCTACTCGCTTCGCTGAAGCGCTGGGCCCATGAGGGCTACATGTCGGTCGACAACAATACCTTCGACATAGGCAACCAAACCAGCATGGCCCTCCATGGAATGGCGACTCGTGAAGAGCTCATGATGCGCGAGATGTCAGGCAACGGCTCTCTCATGCGCTGCCTGCCGGCTGCCCTTACGGCTCGTATTGACGTTGAAGCATTCATGAATGGGTACGAACAGTCGCAGCCGACCCACCCAAGCTATCTTTGCTCACTGACATGCGGCGTCTACGCTGTCACCGCCTACTACCTGCTCAACTACATTGGCGACATTGATATCGCAGTAAAGCGGGCCTTCAGTGTGGTCAGGAACAACAGCATGATCAAGCTTGGCGATGCTGAATTGGCTGAGCTTGACTTCATCGAGAAAGCGCAGGCAAATGAACCGACCGGAAGCGGCTACGTTGTGAACAGCTTCTGGAGCGCCATCTATTCCGTGCGCATCAGCAAGACGTACGAGGAGACGATCAAGAACGCAATCGCTTTAGGCTGCGATACTGACACAACTGCCTGCATCGCCGGCGGTTTGGCTGGTCTCATTCACGGTGTTGATGGAATTCCAAACGAATGGTTGCAGCGGCTTCGTGGTAGAGAGAACATCGAGCCGCTTGCAAGGAGAATGATCAATGAAGCTCGTTAAGTTTGGTGACATGCTGACGGCAGAAGCCGGCCTCATTGTCCATGGCTGCAACGCACAGGGCGTGATGGGCAGCGGTGTTGCTCTTGCCGTCAAGAACAAATATCCTGGCGCATTCCACGATTATCAAGCAGTTGTGCTTGAGACACCGCACGAAGAGCGGCTCGGCAAGATCATCGTGCACGAGGTAAAGTGGAACCTCTACATCATCAACGCCATCACGCAAGACAACTTCGGAAGGACCGAAGGCACACGCTACGTCAACTACAAGGCAGTGCACAAGTGCTTCACTCAGATCGCCGAGCTGTCCCGTTCTTCGAATCTGCAGGTGCACTACCCGCTCATCGGCGCTGGCCTTGGTGGTGGAGACTGGGCAGTCATCTCTGACATCATTGACTCAGCCTTCGAGAACTACCAAGACGTAACGAGAACGCTCTGGCTTCTTGAGTAAAGGTAGGTTGCTGTGCCTATAGATACGGCATGGCACCAAAAAGAAAAACAGGCTACTACGATAGCCGTGCCGATGACATTCGATTTGGAAGAATCCTAGATGCGTGCTGGTCTTATCTAAGAGAGCACGATGGGCGGATGGACGAGCATGTCGTTCTCAACACGTACGCCCGCATCATTGGCACCCTCCTCTATGAGATGACACCGCTCCATTCAGGGCTCATTAGCGCTGAGTGTGTGCAGCTGCGCATCAAGAATGGGCATTCTAAGAAGACGAACGAGCACTTTATGGGCCGCCAGAAAGGTGGAGACGAATGCCTGAAGCACGTGTCTTCTACCATGTCAGTCGACCCAGTGGCCATCAAGGCCATCGTAGACGAATACCGTCAGGTTCACTATACCTCGGCGGAAGAGAACACCAAGCTCAAGTACACGATAGACAGCATCCCCGGCCTAGAAGATGACTGGAAATTAGCTTACAGGACCGTTGGAATCCGGCTGGGCACCTACGTGCCGAATCTACGTGCCCACAAGTACGATTTGAACACCTTCCGACTCCCCTAGGGCATAAATACGTAGGCCCTATTTGTTTAGGACAGGAGAAAATGGCCAACCAGGATTATAGTGGCGATCACCACCAGCCTCGCAAGATCGACAAGAAGAAGCACCGCTCACGCGGTTTCTCAGAAGATGCACGTGACAGCCGTAACGCACGCATCAATTTCAAGCGCTACATGCAGGAGCTGGAAGAAGAGCTGCTAGACGAAGAGCTGGACGATCTAGACGACCAGGTCTGAATTCATTTGGCATTTTCTCATCCGTGAGCTCTTAGGCGCTCACGCATACTTTATTGGAGCGGATAATGAAGCTGCTTGGACATGACATCGTAACGACGGCCGACCTCGAAGCACTCAAGAATGAGGTCATCGGCGAGCTCAAGGAAAAAGTTAAGGCCGCTGAAAAGCGCCTCGGCTCAGCAGAGCTTAAGCATAAGCTCCACCTTAGCTCTTCAACGATCGCCGTTATCGTTTCGGTAATCGCCCTTGTGGTAGCAATTCTGAAGTAAGAAACCACAATGACGAAGAAGCGCTACGACTTCATCACGGGCCTCGAAGCAGATAAGAAGGCACCGCCTAAAAAGAAGTACCAAGTGTACGAGGCGGAGCTTGGCATCGGACGTGCCACGTGCGTAATTCCTGCAGAGAAGGCCGCTGACTTTGAAGCTTCAGCTGAAGAGAAGCAGCCTTCAACCAAGGCTCAACTCGCTGAGATTGTTGCCGTCTTCGGAGGCACAATCGAATGAGCCAGGTAATTCTCCAACTCTGGTCTAACAACGCTATCTCCCTGCTGCAGAACAGCATTGGAGCAAGCGATACAACGCTTACAGTTCAGCCCGGCCTTGGCGCAAAGTTCCCGCAGCCAACAAACCCAGGCGAGTTCTTCCTCATCACTCTTGAAGATGTCAACGCTCCAGTAGCGCGTGAAATCATCAAGGTAATGGGTCGCACTGGTGATACGTTCACCGGCCTCGTTCGCGCGCAAGAAGATACGACCGCATTGGCATGGCCAGCAGGCGATACGCTTGTTGACCATCGCATGACAGCAGCAACTGTTCACCAGTCATTCATCTACGGCGGTCAAGACGGTGGTTCAGTCAGCGCCCTCAACTCAATTGCTGGCAGCGGCATCTACGTCATTACAAGCCCAACGACGAGCGCAGTTCGTTCAATCGTTTCAAGCAACCCATTCATCAACGTTACGAACGGCGATGGCATTGCGGGCAATCCTACGATCTCACTTGATCTTGGAACTGCAAATCAGATTCTTGGAATGAATGCGGCCGGCAACGCTCTTGAGTACAAGAGCATTGTTGCTGGTTCAAACGTCTCAATCGTTCATGGTATCGGTTCTATCACCATCTCATCGTCTGGCGGTGGTGGTGGCAGCTCACTTGAACTGTACGCTGAGAACCCTGTTTCTCCATCTGCACCATCCGCAACTGGCGATAACGCTGTCGCCATCGGTCAGGCTTCTGCCGCACAGGCTCAGGATTCTATCGCACTCGGTCCGCAGTCGCTCACACGTCTTCGTGGACAGCAGGCGTGGGCTACAGGCCGGTTCTCAACGACAGGTGATGCTCAGCAGGGCCACTACGCTCTCCGTGCATCAACCATCAACAACTCACCGACGGTTCTATTTCTAGATGGTCCTGGTGGTTCACTGCCACTAGCACTTCCAGATGATTCAACTTGGACGTTCAGGGCGGTTGTCACTGCACACCGTCAAGATGCAAGCGATGGTCATGGCGGATGGGAGCTGAAGGGTGTCATCTACCGTGGAGCAGGTGCAGGCACCGTTGCAATCCAGGGCAAGGTATCCTCACAGGTTATCGGCCGTAGCAACACTTCCTGGAACGTAACGGCGACTGCAGATACTGCCACCGGCGCTCTGAAGTTCACAGTTACGGGCCAGAACAGCAAGACTATTCGTTGGCTGGCCGTCGTAGAGACTGTTGAAATCACTAACTAAAATCGCATCCCAGCGCCTGTCATTTCAGGCCCACATCCATAAATACGGGCATCTAGACTGACACGGTAGTCAGGGAGCAGCAATGAATTTCAATTTCGACACTGGCCTAATCGATACCATCCAAACTATCGATTGCACCACCACCCCACCACTTGGCGGTGTTGCTGGTGTTCTTACCCTCGTAGGTACCGGAGCTCTTACGCTCCTTCAGGGTACGACCGCTGAACGCCCAACTGGCGTTGGTGGTATGTTCCGCTGGAACTCGCAGACGACTCTGCTCGAGTACTTCAACGGTACCACCTGGGAAACGCTCTCTACTTCTTCTGGTTCGGTAACCAGCGTCGACATCAGCACCTCTTCAGCAGGTCTCAGCGTTGGTGGTGGTCCAATCACCAACACTGGTACCCTCACCGTTGACCTCTCAGCAGGTCTCGAGGCCCTATCGGCCCTCGCTGCAGGTGCAGGCACGGGCATCGTTGTTCAGACTGGCGTCGACACTTTCGTCGACCGCACAATCGTTGGCACCGCTGGCAACATCAGCGTCACGAACGGCAACGGCGTTGCTGGCAATCCAACGATTGACCTCGTCAACGCTGGCACCCCAGTTTCTAACTCATTCGTCAAGATCACGACTGACGCCAAGGGCCGTGTAACGGCAACCTCAGCCGTCGTTGCCGGTGACATCACCACGCTCGTCGACGGTACCTACGTCAACGTAACTGGCGATTCAATGTCGGGCGACCTTACCTTCACTGGTGGCGCAACGATCAACGGCATCCCTGATCCAGTCAACGACGACGATGTCGCCAACAAGGGCTACGTCGACGCCGTTGCAAACGGTCTCTCATGGAAGCAGGCCGTACGTGTAGCAACGACCGTAAGCATCAGCCTCGTAAGCGATCTTGAAGATGGCGACACCATTGATGGCGTAACGCTCGCAACTGGTGATCGTGTCCTCGTCAAGGACCAGGCAGTTGCAACTGAGAACGGCATCTACATCGTTCAGGCTTCAGGTGCAGCAGTACGTGCTGTTGACATGGACGCAACGACGCCAATCAACGAGATCAACGGTGCAGCTGCATTCGTTGAGGAAGGCGCTACGTGGGCCAACACTGCATGGACGCAGATCAACGAAGTTTCAACCATCGGCTCTGATGACATTGAATGGTCTCAGTTTGCCGGCGCCGGCTCATACACTGCAGGCAACGGTCTGCAGCTCATCGGCAATGAGTTCTCGCTCGACGCTCCAGTTTCTATCGCCAATGGTGGTACGAACCTTTCAGCTGCCCCAACAAACGGTCAGCTCCTCATCGGTAACGGCACTGACTACTCGCTTGCAACCATCACCGCTGGCACCGCAATCGGCGTCACGAATGGTTCTGGCACCATCACGATCAACAACGAGGGTGTGACGTCAGCAATTGCTGGTACGGGCATCAGCGTCGACGTATCGACTGGTGATGTCACGATCACCAACACTGGTGTCACGTCAATTGCTGGTACTGCTAACCAGATCACCGCATCTGCTGCAACTGGTTCTGTAACGCTCAGCGTTCCAAGCACCTTCATTGCTCCAGGCAGCGTCACTGCAACCACGACACTCACCGTCAGCGGCAACACCGCAAACAGCTTCCTGTACTCTGGTACGGGTGGTCTCGTTTCGACCACTGCAGCTCCAACCAACGGTCAGCTCCTCATCGGTTCTACCGGTGGCGCGCCAGTTGCTGCAGCACTCACCGCTGGTACCGGTATCTCGGTCACCAACGGCGCCGGTTCGATCACGATCGCCAACACTGGTGTAACGAGCGTTGCGCTTGCAGCTCCATCAATCTTCAACGTGTCGGGTTCGCCAGTCACTACGACTGGTACTCTCACCCTCGCCCTTGCAAACCAGAACGCAAACCTCGTGTTTGCTGGTCCATCGGCTGGCGGTGCAGCAGCTCCAACCTTCCGCGCGCTTGTCGCAGCAGACCTTCCAGCAAATGCTGGCCTGCAGCTCTACGCAGAGAATGCATCTTCGCCTGTCTCCCCATCTGCAACTGGTACCAACGCAATCGCTCTTGGTTCCGGTTCAGCTCAGACGAACCAGGGTGGCCTTGCTCACGCAAGCGGTTACTTCACCGGTTCAGGCGACGCACAGGAAGGTTTCTACGTTCTGCGCGCCATCACGACCAACAACACCCAGACGGAGCTGTTCCTCGACGGTGCTGGCGGATCGCAGCGCCTGGTGTTCGCAAACAACTCAGTCGCAACGTTCGACATCCTCATCGCCGCACGTCGTACTGACGCAACTGGTGGTGGCGCAGGCTACCGCTTCGTCGGCGTCATCAAGAAGGACGGCACCGCCGGTTCCAACACCATCGTTGGTGCAGTATCCAAGACGGTTGTTGGTGAAACAAACAACGCATGGGATGCAACGGTTACCGCCGACACTACGAATGGCAACCTTCGTATCGCCGTCACCGGTGAGAATAGCAAGACGATCCGCTGGGTCGCAACTGTTCGTACCGCTGAGGTGACGAACTAAATGAACTAGGGGATGGGCAACCATCCCCTCATCGGAGAGCGTAGTGGATTTCGATTTTACAACAGAAACTATCACGCCTGACCTTACGCAGATTCTGACGATCGGTGGTAACGCCGGTCTTGAGCTCCCAGAAGGTGGAACTTCTGCTCGCCCAGCATCTCCATCGGGCGGAACAGTTCGCTTTAACACTGATCTCAGCGCAATCGAAGGTTATGACGGATCGTCATGGCTCAACCTCGCGCTGCAGGGAACTGTCACGTCTGTCAGTGTTTCATCATCGACCCTCACTGTTTCTGGTTCACCAGTCACCTCAAGTGGCACCATCACTGTAAATCTTCCAAACAGTGGTGTGTCTGCTGGTGCATACACGAACGCTAACATCACTGTTGACGCACAAGGCCGTGTAACTGCAGCTTCGAACGGTAGCGCTGGTGTTGGTACTGTCACGTCGGTCAACATCACTCAGCCAGCTGCTGGCATCACCGTATCTGGTGGTCCAATCACATCGTCTGGTTCGATCACGCTTGCCCTTGCAAATGATCTCGCTGCCCTTGAAGCGCTGTCATCAACAGGCATTGCTGTACGTACAGCCGCAGATACTTGGGCACAGCGTTCTGTTGCAGCAGGTACAGGCATTAGCGTAAGCAATGGTGACGGTGTTGCTGGCAACCCAACAATCACAAACACCGGTGTAACGTCGGCCGTTGCTGGTAACAACATCTCAGTATCTGGCGCCACTGGCGCCGTAACGATCAACGTTGTTCCAGCTGGCGCAAATACCAACGTTCAGTACAACAACTCTGGCGTTCTAGGCGGTAGCAACGCGTTCAACTTTGTTTCTGGTGCCAACCCATACGTGTCAGTTGTTGGAACTTCGGCAACGAACCAGCTGCGCATTGGCCCGGCATACACCGCTTCAGGCCTTGCTGCGCAGTACTCCGCCGGTCCTGCTACTGTCTATATTGAAACCAGCAACGCAGACCAGGACGGTCAGCTTGTTTACTTCAACTCGGGTTCAGCGGCTACTGGTGGCTACATCTCGTACGCTTACGATGGAAGCACGCCGTACCTTCGTCTAGTAGACGCCGATGATGATCCACCATATATCTCGTTCAACACGATCGGAACTGGTACTTATACCAACCCTCTGTATGTCAGCACGTTCGGTGCTCGCGGCACCTACGGCGGCAGGACCGGCGGTAACCAGTCTGGATTCTCGTGGCACATTGGTGCAAACACGAACGGCAACTCGCTCATCACCGCAAACACTCCTACGATGGAGCTTGACACACAGTTCCTTCGCATTCCAACTGGTACTACAGCGCAGCGCCCAACAGCCGCAGTTGGCATGCAGCGCTATAACACGTCGCTTGGACAGAATGAAGAGTATATTGGTGGCGGTGTATGGGCACAGCGCGTTGGCGTCATCGATAAGACTGTAGTATCATCGACCACAACTGCTGGTACAACGGGATCACCGACAACGTTTCTATCTTACACAGTTCCTGGTGGAACGCTCGGAACCACGAACTTGCTGCGCATTCGAGCAAGCGGAACATGGGCTAGACAGAGCGGTACTGCAAAAACTGTTACGCTTTCAATTACGTATGGTGGTACGGTTCTGTGGTCAGATACGTCAGCTTCAGGCGCTGGCAACACTGACTGCGCGTGGGACATTGATGTAATCTTGTCATCAAACAACAGCGCCAACGCGCAGATGTTGAACGGCACTATTAGAATTGGCGGCACAGGCGCGGTTCTTGCTGGTACTGCTGGTGATTTGGGCACAGCAACAATTAACTCATTTGCAATCATCAACGGAACATCAGCAGTCAATAGCGCGTCAGCGCAGGCGCTGACGTTTACTATCGGCTTTAGTGCGGCTGGCAGCAACAGCTGGGTTAAGAACTACCACGTCATTGAGAAACTCTAATGGCAGTCATCTTCCACAAAACCAAGTTCACATGGGACAGCGTCGACGATATAGAGACGCTTGAAAACCCTGAGGAGTACGTCGTCGACCCAGTGTTTGACGACTTTGCGGCATGTCAAGCCGTTAACCCGCGCTTCTGGGTTTTCTACGGTGAGAACAACATTCGTGCAATGACGAATGAAGAGATGGACACCGATGCTGGTCTGCTGAATGAGGCCATCGTTGCAAAGATCGCTGAGTGCAGCATCGCAGCTGGAAACAACATCACAAGCGGCGTGGTATCGAGCGCTCTCGGATATCCACGCAGGTATGACGCAGAGCTTGAGGATCAGGCAAACCTGCTCGGTTGCATTCTTGCTACGTCACCATCTACTGGAAATCCTGACGGTACGTCCATCTACTATGCAAGCCGTGATCCAAGCACTGGTGAAAAGGCCTACCTCCTGCATTCGTATGCTCAGCTCCGTCAGGTGCTTGATGATGGTGCTATCTTCAAGCTTACCATCCTTCAGACATTCAACGTTCTCAAGGAAACGATTCTCACTATGACGTCAGTTGCGGCAGTCAACGCTGTCGTATGGGAAGACGTGGAGCAGTAATGTCCATCAACGCGTGCACAATCAACTGCTCGCAGATCGATGACCTCTGCTCTTACCGCAGACAGGCCAACATCAACGTGCTTCCACCATTTGTGCCAACGGCAGTTGGCGGTGGTCAGCAGCAGCACGTCAACCCATCGTATGGCCCAGCCTACCAGCAGCCTAACATCTTCCGTCGTGATCACGAACGTGAGGATAACACGGTTGATGTCAACACCCTGGAGCTGCCAAGCATTGCAGTGTCTGTTGAGTTCAACGGACAGACGTACTTCCACACCATCGATCGTGGTGATGAGTCGCTCATCCCACTGATCAATGTCTTCAACCTGAAGATCAGCGACAGCGTTCTGGAATCTGTAAATATCTCTGACATTCGGCTCCTTAAGGGGTAAGTACCATGATCAAGTCCTTCTTCAGAAGGCTGCTTGGCTGGATCACCACTGCGGTCGTCGGACTGATCAATCTAATTCGCTGGAAACAGAAGGACCCGGTTTCAGATGAAGACCTGAGCAAGATTAGAGAGATGCTGACCAAGGACTACTACTTGATCTGCGTTCGCTCAAGCAATCTTCTCTCAGCATGGATGGTTGGTTTGACCGATTGGTGGATGACTGGCAAGTTTGGCTTCTACGCACACTGCTTGATGAACCTTGAGGATGAGGTTCAGAGCGACGATGACTTTAGACTTGTTGAGGCAACACCTCGACATGGTGTATCGTACAACTCGTTCCGTAAGGTGTTCAAGAATGCAAGCTCAGTCGCCCTGCTAAAGCCTCGTACATTCTCTATGGAAGAATGGACGAAGGTTATGGACAGAGCCAAAGGTTACGTTGGCAGCAAGTATGACACGCTGTTTGACTTTGCGCGTGACAACAAGTTGAGCTGCATTGAGCTCATCAGAGACGCATTGAAGGCCGATCCGAACTACAACACCAACTACGCTAACTTTGAGGCGCTGTTGAAGAAGTACGGAAAGATCACACCAAACATGCTGTACGACTGCCCAGATTTTGAGATCGTATTTGAGGTTCGTAACGGCTAATGCTACTTTCATTCCCACACTCAAACCCAGTTGAGCTTGCCTTCAAGGTTGGCATCGCTGGTACCCAGTCAGCTCCATCATCGGTTGCGCTCGTACTAGAGAAGGACGGACGTTCGCTCAGCTACGCAGCTGTCAAGAAGGGCGATGACTGGGTGGCGCGCGTCGATAATCCTGGCGCCGTGTTTGGTGCTGGTGAGGTGAAGGTAGGCATCACGATCGTTCTCAACAACCGTCTGTTCACACCGTTCAAGACTGTTGCTTCAATCGAACCACTCCCTGAAGCAGAGCCAACTGTTGCCGCACCTCAGCCAGAGCCAGTCGTTGAGCCAACTCCGGCAGTTGAGCCAACTCCAGCAGTTGAACCAATGCCAGAAGTTGAAGTGGCTCCAGCGCCTGCACCTCAGCCAGAGCCAGTTGTAGAGACTATCGTCGAACCGGTCGTGGAAGCCGCCGCGGTTTCCAAGCCAGCAGACACGAAGCCTGCAGATACTAAGGCGGCTGATCGTAAGCCAGCTGTTGCAAAGCCAGCAGACACGAAGCCTGCAGATACCAAGGCCGCAACGAAGGTGCAGATCAACGTACCTACGCGTGAAGAGATGGTCAAGGACATCGTCTCTAGCATTCGCAGCGATCTGAACGGCAGTCTTCTCAAGGCCGTCGATGTCGCTCCTAAAAAGCGAGTCAAGGTGGCAGAGGCTAAGGTCTCCAAGCCGAAGGCCAAGCCAAAGCTGTTCAAGCTCAAGAAGGTCAAGGTCGTCTTCAAGTGATCCGGACTGCCATTTAACATAATCCCCGTTATGTTAAATGGACTGGGAAATTGTACTTTTCCTAGGTTGCAGTTTACTATGGCCCTACGTTGTAGTAGAGGTCACCATGAAGCAGATACGAGTTGCCACCGCCATCCAAGCCACGCTCCTGAAGAACGAGCTGATGGGCCAGATCAGCGATGGTGCATGGGAAAATTCCGGTCCTCGTGATCACTGGAAAGACGTCACCTCAGCAGATGTGGTCGTCGATCCCGTCAGCCAGGGTTTCGACGGCTTCTACCCTCGCCGCTCCTACCAATTCAGCCGTGTCATCGAGTACGTCGGTGATCGCATGCTCACCCAAGCGCGCGCACGCATCCTCTTCCCAGACCTGACCGACGATACGCTCAAGTACATCGACTACGGTGACTGGGTCTGGAAGGAAACCGGCGCCCACTACGACGAGGTCCGCTCTGCCCTCGCCACCGTCGGCATCAAGGACTCCGAATCCCGCAAGGCGGTCCTCGAGCAGATCAACGCCGTCAACTACACCGAGAAGGAGCTGCGCAAGGACCTGTTGGTTCTCCAGCGGCTCTTCGCTGCCAACAAGAGGTAACACAATGTTTGTCGGCATCACCTACATCGTCTGCGTCGCTGTTGCGCTGTACTTCTTCTTCCGCCTTTTCACGGGCCCGAAGAACTCCCGGCTGCTGGCGATCTGGACGGTCCTCACGCCCTTCATCATCGGCTTCGCCACGATCATGGGATGTCTCGTCATGTTCTTCTACGTGGACGGGTCGTACTGGAAGGACCTCGAAGCCAGCCTGCTGACCGTGCACACCCCTGAAGTGGGTGACAAGCTCTACATGGCCCTCTACTTCCCATTCAAGGTCGTGCTCTATCTTGCCAAACTTTGGGCGGTGCTGATGTTCCAGTACGTCTCGATCCCGCTCATCATCTTCCACGTCTGGGTGCCTGTGGTCTTCTTCAAGCTGGCACGAGTGAGCTTCCACGTCTTCGGCCATCGCCGACCCGCTGCCACCTGATCTCAATCTGAATTCAACCTGAACGCCACCTCCGGGTGGCGTTTTCGTTTGGCCGGCCAGATGGTAGAATCTGGGTAAATACACCTGTCCGGACCAGGTACCACAGAGACTGTGAACGTGAACGAGCCAAAGGCAAAGAAGAATCTCACCAAGTTGCTGAGCTTGTGGGTACGCTCGAAGCGCAGCTGGCTGCGCTCTGTCATCTATGACATTCGCTGCTTCTTCAAGCCTCACAATGTCGTCACAGTTCATGCGCTCCCAAGATCATGGTCTGACCGTGATGCAATCATGTACCACGCCGTCTTCCAGATTCTCGTCGATTTCGTCGAGCTTGAGCAGCCGTTCAAGGATTGGGAGACGAAGTGGTGGGGGAAGCGCTACACTGACCGTGCTGCAATGGCGCAGTTTATTGAGCAGTCCCGCCTCGAGCTGCTAAAGCCTCCATACGAGGGCATGAGCGTTGACGAGCTGTGCGATCTCGAAAAATCGGCCAACATCTACTACAACAAGAACATCGAGATTTTCAACCTCTACGAATGGTACAAGGATGAAAAGTACGATCTCGACCGTTTCGACCTGTACGAGAAGACTGGAGAGCGCTACGACTTTGTTGATGGTAAGTTGACCAAGGTTCCTAATGGTAAGGAAAAGCTTATCACATGGGATGAGCTTCATCAGATAGAAGAAGAACATAAGCTGATGTGCGAGAAGATGCTTCAACGCGTCATCGCTATCAGAGAATACCTATGGACATGAGGGTAGGTCAATGATTCGTATTCTTGGTAACATGTCTGACGAAGAGCGCAACATTCTGCGCAAGGCTACGGTTTACACACTCGACTTCCTGCTCCCAAGACGAGCAAGAAAAAACCTGAACGTCATCATCCAACTGGCACCACCGAACGACGAACAACGCCGTGAAAAGACGAAGGCCGAATGTGGGTATGATGAGACTGAAACTGGCAAGTACGCTCGTATCTGGCTGAACGACAAGAGAATCTCAAAGCGTTCCGAGAAACTTCAGAAGCGCTTTGGTAACATCATGCGTGATCTGTGTCACGAGTTGGTGCATGTCAAGCAGTACGCTCGTGGAGAGCTGAAGGACTTGGCCACCTGCACCGTGTTCCGTGGAGAGAAAAGCCCGTACCCTGAGAAGTCGACCGACGTCGACTACTATCTTTCAAAGTGGGAAGTTGAAGCGTATGGGTTGGAGCGTGGTCTCTATGCCCGCCTAGAAGCCTACTTCAAAGAAGAGGCTAAGGCTAACGGTTAGCGGCCTGTTCTGCGAGCTGCTCGTTCAGCTGCTCTGACTCGCGGCGCTTGATCAGCGCATCGATCTCAGTGATGAACTTCTTGTACTGCTCGGCAAACGTTGCGTTTGCCCCACGCATGTTGTAGTAAAGGTCCATCAGCTTGTTGCGGTTGTCGTACAGCTGGTTTACTGACAGCTTGCTCCACTCAGAACGTGGAATGATCTTGGCCTCTTCGCTCTTAGGTGAGGTGTCCATATACCTTCTCCACTTCCTTACCCATCTCCGCAAACACATCAAGCTGATCGAAGCTTAGCTCATGCGAGAGCTCATCGTACTTCTCGCCCTCAGTGTCAGACTCATCATGCTCAGCCTTGCGCAGAAGATCAAACTTGCGCTTGTGGCTGTCGCTGTCAAGCTCATACGTGAACTTCAGCTGGTGCCAGCCTGGATGGTCGTTGATCGATTTGCCGGAGAGCTTGAACGTCAGAGGAATCTCATGACCATGAGACGTCTTCACAGTCAGCTTAAAGTGATCTGGGAAGTGCTTCTCGTGAAGCTCATCTGCCAGGCGATCAATGAATTTGCTGTGCTTCATGTCAGCGGTGTCGACAGTTGAACCTGTAATCGACTCGTTGATGATCTTCAGAAGTGAGCGTGACATGATGTTCCTGGGAGTGTTGGTTGGGACCTATGGTATTTAGTGCTGGCAGGCGGTGCGTATAAATACCGAAGAGCCCACAAGGCAGAAAGGACATATCATGAGACTCAATGAAATCAAGACAGTTGTTGCTGGTTCAGTCGACCTCAAGGAAGGCGTGATCCCAGTCCACATCACCATGACCCTCGAGCAGGTAGTCCGTGATGGTGGTGTTACGAACAACGTGCAGTACTTCATCATGGCTGCTCTCATCGAGATGTTCAAGAACGGTGGCCCATACAGCTGGCCACGTGAGCTTGCTCCATACAGCATGAACACCAATGCAGACCTCATCGAACAGGTCAAGTCTCTCACGCCTGAGCTGTCAGTACAGGTTTCAACCTGGCTTCTCACCGAGCTTCAGCGTCCAGCAAACTTCGAGGCAAACCCATACGCCTGCAACCCAGCGCTCTCTACGGTAGAGTGGGTTCAGTGGGTGCTTAAGAAGCAAGACTAAGCTCTTGTCAACCCTCCCAAACCCAACCACTGCAAGGAGAACAGCGCACTCTCACGGATGACATTTACCCGGTGACTGGCACTAACCAACACACAAGGGACTTCGTATGCCTAAGCGCAAGAAGCAGAAATACCCACCTAATGCTGCCGTCGAGCATGAAGGTAAGCCAGTACACATCAAACAGCCTATCAAAGCCAGAAACTACGGACAAGAGCTCTATCTCGAGTCCCTGAGAAATGCGACTCTTACCATCTGCGGTGGCCCTGCAGGTGCCGGTAAAACGTTCCTCGTCACCGCAGTAGCTCTCGAAAAACTGCTTTCACGCGAAGTCAATCGCATTGTCGTTACGCGCCCTGTTGTTCAGGCAGGTGAAGACCTCGGCTTCCTACCTGGAACGCTTGAGGAAAAGCTCGATCCATATCTCCTCCCGCTCTTTGATGCTCTTCAGGACCATGTTGGCCCAATGAAGGCAAAGATGCTGCTCGAGGATCAGAAGATCGAGATCGCCCCGCTGGCTTATATGCGTGGCCGAACCTTCAACAATGCGTTCGTCATCCTTGACGAAGCACAGAATACCACCATCGAACAGATGAGAATGTTCCTGACCCGCATCGGTCACGGCAGCACGTTCTCGATCAACGGTGATGTTACTCAATCCGATCTCAAGAAGCCGAGAGACCACACCGGCGTGTGGGAAAATGGGCTTCAGTACGCTATCCGCAAACTTACAGGGAGGGACTCGCAGATCAACTACATTGCATTCGAAAACCAGGACGTGGTCCGTTCTGAGATCGTGAAGACAATTCTAACGTTGCTCGACTCTCCGGACTCTCCAAAGGGGTCTGTCTAGGGCTTCATAGACGGCCGTGAGGCCGCACTACATCCTTAGCATGACGTAAGTTCAACTGGACCTGAGGGACCGTACAGAGGTGGACGGTCCCTCAGTACTTTGCTCCGTAGGATAAATACAGGTGCACGCCCGTACTAAACCGGCAGGGCCTGCACTGCTGAGCCGGCGCAACTCGGAGACAACATGAGCTACATCGTAAACTGGGCCAGCACTGGCGATCCAGGTGGTAAGTCATCTATCACGATCGCTGACAAGACGTCTGATCTTTCATCAACGTCAGTCACACTCACAGGCAAGGGCCTCAACAACTATGGTCTCTTCCAGCAGGAAAACTTCATCCGCCTGCTTGAGAACTTTGCACGCACTCAGCCACCATCGAACCCAACAACGGGTCAGAACTGGTACCACTCAACTGAGCGCATCATGTACCTCTACACTGGTGCAGGCCCGTTCTACAACGGCTGGGACCAGTCATCGCCAACTCCAATTCCAGTTGGCGGCCTCGCCGACTACATGCCAATGGCCACGCTGCTCAACAGCATCGTCGGTTCTCCTGTCTATTCTGGCAGCGACACGACTGAGGCGTACGGCTGGGGTCAGACAGACCTCGTACCTACGTACAACGCAAACGGCACTCTCGACGCAGCATCGCTCTCAGCAGAGGGTGCGCTGCCACCTGGTCAGACGTTCCCACCGGTCTTCACGAACTCGAGCTGGGCAATTCTTATCTCACGCCTTCGTAAGGCAATGCGCCAGGTCGGACATGATGAAGCGCTGACTTCACCAGTCGGATTCATCTTCGATGGCCGTCCGTTGGCACCAGGCAACACGCTTGCAAACTACTACAACAACATCAACACTGGTCCACTACCATATCAGGGCACCATCGCAAACATTACTGATGGTTGGAACGGAGTTGGCATCACGGCCGTCACCACGTACATGATCGCAACGAAGCTTGCGCTCAACAACCTCGACACTGCTCGTTTCGAACTTGCTCCTACGTCAACGCAGATCAACTCGCTTGCCACGGCGGCGCGTACAACGCCGGGCCAGTCGCTCGGTGTTCCATCAGCAGTTGGCACGTACGTTCACCAGGTGCAGCTCACCTTCCTCAGCAAGGCAAAGGCGCAGGCGTTCTTCAATGCTGGCGGCAAGCTTCAGTTCAACTGGTCATTCACGCCAAGCAACATCGGTTCAGAGACTGACGTTGAGCTTGACTGGAAGAACTTCCTGCTTGCATTTACTGGTCTCAACTTCGACTACTTCGGCACAGAGCTTGACGACTTCTACGAGCCATACATTCCTGGTGAGTACACTCGTGGCTACTACCACGTTCTCGACAGCGGCTCAGACCTTAAGGTGTTCGAGCGCAGCGTGCTCGATACTCCCGGCGGCGGTCTCTACTCATCGGACCCGCCAACTGATGGTGGTATCATTGTCACCATGTCAGCAGTAACTGGTGTGAACTACGTCGTGACGATCAAGATCGAGTACTACCTGCAGAACATCACTGGCGAGCCAGTCGATGTGACGCTCGATGGTACGCTTTCTTCAAACATCACCGCATACTCGGTGAACTCGTTGAACACGAACCTCCCATCGATCCCACTGCCAGCAGTGGCTCAGAGCGGTACATTCATCACGGCTCCATGATTGGTCTGACCTGATAAATATGGGGAGCTTACGCTCCCCATCATAAGGAATCAGATCAAATGACAAAGGGTAATCCAGACCTTCAGGTCGCTATTGATAAGCGCCTCGAAGAAGCCCTTGCTGCGGCGAACTACCGCACCACGCTCAACATCCAAAAGCAGAACGCTCGTCTCAAGCTTCAAAAGAACCTTACGTTCTCGATCAATGGCGGCACGTTCCGTGTAACGCCAGAGCTCATCTCCTTTGTGTCATCTCTACTTGCGCGCGGGCGCAAGGAAACCATTCTGCTTGATGTCAATGAAAGCCCAATCGAGATCGAAAACCTCGAGGACTTTCTAGACAACATTTCAGACACGTACTATGAGTGCATGAACGAGTACCTGACTGAAGTGAAGGGCATCAACAAGGCCCGCAACGCCAAGTCAGCCGTTGGAGTCTAAGCATGTCTCGCGGCGTGGTGATCTATGGCGTCAACAACGAGAAGGTGGACTACGTCCAGCTGGCAGTGATGTGCGCGTCGTTCATCAGAAAGAACATGCCCGAAACCGACATCCACCTGATAACCGATGCAGGCAGCAAGGCGTGGCAGGATAAAAAGGGTTGCTGGGAAATAGAAAATGTCTTCACCAGCTTCAGCCTAATAGAAACTGACAAGCAGCTCTTCAAAAATCGGCGCACCTACAAGGACACGCGCTACTACCATTTCGAAGACACCTTCAAGAATGAGTCACGCTCTCTCATCTATGATCTTTCACCGTACGATGAAACGCTTCTCATTGACTGTGACTACCTGATCGCCAACCCAATTCTCAACTGCTGTTGGGGTAGTGATCAAGAGATCATGATCAACAGCGCCGCAACAAACCTATTCCATGAGCCATTCACTGGCCCAGAGTTTCGGCTGAACCCATTCGGCATAAAGATGTACTGGGCGACTGTCGTCTACTTCAAGAAGGGAAAGAAGGCAGCGCTGCTCTTCAAGCTCATCGAGCACATCAAGGAAAACTGGGACTTCTATCGCCTAACGTACGACGTTCCGGGCCACCTGTACCGCAATGACTACGCGTTCTCGATCGCCATCCACATCCTCAACGCCTTCATTGAAGGCGACTTCGTTGCACCTCTCCCTGATCCAGTGCTGCTCACCGCTCTCGACACCGACCAATTCTTCAGCATCAAGAGCCCAACTGACATGTACTTCTTTGCCAACGACCAGAAGGACAACTGGAAGTTCTTCGTCTCTCGTACACGTGATCTTAACGTTCACTGCATGAACAAGGTCTCGCTGCTCAACAACATGACGGACATCATGGAGACGCTGAAGTGAGCCGTGGGTTCTTCACGCTCGCACAGGGCGAGATGTACCATCGTCTTGCCTATGCTCTCGCCCTCTCTTTGAAGCTGTCTCAGCCTGAAGAGCTATCGAAGCTGTCAATCGGTATTGCAGCTGGAGAGCAGCTCAACCCGAAATACAGAGCAGTGTTCGACAACGTAATCACAATTCCATGGGAAGATGCTGCAAAGGATTCCACGTGGAAGCTTGAGAACGAGTGGAAGTCCATCTACATGACGCCGTACGATGAGACAATCAAGCTTGACGCTGACATGCTTTTCCCGTCAAACATCAGCGCCTGGTGGGACTATCTCTCACAGAGCGATGGCGTATTTGCAACCAACGCCTTCACGTACCGTGGTGACAAGGTTACAAGCGACTTCTACAGGAAGACCTTCACGGAAAGTGGGCTGCCGAACGTCTACACTGCCATGTTCTACTTCAAGAAGAATGACGTAAACTTCGAGCTGTTCAAGCTCGCTGAGTTCATCTTCAACAACTGGGAACGCTGCTACTACGAGTTCCTTCTGCCAGACCACCGCCCTCGCTACGTGTCCACTGACGTGGTGTTTGCCATTGCATCCAAGATCATGGACTATGGCTCATACAACAAGCTGCCGCATGTAGACATGCCAACGTTCGTGCACATGAAGAGCCAGCTGCAGGATTGGCCTAACGACAAGTACATGATCGAAGACTGGACGAAGATGATTCCATCTCACTTCAACCGTGATTGTGAGATCAAGATTGGAAACTACCGTCAGTATCTACCACTTCACTACCACATTAAAGACTTTGTGAGCGATCGCATGATCGAGTTCATGGAGAAGAAGGTGGGCGTATGAGCATCGCTGCACATGAGGAAGCCCTTGCGAAGCTTCTTGATGAAGAGGTGCCGACGACAATGGTGATAGAGGTTACCGCACCTGCCAAACCACAGTTCTACGTTCACATCGACAAGAAGCAGCAGACCATCGTCGCAATCTCTCCGCAGCAGCTCGCTGATACTGCAAACGCTGACGTGATCAGCGTTGAGATTGACTACGACCTCGCAGAAAAGTTCTTGCTTGGAGTCGAAAACGTCACGCGTTGGGTTGTCGTGCTGCGTGATGACAAGTATGGCATCATGCACGAGGTGGAATTCCAGCGTGAGAAGGCTGAGCGTGTCAATGACCTGCAGGTTTTCGAGATCACGACTCCAGCTGACAAGCTTGCGTATCCAGACATCGTAATCGAAGTCGGCGCAGTAGACGACGCAGTTCTGATCCACTACAATGGGGCCACCGTTCCAAACTGGTCTCGACCTGCAAAACTGTATTTCACGGCTGAGGGGGACCCAGGTCACCTGAAATGTGCGTTCACGCTTGACGTAAATACGCTGAGCGAGATCGCTGGCCAAAACAACCTAGCTGAATGGCCAAATCCAATCGTGTTGAACCTCAACAACGCGCATGACATCTCGGTCTACTCGATCAGATCAGGCATCAAGATGGCTATCAAAAGACATGAAGCAAGCAATTACTGAGTTCGACATCTTCTATCTCTCGTACGATGAACCACAGAAAGAAGAATTTTGGGGCAAGCTTCTAGAGCTAGCTCCATGGGCCAAACGTGTTGATGGTGTCAAGGGCTTTGACAGCGCACATAAGGCCTGTGCCATGGCCTCTGAGACAGAGCGCTTTATCACGGTCGATGGCGATAATATCGTCTACCCACACTTCTTTGATCTCGAGCTAGACATTCCTGATCGCTTCAGGGATTGCTCGCTCAGCTGGGCTGGGCGCAACGTCATCAATGGCCTATGCTACGGCAATGGTGGTCTCAAGCTGTGGACTAAGTCATTCGTTCTCGGCATGCGCACGCATGAAAATGCGAGTTCGGATGCTGAGAAGGTGGACTTCTGCTGGGACGACAAGTACATTCAGCTTAACAACCTCTACTCAGATACCTGTCCGAACGGCTCACCGTTCCAGGCATTTAGAGCTGGCTTTCGTGAGGGTGTCAAGATGACGCTTGACCGTGGTAAGGCGGCAGGTGATGGTGTCATTGCAAAGCACCTACATGAAAAGAACTTCAAGCGCCTTCTGATTTGGGCGTCTGTTGGTGCGGACGTTGAGAATGGTCTTTGGTCGATCTACGGCACCCGCCTCGGCATCTTTGCCGCAAACATCGACAAGAACTTTGACATCTCACTGATCTCCGACTACGACTGGTTCAAGCAGTACTTCAATGGTCCTGCCGTTGCGCAGCGCTTTGTCGGTGACGGCTCTCAGAAGTGTCGCCGTACTGGTCTCATATGGGATGAAAAGGTTCTCCAAGCAGAAAGCACCAAGCTGCTTGACACTCTCTACAAGAACCTCGGACTGAAGATAGCTGACATGAACGCACAGCAGTCGGCGTTCTTCAAAGAAGTGTATGAGGCACCAAAGCGCACGCACAATCCGATTGTGACTGAGATCGAGGCTGACAAATGAACGAAGAACACCTGAAAATCCTGAAGGAACGCGTATCGAAGCTGAACTCAGTCAGCGGTTCGTTCTGCCTTGCTAAGTGGCTACAGTCTACCACGACGCTCTACAACGGCTTCACACATTCGTGCCACCACCCGTCGGCCCACAAGATCAAGGTTGAGGACATCAAGGCAAACCCACGCGGTCTTCACAACACACCTACGAAGCTCGCTGCACGCGATGACATGCTCAATGGTATTCAGACGAAGGAGTGCGACTACTGCTGGAACATCGAGAACCTTCCTGAGGAACACTTCTCAGACCGCCACTACAAGTCTGCAAACGAGGGCATGGGAATCTGGCAGAAGTTCGATGACGTGCTGGCATCAGGTCTCGGTGAGAGCATCGCTCCCGCCTACCTCGAGGTTGCCTTTGAGAATGTCTGCAACTTCAAGTGCTCATACTGCTCACCTGATGTCAGCTCACGCTGGATGGAAGAGGTTGAGAAGCACGGCGGCTACAAGATGCCAGACGGTGGTACTCATCACGACCTAGAGTGGATGAAGAAGGCAGGCCGCTTCCCAATCCATTGGAAGGAACAGAATCCATACATCGATGCATTCTGGGAATGGTGGCCTGAGCTGTACAAGTCTCTCGACACGTTCCGCATTACTGGCGGCGAGCCGCTGTTGTCTGAAAACACGTGGAAGATTCTTGACTACGTCATTGAGAACCCACGCCCTGACTTCAAGATCGGCATCAACACGAACATGGGTGTGCCAAAGAAGCTGATCGAAAAGCTGTGCAGCAAGATCAACCAGCTGCATGGAAAGATCAGAGAGATCGTGATCTACACGTCTGCAGAATCTGTAGGTGAACAGCTCGAGTACTCACGCTTCGGTCTTGACTGGCAGCTGTTCAATGACAACATCAACTACTTCCTCGAGAACACGCCACCAGCCGTGCGCATGCAGGTGATGACGACTGTTAACATTCTGTCCGTACCAAAGTTTGATTGGTTCATCGACTGGATCGGTGAGCTGCGCCTCGCGTATGGTGGTCGCCCACACCGTCGCAGGGTTGGCTACGACGTTGCCTACCTCCGTTGGCCGCGTCACATGTCCATCACCCTTCTCGATGAAGAGGGCAAGCGCCGCTTTGCAGCTCGCATGGCAACAAGCATCAAGAAGCATCGCACTGACCGTGATCCAGATGCCAACAACATCATGACCATTGAGGAAGCAGATCGCATCTCGCGCCTCGTGGACTTCATGAACTCGGTCCCACCAGACCCGCAGCAGCTCGATGCGATGGTGGGGTTCTTTGATGAGTATGATCGCCGTCGTAGCACCAACTTCCTCGCCACGTTCCCAGAGCTTGAGACTACCTACAAGATCGGCAAGGAGATCAGGGACAAGAGGCTCGCTTCATGATCGTGTGGGGCGTAAACGCAATGAACCACGACGCCTCCATCTCTGTCGTGGATTCAGAGTCAAAGGAGATTCTGTTCGCTGGTCACTCTGAGCGGTATAGCCGCACGAAGAACGACACTGAGCTAAACTGGCAGCTCGTTGAAGATGCTCTGCAGTTTGGAATCCCTAACAAGATCGTGTGGTTTGAAAACCCGTGGGGCAGAAAGCTGCGCTACCTTCTTAGCGGTCAGTACAAGCTGCTCCTTGAAAAGTCTCCTAAGAAGTACCTGAGCGAGTGGCTTGGTAAAGACATCTCTGTCATCTACTCAGATCACCATGGCTCGCACGCCGCAGGCGGTTACTTCACTAGTGGCTTCAGTGATGCAGCAATTCTTGTCATTGACGCAATAGGCGAGGTCACGACGGCCTCCATCTGGGAAGGGCGTGGTGATTCCATAGTAAAGAAGTGGGAGCTCAAGTACCCGGATTCTATTGGCCTGTTCTACAGCGCCATGACAGACCTTGTTGGGTTGAAGCCAAATGAGGAGGAGTACATCCTCATGGGAATGGCTGCGTATGGTGATGAAACACTTGCGCTAGACATCGTTCAGTACATCGTGGCGACGTACTTCAAGAGCGACAAGAACGTCATCAACCAGAGCTTCAACTTCCATAAGGGTGTCAGGCATGACACAACCCTCAAAGGTCTTTGCTTCACAGAAATTGGTAGGTTCTCAATTGCGCTTGCGGCGCAGAAGATAGTCGAAGCACACATTGGCCGCCTGATGTTCAAGGCAGCCACAATGGTGAAGAGCCGAAACCTTGTCTACTCTGGCGGTGTGGCGCTGAACTGTGTCGCTAACTCATACGTTGCGCAGTTGTTCGACAAAACCTGGATCATGCCAAATCCTGGCGACGCCGGCAACTCTCTTGGTGCTGCTGCGTTCTATATTGGTGAGCAGCTGAAGTGGAAGGGACCATTCCTCGGTCACGAGATAAAGCGGCCTCTGGATATCGACGCCGTCATTAACGAGCTGCTCACGACTGGTATCTGCGGCATCGCAAGCGGTAAGGCCGAATTTGGCCCACGCGCCCTAGGAAACCGCTCGCTTCTTGCTGACCCACGCAGGGCAGACATGAAGGACAAGGTTAACGAGATCAAGCACCGCCAGAAATTCAGGCCGTTTGCTCCAGCCGTTCTCAAGGAGCATGCCACAACTTACTTCCAGTTTCCAGAGACAGTGACGGCTGCCCCATACATGCAGTACGTCGTTAAGGTGCTCAAGCCTGAGGAACTTCCTGCCATTGCCCACATCGACAACTCGGCCAGAGTTCAGACTGTGGACGAGGAATCTCCAATCTTGAGGGCCATCCTTGAGAAGTGGTACGAAAGAACAGGTTGCCCAGTCCTCCTCAACACCTCCCTCAACATCAAGGGAGAACCGCTGGTGAACTCGGTTGAGGACGCAGACAGATGGCAGGCCAAGTACGGCGTCAAGGTGTTCTAGAATCACTAAATAGTCCATCTAGCGGATAGAGCCGAGCCATGCCATACACAGTAGACTGGACCAGTAACAACCTCGAAGGCATCCCGAACAAGGGAGCGATCACTGTTGCCGACAAGGCGATCGTGTCTACTGCCACCTCACTCGTTCTGACTGGTAAGAACGTCAACGGCTTTGGCGAGTACCAGCAGGAAAACTTCATTCGCATGCTTGAGAACTTTGCTTCTCAAGACTCTCCATCGTACCCAACTGTCGGCCAGATTTGGTACGATTCTGCCAACGAGCTTCTCAAGGTCTACAAGGCCGACGGTTTCTGGTATGGCGTCGACAGCGCAGGTGGTACAGTAACTTCGATTGGCATCACGTCAAGCACTATTGGCGTTTCAGGTTCTCCAATCACGTCTGCTGGCAACATCACGATCAACCTTCCAAACACGGGCGTAACCGCCGGTGCGTATATTCGTGCCAACATTACCGTAGATGCGCAAGGTCGTGTCACTGCGGCGGCTGATGGTCCGGCAGTAACTTCATTTGGCGCCACTGGAAACAACGGTGTTTCGGTTTCAGTTCTCAACCCAACGACGACTCCAGCCCTCACCATCGGTCTGGGTGCAATCACTCCTACATCTGTCGCTGCATCAGGCACTGTCACAGGCAGCAACATCTCTGGTACGATCACTGGCACCAACACTGGTGACCAGACTATCATCCTCACTGGTGACGTAACTGGTGGTGGTACAGGCACGTTCGCAACAACCCTTGCAAACAGCGGTGTTACGGCTGGTTCCTACAACGCAGCAAACATCACTGTCGATTCGAAGGGTCGCATCACTGCAGCCGCTAGCGCAACTTCGATCTCGTTGTCTGGCACGATCACAGCAAGCAACATCTCGGGTTCATCGTCAGGTACCAACACTGGCGACCAGACGATCACACTTACAGGTGATGTCACCGGCTCTGGAACTGGTTCATTTGCTGCAACGCTTGCCGCCTCAGGCGTAACGCCAGGCACGTACGGCTATGCAACGATCATAGTTGATGCAAAGGGTCGTGTTACCTCTGCAGCCGCAAACACGCCCGTTACGTCAGTCAACATCTCTTCTGGTCAGCTCAACGTTACTGGCGGTCCAATCACCAGCACTGGCACGATCAGCATCGCAATGCCGAACTTCGGTATCGGTGGTGCGTATGCAAACCCAGTCAACCTCAACGTTGACAACTTCGGTAGAATCACCAGCATCGCAAACGGTTCAGCACCGCTTGCTGTGTCAGCCACGCTCAACAGCGGTACCGGCTACATCACGTTCACGAACGGTTTCAAGATCATGTGGGGTACTGGTACGGCAAACTCTAACGACAGCACCGTCGTTACCTACCCACTAGCGTTCTCTTCGTTCTCACGTTGCGTGTGTAATGGTGGTCCACAGAGCGACAACGCACAGGACAACTCTCCAACCGTTGTGTTAACTACCGTCAACAACTTTACAGTGTACAGTGCAGTCGACAGCAACCAGAGCATCTCCTGGATTGCAGTAGGATTCTAACATGAGCTACTTCTTCAGCCCATCAACAACTTCGTTCTACCACACGCTGGTCCACCCATCCATGCCTGAGGATGTGGTTGCAATCACAGACAACGAGTGGGAAACTCTCGTCAACGCCCGTCAGAACGGCGATGAGGTCTACCTCGATGAGAATGATGGCATCGTAAAGTCAAGGGCATTTGTTCCAGTCATGACGATGACAAAGCTGCGCTTCATCCGCAACAAGAAGCTAGTCGCATCTGATTGGACTCAGGGCTCTGATATTCCAGCCCAGCTCAAGGCCGACTATGCGACCTACCGTCAAGAGCTTCGTGACCTACCAGAGACGTATACCGACCCAACCACGGTAGTGTGGCCAACTCCACCAGCCTAAGTTTTTCTAGGCTGAAGCGCGTGATACTATCCACGCATGGGCTATAATCTCTTCATCGATGATGAGCGCTTTCCGCCTGATGATGGGCGGAAGTGGGTCATTGCTCGATCCTCTGAAGAGGCCATCTCGATCTTCGAGAATCAAGGAGTTCCAGATTACATCAGCTTCGATCACGATCTCGGCGGTGATGACACCTCGATGATCTACATCGATCACCTGATCAATCTCACGCTCGATCTTCTCAGCTTGAATGTCGAGAAGTGGCAGATTGCATTTCCTCGAAACTACACCGTCCACAGCCAGAACCCCGTTGGCGCCCGGAACATCAACCTGAAGCTTCAGGCCTTCATCAAGTTCCTCGACCAGTAGTTTTGTCTGGCGCAGGTTCATGATACAATGTGTCATGAGTGACCAGAAACTGTGGGAAATCCTTGTCCCTACCGTAAGTCGAGCGGGTAAGCCGTATCGAACACGGTACCACCGTGTGTGGGACCAGCGCATTCGAGAGATCAGCAGTGGTCTCACGATCTTTGCGCCGTCGAAGGGGCAGTGGGTCTCTCCTGATGGAACACTTCTCGAAGAGAGGATGATTCCAGTACGGTTCATGGCAACGAAGGATCAGGCAGAGAAGATTGCCGAGTTTACGCTCGAGTACTACGATCAGCTTGCTGTGCTTTGTTGTCTCATTTCGGATGACGTGATCTTCAAGAAGAGGGCCGAGCCATGCTGAACATCTCAAACATCGAAGAGCTACGTTCAAAGGTTGCTCACAAGGAAGAGATTCGTGAAGCAAATGCTGGTGATGGCCAGCAGATGAAGGGCATGAAGACCTTCTGCTACATGATCGCTGGTGACAGCACGTTCGATGATGCGTGGTCACGTGAGTGTCGTGGCATTGTGTTTGCCGCTGACGGGTCAGTTGCTGGGCGACCACTGCACAAGTTCTTCAACCTCAACGAGCGTGCCGAAACCCAGGTAAATGAGATCAACTGGGGTATGGTGGCTCGCGTGATGGAAAAGCGTGACGGCTCAATGATTCATACGGTGATCGTACCGCACGACAGTCATCCTGACAAGAAGGTTGCACGTGTCAAGTCGAAGAAGTCCTTCGAGTCTGACGTGGCATCTGCCGCCCTGAATTGGCTGTATGACAAGCGTGAATACCAGGCGCTGCTCACGTATCTGTGCAACAAGAACTGCACGGCTATCTTTGAGTACACGTCACCTAGTGCCCGCATCGTGCTGTACTATCCAGACACCGAGATGCGCCTGCTTCACGTTCGTGAGAACGTAAGCGGCCGCTACTTCAACATCATCGAACTTGAGGAGTTGGCAAAGGACTTCGGTGTTCCACTCGTTGATGAAGTCACAGAGTTCTACGATTACTGGGGTGAAGAGCGCCTCTGCATGTTCAACATCCAGCGAATGATGGATGCCGCAAAGACCCGTGAGAACATTGAGGGTTGGATCGTTCAGCTTGACGATGGTGAGATGCTCAAGGTGAAGACTGATTGGTATCTCCGGCGCCACAGGGCAATGACGTTCCTGCGCCCACGCGACATCGCAGCGATGGTCATCGCTCAGGAGCTGGACGACCTGAAGGCCTTGATGGTCGGCGACGGCATCGACATCCTCCCTCTGCTCGAGGTAGAGCAGCGGGTGTTGTCTGACATCCGTGGTCTCGAGGGTGCTGTGAAGCTCATCGCTCCTGAAGAGGACTACAAGATGGACCGCAAGGAGTTCGTGTTCAAGTACCGTGAGAAGGCTGGCAGCCTGTTCGGCATGCTGATGCAGCGCTACTCTGGAAAGGAACCGAACTATGTCGAGTTCTTCGAGAAGCACATGCTGAAGCTGTACTCGTTGCACCAGCTGAACCTCGTGCCGTCGGTAGCGGAGGCTGAGTGAGCGAATCGATCTGGAAGATCTTTCAGCGCTCACCACAGGAGGCGCTTGACGAAACGTTTCGACGTGAGCAAGGCCGGCTGTACAGCCTTGGCGCTGGTCCACGTATTTTTGTGTGGTCGTCAACGCTTGGTGTGGATGGACAACGATATGGAATCTTCCGCTACGTCACCAAGGAAGAGCTTGATCGCCGCACGTTCACGCTGAACTGCTTCGACTACAAGATTGGAATTGACTGGACCGACTGCCTGTTCTACCCTGGCCGTGGGATGGTGTCAAAGCATGACAAGAAAAGTCCTTATGATGTCAAAACGGCGACGCCAAGAGCTGATGACCCGGAAGCTCAAGGAGAGGCAAGAGCTACTGAAGGCTCACTACCTCGCAGTAGGCCCGAAGAAGAAGCGTTCGACGGAGTTTGGTGAGTACAAGGGCCCGAACCTAAGTCCACGAATGTTGGACACCGTTCGAATCCCATCGCTGCAGACATCCGCGTGTGCGACTGGAAAGATTGAAGCACCTCGCTACACTGGTGAAAACCTATTGGGTGTAGCGCTGATGCACAAGAGCAACTACGTTCCTGTTTTCAAGCAGGAAGATGCAGTTGCAATTTCGAGAATGAGGAGAGGCTGATGCGGAACATCAAAGAGTATCCGATAACCGCCCAAGAGGTGGAAGAATTCATCGAGCGCTCGTGGAAAGAGCAGGACCCGCCATTGATTGGTGGCAATGATGGTTACATCAAGTTTGCGCTGAAGCAGTATTTTCAAGACAGCGGCAACATGCAGCGGCTGTTGGACAGCATGAGGATAAAATAATGAGTGAAAGAAAGCTTGTAACGGTTCGTGAGATCGTTGCGCTGGACCCAATTGAAGGAGCAGACCTCATCGAGGTTGCTACAGTTGGCGCATGGAAGTTGGTGGTGAAGAAGGGAGAGTTCAAGGTTGGCGACTTGTGCGTCTACTTTGAGATCGACAGCTTCCTACCTGAGAGCGATCCACGCTATGCGTTCCTGATGAAGGCCGGCGTTCGTGAGTTTGAGGGAGCACGCGGCCACAAGCTGCGCACCATCAAGCTGCGTGGTCAGCTCAGCCAGGGGTTGGCACTGCCAACTAGCCTGTTCCCTGAAATTCTTGCTGCCTTCGATGCGGTTGGAACCGTGTCGATCAGCACCAGCATCTTTGAGATGGACTTCACCGAGCTTCTCGGCATCAAGAAGTACGAAGCACCAATGTCTGCTGAACTTGCGGGTCAGGCTGAAGGTTACTTCCCAAGCTTCATCCGTAAGACGGATCAGGAGCGCTGTCAGAACCTCAAGGCCGAAATCTTCGGCTATGAGGAGGTGCTCAAGGAAGTTGAGTTTGACGCTGACAAGATTCCGCCTGAGGCCATCGCTGCTGGCAGGCTGAAGATCATTGATGGCAAGGTGTACAGCGTGCACCCTGCAAAGGCCGTGCGTGGTGCCCGTTATGAGGTCACTGTGAAGCTCGACGGCACAAGTGGTACATTCTTCCACTACAACGGCACCGTTGGCGTGTGTAGTCGCAACCTCCAGCTGAAGGTCAATGAGGACAACAAGGACAACACGTTCATCAAGATACTGCGCGAGCTCGGTCTAGACCGTGATCTGCCAAACCTCGGTAATATCGCAATTCAGGGTGAGGTGATGGGTGAGGGCATCCAGAAGAACCGTGAACAACTGAAGGGCCATGCGCTCTTCGTGTTTGATATGCAGAACCTTGACACTGGCGAGTACCTCACAGCAACTGAACGTGCAGAGGTAATGACAAAGCTCAGCAACAAGGTGTTCCACGTTCCGGTGCTGCACGCTGACGTGTCGCTTGAGGAGCTGGGCCTTGCTACTGTCGATGATCTGTTGAAGTTTGCAGAAGGCCCAAGCCTGAAGAACCCAATCCGTGAAGGCGTGGTGTTCAAGCGGCTCGACGGTAAGTTCAGCTTCAAGGCCATCAGCAACCTCTTCCTTATGAAGGAAAAGGATTGATGATCAGCCGTCGCGCGTTCTTTGGGATGGCAGCTTCAATCGCTGCCATCCCTTTGGCACCAAAGATGGTCATCGCTTCAGAGGTGGTGATACCACGCCCACCTGTTGCCAACACCTTCAAGAGCATCATCATTCCAATGATCCGCAAGATCATACCTGGTCAGATCGCCGCGAGCATCGTTGGTGTTCAGCCGATGATGGCACCAGTCGCATCCATCTTCTCACTGCGCTGCGTATATCGGCGCCCACTGCTTGAAAGGATTTTCGGGTTTAAGCACTGAAAATCGATTCTATTTGTAGCCGCTGTTAAATACGCACGCCTAAGCATTCGAGCTTAGGGTAAGGAGTATTACATGGCTACTATCTGCATCATCGTTGATGACGTATTTCCTGGTGACGATGACAATCACATCTATGTAAACTATCACTGGTGCTCTTCCAATGGATCGGCAGCTGCCTCGGACGGTGGCAGTGGTCAGTTCACTGTTGGTTTGAGTTCTATTCTGAACCAGTCGGTGATCGATGCTTGCGTTGCTGCATCGGCTGATCAGGGTGTAACAATCGGCCTTCTTGACCGCAAGGTCATTAAGGGCTTCGTGTAAGGAGAACACCATGCTCGACGCAATTGTCAATGCTCTCATCGGAAATGTCGTCGTAGACACCGAGATCGCTGTCAAACTCAACGCAACCCCAGCAACCAAGGACATGAGCCTGCTGGGTTCCGACGGTCGTAGCTATACGCTGTCATACCGCAACAAGTTCCGCAACGGCACCTTCTCGGCTTGGAAGCCAGTAAAGTTCGGCAACTAAAAACCGGAGGCGCACGCTAGGGATTGTGTGCGCCTCTTCTAACCTGTAATCGACAACAGGTTGCGTCAGCGGCGGTAAATATCCGCATGCTAGACATCATCTTCATCTCATATGACGAACCAAACGCTGACATCAATTGGCGTAGGTTGAAGGATCGCTTCCCGCATTCGAAGCGAGTCCATGGCGTGAAGGGTATCGCTAACGCCCACATTGAAGCGGCAAATCGCTCTCACACCAGGTTCTTCTACGTAGTTGACGGCGATGCCGAGATCGACGATTCGTTCGACTTCAGCTACAAACCACAGTCCTATGATGAGGAATACGTTCACATCTGGTATGCTGAAAACCCTGCCATCGGCGCGAGCTATGGTTATGGTGGTGTCAAACTGTTCAACAAGCGCTTCTTCAAGAACGTAACATCGCAGCTTGACTTCTCAACGACGCTGACAGCGAACGTCAAGATTCTACCTGAGCTATCATGCGTTACCCGTTTCAATTCAGACCCGTTCCGTTCGTACCGTGGTGCCTATCGTGAGGCCGTGAAGCTTTATACGACAGCCAACAGCGGCGAGGGCTTTATTCAGGCTGAAGCGCGTGAACGACTAGAGCGCTGGCTTAACCCAAATGACTGTGAGTTTAGAGAGTACATTGTTGCTGGTGCAACTGACGGTGTTGAAGAAGCCAAGCGCAAGAATGACCTGATGTTCATCAACGACCATGACCTTATGAACCACAGCTTCAAGGTTAGACACCCGCAGCTTGATGAAGACACATCACCACTTCCAAAAGAGAACCATCCGATGAGACATGAACTGTTCTTCACTACAAGAATTGCATCAGCGCTCTATGATCCGTATGTGGCGCAAAAGCTACCGCTGATGGAGCTGCGTGATGCGCTGTCTGATGGTCAGCTGCTCAGTAAGGTGTGGCTCATTGAGGAGCTTGACAAGCTTATGAAGCTTGGCTACATTCACGTTGAATCTAAAGAGCAGCCTCTTCGTGTGGCGATCCTTGGTGGCTGGATTGGAACCCTGGCCCTCATGATGAACACATGGGAACTTCCTCTACACGTTACAAGCGTCGACCTAGATGCCCGTTCAAACCGTATTGCTGAGAAGTTGAACTACGACTATGCCTTCACGACGATGACGATGGACATGTACGATGTAGACTACACGAAGTTTGACGTCATCATCAACACGTCATCAGAACATATCCCAGACATCGCTAGATGGAGAGAAGGAATTCCGGCTGGGAAGATCGTGATCGTGCAGAACAACAACTTTGCTGATGGTGAAGGTCACGTGTCATGTGTCACGTCGGTTCACCAGCTTAAGCACCTCCTGAAACTTTCCGAAAGTCTGTACGAGGGCACGCGCCAGTTCCCGCAGTACAACAGGTTCATGCTGATTGGAAGAACCTAGTGTACGTTAGATAACCTGCATTGTACAATAGACAGACAACTCTGCGAGAACCCGCATCATGACCGACCTGATGGAACTCCGCTTCTACTGCTTCGTCAACTTCTACCTGTCCTCGATCCAGCAGGGCATCCAGACAGGTCATTGCGCTGTTGATCTCGTCCGCAAGTATGCGTTCGACCAGGCCGACGAGGTCAGTGAAGATGACGAGAAGCGCGCCTATGTCGTGAACGAGTGGGCAGACAAGCACAAGACCTTCATTATCCTGAACGGTGGTGATGCTGACGGTGTCGCAAACGCCATGGGCGTCATCTCACGCACAGACCTGCCATGGGCATCTTTCTTCGAAAGCGATGGTGCGCTGCGTGGAATTCAGACGTGCGTTGGCGCCGTCATTCCCGACTTCATCTTCGGTGCGCAGTTCGATGCTGAGCTGACCAAGGAGCTCAGTGAAAAATTTGAGGGTCGCAAGATTTACACGTACCAGTACGACACTGGCACTGATGTTGGCTTCGAGCCGAAGATCGTGTTCTTCCCCGATGACAAGTACTACGGCCTGATTGAGCTGTTGAGGGGTAGCAGACTGGCGGGGTAAATGGAGCTCGACACATATAAAGAGCGTGGCACCAACCAAGGGTTGCTAGCCGAGCCGATCAATCTTCTGAGCAACATTGCGTTCTTTGCTGCAACGCTGCTCACCATGCCTTTTTGTCGATCATGGGTTGATGGCATTCTGTCTACTGGCATCTCGATAGTTGGTATTGCCTCATCGCTTTACCACGCTCGACCGTGTCGAATGACTCTGCTTGGAGATACGCTGTCGATTGTTGTGTGGACGATCTTCTACGTATTCGTGTGGGCACATTTTATGATGGGCTTCCAGCCACTTGTTACAGCTGGAGTCATGATAACATTTTTCACGCTGAACATCCTGTTTGATTGGAAGTTTGGCAAGGCGATGAACGGGTCTGCTGATTACATCCCCGTTATCATTCTTCTCTTGTTCTGCGGTTCTTGCGTGTGGTACAAAAGTGGACATCCACACCTCGTGATAGCAGGAATTTTGGCCGCAGGGGCCCTTGTATTTCGGGTTGTGGACAGGGACGTTCACCTTCCGACTGGAACTCATTTCATCTGGCACATCCTCAATGGATTCATGATGGCGCTTCTAACGCTCTTCGTGTCAATCTACGTGATGGTCGAAGGAGCAACATGAATCTTATCGTAGGTTTGACTGGAACCCATGGCACTGGAAAGAGCACCATTGCTAACGCAGCTGAAGTTGATGGGCATCCAGTCTGTCGTGTTCAGCTGTCTCGCACAGCGCAGAAGGCTCTTGGGTGGGATACGCTAGCACGTGCTCAGGAAAGTGCTGACAACATGTGGGCTCTTCAGGATGCTGTCCTCGCTGCAATGGATGCGCGTGATGCCGACATCAAGGTTCCGACTCTAGTTGAAAGAACTCCTGCTGATCTATGGGCCTACACCAAGATGTGGTGTGGTCGTCTCGGTATCGACTCAGAGAACGATCCACGTGCTGTCAAGTACAAGGCAGACCTTCTGCGCCTCAGCCAGCGCTACGCTGAATTCGTCTTCGTTCCGATGGTGGCGGAGATTCCGTTCGTTGAAGAACCGAACCGGGCGGACCTTGCGTCACGCGCACCAGTTGAAGAGTCAATCAAGACCTTCATCATCGAGAACAACCTTCCCTTCAAGCCGATGCGCTTCACTTCACCAAGGTGGAGAGCAACGGAGATCACCCTCATCATGGAATCGGTGGAACAAAGATGGCTCTAAGAACAACAAAACAGCCGCAGCAGAAATTCGGTCTTTGCCTTGACTGGGAAACCTCAGGCGCAGATTGGGGCCGGGTATCTGAAAGCATTCGCAAGTACCAAGGTTTAACGTTTGGCGCCATTGTGTTCGATGCTGTAACGTTCGAACCAGTCGAGGAGCTCTACGTTGAGATCAAGTTCAACGCTGAGAAATACCAGTGGGATGTTGGCGCCGAGAAGATTCACGGCAAGTCTCGTGAATACCTCGAGCAGCACGGTATCACGCAGGAAGAAGCAGCGATGAAGCTCGCTGAGCTGATCCTCAAGTATTGGGGCCCATCAACTCCACTTATGTTCCTCGGCCACAACGCCGAGTTCGACATCAACTTCACTGCTCAGCTTCTTGACACTATCGAGATTGAGTTCGGCAAGGAACGTGCCAACCCGCCGAAGCATGAGAGCTGGATTCAGCTGCACCACGTCATCCTTGACACCTCGCCGATGGGCTTCATTGCCTTCGGTCTCTACAAGTCGGACCTTCTCTTCAAGCGCTGTGGGTTTGAGGACCGTGGAGACCACAACGCCCTTCAGGACGCACGTCAGACCCTCGAAGCTGCTGCTGTGGTACGCCACATGGTACGCATCGCTGAAGCGGAGATGGCAACGCCATGAGCGGCATCACCAGCGCATGGTCTGAGAAGCTTGCCGAGTATGTGGCGGCTGTTGAGGCAGACTACCTTCACCGCACAGATGAACGGCGCTGGAAACTTATGGAGGAGTTCACACAGGAGTTCCTCATCAAGGATTATCCTGTCCTGCTTTCCAATGTGCGATGCGGCGTTTCAGTTCAGCCTGGCTGGGGGATGCTCGTTCATAACCTCTGTAGTGACATCACGATGGTGATGGCTGCAAACTCGAACTTGAAGGTCAAGGTTGAGCAGGTAAAGCAGAAGCTCGGTTCGCTGCGCTTCTATGCATCAGTCTATACGAACGCCACAATTATTGACGATCTCGTGACAAAGGTGGAGGTGGCGCCAGAACATATGGTCGCTAGAGAAAAGATCAGAGCGCTGATTCAAAAGGCCGAAGCTGATTCAACGTTCACTTGCGAGGTGTGTGGTGCACCGGGCAACATCGTCAATCTCAGCGGGTGGCTGCAGGCATCCTGCAAGAAGCATGGTAAGCCATGAGCACTTTCGTCTATGACAGCACAGAGGTGCGGCAGACTGGAAGAACAGCAAAGAGGGTGCTCAAGCTTGCCGGAAACCGTACCAAGGAAATGACCCTAGTTGAGATAACGCCAGTTGATCCATCTTTCGATTGGAAGAAGTGGGTTGATCCTGCGCAGCTCTACGTGGTGGAGTCGCAGGCCCCTTGAATTTCCACGCGAGCGCTGGCCATAAATACAGTAGCGCTTATCCCAGAAGAACAACATGACGACGTACATCACCTACCAGTGTTCAATCTGCCGCAGGACGAAGGACATCGCTCAAGACAATGTTCGTGTTCTGCCTAACCAGTGCACCATTACAAAGGGCTGCGCTGGTTCACTGTACAAGATTGGTGAGACACTTAGCGCTTCTACGGTCGATCCGGTTTCAGGGCTCACGGACTGGTATCCACGCGGCCAAACTCTTTCTCAGCAGCCAGCGCTGCCAGCACCGCAGACGCAGGCACTCACGTGCTCATCGAGTGGTGCGCTGACTCTCGCCCTTCTTCTTTCAGATGCTGATGCTGCAGCAAACTCCACGATCACGCTAGCTCTTCAGCAGCGCCTGTCGGCTGACGTACCATCAACAGAGTACGTCTACAATGTGACGACGACAACGTCGATCATCTCTGGTAAGGACTCTGCCGGAAAGAACCTTCGCTTCGATCAGAACTCCATTGACAACGATTTGATCCATGTGCTCGTGAACGGCGTTGCACGTCAGCAAGGTGTAGGCGCAAACGACTACACTGCTTCACCAAACGTCATCACGCTCAACACGCCGATTACATCAGGCATTGTCGTTGTGTCTGTCTTTGGTGTTGCACCAACCGTTCCACAGCAGCTTAGCTTCTCTGCCAACTACTCCTTCATCGCAACTGCAAATGCTGGTTCATGGGGTAACATCCGTTGGGTTGACGAGTATGATCCGGCCACAGGAAGCCTACGCTCTAACAGCGGCAAGAAGTGGTGGCTGTACACCTGCACGTCAGTTTCAAACCTAGCTACGGCTTCGATGCTCAAGATCACGAGCATCAAGAATGGTGCTGGTAACATCGATCTGATGCCTGGAACTCTTGGTGCTATTACGAACGCACGCTTCATGATTGCCGCACCACCATACGGCAACACCGACCGCTACTTGAACTTCAGCGTCGACGTTGAAGCTCTTTCAGACGATTACCTTTTGACCTCGGCAACTGGCGAGATCACTGAGCTGTTTGCCGCAGGCGCAACGATTGAACTCTATCCACCATACCAGCTTTTCAGCGCACCACTGCTGATCAGCTCGTCGTATGTTGTGGCTGATACGTTCCCAACAAATGATTCTGTTTCCGATGATACACCCGAATCAAGGCTTGTGAGCAGCAAGATTATAGGTCCTGTATGATCGCAGACAAGATGGTACCAAGTTTCTACATGATCGAGCTTAGAGGAACGGCGACTAAAGGTCTTGTTCCAGGAGATCATGGAATCGATTCGATTTCTATCAGCTCATCAGATTTCTCTAATGATATGATGGCAATGGCTGGTATGAATGATGCGATGGGAAGTCTTCTCAAGAACCTAAATCTTGAGGGAGCTCAACGCGAGATGAGCTACAACCCAGAGTTCTTCCCGACTCTCAAGCCCATCGAGCTCACTGAAGAGCAGAAGGCGGTAGAGGAAGAGACGATGGAAACCGTAGCAGCGCTACGCCATCAGATGCACGGTTCTGGAAAGGCATTTGTGCCAATCACGAATCTCTTTGACCCAATCGGCGACTTTGTTGAAGCTCGCTACACCGTTGAAAGTAACGAGATGCTTGTTGAGGGCAAAGTAGCCGTCAACCCTCAGTACTACATGCTTGAGAAACACAGGGAGCTGGAAAATACCATCGGTATGGATGCTCCAGTAAAAGCAGGAAAAACAGGAATTACGGTTCACTGATGTCACCACTGTTTTCGTACAACGTAAAGGTCGGCAAGGGAGCAAGCATGCTCCATGCCGGTGCCTTCAAAACGAAGATTCCAAACTGTGGTGAGATGATCATCACGTCAAAGTTCTTTGACACATACGAAGACTGCGAGAAGTCGCTTAGCGGCCTGATGACAACCCTCACTCGCATTGAGTGCAAAGCCGCTGATCAGAACATGGTCATAGTCAGCAAGATAAATCCGGTACTTGACACGTCCAACAAGCCGCACGCAGACGCTGGAACATGGGATGAGAACACTATCCTGCGCATATACGTCGCTGATTCAGAGGAGCTGAAGAAGGCAACCCTCAAGTACCACATTGTAGGTCAGATCAAAACGTCAGTCGACGTTTCATCGCTCAAGGTTGAACTCGTCAACGAGTGATTGCTGTTTACGCTAGCGCTACGCGTGGTATAATCTACCCACGCTCTATCACATAACAAATCTTAGGAGAGCTTCAAATGCCGAAGAACCCAGTGGCCGCCCCGGGCCGCAAGCAGTTCACTGATATCGCCGAAATCCTGAAGGTGCCTTCACAGCGTAACAAGCTGCAGAACTTCGTGGATGAGACCGTACGTTGCAAGACCAAGATTCTCGACGAGAACGAATCCATCAAGGGCATCCGTGATGCCGCCGTCGAAGAGCTAGGCATTCAGCCGAAGATCTTCAACTCAATCGTTTCACTGTTCTTCAACAACAACTTCGAACAGAAGCGTGAAGAGCTTGAGCAGATGGAGACGGTCATCGAGACGCTCATGCAGACCGACAACCAGCTTACTCACTCGAAGGACGACGAGTAAGATCACTCATCGATTCTGGGCGCAGTAAATACCGGCGTAAAGTCGCACTGCGCACCAGAGGAAAATCATGACCGACACGAAACGCAACTACGTTGCGGCGTGGGTCGATTGGAACGCCGACAAGATCATCGTTCTCGAACGTGATCAAGACGGAAGTCTTCATCGAGTCCGCTACAACCCACCGTACTACTTCTACGTCAAGGACGAGGAAGGCACGTACACATCCATTTTCGGCGACAAGCTGACCCGTGCTGAGTTTGACTCACGCGATCAGTTCGAGCAGGCTAAGCGGATGTTTCCTGAAGGTGAGCGCTTCGAGTCTGACTTCGCACCGCTAAAGCGAGTGCTGATGGACTACTACTACGATCGTCCATCTCCTCTGGTTCACTACGCGTTTATCGACATCGAGGTCGACTACTCGCAGAAGATCGGCTTCGCCGGTCCGATGAACCCCTACGCTCCAATCAATGCCGTCACGATCTATCAATCGTGGACAAAGCGGTACCTCACGTACGTGCTTGCACCGCCAGAGTTCAAGGGAAGTGTCAAGGACCTCGAGGCTAAGATCAACGACCTCATCAGCAAGAAGCTGCTGCGTGACGGCGCAATGCCGAAGATCGTCATCTGTGAAGATGAGATCGAGCTGCTCCACAAGTTTGTTGCTGCTGTTTCAGACGCCGACATCATCTCGGGCTGGAACTCAGAGTTCTACGACATGCCGTACATCTGCGAGCGCCTCATCATGGCTGGCGGTGATACGCTTCTCTCTAAGCTTGACCACATCGGTACCAAGCCACCCAAGAAGGAGATGGTCAACCGCTACGGCTCTGAAGAGCCAGTGTGGAAGTTCTCGGGGCGCAGCCACTTGGACTACATGCGCCTTTTCCAGAAATTCACCTTCGAAGGACGTGTCTCATACGCTCTTGGCAACATTCTCCAAGAAGAGGTCGGTGTTGGTAAACTTGAGTATGACGGCTCCCTCGAGCAGTTGTACCACAACGACTTCCCAACGTTTGTCGCATACAACTTCCGTGACGTCGATGGCATCGTGCAGCTTGACAGCAAGTTCAAGTTCATAGCCCTTGCCAACCAGATGGCGCACGAGAACACCGTACACTTCGATGCGGTGCTTGGAACGGTGGGCTACGTGGAGACTGGCATCGCCAACCACGCTCACTACAAGCTAAACAAGATCGTTCACGACAAGAAGATCAAGGACAACGATACGGTTGAGGGCGCCATCGTTCTCAACCCGAACATTGGTCTTCACATGTGGTTGGGTTCTGTCGACATCAAGTCGCTGTACCCAAACACCATCCGCTCCCTCAACATCTCACCTGAGATGATCGTCGGCCAGTTCGAAGCTGGTGAAGATGCGTGGCGTGCAATCAGAGACGGCGGAACTGGTCGCCTCTGCCTCACGCTTGAGAATGGTGAGCAGCACATGGCAACAGCTTCCGAATGGAAGGCTGTGCTGATCGAGCAGAAGTGGGCCATCTCGGCCTACGGAACAGTATTCGACCAGGGTAAGGGCAAAGGTGTCGTCGCCGACATCCTTGGCTACTGGTACTCTGAGCGTAAGCGCCTACAGGCTGAACAAAAGAAGTGGGCAAAGAAGGTTGAGCAGCTTCCCGACGGACCAGAAAAAGAGGAAGCAAAGCGCCAAGAAGAGCATTACGACCTTCTTCAGCTCACCAAGAAGATTTCCATGAACAGCCTGTACGGCGCTCTTTTGAACATTGCGTTCCGCTTTGGCGATGAACGCATGGGCGCCTCGGTCACGGCAACAGGCCGTGCCATCACGACCCACATGATTGAGACGATCGGTCAGTCTTTGACCGGTAAGAAGCACAAGCTTGACAAGCGCTTCAGCGTCGACACTGGAACTGCTGGTAACGGCAGAGGATACGTCAAGACCAACCACGACTTCGTTGACACGTGGCTTACACTTCCATCAACATCAGTGATTGACGGTGGCGCCATGTACAGACCGCTTCAAGACGAAGATGGACGGTGGCAGTTCTCAGACGCCATCATCTACGGCGACACCGACTCGTGCTACTACAAGTGCATCGGCGCAACTGACAAGGAGTCAGCCATCAAGATCGCCGATGCTGCCGCCGACGTGGCAAATGAAAGCTTCCCAGCTTTCATGCGTGAGGCCTTCAACTGTCAGCCTGAGTTTGACAACCTCATCTCGGCCGGTCGAGAGATCGTTGGTGTACGTGGTCTCTTCCAGGCCAAGAAGAAGTACATGGTGAAGATCGTCGACAAGGAAGGGTTCACGCCGAAACCTGGCAAAGACCTGAAGACGATGGGTTCTGAGATCAAGAAGGCCGACACGCCGAAGATCATTCAGACCTTCATCAAGACGACCGTCGACATGATCCTCGATGGTAAGTCGTATGACGAGATCGCAGCCTTCGTCAATTCACAGCGCAAGGACATTGTCAAGAAGAAGGACAACCTGTTCCTGCTAGGGGTTGCCAAGCAGGTAAATAACCTTGAGTCATTCCAGGCCGAGTACAACGTGCCTGGCACCATGCGTAGTTCTTCAGGTGGCAAGCTCGCCATCCCAGGACATGTCAGAGCAGCGTTGAACTACAACAACCTGATCAACGCTCTCGACAAGGGATCAAAGCCGATTCGTGCCGGTGACAAGGTGTTGGTGTTCTACATCAAGCCAAACCAGCACAACTTCGACGCAGTTGCAATCCCTGCAGAACTCACGCGCTTCCCAAAGTGGTTCACTGAAAACTTTGCGGTTGACATTAAGAAGACTGAGACGAGAATGTTCGACAACAAGCTTGAGGGTATCTTCAAGGCAATTGGTAAGGACGTTCCATCGCCGCAGTCAGTACTAACGAACAGCATTTTGGAGTTTTGATGAAGCTTTCAACACAGGACATCTCAAACATCTCGAACATCCTGGCAACTGCCAGCGTTGGTAACATCGAGTCGCTGGTCATCGAGGACGGCATCGTAAGAGGCGTGAACGCAGAGCGCACCTTCGTGATCATTTCTGACCAGAACGTTCCAAAGCTTCCTCAGAAGATGGGTCTCTCCCGCCTTGGTTCGCTGAAGCAGCGCCTCGATTTGTTCACAGACGGCGCCATCATCGATGCCAAGGAGACTGAACGTGGCGAGATCGGCTCGCTCGACATCTCAGCTGGCCGCAACAAGGTTCAGTTTCGCTGCACATCAACGGCCCTCATCAAGGCGCCGAAGAGCATCAACGATACTCCAGCCTACTCAATCTCCATCACGAGAGAAGAGCTCAAGCTGCTGCTCAATGCCATCAAGATCATGGGCGGAAAGACCCTTACGCTCGTCATCAAGAAGGATGGCACTGCACAGATCACCATGTCTGACGTCACGAACGATCGCTTCGATTCTGTTCTTGAGACGCCAGTAGAGGTACTTACCGAAGGTGGCGACACTGTCGTCCACTACTACCATGCCGAGGTGTTTCACTCGGTCACACGTACTATCAGCGATTCAGACGTCATCTCCCTCGTTGTTGGCGCCGCTGGAACCATCAGCGCTGAGGTGAATGGTCACCTCGTCGTTATGATGCCGAAGATCAACGAGGACTCAGAGGAGAACTAAGATGGAAAACATCATCCGCGCAAGCGACCTTACCTCCACAATGCAGAAGATGAAGACGCTAGATGCACGTCTCACTGAGCTCACGAGTGAGCTTGCAAAGTGGCGCATCTACGTGGCCGTATCCGTGAAGCCAATGCCTGGCGGAAATGGTCTGGCTATCAGCATCGCCAAGAACAACGGTCAGGGTTTCATCTACGATGTCAGCCCAGAGCTTGTCGTGAACTACTCCACCGATCCAGAGACTCTCGTCAGCATGGTCACTGACCTTGTGTTTGAGAAGCTCTACAAGGAGCAGGTGCGCAATGAGATCACCCCAGCAATCGCACGCGCCATCGAGAACGCCGTGAAGGTGAAGGTATGAAGCGCAGCTGGCTGATCGCTCTCAAGGAAGCGATGTCGTGGAACAGGAAGCAGCCATGGGCCTGCTTCGAGACCACCGGTCCGTCAAAGGATGGTCGTGTAGAGTTTTCAATCAGCGCAAACAAGGCGTTCATTGAGAACCTGAAGGCCCTCGGAATGGGTGGCACCACAGATGAGGAGACCGTGCAGATGTTCTTCGTCCAAACCCGCATGATCCCGGAAGACCTGATGGGCGATGACACTGTCAGCCCAGAGGCCACGCCAAACCTCACTCATGAGGCCAACAAGTTCGTAAGGGGCTAACATGTTCGATCAAACCCACTTCCACGACAAGCGCACACACATCACCAATCACTTCAAGATGCAGCCACATGACGCTGCTGATGCTGCCCGCCTGTATGGAGAAGTCGAGAAGAAGGCGCAGGAGAATATCTCTTCTGCTGCCGTGAAGAACTTCGGTGTGAACAACGAAGTGAAGGTCCTTGAGGTCGCCACGTATCGGGACCCCATTAACCAGAACACCAAGATGCGCCTCATCTTCGCCATCAATGGAACGAAGCATGACGTTATGCTTGACGCACAAGACGTGATGCACTTCACGTATGAGACGATTGCGCATGAGCTGTTCGCTCAGCTTGTCAAGAAGCTTTCACATTTTGAGACGCTGTCTCTGACGGATAGGGGTCACAAGTATGCGTAGGATGGTAGTCGATACCGCCAACCTTCTGTTCCGTGTGGCAGCTGCGCACGGAAAGTACAGCCCTGAGGGAACGGCGGAGCAGCGTGCTGGCCTTGCCATGCACATGTCGCTGAACTCCCTCAACAAGTACTTCAAACAGTACCGTCCAGACCAGGTGGCCCTCACCTTTGAAGGTGCAAAGAACTGGCGTAAGGACTACACGAAGTCGCCACAGTGCCTCTCGAAGAGGGGTTACAAGGCAAACCGAGTCAAGGACGACTCAATGATTCCGTTTTTCGAGCTGATCAAGTCGTTCGAAGACCTTGTACGTAACCACACCTCTCTCGTCTGCCTCTCGAACCCGGTTCTTGAGGGTGACGACGTGTTCGCTGGTTACGTGCAGCGCTTCAGCGAGGCAGGCGATGAGGTGATCGGCATCTCAGGTGACCGTGACTTCGTTCAGCTGCTCAAGTACGACAACTTCCAGCTGATCAACCCAGATACTGGCAAGCCACGCACGCTCGTCGACGTCTGCGGCGTTGATGATGCTCTCTTCTTCATGTTTGAGAAGGCCATGCGTGGCGACAAGGGAGACAACGTTTTCCCTGCCTACCCACGCGTTCTCAAGAAGCGCCTGCTGAAGTGCCTTGAGGATGATTACGAGCTGACGAAGATCATGAACGAAACGTGGAGCTTCAAGGACCCTGACACAGGCGCCGAGACAGAGTACCGTGTTGGTGATCTGTTCGAAGAGAACATGCTGCTCATGAGCCTCGAAAGCCAGCCTGACTACATCAAGAAGATCATCAACGACACGCTCGACCATGAGCTTGTCAACCACGGCAAGTACTCGCACTTCCACTTCACGAAGTTCTGCGGCAAGTACAACCTCGTGCAGATCGCTGAGAACGCACAGGCATACGCAAACCTGTTCAGTGTGACTGGACAGCGGTCGCCACTTAAGGAAGAGACGAAGGAAGCGCATAAGAAGGCAGCGCTGCTGTCATTCTGATGCGGTACTTCTTGGTACAACCACTTGCTGGCGTTGAGTCTGAACAGGGCGTGGGCACCATCAGACAGATTTTCGAGACAGAACCAGAAGCAAAGCTTTGGTTCGCAGAAAATGAAACCAATCCAAACTTCAGCGGATGGTACGTCGTACCTGAAAGTGAGATAGGAAAGCTAAACTGATGAGCAACGTCAAAGTCAACACTGCAATCTACCGCATTGAGAATGATCCAGATGGAACTGCTGTGTTCGTGCAGTTCCCAGTCGTCGACGGTGTTCTCGCGCAGTACGGACGAAAGTTCAAGGTACATGAGGGTGATTCATACCTCAGCATGAACGAGCGACAGGTTGTGCTAGCCTTCTTCGATCCAGAAAAGAAGTCGTCAGTCGACGTTCTTTGGTTCACGTGCCTCCAAGATGGTGAGGAGGTCGTTGCTCGCAGCGTACCATACGCAGACGTTTCAGAGATGGTCTTCAAGGCAGTCTCCAGCCTTACGCTCAACGGTTAACCTGACGTTTCATCCTGATAAATACCAGGTGCCAACCTGGCATGGGGTTTTCCAAAACGTGCGCACGTTATCCCCAAATATCAAAGGAGATTCTCATGACAGTTGCTAAGGACGAAATCGTTCTGACCCCGACCAGCCTGCCGCACGTTTTCCTGTGCGACATCGACGACTCTGGTCTTCTCAAGGAAATTCTCGTCGTCAAGAAGTTCAAGGATGGTTCGATCTACTACGTAGACATCGATCCACTCCACGCAATCGACAAGGGCCGCATCAAGAAGATCGTATCTTCACAGCACGCTGACAAGTACGAGTGCTGGGAGCTGCTCTCACAGTCGAAGCTGTCGAACGGCATGAACGCCCTCGACTTCTTCCACTCAAACAACGTGCGCGTCAAGCGTCCAAAGGGTGCTCGCGCATCTGCTGGTTCGCTCGAGAACGTGCAGGCTTACTCATCTGACAAGCAGATCGGTTCCGAGTTCGTGAACCCAGCCGAGGCTCAGCTCGACACTGCTTCCAAGGTGTTTGCTAAGTAAGCGATGGAAGCAGAGACGCAAAGAGAGCCGATTGAAATCGGCTCTGTTGCCAAGCTTGATCTTTGTCCAGGCGACCGTGTAGTGGTCAACGTTGAAGTTTCGATGATGCCACCAAGCAAGGTGCGTGACCACATCGATCGCCTGCACGATGATTTGAAGCGGTTCTTTCCAAAGGACGTGAAGGTCCTTGTGATCCCAATGCGGGATGGAAAGCCAACTGCCGAACTCACCGTCATCAAGGGTCATTTCTTCGGCGACAAATAAGCTGCCTGCCAATCCCAACGGGTCCCATTATGTAAAATGGGACCCGTTGTACTATCCGGGCCATTGTGATATAATGTCCCACGAGCTGAGAGCTCATCAGTAAGTTCAACCCTACCCACAAGGAAAGGAGAAAACCCAATGAAGCACAGTAACGTGGCCATAGCGTGTGCTGTTGTGATAGCATTTGCGGCTGGGTGCATGACGAACTACGTGCCCAACCACACCACGCTGGTGGTGAACATGCCGGCAAATAGTGAGATCACGGAGGCGCAGACCTTCGCCTTCGAATACCCGAAGGAACCCACCCACTCGCAGGCACAGCTGCTCGGTCTCGCGTACGACATCGCAAAGAAGGATGGTCACGAGTACCCGCAGATTCTGCAGGGCATCATCCTCCAGGAATCGCACGCTGGTACGCTCAAGCGCTACAACGTGGTCGGTCAGGAGTACGGCCTCACGCCGACGAAGCGCTACTACGGCGTGGCGCAGATCAAGTTGAGCGCTACCTGGGACGTGATGAAGAAATGGCCGGCGCTGTGGTCACAGTTCCACTTCCACACCCACACTGACGATGAGCTGATCGCCAAGCTGATCGAGAACGACGTCTTCAACATGACGGTCGCAAGCCGTTACCTCATGATCCTGCGTGATACGTATGGCTTCACCACGCCAGCGCAGCTCGCCACCGCCTACAACAAAGGACCAGGTGGAGCAAAGGATGTCGACGCTGACACCAATGAATACGCACTGGCCATGCAGGTGAAGCTCGCCGCCAGGTAGAGCGCTGAACCAAGTTTTTCGCTGACAGTCTCTGTTGTATGATAGGCCTGCTAGATGCAGGCCTTCTTTTTGCCTGACACAATAACAAGAACGTGTTCGAGAAAACCACCCTACAATCAGTGATCGAAGCGCGCGTGCCCTGGCAACAGAGCGGCACAGGCTGGCTCGTTGGCAAGTGCCCACTTTGCAATGACTACAAGGTGCGTGGTGGCTTCAAGTTCGAAGATGAACAGGTGATCTACAACTGCTGGAACTGCTCGACGGCCAGCCGCTACACTGAGTTCAGCGGCCAGATGTCGAAGAAGTTCAGGTCTGTTCTACACGCGTTCAACATTGATGATGACGAAATTCGGTCGGTCGTCAACACTGCCCTCTTCTTCAAGAAGGGAGAGTCTGACAAGATCACGCTGAGCAAGCTCACGAAGGTCAACACGACAACACCGCCAGTTAAGCTTCCAGCAAAGAGCTTCCCACTTGGCCATCCAGAGTTTGTTGACTACCAAGAAAAGCTCGTCGACTATCTCGTCGATCGTAAGGTCAACTTTGACAGGTACAATTTCTTCTTCTCGCTAGAGCCACGCTTCCTCAACCGCATCATCATTCCATACTACCGTTCTGGTCAGCTCATCTACTGGCAGGCTCGGCACATCGATAATGCGGAGAAGCTGCGCTACGACAATGCGCCAGTAAGTCGTGAAGCTGTCATGTTCAACATGGACGAGCTCAACTCATACTCGGACCTTCCACTGTTCGTGTGTGAGGGCATCTTCGATGCGATGATGGTGAACGGCGTTGCGCTACTTGGTAGTCGCTTGAACGAAGCAAAGGTCGACCTGATATCTAAGAGTAGCCGCAGGATTGTTTTCGTAATAGATAAAGACAAGAACGGAAGAACGCTGGCCAAAGAGGTTCTCGACCACGATTGGGAGATTGCCTTCGCTCCAAGCGGCACAGAAGACTTGAACGAAAGCGTACGACGCTTTGGCCTGTGCTACACAGCGCGTGAGCTCATCAAGTCAATTCCAGCAGACAAATCACGTGCCAACATGGCCATCAATCTCCACTGTGGAGTGAAGTAATGGAACTAGAAAAGCAGCGCCTCGTACTTAGCCTCATCGCAAGCAACCGTGATTTGATGGCGCTGTGCTCGGCTATCATGAAGCCGTCATACTTTGATCCGTCCCTCAAGAAGACGGTCAAGTTCATGGGCGAGTACTTCGCTCAGTACAAGGACGTGCCAAAAGTTCAGACAATTCGAGCAGAAACCGGATCGATCCTCGATGCCGCTGAGACCATCACGCGAGCCGACATAGAGTACGTCTCAAAGGAAGTCGAGTCATTCTGTCAGCAGCAGGCCGCAGTTGAGGCCCTCGTCAAAGGTTCTGAGCTCGTTCAGAAGGGCGAGTACGGCAAGATCATTGAGCTCTTCAAGGAAGCGGTGTCTGTCGGCCTCATCAAGGATTCCGGCATCGACTACTTCAAGGACCCGAAAGAGCGCATGGAAAAGACGCTCATCACCGATGCGCGCATTCCTACCGGCTGGCAGGAACTTGATGATGCTATTGGTGGTGGTCTCGGCCGTCAGGAGCTGATCCTCTTCGCCGCCAACTCAGGCGGTGGTAAGTCGATGACGATGCTGAACCTCGGGCGCAACCTCCTTGCGCGCGGTCTCAACGGAGTCTACGTCTCTCTAGAGATGGCAGAAGGCGTGGTGTCAAAGCGCCTCGACTCCATGATCACACACATCGCTCAGGAAAACCTGCTCAAGGAACTTGAGAAGGCCGCAGCAGCGGTCAGCGCTGCCTCAGAGAACATGGGTCGTCTGTTCATCAAGCGTATGCCTGAAAACCGCACGAACATCAACACGATTCGTGCGTACATCACTCAGCTCGAACAGCAGCACGGCTTCCGCCCGGACTTCATCATCGTCGACTACGTCGACATCATGGGTACGACACAGCAGATTTCGTCCGACAACCTGTTCGTCAAGGACAAGTACGTTACCGAGGAAATTCGCAGCCTTGGATTCGATTTCGACTGCATCATGATCTCGGCTTCTCAGCTCGGTCGCAGCGCCATCGAGGCGGAGAAGCTAAACCAAGGTCACATCCAGGGCGGTATCTCCAAGATAAATACATCCGACTACACGGTCGCCATCAAGCAAGACGACCTGATGCGGGCTTCTGGAGAGATCAACTTTGAGATTCTCAAGGCCAGAAACGGCACAGGTGTCGGCAAGCGTATCTTCTTGGGCTGGGACCCAATCTCGCTTCTCATCAAGTCTTTGAAGTCAAAGGCTGGTGGGTTGGCGCTCAAGAGGAAGGCAGCACCGACGCTTAGCACGACCGGCACAGTGTTTGAAAAACCGAAAGAGGGCGGTGGCGTCCTCGATCTGATGAATACGTAATTCCACAGGAGATCACAATGCAGAAGCAAGAAGCACCAAAGACCATCACGGTCGACGGTACCGAACATCCAGTCACCGGTTTCAGCGAGGTCGTACAGCGCCTCGTATCGATCCACACCGAGTGGCGCAATCAGCTTGGTGACGAGCGCCTCGCCGTCGCTAAGACGGAGGCCGCCCTGCGTGCACTTGACGCTGAACTGTCAGAGCGCGTGGGTAAGGAGCTCGCCGAGAAGGCAGCACCTGCCGCAGCCCCAAGCACTGTTGCTGACGCAGCAGGCTAATCGGCTGGCGCAAATGCGCATACGGAGGGGCCCACAGGGCCCCTCCCTCTATGTCCGTTGTCAGACCTGAGGCTATAAATACTCTGTTGAATCAGGCACCGGAAACATGACACAACTGCTACGCACAATCATCTTGGCCGAAGGCATCACGCACATTGAAGACCTGCCTGTCAGGGAGTTCATCCGTGCCGTAGAATCGCTTGGCGATAAGATTGTGACAGAGAAGCTCGACGGTTCGAACCTCTGGTTCGGCCTCGATGACAAGGGCCTCTACACATCTCGTGAGGGCAAGTCCTCAAAGACCGGACGCTTCTACGACGCAGAGGACTACAAGCTCCTCGGCGCATACAACGGGTTTCGTTCTGCCCACCAGGCTCTTAAAAAGGTAGAGCCTACAATCCGCAAGTACCTCAAGGAAGGCGATGTCGTAGAGATTGAAGTTCTCTTCGGCCGTCAGCCAAACACCGTTACGTATGGTGCAGAGGGAAAGAACTTCATCGTCATCCTTCGTGGCATTCATAACACCCCTGAAGAGCGCGTGCATAACCTAGCCAATGCGCTGAATGGCAAGGAAGTCACTGTTACCTCTCCAATCGTCTCATCGCAAGATGGTGAGAAGCTCGATCAGAAGGATGAGCAGCTCCTTTGGAAGTTCACGAAGGTCGACCCAATCTCCGCTGAACACATTGAAACAAAGGAAGCCATCAAGCTTCTCAAGCAGATGAAGTCGTTTGTCGAAGCATCGAATGACGCGTTCTCAGACAAGACGAACGGTGAAGTTGCAGAGATGAACTTGACTTCAGTTCCAAAGGGTGAGCGTGCAGAGGCTAAGGCCGAGCGTGACAGGATCAACGCAAAAATTCTCAACGACTATAAGCTGCCAATCAAGGAGCTGCTCCTTGACAAGTTCGTTCGCAAGATCAAGCCAATGCTGCAAGACCCACAGCTACACCCATCTGAAGATATTGGTGTTGAGGGCGTTGTCATCCGTGACCCAGTCACGGGCAACCAGTCTAAGATCGTTGATCGTGACGTCTTCACCGCAATCAACATGTTCAATGCCGGCGTGCGCAGCGGCATCTCAAGCCTAGTTCGCACATCAGATTCCACGGCCCCTCTTGAAGCTAGAGGCGGTGTCTTCGGCGATGCAAAGATTCGCATTGCTGATCTGCTAGGTGCTAAGGAACTTTCAGTGCCATCACAGGCAAAGCGCTACCTTACGCACTACAAGAAGTCCGATCCAGAATCCACGGCGCTGGCTCTTGCAAATCACCTTGATATCAAGAGCGTTCCAGCCGCAAGAACAAAGGTCTCTTCAATTCTCAAAGGCGCTCTCAACGAGATCGACGGTATCCTCAAGCAGTTCAAGCAGGAAGCTGGTGAATACAAGCTCAAGCTTAAGACTGGCAAGGAGATCGGCATCACGCCTGAGGTCATGGCGCGTACGCTCACGTCATTTGCTGAGACAAAGAAAGAGATCAACGAGATCATCTCAAAGGTACTATCGAGCCGAACCGCAGCGCAGCTGCTCATGGCACTCTATGGAAGAACGATTAGCTCGCTCTTCAACGAAGGAGATACGGAAGTGAAAGAATCATTCGACCTCATCAAGTCAATCAGCGAGGACGACGGTGCATCTGGTGCCGCAACAACCTCTGCTGGAGACGTGGCCGCACTGCCGAAGCGTGTCTTCCAGGGTGGTAAAGAGATCATCAAGCGTAAGCGCAACTTCGTTAAGCCAATGAAGTTCCCAGCACCAGGTGGTCCAATGCGTGAGTCACTGTCAAATGACGAGCTGAACAAGATCGTGAGCGTTCTCATGAAGGACGGCTCTTCAATTCGCAAGGACTATACGGACTCTGGTATCGCAAACGCCGTTGCACGTAAGCTAAAGGCTAACGGCTATGAGTACGCTACTGTCTATGCTGACGGTGACAAGTTCGTGATGCGCGCGTTGAAGAAGGCGCCAAAGGTTCCAGAGAGTTTCTCACTTATCAAGTCGATGAACGAAGACTGGGCACACGTCAATGACATGAAGTTTGCCACAGACGTTGATGACACCGCAAAGGCAAACACTGACGTAGAGTTCAACCAGCTTCGCAACAACGTGCAGATCGGTGACAAGGTTACCCAGCTTGACATCAGCCGCTACCTTGACAAGGCCCATGAGATCAATGACCAGGTAGATACCATCACGTACGGTCTCGAGACCGATGATGGCAGCGTTGTCAAGGTCTACGTGAACGCCACGCAGGCTCAGGACTTCGAAAATGCAATGAGCCAGCTGCTCGGTCAAGAAGACGACGTAGAGCAGGCAATCAACACGCTGGCTCAGAAGTTTGACATCGTTGATGTCGAATGGCCAGAAAGCATGAACGCTTCAGCTGAGGCGCCAGCAGACGGTGAGAGCCCATTCGGTGTTGACACCGGAACAACCTTCGCTTTCCATGACGCAGACCCAGACGCCGCAGCAGTCGACCTCACTGGTGAAGAGCCAATTGAGGGTGACGATACCGGTGATGAGGTTGAGGGTGGTGAAGAGAGCGACGTCGGTCTAGACTCAGAGGAATCCTCTGATGAGGAGAGCGATGAGTCATCAGAAGATGATGAGGACGATGGTCAAGAGCGTGATGAGTTTGGCCAGGTCATCGAGAAGAAGTCTAAGAAAAAGAAGTCAGATGACGAATCGTCTGACGAGGATGAAGACGCTGGTGAAGATGAGAACGAAGAGTCCTCTGACGAAGATGAGGATGAGGATGAGGATGAGGACGAAGAGAAGCCAAAGAAGACTGAAGAGTCTGTGACGCCGCACCAGCAGGTGCTTGCTGAAGATGGTGAGCTCTCGTTCCCAAACCCAACCCTTCAGGCAATCAGCGACATGTTGATCATGATGGGCTTTGACCTCATGGCAAACCGCTCGTTCGCATACCAGGCAAAGACCCTTCAGAGCCGCAACTCTCCAGGTCTTGTTGCCGCAAAGAACAGCTCAGTAGTTTCCAAGCAGAAGATGGCGCGTGATGCTCTCACGAACGCTGTCAAGCTTGCGCCAGGTGCTGTTACATCGGCCCCTAATGCACAGGCAGAATCATCAACATACGATCTAATCAGCAAGCTATAAGACACATGAAGTTTGACTATCCGCAGCTAGAGACCGTTCCATTCAATGGGATGCGGTTCTACGAAACGCCCGCTGGAAAATACTATCCATCGATCACGACGATCCTTGGTGGTACGATGCCAGAAGAAAAGGCCAAGGCTCTCAAGTCATGGCAGAATTCTCTTGGCGCTGTGAAGGCGGCCCAAGTTACAAAGGCCGCTGCAGACAACGGCACGAACGTCCACCTCCTTGCTGAGCGCTTCCTTAATGGACAGCCGCTTGATCAGCCAGGCGACAGCTTCACGCAGGCGGACAAGGCAGGCTTTGGCGCCCTCAAGCTCAAGCTGAAGAAGGTCAATGAGGTGTGGGGACAAGAGGTCTCCATGTATTCGGACCTCATCGAGGTAGCTGGTAGAATTGACTGCGTTGGTGTCTACGATGGAAAGCCAAGCATCATCGACTTCAAAACGTCAATGCGTCTCAAGTCGCAGAAGGATATCGAGGACTACAGGCTGCAAATCTGCGCCTACTCGATCATGCACAATGAACTTTTTGGCACCGAGATTGAAGACGGTGTTATCCTGATGACATCGGCGGGCGGATTCCCGCAGGAATTCCGTGTCGATCTCACTAAATACGTTACGCCGCTGTTGACTCGCGTTGACGAGTTTTATCAGAAGCTCTATAAGGACATCTGAAATGGGTATTGTAGTTAGCGTCAAACTCCCACCATCTGATGCCACCGCTTTTGAAGAAGCAGTGGAGTGTTTGCTGCGCTCGTATGGTGCGCAGATCAACAAGCTTACAGCTGCTGATGGCCACATCCTTCTACGTGCGTATAAGGACATGCCTTCTACCGTCGAGCCTGCTCCGGTAAAAGCCGAAGACCCACTTCCACCACCTCCGCCAGTTGAGACGCTTCCGTCTCCTGAGCTTCCACCAGCAGAAGCACCAACTGAGCTCACTGTTGCAATCCCTTCTTCAGACGCTGTTGCAGCGTCTCTCCCACCGCCAGTTAGCGGTGAGTTCTCAATCAAGGATTTCTCATCTGACATGGCAATTCCATTCAGCTATGACGCTGCAATGGAACACAGCTCTCTCGCCGTCAGTGAGCTCTCTATCGTCGCTGAGCATGCGCACTTCAAGTTTGGTGGCATGTCATTCAAGTTCCCAGTCATGGAAGGCAACCGCATCAGAGTGATGGCTGCGTTCGGCGACTCAGACCTTGTACCAGTATTTCTCAAACTCGAAGACGGCCAGGATTCTCCACGTGTGACCTTTGGCAATGATGTAGCAGAAATAGTCAACAAGCATTTCCCTACTACAATGCCTGCAGAGACAGCATAAAGGAACACGTAATCGTGGCATCGCATGAAGAATTGATCCTTGAGACCCTTATGGACCTCAAGGAATCGCAAGGTAAGATTCTCGAACAGGTGACCAAGACGAATGGTCGTGTCACGGTTCTTGAGGGTCGTGCAGACAACATCGATAAGATCAAGAACAGAACTATCGGTGCTGCAGTAGTCATCTCAGCAATCTTTGGAGCAATCTGGAAGTTTGTCGGACCAGGCAAGTAACTAGACCACTCATCATATCATAGAGGCACCATGAAAAGCCCGTTCATCGTCGTTCAAGACTTCCTATCACCACTCACGTGCGAGAGAATCGTAGAGAGCATCCACGTGGGGGCTCCTGACACGGACAAGGATGGCAACCCAAAGAAGATGGAGCGCCACAACCTGTCGTGGGACATCGAGATCGCCGAACGCTTTCGCGCGCTAGTTCCGCAGGTGGAAGATACGTACAACGCTGAGTACCGTGGATTGGAAAAGCCTGTCTTCCAAATCTACCCAGAGAATGCCAAGGTCCCAGCTGAGCAGCCAGGTTGCGAGAACGCAAAGTTCGTTCGCAAGAAGTGGGTACAGTACAAGGACGTCGACCTCGTAGGTTTCATCTGGCTGAAGGACTTCAATGAGAACGTGCCTATCGATCCTCGCTTCGAGGTCTTTGGCGGCAAGCTTGAATTCCCAGTCCACAACTTCAGCCTCGTACCACAACGTGGTACGCTTGTTCTCTTTCCAGCCGGCCCACACTTCATCACCGTCATCTCACCAGTTCTGGTGAGCGACCTGTATCAGATCAAGCTGAACGTCTGCATTCAACCTAAGGGTGGTGGACGTTGGTTCTACCAGCCATCGAACTTCCCAGGTTCATGGCAGCAGTGGTTCGAAGGTCACTTCTAAGTTTACTCTGTCGTAGCTGCTAGATATAATGGTGTTTGGTCACTAGGACAACTCCATGAACTACACTTACCTCGCAATTGCTGTTCTGTTTGCCGGCATTGGCTACCTCGCACTGCGCCTTCAGGAGATGAAGCGTCGCATCGAGATTCTCGAAAAGAAGACCAAGGACGTCGTTGTTGAATGAGCGTGTACGACGCTCTGCCCTCAGATACTAAGAGGGCAATTCTTCACCGGCTTAGGGTTCGTAAGGACACGTACCTCAAGCTTCTAGCTGGCAAGCGATTGAAAGCACCAAAGGTGCTTCTCATTGGCGATCGTCCCGGCCCTGGAGCGCCTACTCAGGCAAACTACCACCACACTCCGTTCTATTCCATTCTCAATTGTTCAGGCTGGTTGAACCTTCAGCTAGAGCAAGCCGGAATTGATGAGCATGATCTTGTGTGGATTAACGCATATGATCGGCACGGAGTGCCGATCTCGGCACAAGTTCTCGATCACCTGCCACCATCCATTGAAATGATTGCGCTAGGTGGAAATGCCATGAAATGGCTGTCGAAGACCGCCAACGTCGAGTTGTTCTGGCAGTATCACCATCCGCAATATTGGAAGCGCTTCAAACACGGACATCCGTATCCGCTCATCGCCGATCTGAAGTCGATTCTTACGTGACCTTCTTGCGCCAGTAGTCCACGCCGCCAAGGTCCTTTCCCTTCACCGCATTTCCTACACCGTCATGGTGCACTAGGCCGTACATGAAGTCGCCTGAACTTAGCTTTGCGTACTGAGCTGACCAATCCGTGTTTTTTGGTGTTTTACCGGCAATCTTACCTGTGTTTATAAATTCTTGGTAGTACGGCTTGATCTCTGCTTTGTAAAAGAGGATCATTGCACGCGTGGCGATGAGTGGGTCGCAGCGGTTAGCGCATGTTGGAGGAACACCAAGCTCACCGTAGTACTTCACGGCGAGGGCATCAAGGAACTGGTAGAGACCAGTTGCTGATGATGTTGGGTTTTTGGCATATGGATCAAGGTTGCTTTCGATCTGTGCCACAGTCTGAATGAACGTTCTGTCGTCATCAGTGATGTCAATATCCTCGTCACACGCCTGCCAAATTGCAGTAATCACATCCATAGATGATGGTGTTGTTGTCGGGGCGCAGGCGCTGCGGTTCTTTCCAACGTTGTTGACTGGCGGTGTTGGCGGGTTGTCGATGCCTTGGATTGCACGATCATCGATTGCAGTATCTTCTGGAAGAGCACCGCTATCTACACCAGGTGAAACCTCTGGAGTGTCAGCATCTCCTGGACATTTGTTCGTCGCATTGCCCTCATCAGTCGTCATACCTGAATCTGACGTGACAACGGTATCATACCCAGTTGGTTCTGGCGTTCCATCAGGACCCTCAACGTTTGGATCATTGTTGTTTGCAACGTCGATGGTGCCGTCGAGGTACGGTACTGGATCAGTTGGTGCTCTCCACTGACCCTTGTGAATTTCAAAGTGAAGATGCATGCCAGAGCCAATGCCTTCATTTCCCTCAAGCGCAATCTTCTGTCCTGCTGCAACCTTATCACCGACATTGACAAAAATGGTCTTCATGTGGCCATAGACGGTGGTGCAGACAAGGCGCCGTGAAGAGTCATAGTGTTCAATCACAACCCAATTACCAAATCCGGTTGCTGGTCCTGCCTTCACGACGACACCGTCGGCGGCTGCCACGATTGTTCCTTGAGAGTGATCTGTTAGCGCAAGGTCAATGCCATTATGCATTGAGCTGGCGCCAGGAGCTGGAGGTGTACGTGGTCCGTATGCACACGTTACCCTTGCAGTACCGCCGATAAGAGGCATGACAAACTTGATCGTCTCGCCCTTGCCAGCATTCTTCTTTGGGAAGAAGGTGAAGCCACGAGAGTCCAGACTTCCATTGTCATCCGATGCTGACGCAAGAACTTGATAGGCGACGTTAGCAGATGCATCATCCACCGTTCCGCTAATGACACCACTAGAATCCCAGTAGATGCCTAGGAACGTTGTGTTAGTGCGATTGATTCCGTCGATGACGAACTGCCATACAACAGTTCCAGTTGGCGTGGAGTTTGGCGTGAGCTCAAATGTCTGGCTCACTGTACCACTCAAGCTTGACGTGAATGAGGTGTTCTTGATCTTGTTGATCGGTTGAGAACCAATGTCGTTCTTCTGGCCAGAGGGGGACCCTGAGCGCTTTGCATAGCACTCAATGTTTTCACCCTTCTGGATTTCAGTCGGCTGCCGATACTCTGGAACTGCGCTCCAAAGTGGAGTGCGCTCGACCTTGGCGCAGTCACAACCCATCGTTACCTCGATGGCTGGGCGTTCAGCTCAACCTTCTTTTCTGAGGCACGCTTTGCAGCGTTAGCGTCATACTCATCTGCGGCCTTGATTGCAGCAGCGTTGTCGGCCTTGGCCTTCTCATCCAATTTTGCCTGAAGATCGACTAGGTACTGCGCCATCCCCGTCATGAGGTCCTCGACATCACGCGTGTACTTCTCTTTCTTTAAGAGCCAGTCGGCGGCGGTGGCTTGGTCAGCTACATCAACGTCAATGTTAGGAACCTTAGCTGGCAGCGTCGTTAGCTCCTTTGGAGGAACTGCAACGATGTACGAAACTTCCTTGACAGTCTGGCGCTCAGGCTTGACTGGGTTGATACCACAGGCGGTTAGCGAAGCAGCAAGTGCAATGATTAGGAGCTTCTTCATGGAGTCACCTCAGCGGTGTTTTGAATGCCACGGATGGTTTCACGAAGAACAGGAGCTAGCTCACCGTTGTTCGCTGCATCCTTGCGCATGTCAGATAGTTGTGTCTGGAGTTGACCGATAGTTGCAGCGTTTGACTTCTGCTTCTTGGCAAGGTCGGCAACAGAGTTGACGGCGGCCTGACGTTCCTTCTTCAGACCTTCAATGGTCTTAGTGTTGGTCTCGTTGGCCTCAGTGGCGGTCTTGAGGTTTCCCTTCAGAGTGTCGTTGTTGTCCTGAAGGACCTTGTTGTTCTGTGTAAGAACAGCATTGTCCTCACGAAGGCTTGACACCTGGTGGCGTAGCACGCCGATCCAAATGGCAACGGCAAGGACGCCAGCAGCGGCAATTCCGATTCCGATCAGCTTTGCTTGTCCGACGCCAGGGATAAAGTTTGCAAATCCTGACATGGTCATCTCCTATGATATGTGATGCTAACAGCGGGTGTTATGGGGCTACAGTAAACAGTGGAGTTGCTACGAAGATGGCGATACCCTTGCGTGGTGAAGACCACGTAATGGTCGTATTGTTCTCATCTACCTGCACGATAGAAAGTGGAAACGCCTTCTGAAGAACGTTGCTGTCATCGTAGGCATGAACCTCGACGAGTGGCTCAACGCTCATTCCATGTTCGATGTTCCACGTTGCAAGCGGTGAGTTCTGATAGTGTGTCCATACACGAACACCGCTTTCAAATGGTTGTGGTGACCAAGGCATTGCGTTCCCCTTAAACGACGATGATTGCGTAACCGCTACGCGCCGTTGTAAACGTGATGGTGACGTTGTTTGCGTCTACAATTTCAACCGAGCTCGGAATGATCTTCTGCACAGCGCTTTCATATTCGACAAACACATCTACGATTGGAATGCCGGTTGAACCGTTTCCACCGAGATTATGTGCGACATTCCACACCTGCAAAGCAGAGGCCTGCTCGTGGCGGTAAACTGCTGGATGATGAATTTTGCCAGGCATGTTAACTCCTTAGATCAGCTTCGCCTGACCAACTTGTGGCGTGGTAAAGGTCAGCGTCACAGTGTTGATGTTGGTGAAGACGACAGAAGCTGGCTGAACTTCCTGGTTGCCGACGAACACGCGAACGATTGGGTAGCGACCGAGACCGTGGTTGATGGTCCAAGTTGTTGATGGCGACGTCTGCATGAATTCGAATGCGTATGTCGGAGCAACTGCGCCGTCAGGGTTGCCGGTAAGAACGACGGCTGAACCCTGGAATGGGGCACCGAAATCTACCTGAACGTTAGATGCATTGAGGATCGTGACATCATTAGGGATCACAACACGGTTCATCGTGTCATACACGGTGACGCTAACAGCTGAGCTGTTGAGGTTGTGTTCAATTTCCCATGAAGCAGATGCTGAATCCTGATAGTGAACGAACGAGGTGATCACCTGCGTAAGTGGAACCCAGTATGGGAGATCATCGACGATCTGCACGCAGATGTAGAGAATGCCCTGCGTGAATACCAGCTGACCGACTACAGGAGTAGTAGGAAAGTCTTCATCCAAAGGGATGACCGCATTCCTAAGGAAGTTCTGCTGGAGGTTTGCTTCGCCGTGAAATTTCATTGAGTCGTCCCCTGAACGGTATGATCGAGATACTGTATTTATCGCCAAAAGAAAAAGGGACTCCGAAGAGTCCCTCTTTCATTCATTGCCCGTTAGCTATTAGGCTACTGGGACACCCATTACGACGACCTTACATGCGATTGCAGAGGTGAAGGTTACCTCGAGCTCGTTCTCATCCGTGAATGAGATTGACTCTGGGATGATCACTTCGTCGGTGGCATCTACAACCGTAACGTTGCAGTACTGCTGACCGATGTTGTGAGTTACCGTGTGGACGGTGCTTGAAGAGCCTGAGTAGAGGAAGTAGATCTTCTTGTTGACGAAGTCACCACCATCAACCGTTGAGTCGTACACGAGCGTCTGACCAGCGGCTGGCGTTGTGATCGTTACGTCTGTCAGGCTGTCGAGGTCCTTGTCTACGAGAGATACTGCACCAGCAGTTACGCTGAAGTCTGCAGCATCGAAGCTTGCAACACCCTTGAGTGATACCGTTGCGTCACGAACCGAGATTGCAATCTGGTTTGCGGTGACGGCAGTTGAGGTTTCACCACCTGCACCACCGACAACGGTGAGAGTCTCACCGAGAGCAACTGCATCGCTGCCTGAAGTACCAGCAACCGTGATGGTGCTGTTGGCAAGCTGTGCGTTGTCGATACCTGCTGTGGCGATAACGACGTTACCTGCGGTAACCGTGAAGTCACCAGAATCGAAGCTAGCAACACCCTTCTGCGAAGAAGATGCGTTGGCGGCTGTGATCGTTACAGTCTGACCAGATACTGAGGAGTTGATACCCTGTACCGAATCACCTGCGACGAGGAGCGTCTGACCGAGGGTGAGGGTGCTTGTACCAGAGTCAGCGTTGAGACCGACGTTGTCGTTCGCAAGCATTGCATTGGTGACACCATCAGCTGGGATGTAGAGACCAGTTGCGTCCTGCGTGATACCTGCACCTGCTGGGATCAGAAGGTGAAGCTTAGCACCCGTGACGGTGGTACGGTTGGTACCAGTCGTCGTGAGGATGATTGCGCCAGTTGCAGCGTCGTGGAGATCGATACCAACTTCGTCGGTTGGGAGTTCGACGATACCAGCACCGAGGTTGACGTTGAAGGTGTTGCCTGAGAGAGCAAGACCAGTACCTGCCATGTAGGTGCCAGAACCGGTGAACTGCACGAAGTTTACAGCGTCAGTGTCAACCGTGGTGATCTCAGCGGTCTGAGTCCAACCAGAGTCGGCGTTGACGGTACCTTCGGTGACGAACACGGTTGCAGCGGCAAAGTCGCTTGCATCGTCAAGGTCGACAGAGCGCACTGCTGCGCCAGAGGCCTGAACGATGTAGATACCGTTCTCTTCAGGTGCGGCCTGGTCCTTGACGAGAACACGATCGCCGGCGACGAGGGTAACACCGTCGATTACGTCGGTTGCCTCGAGGTCAGTCGAGAGATCAACGGTGGCGGTTGTTGCTGCACGTACTGCCTGCTTCCATGAAAGACCTGCGTAGAGAGCATCGAGCTGGTTCTTGTTGACTGCGTCAGTGCCAGCGGTACCAGGTGCGAGACCCGTTACCTTGTTGTTGCCCATGTTGAGGTTGCCGGTCATCGAATCGCCAGCTGCGTTGACGTATGTTGCGTCAACGAGAGCGGTGATGTCGCCTGCTACGACAGCCTGGGTACCAGTTACACGGCCGTAACCGTCAACTGAAACCTTGAGGAATGAACCTGAGCCTGAGTCAGCGACCGTCTCGAGATCGATGTTTGCGTCCGAAGCGATACCATCACCATCTGAAACAACGATGCGGCCGGCAGTACCAGTGATTTCACGGGTAGTTGCGGTGCCGTCACCAGTGCGGACGATGAAGCCGGATGTTGCGAGACCCTCAAGAGCGGCGAGGTCGTTTGCAAGTGCAAACGTTGGGTTGCCTGCGATACCAGCTGGGTTGGTGATCGTGATACCAGCGGCTGGCGCCGTGAGCGTGCGACCTGCAAACGTGTCGGCAGCGGTCTGAACCACAATGCCGTTGGTGTTGAAGGCAGCAAGAGCCGTCAGTGTGGCGTCAAGTGGCTGCTTGTTGTCAAGCTGCGTCTGAATTGGCGAGGTTACGCCATCGACGTAGTTGAGCTCAGTGGTTGATAGCGTTGCGCCATCGAGGATGTTGACTTCGGCGGCAGATGCGGTGACATCAGAAACGTCTGCGAGAACGAGAACATGCTCTTCCCACTTGCTCGTGCCGTTATTGTACTGGAGGAACTCGCCACCAGTGAGGGTGCCGAGGTCTACGTCCTCAAGCTCGCCGAGGGTGTCGTGACCTGCAGATGCTGCGTCAAGCTGGAGTAGAGCATCGGTGAAGCTTGTTGCATCATCGATGATCGAGCCAGTTGAGAATGCACCTGACTGGAACTGACCGTTGCTGTTGACACCGGCGCCGAGGGCGGCTTCGATGTTGTCAACTTCAGTCTGCAGCAGTGCAGCGTTACCACCAGTTGCGAATGGAACCCATGCAGAACCGTCGTTGTAGTAGTACAGCGACGTGGTGGTGTTGTAGATCAGACGACCTTCGTCTGAGGCGTTGAAGCTTGGTGTTGTGTCCAGGCGCTCCAAAAATGCGTTCTGGATTTCGCTCGTGCCGAGGGCATTGAGTACCAGATTACCATTGAGTTTCATTCGTCATTCTCCCTTGAGAGCCAATACGTTACAGAATACGACGGCTTGCCGTCGTAAGCGCCTTAATCGCTGAGTTGAACGCAACCGGCTCCACCTTCAGATTTCCAAGATCGTAATCATTGACAACCGCTTCGTCAACATCGTTGAAGAAGAAGATGCCCTTGTTTCCAACCTTCTGAATGGTGTCCAGGCGGTAACCCAAAACCTTTAGCGTAGCCGCAAGAACAATGTCCTGCGTCTCGATACTTTTCTTTGACATTCGAGTAGTCCTATGAAGCTGATGCTATGATAGACTTTCGAACACTATTTATGATTAGGCTAGGTTTAGAAGAGGAAAACCATCGCACTTCCAGCGATTGCGGCTGTGAATGTAACCACAATCGTGTTAGCGTCGATGATCTGTACCCGCTCTGGTATGATCTGCTCGTATAGAGTATCGTAGATGGTAACTGAAGTTCTCAGCGTATTGCCGTTGTGCATGATCGTCCACGTAGTGGAATCAACAGACTGAACGTGCTCATAGCCAAAAACTGTACTTGAGCTGGCGGAGGTTTGCCAGGTAGGAGGAGCCGTAGGACCATTTGACGTTAGAATCTGCCCGGCTGTACCGAAGTCTGATCCATCAAACGCCCATGCACCTGTCGTATTTACTCGAATGCTGCCGTCCGGGGCACCACCAGGGTTACCATAACCGAACTGTAGGGCGTTACCGGCACCATCATTTCCACCAAAGATGTAGACACTGCCAGGTGAACCGATAAAGTATGGGCGGCCTGTACCAGTGGTGTTGCCAAGCTGTAGGCTCTTGACGCCTGGGTTCCAGTAGAGGTCTCCACCATCCACTGAAAGTGCCTTGCCGATCGTCAGGTTCTCCGTAGAGATGACGTCCCCATCTTTCGTGATTCGAAATACCGGTGCTGTTACATACGTCTTGCGCACGGACACGAGGTCGACGAGAGGGGTAACACCGTTGTCTGGGCGGATGACGAGCGCTGATGTTGCACCGCTAGCAGGAGAGATGACCCAATGGTCGCTGTCTTGAATGACGGTGTCAATCGTTGTGGTGTCGCCAGTGACTTCAAGATCACCGTTGATGGTGACCTTCGCCTTCTGGCCAGGAGCCGATCCAGTCTTTCCTGAAATACGCACAAACGTGCCGTCATCTGGGTCCTTGATGACAAGGTCCTTGCCATCTTCAAGAACAAGAGATGCAGCACCACCAATGTTCGGCGTGTTGTCATACACCTTTTGCAGCGTGATACCTGGACCACCACTTGAGCTTGATCCATCATCAAGAATTACGCCCTGACCACCAACAGTCCAAGTATCTTGATCTGTTCCGCCAGCATTGATGATGCCGCCGTCTGGAAGCTGGCCAAAGACGCCATCATCTTCTAGAATTACTGGCTTGCTCATGAGATGCGCACCGGTGGAAAGATGTTTAGGTAGATAGCATCAGTGTCAAACACTGTGCCGATCTGCTGCACGAAGCCAGCAAGAGGCGGTGTAAGCTGCACCTCGCCAAGTGGCCCACAGAAAAGTGGGCGACCGATCTGTTCTGGTTCCCACATCCACTGGTCATTGCGGATTACGCCATTTGACACGATCTGACCAACTTCTTCTTGTGCAAGCGACTGCACGCTGATTCCATTTGCAAAGCGCTCAACGATGACTGAATTTTCTTCATAGACGCCAGCAAGATTGATCATCTTGTATGGGCGGAATGCAACACACGTGAAGGCTGGAATTTCTTCAGCGGCTTCAGCAAATACAAGAGCAGCATCAAACTGAACGTTCTGGCCTGTGGTCTGCTGAATGATGAGGTCTGTTGCGGTGGTGACGAACGTGCCGTTCTGCTGCTTTAGTGGAACGTTGTTGGCGCCTAGAATTAGGTTACCACCGTCAAACTTTCCAGTGATGCCCACCTGTGAGCCAAGAGGGTAAGTGTGTAGGGTTGAACCGTTCTGAATCCAACCAACAAACACGCGCACTTTGTCCTGCCAAACTCCAGTGGAGGCTGGCGTTGGTTTGCGATACACGCGCATGCGTGTGTTGGTGTTGTCCCACCAATGGAGGTTGTTGACTGGGTTGATTGGCTCAACTGAGTTCTGCACCCATGGAATGGTAGTCCATCCACGTGAGAGAGCGCCAGTCGCAAGGTCGATATCCCAATAGAGATAGACGTTGACACCGGTTGGGAAACCGATCCAGGCGTTATCCACGTCCTTAGTTTCATCGACGACGTAGTTAGAGCCATAGTGACCAAATGCCACAGAGATTGGGCTGAAGGTGTTGCCAAGACCAACGTTAAGGTCAACGCTATCATGCGCCATCGAGTGCCACGTGAGCAGCGCTGGCGATGCGTTCGTTTCCTTCCTAATGATGCCCTGGCGGAATGACAGCTTCACTTGGTACCTCTGTTAAGGTGGTGATACCACCGCAAGTGTGCTGTCTTAGCTTACGCTCACGGTGAGTGTGTAGGTGATTACGAGCTCACGGTTAGCGGTCTTGAGAATTGGCGAGAAGATGATGTGCGTCAGAAGTAGTGAGTCAACTGGAACACCACCATCGGTGAACGCACCGTTCGTGCCATAGGTGTAAAGACCGAGTTCGTCAAATGCAAACTCTGAGTTGAAGTTTGGGTCTGGTGGAGAATCAGAGATGTCCTGACCAGATGGCTGGCCAGCAGCAATCGTTGCGGTGATGATCACGATTGATGTCGTGTCGATACCGCTCTGCTGGTAGGTGACCGAGTTTTCAGATGGAGTTCCAGCCTGCTGTTCGTCAACCACCTCGTAGTACGTCTGGTTATACAGACGGTCAGCTGCGCCGCTGCTTACGTTTGGTGGAAGATACGTGATCTGGTTCATGTTGTTGACGTCAGAACCACCATTGCCAAGCGCGAGGGCGTAAATCTGGTGAGTACCGATGGCATCGAAGTCAGTGTTCGAAAGGCCGCGTGCAATCGCCACAGCCATGTTCTGGTTGTGGATTGCGTTGTCCTTGTCTAGAAGGACCTCGCCGGTCTTGGCGTCCTTAATGTGGACGTGACCCTTGACCTTGAAGTTGAGATTAACTGAGCTCATGATTTCTCCATTGGTGCGCTTCTCACCTGCGTGCTATATTTATGGGCTTTCAAGTTACACGATCCAGATGCGGAATGGACCGGTTAGGGTTGGGGCCTCGGTACCGAGGTTGATGTCGAACGAGTTCGGGTCGGTGATCACTGTTCCAGTGTCCAGCTCGAACCTCGTGAAGTTGATTGGACCTGAGCTGGTATCGAAAAGGTTGCTTTCTGGTGCCACGATCCAGTTGGATGGTGAACCAACGAAGTTCTGCAGCTTCACGGTCAGGACGTCGTTCACGGTGAACGAACCGGCTACCTCAACTGGGAGGCCGTGAGTACCGACTGGGTTGCCACCCTCGGCCACGTTTGCCTGATCGTAGTCGTAGATCGACGTGATGTAGCGTGAACCGACTGGGATGTTGCCGGAGCCAGTCTCGGTCATGAGGATCGAGAGCGCCTCAGCAAAGCTTGAGCCGACGGTTACATCACTGGTCGTCTCTGCGATGGACGTACCGAACGTTCCATCTGGTGTTCCATTCGGAATCAGCCAGTCGTTTGGATCACCAGTGTAATCGAAGACACCCGGTGACAGCTCAACCCAACCCTGCAGCATGGCAGGAATGTAGTGCTCTGAACCGCCAAAGCCGGTAACGACTGCCTGGTTGAAGTCGTATGGGAAGTCGTCGTAACCGCCGAAGTCGTAGCCGGCGATTGGCAATGCGCCACCCTCAATGAACTGAACGTTCATGAGGTCGATGAATTCAATCTCTGCGACCGTCTCGAATGCAACGATTGGATCATCTGTGATGATGACCGGCATGATGTCGCCGAGGATCAGCTCGATGCGGGCGTAGACCTTCAGCTGCTCAGTCACCTTCACGCGGATGGTCTGACCGTAGCTCTGGTCTGGCTCAACGAGGATCGAGTACTTCGTGTTGAACGGCATGTAGTCGGCAAAGAAGTCTTCGTCGAATACGAGCTGCGAAGCTGATGCACGGTTCGTCTTGTTGAAGCGTGGTGACAGAATGTAGAACACGCGCTGACCGCTGGCAGCAGAGAACGCCTCAACGAACATGCCTAGGTCTGAGAACTCGGCCGTTGAAGTTGAGTTGAGGTTGCTGTCGACATTGTCAGAGTACTTGAAGAATAGCGGAATCCAGTCGTCAACTGCCCCGAGCTCTGGGAAATTGGCCGTTGCACCAACAACCCTGAACTTCACACGATCAAGGAACGCCTTGTCGATGATGATGTCATCGTCAGTTGCCGCCGTTGGAACGATCACTGCGCCATGGGCGTGGTAGAGAGGGTACAGCTCGCTGTTGTACAGCCAAGGAACCTCAATGTTCACGTTGTTTGCGTCGTAGCCAGATGAGTCGTACGGGAACGTGTCGTAGCCGATGTCAGCAGTTACGATGAAGTCTGGTGCGATGTAGACATTGACGATGTCGCCAGGTCCGAACTCAAGCTCACCGAGGATAGTGTCGATCTGGAATGCCGAGTAACCATCGCTCCACACCTGGCCAGTCTTGAGGTTTGGGCCGTAGCCGTAGATGTTGTTGAACACCTTGGCCTCGCCAGGAATTGAGTTGGCCGTGTCAGACTGCTTCGTGAAGGTGATCGTGTAGACCGATGGTTCGATCATCACGCTTGGCTTTGCGTTCACGTTCGTGGTGAGCGTGTTGATGTTTGCTGGCGTGAATGGAACGGAAAGGTTCAACGTTCCACCAACAGCAACAAACGTACCATTACCATACGCAACGTCGTTGAATGGACGGCCTGAGTAGCGGGTCCATGCGATACCGTCTGGTGACTGTCCGATGTAGCCAGCCGGGCCGACGGCAATGAACTCACCGCCACCGAAGGCGATAGCGCTGAAGTCACCGTCGGTAAAGATGCCGAGGTTAGACCATGTTAGACCGCCGTCAATTGAACGGATGATGGTGCCATTGTCACCTACGGCGATGAACGCATTTGAACCAGCATCGTAGATGATGTCACGCAGCGTCTGCGCCGTGTTGCTTACGATCGGTGTCCATGTAATTCTGTCTAGCGAGCGAATCACCGTTCCACCCTCGCCAACGACGATGATGGCATCATTCGACCAGGTAATTGCATACAGGTTTGCGGATACACCGCTGTCCTGTGTTGCCCAACCCATTGGGTTAAGTAGGTTGACAACCGACGTAATGATGGTGCCGTTGTCACCAACGGCGATAGCGCAGTCGACCAAGTCAGGACCGACGGTGAGGAAGTCAGGGATGATGGTTGATGAGTGCAGATTATAGCTGACGCCAGTATCTTCCATAGTCCACGTGTCACCATCGCTTGTAACAGCGATAGAGCCACCCTCGCCAACGATCATAAGAAGTTCGTTAGGACCTGGTGTGAAGATAGACTGTACGTCTGATGTCCACGTGAGGGCATCGGCTGACGCTGCAACTACGGAGTTAGTGCCAGTGGTAAAGAACGCGTTGTTGCTGAAGATGATGCTCTTCAGCTCTTGAGGGTTGCTGACGATTGTTTCCCACGAATCACCATCTCCAGAAATGGCGATGGTTGATGTTGATGCGTCGGCGAAGTAGTCGAGGCGTGGAATCTTGAAGCCGATCTTACCGTTCCAGTACCACTCACCGACCGTTGCATCTGCCTGCCAGCCTGAAACGCTTCCGAACACCTTGTAGTGTGCCTCATCAGCGCCAATTTCCCACGCAAACTGGTCACCAACATTCCATCCAGTGGTTGTAGGAATGATGGTGAATGCAACGTTGCTGTCCTTGTACGAGCAGCCATCAACGAGGCTGATGACAAGCGGATATCCAGGAAGTGATGAGTTAAGCGTGTAATTACCGCCACCATTGAATGTGAGCGTCCAAGTAGATGCTGCAGTAAGCTCAATAGAGCGGGTGTGAATCTCGATTGCTGGAGAGTCAGTACGTGGTGCACCAGGCGTAAATGTTGGCGCACCAACAAGGCGGATAGGGTTGCTCTTAATGAGCGACCATGTTTCTTCTCCAGCTGCCGGGCCTGCGGTGATTCTATTGAATGGTGAGATGATCCATTCATCACCAAGCTCTGCCGTTTCTTCACCCTCGATTGGGGCAAAGGTGAACGTGAACTGAATACGAATGTCCGGGCCGCTCATCAGCGTGAATGTGTCACCAAAGTTGACAGTTCCAAGAGGAGTGGTGAAGTCATCGAGGTATGAATAGACAGTCAGAACGACAGGCGTAACGCCCTCGTTGTAACCAACGCTGTCGATACCGAAGGTACAGACTGCCTTGAACTCTTCAAAGGTTTCACCGCTTACGTCGATGAGGGTGCCAGCGTCGCTGATGACGTTGTTGTAGACGAGCGATGCATCGTTGCCGCCGAAGGCTGGGATGTTGACGAGGTCGTTTCTGATCCACTGCTTCGAGGAACCGGTGTCGATGATGTCGAACGTGAAGGCACCATGGCTGAGCGTGTAGTCAACCGTGTCCTGAAGGTGGGTGTCGTTGAGGCGAACGTCCGTAATGCCTGGACCGTCCCAACGCTTCTGGTTGAAGACGCCGGTTGTAAGGCCAGGAATTTCCTGAAGATCATCAACACCGCCAACAAACGTCTCAAGGCGTGCTTGTGATGCAAACTTTGGGTTCGAGAAGAGCGGCATAGGCCATGTGACACGAACACCGTCAGAGATGATCTCCTGCCACCAGCTGAAGGTCTCACGCTCACGAACACCAAGCAGCGTGAAGCTGTCTGGCAGAAGGTCGGCTCCCAAGTATGCGCGAGTTGAGTGCAGCTCTGTTACGTTGACGTTGATGGCGTCTGAGAAGATGTACGACTCAGACACAGCACCGCTGACGCTAACCTTGGTGTGATAAGGCTTTACGTCCAGGACGTAGTCAACCAGGCTCTGTAGGTGCCTGCTAGACTGGGCTGCGATGCTGTTAGATGTGGCCATTAGTAGAACTCGTCGGCCTGTTCAGCCGTCGTCTGAGCCTCAACGATAGTGGTTGAGTTGACGGTGATCAATGAGGTCTTGAAGAGATCGGTGAACTCGTAGTTGTTTGCAAGCGCATCATTGAGAACGCTGAAGAAGAGCTCGTTGATCTGTGAGGCACGTGCCGTTGAGTAGATCAGGTTCATCGTAGCGCGCGATTGAGCAGATGATGAGAACCACGAATCCTTCAGCTGATCCTCAGTTGTGCTTGAGGAGATGTTGAGGGCAGTGATGTAGTCAATGATGGTCACTGGGCCGATGTTGATGACGAGCGACGTGTTGAGGATCGTGTTGACGATCGAATCAAGCGCAAGCGCACTGTCAACGAAGATTTGGTCCGACTCGAAGCCGAAGCGAGTGTTCGTGCCGTACTTCTCATCGTAGTTGACACGGGTTTGTGAAGGCAGTGGGTTGCCTGCAACGTCCTCACCGCAGATGGCGTTGGTCAGCGATGCCCACAGCTGGGCAGGAATCTTGTCGGACATGTGCTGGCGAATCAGCTTCCACTCAGTGTGAACGTTCTTCAGCTTAAGCTCTTCAGGATCATCACGAAGAGTGAAGTCACGGAGGAAGCGCAGCTTAAGGGCGTCGGTCTTGGTGACCAGGCGGCTGAGGCCAGAGATTGCGCATGAGTCATACGCAGCACCACCTTCGGCTGCCGTGTCAGACACGAGCCTCGAGAAGATCATGTACGTTGAAGAGCCGTACCTTAGGAGGTTGGCTGCCTGCTCGAGCGACATTGACTTGCTTGTCTCCGGAACGGTCTTGTTCTTTACCCAGAAGTAGTACTTCTTGCCAGCGATGTTGCCGTTTGAGTTGCGGACCGTGCGCTCGGTGTACTGATAGTCCACCTTGTACCAGCTCTGCACCTGGAAATCATCTTCAACCGCTGGGTCAAAGGCGAGATCGGCCGCTGTCGGCTGGTATGGGCGATACAGCGCATAGATCAACGTTCCCTCTGGCTGGGTATTTACGACCTGAGCAACGTTCCCGGAGATCACTACCGTGGCTGGAGCCAGCTGGATGCCGTTAGCGTAGATTGACAGGCGGTTTGCATCGAGCTCATCCTCAGCGGTGAACGTGAACTGGGCGGCCGTGGTACCGTCTGAAACCTGCGTCTGCACGGTGTTGACGAGCTTGATCCACTCGCTCCACTCTGAAGTGTAGCGGGTGACTGAGATTCCGTTTGCAAGCGTCCACGTGTTGGTAGCCTTTGCCATCTCCTTAGCAACGTCGGTCGTGATCGAGATGACAGTAGGCTCGCCAATGTATGGCTGCCACTTGTTGTTTGGGAAGGCGAGGTCGGCGCTGAGGTCTGCCTGAGCAGGAACCTGCCACACCTTCCAACCGTAGTCGAGAAGATCGGCGGTGTCGTTGCTGAAGGCGACGTCTGGAAGGTCAACGATCTTAGTGTAGTTGACGGCTTCACGAACGAAGATGTCATTGTCAGAGTCGATCATGTCGGCGATGACAACGTTTGCGGTGATCAGACCACCAGCGTTGCGGGTGATTCTGACGTTGAGGCCGAACTTCTCAAACGAGAAGACGCGTTCAAGCGCTGGGCTTTCCCAGTCGCTAACTGGAACGTCCTCAAAGAAGCCGAGCTGATCGGACATTCTGAGGTATCCCTGTCCAGTCACGGTGTCAGATGCGTCGCTCAGCGTGATGGCGCCGATACGGTTGCCAAGGGCACCGTCAACTTCAATCGCCTCAACTGACATGGTTGTAAGGTTTGAACCTGGAACCAGTGAAGGAGCGCCTGGAGTTGTTGACGAACCGATGTCGTAGAACAGATCGCCACCGATGACGACCTCACCGACTGGCTTGCTGTTGATGATGTCCCAACCACCGAAGTTGTAGCCAGCGACGATGTTTATGTCGGCAAGGCGGCCAGTATCGACGATCAGGCGGTCGTTCGAGTTGAACACCTTGACAAACGTTGCTGGACCAAAGGCTGGATGTGCGAGACCGTTTGAGCTGCTCGTCTGCGACCAAGCGATTGGCTTGATGGTAACGCTGCGGTTTGCCTGGTAGTAGTTCGTGAAGCCAACCTCACCCGACAGGCGGATGGACTGGTCGATGCTTGAGTCGCCCTCTTGGGCGGCAGCCTGCTCGTTGTACTCTGATGGGTGGTAGTCAGACTCGGTCCACTGGTAGAGATCAACGCTAGCGTATTCTGTGAGTGAACCCCAACGTGACTGACGTGCTTCACGGTTTGTGAACATGAACGCATCGTGGTACGGGATGTAGGCGAGCGTGCTCGTGTCCCACCAGACACGCCCAACTTCCTGCTCATTCCATGGCTTGAGCGTCATGTAGTTAGGGTTGTCAGTTGTCAGCGTGGTGTAGCTGTAGTGGGCTGGATCAACAGGCGTCTGCATGTTGACGAGCTCAAGGGCGAGCGGTTCATGGATGCCGATGGCTGGGTGCCACAGGCTGATCTGCGTTACGAGGTTCTCAGTTGAATAGTCGAACAGCTTGATTGGCGACAGCTTGGTTGGGTTGATCCAAGTGTAGCCTGAAACCGTGTACGTACCAACGGCTGTGACCTTGAGGATATTTGCAGCAACAAGCGATGCACCACCTGGCGTTACACTTGGGTTGAACGCATCACCCGTGTGGTACGTGTTGGCAAGTGGGATGTACTGAGGGAATGGGCCTGTGGCAACCGTTACAAGCTCAGAGACTGGGCGTGCGTCGAAGCGCAGCACCGTACCGAGGTCGTCGATGGTAAACCAACGGGTATCGTCGTACGCCTCGACTTGAACGTAGAGCGGCAGTGCCGAGTATGACAGGTCGTTTGAGGAGTAGAACTGAATGCCAGTGAACTGACGTGTGCAGTCATTAGGAGCGATCTTCACCTCAGGGAAGGTGCGCTCACGTGCATCACCGTAAGTGGCAAGCTTGTACGCCCAGAACTCATCGACAGAAGAGTCGAGGAATGACTTGTAGTTGGTGAAGGCATCGACCGTAAGGTTCGTGCCCTTAGCACCAATCATACCACGCCAGAAGTCAAGCTGCGTCTGATCGCTGATGCCGATGCTGTCGAAGTATGCCTTGTTCTTGTAGCCAATGAGAGCCAGTGCGTGCTGAGCCATCTTCGGCTCATTGAAAGTCTGGCCTGCATCGTAGACCCTGGCGAGAGCGTCAACTGACGATGCTGGGTTTCTGATGATGTCGTTATCGTTCAGGAAGAAGCCGTCAAACGTTGGCTTGCCATCAACACGGTTCTGGCGGTTGAATGACAGATATGCGGTGTTGAGGTATGAACCAAGGAACTGATCGAAGATCGTTGATGACGTTGGATCGTTCGAGAAGTTGCTGTTGAAAAGAATTGCGTGCTCATACTCGTCGATGAAGACGTGAGCTGAGAAGATCGGCGTTGTTGAGTGCGTGATCGTGTTTGGATCGGTACGGATGACGCTGAGCTTGCTGACTGGGATCACGGCGCCGATGACGTCGTAGCATGCCTGCGTGGAAACTGGATCAAGGAACTTCGAGTCAGTGTAGCGGCTCATCAGACCATTTGGAGTGTCAAGGAACAGCTTGTCCATGAATGGGTTGAGGATGATGCCAGTACCAGCGTTCACACCCTGGTAGATGGTGTCGATGAACTTCTCAACCTCGAGCTGCCAGTCAATGTTGCGACCAGTGTCCTGATCGATGACCGCTGAACGTGCAGCGTTGATCTTGAAGCCCTGCTCTTCGAGCTGGTCCACATAGCCATAGATGATGTCAAGCGTGTTCTGCAGACCCGTCACCTGCATTGGCATCGTCGAGGTGGTCGTGCCTGTCGAAGTTGTGTAGCGCTTCCACACCCTTTCTGTGCTGTTCTTATTGAGCGCATAGAAGGTTGTGAATGGACCTGAGTTGTCGAGCACGTTATACTCGATCAGTGGGTGGTATGGGTTGTAGACCTCGATACGGAAAATCCAGTCTGCAGCATCCGTCTTTGGTACGTACAGGCCGGTTGGGTTGAGAACCTTCGTTCCCATCTGTACGAGCTGCACTCGCAGACCAGAAATCCACATGCTCTCAGTCTTCTCTGAGCGCTTGAGAAGCATCTCAAACCCAGTAGATGGAACCTCACCAGATGCCGTGTTGATGACCAGAGAGTCTGGACGAATTAGAGCACCGAGGCGGTGAACAAGGTTGATGTTCCAACCACGGTATGCAAGGGCTGCTGTTGAAACACCAGTGTCGATGTATGAGTAGCGTAGCAGGTTTGTGAACCACTGACCAACGCCCTTGAACACCTTCACCTGACCAGCGATGAACTCAAAGGTCGGCTGGTGCTGGATGTCCGTAACGATTGCAGTTGGGTCTGGGGTTGCGTCAGCAACGCAGCCCTCACAACCAAGGATGCCATACACGAAGTCAGTGCCAACATCTGGAATTTCAGTTGTGACCGTATCAGGTGTGAAGTCGATGTTGATGGTATCACCCATCTCAAATGGGATACCAAAGTCCTCAACGATGATGTTGGTGAAGGTGACTGTTTCATCACCACTGCCGTATGCGAAGGTGAATGGAACACCCTCAAATACGTAAGCGATGTGGTTGCCATCAACCGTGACATCAAACACGGTTGCTGATGGACCCATGGCACCGAGATCACCGACTTGGCCAGTGGATGCCGTGTGAGTTACCTTAAACGATACAACGCTACCAAAGTCTGGTCCCCAGACGATAGAGCCTGGCGCACCCTTGATGCGCTTCTTGGCCTCATCTGGAGTGTAGGTGTTGATGAGGTTGAGGCGCTCTCCATGCATCAGGAACTTCTGAGCAGGCAGCGACGTTACGAGGTTGCGCTCATTGCGGAGGTTCGTGCCAGTTGAAACGTACGTCTCACCCCAGCTTGAGTCAAGGAACTTCAGCGGGAAGAGCTTGAAGTACGTACGCGCGATGCCGTAGTAGTACTCGAGAGACTTCGACCACACGAGCTCAACTGGACCCAAGTCGCCAAACTGGTAGCCAAGATTTGCACCAGGTGGGATCGTGTTCGTCATCGCCTCAGCGGCGAAGAACGAAGATGGAGAAACATATGGTGGCAGCAGAACGTCGGTCGTGGTGTTGACGCTCATCTTCACGCCTGGATTGTAGGCCTTGATGTCAGTCCACATCTGGTCAGACCAGACGCGCGACTGCTCAAACGTAATTGGCGTTGTGTTGACGATGATGGCGCCAGCGGTCGTGATGACCCACGTAGTGCCAGCAAACTGATCGCCGCCAGATACGTTGACGGTCAAACCGGTGACAAGCGTGTCAGCAGTTCTTGACCAGCCACCAGCTGATGCGGTGTACAGGCCGTTGAACTGAGCCGCACCTTGTGCGATGAGAAGAACACGGTCACCGTTCTGAAGCGTGTAACCGTCGATAGTCTGCAGGCCCATGAGCAGGCCAACAGGAGTCGTAGCAACGACCACAGCGCCAGCAGTATTTGAGGTAGCGACAATGTTGTTCTTATAGAGCGAGTCCCAACCAACTGGCTTGTTGACTGATGCTGGGAACAACGTGGTGCCAAGCATCCATGGGTAGACGTCAGGGCGGTCGGTTGACAACGTGTTTGCCTGCGCGCCGAAGTACTCCTTTAGAATCTCAGACCAGCGGGCAGGAACGGTCACAAAGCCAGGGATGGTGGCCTGTGAATAGTTCCAGGTGAACGCGTTTGCGGCGTCATAGTCTGGACCGTAGATGTCGTAGCCGTACTTGGCAGCGAAGATTGCGAGCTCGATCTCAGTGTACGTGTCGGCCTGTGGTGAAGCTGAAACGTCGGCAAGCATGTCAAGGTTCTGCTGCTGGGCAGGGTGAACGCTGTCGTAGAGCTTCTTCTCAATGTTCAGCACGAGGCTGTTGCGAACGTTCTCTGGGCTGAAGGCAATCCAGCGTGAGGCTGGCGGGTCTACTGAGATCACCCAAACGTTGAGTGAATCGTCCCACTGGTAGAGAACGTTTGTTGAACGCTTGTACCAGTACTGACCATTGAGAGCACTAGTTGGTGTATCCTCAGTGTCGAAGGTGACGTCGAACACGGCAAGCGAACCATCAGTGGTCTTGAACCACAGCTGACGAGCATATGGCGTGTTCGTTGGGAATGATGGCGTGGTGGCCATGAAGAAGCCAGCCGTCGTTGAACCGTCTGAGCGCAGCACCGGCGTCTTCGTCAGCTTGGTGTTGAGCTGCTGATCGAAGGTGGCGAGCGTTGATACGTGGCCGTCATGGTGCACGATGACATAGACGTTCATCTCATCATCGAGCTGGATCGTTGGAAGAACTTTTGGCAGCAGACCGATCATAGGAAGGGTTGCTGGCCAGTTGCTTACGAGCGCCGTGGTATCGCTGAACACGGCAGATAGGTTTACATCGGCAGAACGAAGTTGCTCAAAGTATTCTTCAAGCGCAACGATGTCGGCAGCTGATGCGTCAATCGTTGACGTCTCGATCTGTCCAACAGATGCGAGGTAACCAGGAATCTCGTTGATGATGAACTGATCGATGCTCGAGAGAGCGACGTTGTACTGCTGCTCGGCGAACGTAAGGATCGTGAGAGGTGAGATGTCCTGCTCAATGAGCATAGAGGCAAGCAGCGGGAAGTTGCTGCCGAACTCGTGAATCTGACCGCCTAGGCCCTTGTTGAAGTCGAGCGTGCGAGAGTTGTTGTTGCCGAACGAAGAGCCAGTGAAACCATCCTGCCACTTAAGCACTGAACGGCCGTGAGTGATGAAGTCACCAAAGTTGATCTCTTCACGCGTCTGACGGTACATGTTCTGGAACATGCGGGCTGGCGTAAGCCATGCACCAACTGGCTCGACAAGAGCCTGGTCGGCGGCGTAGCCGCCTGGGTAGTTGACGATGCTGCCATCAGGATTTTCCTTGATGTAGCGTGGCGCCAGCTTGTTGTAGGTGTTGAACGTAAACCTATCACCTGCTGAGTATGGCGTGATGCCTGCAGCGATGGTGACGGTGAAGTCATCAACGACGAATGGGGTTCCAACGGTAAGCGTGCCAACATCGCCTGAGCGGGTACCATGAACATCAGCGGTTGTGGCGCTGGTGAAGATGATCGTCCACTGCTGGTTGTCGGTGGTCGTGCTGAGTGGGCCGAACGTAACAGCGCCTGCACTGTCGTCGCTTACGCCTGAGAACAGCGGTGTAGAGGTTGATGGGCCAGTTACGCCTGGTGCCCAGATGGACTGCAGAACTCCGTCAACCTTGTAGTAGTACAGGCGACCGAGATCGTCGGTTGCAGCGCAGCCAAACACGTAGTCGCTGTTGATAGTGGTTGCCACACGACGGCGGAGGACCGAGTCGGTCTCAAAGTTTGGATCTTCAACGTAGTACCAGATACCGCTGGTCGTGCCAGCGTGGGTACCATCGTAGCGATAGAGGTCGAACTGTGGAATCTGGTTGAAGCGCGTCTTTGGCTGGTTGCAGGCGATCGACGTTGTGACGTTCGTTGACACTGCATCAGTTGGGTTTCCTTCACCGTCGATGGCGAAGTTCATGTGCAGGCGGTTGTTGTACTCGATGATCGGGCGGTTTGCCTGCGAGACGTTGCTCAGCGTTACACCAAGGTCAGCGTACTGGTAGATGTCGTCCTTGTGGACCCAGTAGTTGTACAGCTGCCAGTCGTTGACTGGGCTTGGGAGCGTCGTTGAGAGCAGCGTGAATGAAAGGAAGCTTGACAGCGTTACGCCATCCTGAGGGCCGAATGGAACCTTGGTCGTGAGCTCATACGTGTAGCCAGCCTGTGTTCCATTGGTGACGTACACCTTGGTGCCGACGGCGAGGTTGGTGTCGTACATTGCGTCGAACGTGCGAATCCACTGGGTGCCACGAAGTACCGTGTAGATACCGTTTTCAACAGCATCTGCCTGGTTCTTTACTAGGATGCGATCTCCAATCTCCACCTGAACACCGTCGATGTACATGAACGGTGAAAGCGTTGCGACACCGTTTGCTGTGCCCTTGCCGATCAGGCTTGGTGAATCCACTGAGATGAAGATGTCGCTCGTGAAGTACGTGATCTGTACCGTGATAGTGTCACCAGCTGCGAACGGCGTTGTGCCGTTGACGATGTAGAGCTGGCAGAGATCGTAGTCTGGGTTACCCGGTGCGTCGAGTGATGGTGCAACGCCGGTATCCTGGGTCTTGACAACGACCAGCGTCTGCGCGCCTGGCGTGATTGGAATCGTGTTGACGCTCGTATAGACGTTAGCGTCGATATCGCTCGAGATCGTGAAGTTCGTCGTCGACGTGAAGGTGATCGTCAGCGTTTCAGTTGGACGATCGTTGATCTCGAGGTTGATGTTGCGCGTCGTTGCGAGGCGCACTGGCATCTTTTCAAGGTCATTTGGAAGTGGGCGCCCAATGACGTAGTACTCTGGAGAGTTGTCCTGGTTCCAGCTTGGTGGAACATCGTCGATCGCCTGCCCGGTCCAGTAGTAGTTGGCGTAGTTGATGAACTTGTCGTAGTTGATTGGCGGCGAGTAGTTGAATGTCTGCTCTGCCATCCACTCACGCAGGCTGGAGATGTCGACGTCAAGGACCTCCATCTTGTTGATGAAGTCTTCAAACGTGAACACGAACTTCTCTTTGCCGGCTGAGAACGTCAGGCCTGGGACAAGCTCATTTTCCTGGCGTTCAAGGTTTGGCTGCTGGATGTCGTTGTCACCAGCAACTGGCGTACCGATTCGTCCTGAGACGAGAACGCTGTCTTCCTGTGAAACGAAGCGATTGAACAGGTTCTTGACGAGACTGTCAAGCATCTCATTCTTGAGAGTACCTGGAATCAGCTTATTGAAGTCGATGTTTTGGGCCATGATCGCCGTGCACTAGATTGCTGTGGGGTATTTATCCCACAGCAGGTTCGTAGAAAATCACACTTTTAGACGTTCTGACGGAGGACTGTTGACGTCAGGGCTGCGACAATCTCGACATCGCTGATCGTGGCGGCCGACTGCAGGACCTCATCGAGACCTGAGTTGATCGTGAACAGCGAACCGAACGAGTTGACCGAGTATGTCGGAACGATAACTACCGAGGCGATCTGCGTTGGCAGGGCCTGGTGAATCAGGGCGATCAGCTCAGTTGCGTAGAAGGTATCGCCGAAATCCCAGTTCGAAATCTCAAAGTACTGGTTGATGACATTGATGACCTCCTGCTTAACACGCTCTGCTGAGAACGTTGCAGTTGGTGCAAGCACGACCCTGAACTTGGCGCGCAGCGTCTGATCGGCTAGCGAGCCGAAGAGCAGCTTGATCTTGCCTGGGTGCAGAACGACGGTGTCTGACAGCATCTTGTTCTCAAGCAGGTAGCCGTACGACGTGCGAAGGTCGAGAGGGGTTGGAGGCGTTGGTGAAACGCTTGTCAATCCCCTCACGTAGTCCATCACGCTGTTGTAGTAACCGCTAGTGAGGATGAACGTGTCATGGATGTTCGTCACTGATGGATCGATGAGGTTCGAGTCTGGCGTGTAGTGCTGCCACATGAAGTCAAGGCCTTCAGTGATGTTGCAGCCATAGTCACCATCTGGGAGTGTTGTTGATGGAGCTGGAACGTAGAGCTGGCGCACGAGCTGGCGGTTGTCAACAACGTTGCTCGAGACAAAGTTGCCTGCCTCGAAGTTGAATGCACCAGAGAAGCCAGTGATCTCAACTGCCGATGAGTCGTATGCCGACGTATCGTATGGGAAGAGGTCGTAGCCGTTGTCTGCCTGGATGTCGCCGCACTCAACCACGGTATCAACCGTAGGATTGTCAGGGTCGGTTACGTTGATGAGCGTGTACTGGAAGGCGTTGCGCGCAAATGACTCGAACTGAAGAATGTTGTCTGGAGTGCCATCACCGGCCTGCGTGAAGTTCACAGTGTCAGTCGGGATGATCTCAAGCTCGTTAGTGATGACCTCACCGTTCTCATCGTACACGAAGCCGACGCAGTCGTAGATGTCTGCCTTCTTGAGTGGCTGGCCATTCTCGTCGAGGTTCGAACGGAGGATGCGAATCTTGTCGTACAGCGGCTTCAGCGTTTCTGGATCGATAAGCTGCGCGTCGGTGTTGTACCAGAACTTTGTGGTAGGGCTGGATGCAATCACGCGCATATCACGGTTGTAGATATTCCAGCTTGCAACGTTTCCGAAACCGTCGTCAACGCGTGAGATGAGGAACACCCATGCTCCACCGTTGTCGGCTTGATCGAACTGTAGCTGTTGAACGGCGTTAGGACCATCGTTCACACCACCGTTGAAGATGCCATGCGCGTACACGACATCTGAAGGAATGATCTGCCACCAGCCCGTAAGGTTAACGCGTGGAACGTTACCTACACCAAACGTACGGGTAATTGCGTACCAGTCTGATGTTGGGATTGGTGGGTCGTTCAGCGGGAATGCATCATCAAAGAACTCAATGTCAACGACGAAGGCATCGCCGGCCTCAAATGGAGTCGAGCCAGTTGCGATGGCGAAGTCTGTTGGAAGCTCAACGTCGGTCTGCTCTGACCAACGGCCGTTAGCTGTGGTCACAGCGAGCGTGAGGCTGTAATCTGGTAGGCGACCACGAAGGTTGCTAGTGACGGTGAACGTGGTACCGTCTGACGTCATCTCAATAGTGAGCGTCTCAATCTTTGAGATCGTCTGGTTGCGCGCGAGAACGTCGTTGTAGATCACAAACTTGGTTGAGTCAAGACCATTGGCGACGGCTGGAGAACCAGTTGCTGGGCCTGAGATCGTTGGGTTTGCGAGCGTGATGGTGCCATTACCGAATGCCGAGAGGAAGCGGTTGAACTGCAGGCCAAAGTACGTCTGACGTGGGATTGGCTGAAGGCCAGAGCCGGTATCACCTGGTGGGTAGGTGTTGACACCGTCAATCGTGCGTGGAAGGTCTGCGATGTAGAGCTTGCTGTTGCTCTTTGGGTTCAGGATCGGGTCAGGGATCACACCGTGCAGCGTGCTGTTGATCGTGACAGTTGAGAGCGGCTCACCATACCAGTGAGAGTCGAGAGCACCCTGCATGGCGGTCTTCTCAAGGAGGCTACCGTCACCCACCTGCACTGGAGCTGGTGACGTGTCGATGCCGTATGGCGTGACGAAGTTGCCATCGACGTCGTAGTAAATCTTGCGGTTGTCCTCAATGAACTTGCGGCGTGGGTAGCTGATGATACCGGCCGAAGATTCAGACGTTGCCATGATGTGCGTGAGCACGTTGAGGATGGCGTTCGATGAGAGCACTGGCTCAATGAAGCTGTCGATGATGCCCTTGGAACCAGCAGTCGTCTGCACAAGGTTGACGGTGGTGACGAGCTTCATGTTGAGGTCGTCGCCGAAGAGCTTGATGTTCTGGTAGGCGCCTGATGCGTCGTTCCACTCGATGTACTTTGGCTGACCAGCGAACGTACGGTTGATCGTGTTCAGCTTGAGGATCGTTGAGTCCTTGAGCATGAACGTGTTGTAGTCCTGGCCGTTGACCATGCGGTTCTGCGCATAGTAGGTAGAAGGAGCGGACTGACGAACGTGCTCGATCGTCTCAGAGGCAGAGTTGTTCTGCAGGGCTGTCGTGAGCGAGAACGAAAGGTTGAAATTCTGCTGAACGTTCTGAGCGTTCTGGTAGCTGAACGACATTGCCTCGCCGGCGATGCGGTTCTTTGGGATCGTGATGTCCTGGTTCGTTGACGTACGCGTCCACAGCTGGAAGTTTCCAACTGGAACGTCGCTGAAGTTGCCGTCACCGAAGAGGAGCGCGATTTGGTCGTTCTCGAGGGTCTCGACCTCGTACTTCTTGCGACCCTGCTGGTTGTTGAACGCTAGCGTTTGATCGGCAATTGAGTCGACGGCAACCCACTTCTCAGTGATGGTGCCAAGGTCGTCAACGCCATAGACCCAAACGTCAGTGTCGTTGACGTTCGTCTGGTTCAGCACGAGGCGGCGATTTGCAGTTGGCTCAGTGATCGTGTAGTTCGTCAGAACGAGGTTGCCCTGCTTGATGAACATGAGGAAGCCGGTGTAGTCAGAACCATCGCCACGACCGTCAGAAGCATAGACGATGTTGAGCTGTGCGTTGATGTCTGGTGCACGTTCGAACGGACCGTTCGAATCGATGTCGATTGGAACGACCTCCATTGGGAGGGTGTCAGTTGTGCCAGTTGCGTTGAACGAGTACACGCCGTTGCGGAAGGCGTCCTGAGAGTTGTTGAACGTATAGAGCTGCATCAGCACGTCAGCAATCTGGAATGACTTCGATGGCTGACCAAAACGTGAGGTCAGCACGAGGTTCATAACTAGGAAGAACTGTTCTTTCCAGTTGGTGTTGTTCGGGTCGTTCCAGGTGATGGTGACGTTGGCAAGGTTGTTGCCGAGAGAGTCAAACACGGTCTCATTGGTACGAACTGTGTTGATCTTGACGAGGCCGCGTGCTGGAATGTTGCGTGAGGCGGAGTAAGAGATCAGCTTTGCGAGGCGGAGGACTGACTGCTTGCGCTGTGCTGTCGTGATGAAGTTTTCATGGGCCGCCATGTCGGTGCGGTAGGCCATGAGCTCAGCGGCGTAGGCGAACAACTCGAGCAGAGCAACGAGCTCTGACGACTCAATGAAGTCATTGAAGTCTTCAGGGTGGTAAATCTGAAGGTACTGAAGCAGGGATTCCTTGACGGTGTCGTAGTCATAGGAGGTGAAGTTGATCTGCTGGAAGGCAGAATACACCTTGTCCCATGATTCTGCGGCGTACGTGTTGATGATCGTCACTGCGATGTAACCTCTATTCTAAGAACGTCTGTTACGTTGAACTCAACGTACAGCAGATCGGCAAGCGCAAGAATGGCATTGTTGTCGGGAAGTGTCAGCACGCTAAGCGACAGAAGCCTTACTCGAGGGTCGTACTTGAACACCTCAGTTAGGTCATCCTCAATGATCTTCCTTGTCTTCTCGTCATTCGGTTCAAACGTGAGCACAGGGATTCTGGTGCCAAAGTTTGGCATCATAACACGCTCGCCCTTGATCGTATAGATGTGGGTCAGCAAATCCTGCTTCACCAGGTCTATATTGTTGAGGGCAAACGTCTTGTTCTTCAGCCAGTTGGCCGTTGAGAACCCCTTGTAGATGACCTTGCTCATGCCTTCACCACGCCGTTGATTCGATATTTATCGAACTGATAGGCCTTCCAGGTTAGGCTTTCCAGAACGGACCACGCTCTTCCTCAGACTCTGGACGAGTCCAAGGCTCATGACCAGGGACGATTGCTGGGCCTTCGGCCACCTCAGCGCACGATGCCTTAGCTGCAACCTGAGCATTACCAGCCGAACCGCTGTTGAGGTTGATCTTGCCAGCAGATGCAGTGAGAGCGCTACCGCCGTTCAAGTTCATCTTACCGCCCTGCGCATTGAGAGAATCGCCAGCCTTGAGGTTCATGCTGCTCGATGCCGTGGCGTTGAGGCCCTGTCCAGCATTGACATCAATTGACTGGGCAGCGGTGATCTTTAGCGCCTTCTCAGAGTCGATGTCAAAGATACCACACGCTGACATGACGATGCTGTCGTTGGCCTTCACTTGGAATTTAGTCTGTGTGGTCATGCGAATGTCGGCTGTGTCAGCCTTCATGTTGATGCCCTTACCAGCCTCAAGGTTGATGTTGCCGTCAGCGAAAAAGTTGATGTCCTTTCCAGCACGGACGCTGTACGACTGCGCTCCATAGATGTTGACGTGACCATCCTTGTCCATCTCAAACCAGGTGTTGCCAGCTGGGGTGGAGATGTAGATGCGCTCGTTGGCGTCGTCGAGAATGATCTGCGCACCCTCAGCAGTTTTAAGGCGGAGGCGGGCATGGTGTGGATCATCTTGAAGGATGAGCGCATGACGACCCGGTGTTACAAGGCAGTACGTCTGTGGATCAAGGTATGAAGGATCAGCAGGGTTTGCTGCGTATCCTTCGAGGCCATCCTTGTCATCCTTAGCCTGCGCCACCTGGCGTTCATAGGCGCCGCGAGTGATGGCCTCAGACTTTGTGAGCTGGTTTTGGAACTGCTGGCGTAGGTTGTCATACGCTGGCTGGATTGGGTTCAAGTTTCCCTTGCCATCGCCAGCATCGCCCCATGGACCAGCCTTGTTGCTACCGTCAGCGTTGCGGCCAGCGGGCAGTGAGCGGTTGCGGTGGAGGCGTACCGTGGAAGCGAAGTAGCAGCGAGATGCTGGGTTGCCGTTCATGCAGAACACGAGCACGGTTGCTCCAACCTTTGGGATTGCCCAGAAACCGTATGCAGCATGTGAGCTGTTCTTTACGGTTCCTGCGCCAGCGGGGTAGTCAACAGTGAAGCCCATGAATGGCGATGCGTAGTCAGCCCATGGAATCTGGTCGATGTCGAAGTTCTCACCGTCAAGGGCAGGAACCCATGCACGCACACGGCCCATCTGGTCAGGATCAGCAGTAGACACCACTGAACCTTCCATGATGAATGGAACGTTGTCAGGGAAGAAGTCGGCTGGAGTTTGATCCTTACGGTAGATGCGGCTCATTTTGTCTTCGTCGCTGTTGATTTGGTTGGCTCATCCTTCTTCGTCACCGTCTCTGAGGCGATGTATGGAATCATGGAGAGCGTGTGCTGAAAATCTCCATCCTCAAACGTGGTCTTGACGAACAGCACCATGTAAGGGCCATTGAAGAAGAACTCGTCGGTAAAGTACGGAGGCTTATCTGGGCGGTTTGGATCTGATAGATCACGCAGGTAGTCGCCCATGCTGTCGACGTTAGGAGCGAGGATGTTGATCTTGCAGAACACCGGCGAAACTGAAACGTCAGGGCCGGTCATGAACTGATCTGAACCAGGTGGCCCGGCCTTCGTGACGCCTGCAATACGAGGCTGCACGTATTCCGAGTAGTAGAGGCTCTTTGCTGTAGAAATCTTTTGAGCTAGAACGCTGTTGTAGATGTCATCTGGCTCGCCAGTTGCTGCGTTGATTCTGGAAATACCAGTTGCGTCAATGATCGAGCTATGCGGCCCCACACCACCACGCTCGTTGCGGTCGGCAAATTTCTTGATGATGTTCGGGTTGCCACGAATTGTCATGTCGAGCTCGATAGAGCTGATGAAGTGGACGTACGCCATCGTGTTAGTGTATTCCTGCTTCTTCTTGAACGCATCACGCGCTTCATCACTGGTCATGCGCTCGTTCTTCTGTGCTGCTACGTTGTTCTGCTGGTCTTGCGACTGGATAGCAAAGAAGATTGGATCGCTACCACGTAGGTCTGGAACGAAGCTTGTCGTCTTCTTCACTGCGCTCTCAGATGCCTTGTCAACGCTGACAGCCTTCTGCCCCTGCCCGCTTACCGTCTTGAAGCGTGACTGACCGAGGTCTAGGTTTGTGTCAAGGGCAACAGCGCTTTCTGGTAGGTACTCGATCGTCAAGTCCTTGATGTGGCTATTCTTGCCTGTGAAGATGTAGTTGTACGTCATCAGGTTTCTGATCTCGGTAGATGGACCAATGACGGTCTTACCACCAGCAGAAACCGCCGAGGTGTTTGCAGTTTCGTTTCCCTTATCGGTGTTGACCTTTGGTAGATAGTAAGGGAAGACGTCGAAGTGTACGACGTATGAGTTGTCATCGCACGTGACATTGACAGACGTCTTGAACGTTTGTGCCGTGCCAGCCTTTACCTTATCCTCGCTGGCAAGAGCGAGGAATTCTGTTGAGCTTTCAAGGATTGACTTGATCGCATCTGTGATGGTGACGGTCTGTGAGAACGACATCTGCGTGTACTCGCCTTCGTCCTTCAGCTTAACAGAATCGAAGGCGGCGGCTGCTGCATCCCTTGTGGCACCAGCCTGTTCAGCCGCAAGGAAAATCTGTTCCTTGTTCTTTGAACGGGCGGCCGTGGTAATTGGGAATTTTTCCCACGTGCTAGGCACTGTGATCATGTACTGCACCAGCTTTCCAGCCTTTGCGTTGGCGTTGGTCTGCAGCGCAGAGTTTGTGTACTTCTTGAAGAACGTCATCGACTGAACGTTGAGGCGCCTTTCAAGCGCCGACACCAATCCACCAACTGTCGATGAACTTCCCTTTGAAGAGATCGATGTCACCTTGCCCAGGCTGTTCATGATCTCCATTGCGCCACCACGCTGAGGAGCGCTCTCAGTTTCCATGAAGTCAATCTCAAACGTGGTACCACGATGGTCAAGCTTGAACCCCATGGTCAGCAGCATCATTGGAATGAAGCACGTAGAGATGGTCTCAGTTGTGCCATCGTCCTTGTGGCCAGTGAAGATGATGGTCAGAAGGAAGAACGCCGATGAGCGCGTGGTCTGCAGCTTGTTGCGGAACGTCTCCATCAACAGGTTGAAGAACGACATGCCAGTCGTGTCGATCAGCTGCATGTGAGTTGCGCTGACTGGAACCGTAGGGTTGTTCGAAGAGCCTGACCCATACACGTGCTCCATGTCCAGCTTCGTGATGGAGTACTGTGAGAAGCGGCGCGTGTCTACGAGAAGGTAGGCGGTCTGGCCATTGACGGTGAACGCATCGCCAGGACGCTTCACCGTCTTTGAGGCTGCCAGCAAGGGAGAGGCACTGGTAACCGGACCCCCACGCCCACCCTTGTAGTTGCCGATCATCTCTCTAAGCGACTGAGTTGTCGATGAGAGAGTAAGAAGGAACTGGTAAGAGTAGGAACGATATGCGTCTAGGGGGTTCTTGTATTCGTTTAGGAGTTGTGATTGGTTAATTGTCGTCATGTGATGATTGGAGCAATGACCGTCACTGCCTCGCGCGTTGAGTCCTCACCGCCCTTCTTCGTTCCAAGCAACAGCGTTAGGCGCTCCTGCGTTGGGATAAGAAGGAGGCGACCTGCCACGATCTCGGTGAATGGATCGAGGATGTTGTTGTACTGAGCGAGGAACCACCAGTAGCGTGGTTCCTGGTAAAACACTGAGGCAATGAGGTCGAGGCGCTGCTCATAGAAGTTCTCTACAGCGTAGACGATGTCAGAATCATCACGCGGAAAATTGCTGCGCTCCCACCACTCAAGCATGTCATTACCACGCTCAGTCACACCACCAGCCACATAGCGAGAGTAGCGGTTGTAGAGGCTGTTCGTGTTGTTGTTAGACGTCGGCGTCTTAGTTTTGACGGTGTTTGCCATATCAGCCTCCACCCAAGTTCTTTACGGTGTTGGAGATGGCAGCGCTGCCCTTCTGAACAACGCTCTTCTGAGCCGTTGAGATGTTGCCACTTGCCACCGTGTTTGCGGCATTGCTTGCTGCCACTCGCTGCTCTTGTGTTGTTGCTGCCACCTCTGATGGATCGATTGCCGAAGCGTTGCCTGACGTTGCGCTTGGTGCTGTCTTACTGTTCTGTGGGCTTGATGTGCTTGACTGGTATGCAGTTGGCAACTCACCACGACGGAAAGCCTTGAGGTCGAACGAGCTGAACTCGCGCGGCGACCAAGCTTCCTTTAGCGTGAGTGTCACGTTGACGAGCACTGGAAACGGAACTGGTGGTGAGTCGTTCGTTTGAATGTAGTCGATGTCGTTAGGCCAGTTCCACTGGTAGCTTGCAAGAACTACCTTCACTGGACCAATCACGTGAGGACCATATCCGCTGAGCGTCAGTACAGGTGGCGGAGCGCCGAGGTACTGAGACGTCTCTGGATCGTTTGCGGTTCCCTGACCGTAGTACGGCATCACCCATGAGCGAAGCAGGTTTACCTTGTCGAGGTTCTTCGTGGCCTCACTTGCAGTGCGGCTAACGAGCTTGACTGTTACCTGCCACTCACGGTTGCCAGTGCCACGGTACTTAAGGATTGAACCAGGGTGCTGGAGCGGGTTGAACTCATCGTACTGAGCTGACTGTGCTTCACCAATTTCTGGCATTGCCTCGAACGTGATCATCTCACCATCTACCTGAGAGATGAGCGTGACTTTGTAAATCTGCGTGTTGTCGTCATGTGGCTCAAAGCGTGTCGTCGACGCTGGCGTAGAGTTCGTTGGCGCTGCACCAATGTCTGCGACCTTTGCGGCTGCGGCGATGCCCTGCGGCGTGCTGCCAACAGCAGTTGCCACCATTCTTCCATTTACTTGGGTGACGTCTACCTTGTTGGTGAGCGCTTTGAGACCAGCCGCACTTCCTTGGGCGATCACCTTGTTGGCGAGCTCAACCGTCTGCTGACCCTGAGTTGGGATCGTGTAGTTCGTTGTGGCCTGCGAGTTCTGAACGTCAACTGTCGTTGCTGGTGATCCAGCTGGTGCGTTGCCTTTCTTAGGAACGTATGTTGATCCAGGGCCCACAGCTTACTCCTTGATGGCAGCTGCGATCTTGTCGAACAGCTTCTTTGCGAGGGCCGGCTTGTGCTCAAGCCCGACGATCTTCGTGAACTCAGGCAGATAGCCAAGCTCAACAGCACGGCGTGCAATTGATCCAGATACGGCGCTGACATCGACGTCACCGCTCTTCTTCATCTTCTTCAGCACGCCATCACCATCTTCACCTGTGCGGGCTAGCGTGATCTTGTAGTGCTTGATCGGCTTCTCGCCGTCCTTGAAGTAACCGTTGAGGATGCGAAGGTAGTCCTCAGCACGGTCCTCGCCGGCGGCGACTGCAATCGGCTCATAACCTGCCTCGCGCAGCTGCGCAAATGCAGCAAAGGCGTTAGGTGCGGTTGAAAAGTTAACCCCATTTGCCAGGCCGGAGGCCTTCATAAATATCTGACGATCATGGGCCGAAAGAGGATTACGCTGTTTGTCAGCGTCCGACTTGCTACCACCAATGATGACAACCGCAGGAGCAGCCTCCAGACCAAGCGCTGGATTCTTTCGAATGAACTTCTTGACCTGATCGACCACAGCATAGTGACCCTTCGTTGGAGGGTTGAAGCGTCCAATGACGACGGCAACCTTCTTTGAACCTACAGGAGGAAGTTCCTTTTTAGGTTCAGCTTTCGATTTTGGGGTTGAGCTCATTGAGAATCCTGACGTTGCGTTGTCGAGCAAGGTATTTATCAATCAGGGTAGCTTCACCGGACAGTAGTTTTCCAGCCAGCGGTATGGTGTATAATGCACTCTATCTCCTGGCGTCAACGTCCTGGAGACATAGTTTGAAAATCAAAAGAGCCAAAAGTACTTCTACTGAAGGCCACTACGTACGAAATGCTGATCTCCTACCTGCCGTAATTGAAGCTAAGAAGCTTGGCAAGGTAACCGAGAAGCTCATCAAGATGATCTGGATGATTGCTGAGCGGTACTCCCATAAGGGCAACTTTATCGGGTATTCGTACCGTGAGGATATGGTGGCGTCTGCTGTCACGAACCTCTGCAACAATGCGCTGAAGTTCGATCCAGAAAAGTCAAGCAATCCATTTGCTTACTATACGACGGGCATCTACCACTCATTCCTCCAGTACATGGCGGAAGAGAAGAACCATCGCAAAATCAGGGACACGCTCCTCGTAGAGTCGGGTTTCAACCCATCGTATGGCTTCGAGAATGCTGGAAAGCAGGCCGAAGATTCAACGATCAACATGTCAGACGATACGGTGATCAGCGGTGAAAACCACCTCGAGACTGAGGGTTCTGTTCTCACAATGCCAGAGACCCATGCTGGTGCGCCTGTTGCTCCAGTCCGCAACCCATCGTATGGTCAACAGCAGTTCTCCATGATGGATCCTGGCAAGCCAGGCGATAAGCGTCTGAGCCGCTTCAAGGACATGAACCCAGGTCCAGTGAAGGTCTACAAGCCGAGTGAGTACGAGTACGATCCGATCACTAAGCAGTTGACCATCAAACCAAAACCACCAGAAGAGCCGAAGGTGGAAGCGCCTCCTAAAAAGAAGGCGAAGAAGGTGGTCAAGAAGCCGCTCAAGAAGGTTGCCAAGAAAAAGGCAAAGAAGCAAGCCAAGAGGAAGTAGCCGTGTCGCTAAAGAAAGTAGCGATGTTCACGGATATTCACTTCGGCAAGAAGAACAATTCCGTGCAACACAACCAGGATTGCCTGGACTTTGTGCGTTGGTTCTGCGCAAACGTGCGCAAGGACCCAGAGATTTCACGCGTCGTCTTCATGGGCGACTGGTTTGAGAACCGCAACTCAGTCAACGTGATGACGCTCAACTGCGCCCATGAGGCGCTCATTGAGCTGAACTCGCTTGGCCTGCCCGTGTACATCATCATCGGCAACCACGACCTCTATCACCGTGAGAACCGCAGCGTCTACTCGACGAAGGTTTTCGGTGAGTTCAAGAACATCAACCTCGTGAACGATCCTATTGTCATTGAGGACAAGCTGCTGCTCGCACCGTTCATGTTCAAGGACGAGTACGCCGATCTCGTGAAGCACACGAACCTTCCATATTGGATGGGTCACTTCGAGTTCCGCAACTTCGTCGTCACGGGTTCAGACCGCCGTATGGAGCACGGCCCTGAGCACACGATGTTTGCAGGACCGACGTACATCTTCTCAGGCCACTTCCACAAGCGTCAGGCCTGCGACAACGTCGTGTACATCGGCAACTGCTTCCCAATGGACTACGGCGATGCATGGGACGACGAGCGTGGCATGTGCGTCCTCAACACAGAGACTGATGAGGTTGACTTCATCGACTGGGAAGACTGTCCGAAGTACCGCAAGGTGAAGCTGTCGGCCATCTTCGACGGTTCCATGCTTGAGTTCCCAGAGAAATGTCGAGTGCGCTGCATCATCGACGCTGAGATTGGTTACTCAGATGCGCAGGCGCTGCGTGATGAGATGACGAAGGAGTTAAACCTTCGTGAGTTCTCTCTTGAGGAGAACCTCTACGAGCGTCGTGATGCGCTGACTGAAGGTGAGAGCATTGAGGACTTCGACCTCACATCACTGAACGACGCCGTTGTTGGCATGCTGCAAGCTGGCGTGACCGGCACCAGCACCATCGACCCATCCCGTTTGATTGACATCTACCAGAGACTATGAGCACACCACTAACCTTCAAGTGGATGGAAATCCGCAACTTCCTTTCCTTCGGCAACATCCTCACGAGGATCGACCTAAGCGGCAAGGGATCAACGCTCATCATTGGTGAGAACCTCGACACTGGCTCCAACAACGGGGCTGGCAAGACGACGATCATCAATGCGATCTGCTACGCCATCTACAACAAGCCGTTCGACAACATTGGTCTGCAGAAGCTGATCAACTCTACCAACGCCACCAAGAACACAATGATGGAGGTGAAGCTCTGCTTCACGAAGGGTGATGACGAGTACATCGTTCACCGTAAGCGTGGTGAGGAGTACAACATCTACATCCAGATGAACAACGACTTCATCACGCTTGACTCGGTTGCCGAGAATGACAAGCTGATTGAGGAGATCGTTGGCATCTCGTACGAGCTCTTCACGAAGATCGTGGTGTTCTCGGGCAACTCGGTTCCATTCCTCATGATGCCTGTTTCTCAGCAGCGCAACCAGATCGAAGAGCTCTTCAACATCACGCTGCTATCTGAAAAGGCCGTGAAGCTGAAGGAGATGATCCGCAACACTGATGGCTCGATCGCCATCCAGGAAGCCGTCATCAAGGAACAGGAAGCACAAGCTCAGGTCTTCAATAAGCAGCTTGAGGCTGCCAAGGGCCGTGTTGAGAAGTGGGAACGTGACCGTGAAACACAGATTGTCAGCCTGAAGAGCTCGCTCGAGCTGTCTGAGACGGTAGACTTCGAGGTCGAGAAGGGCCTGCACACGTTCATCGTTGAGCAGATCAAGGAGATTGACAAGCTCGGTAGCAAGATCAGCGCCACTCGCAAGGACTGGGTTGCACAACAGACAGAGGTTAAGAAGCTCTCTGATGAGCTGACGCACCTCAAGGATGATCAGTGCCCATACTGCCTGCAGAAATACGCTGGCGCACAGGAAAAGCTGGCTGCCAAGGAGCAGCTGCTCGTCAACAAGTCTCTCAAGGTCGATGAGCTGAAGGCAGCGCTTGACGCTCTCGAGGATGAGAGGCGTGGCGCCGAGGCACAGCGTGATGAGGCCAAGGGCATCACCAAGTACAAGAACCTTGCTGAGGCCATGGCAGCTGAGACGTCTGCAACGACCGCACAGCAGCGCATCAATGAGCTGGCGGCGGCCGAGAATCCACATGAGGACGCCTACGAGGCGCTCAAGAACCAGGCCGTCAAGAAGATTTCGTATGAGGAGCTTGACCACCTGAAGAAGGAGGCCGACCATCAGCAGTTCCTGCTCAAGCTGCTCACCGACAAGAACTCCTTCATCCGCCGTAGGATCATCAACAGGACGATTCCATTCCTAAATAATCGGTTGATCCATTACACCAAGGAGCTTGGTCTGCCGCACATCGTCAAGTTCGACGATGATATGAGCTGCACCGTCGCTGAGATGGGACGTGAGCTTGACTTCGGCAACCTGTCCAGCGGTGAAAAGAAGCGCGTCAACCTCTCACTCTCGCTGGCGTTCCGTGACGTGCTGCACCACCTGCACTCTCGCGTCAACTGCCTGTTCATCGACGAGATCGATGCATCGCTTGATGCACCAGGTGTCGAGAGCGTCTTCAAGCTGTTGAAGACTAAGTCACGTGATGAGGACCTTGCGCTGTGGATCATCTCGCACCGCCCAGAGGCAGTCGGCCGCTTCGATCACTCATTGTTGATCCGCAAGCAGCACGGCTTCTCGAGGGTGGTTGGACAAGAAGAGCTAGAGGAAGCCGCATGACCAACAGAACCATCAAGCAGCGAGCAGATGATGCCAAGCGCATGATCGCAGATGCAACCGCTGCACTTGCTGCAGTTCAGGCCGAGTGCACCCACCCAAAGGAAGGGTTGAGCATCACACCACGCTCCAACACTGGCAACTACGACCCATCTGCCGACAGCTACTGGAAAGAGTTTGACTGCACGTTGTGCGGCAAGCGCTGGACGGAGGACCAATGAAGATTTTGATTCAAAAGCTCGACGAGAAAAACCGCAACGGCCGTGTCTACACGACCGCAGCAATGACTGAAGCCGTGTCACTCGTGAAGGGCGCAATACATGGAACGATCGGCGATCGTGATTTCAAGCAGCCGATCAACCTCCTTGAGGTTTCCCATGCTGTCAACAACCTTCGTGTTGAAGATGGATACCTCGTCGGTGACATGACGGTTCTCAAGACACCAGGTGGTGAGACGCTGAAGCAGCTCATGGACGCCGGTGAGATCGTCTTCCGTCCAATGGGAACTGGTAAGATTGACAAGGATGGCAATGTTTCCGAGTTTTCGTTCCTCGGTATCAGCGCTCTGTCCAAGGACATGGCTGCATGACAAATGAAAGGCTTAATGAGCTTTTGACTGAGGCTGCGAAAATAGTATTCGGCCCAGTCAAATCTCTCGATCATAATGGACTTACTACTGATGAGAATCGACTCATCAATGATGCGTGCATTGTGTTTGGTAAACACAAAAACGCCCTTCTAGATAAGGAGCCAAAATGAGACCGGGTGGCGGTAAAGCGAAAGGTAACGGCTTCGAATCGACTGTTGCTAAGATTCTAGGTGCTGCGCTACCACCGTTGAAGTTCATCAGAACGCAGGGTTCTGGTGCCAGGGTTGGTGGCAAGAACTTCGATACTATCGGGCAGATGTTCGGTGCAGATGCACTGAAGTTGTTCGTTGGCGACGTCGTTCCTGTGAACGAGCGTGAAGCGGGTGTGAAATTCAAGTGGGGCATCGAAACAAAGTTCTACAAAACCCCCGATCCATTTCCATCTCTTCTCAACGGTAAGGCCAACATCTATAAGTGGATGAGGGAAGCCGAAGAAGATTCTGCAAAGGTAGGTAAGCAGCCACTCCTGATCTTCAAGTGGAACAACACCCCGATTTACTGCGCAACATCAGCCTGGATCAACTTACCATACTCGAATGATGTGTGTCGCATGATGCATGTTTATGCAGATGATGCAACAAAACCAAATGGTGTTCGGATTGCGCTGCTTGAAGATATGCTCAAGTTCAAAGAATTTTGGTACGATGGTACCCCAATCGAAAATAAGGAAAATACAAATGAACCTCAAGAAAGCCAAAGCCCTCCGCATGTTGGTCCGTCAGATGGTGAAGAAGGACTTGATCAAGGAGCCTTGGACCCGCTACGGAACGGTCAAGCAGGGTGATCGTGAGATCAAGACCGGCAAGTTCGACGAAAGCGGCGTAGAGATCGTTCATCACGTTGCCCGCAATGCCCGTGTGATCGACCCGATGTCTCCACGTGGTGTCTACCTGCGCATGAAGAAGGCAGGTCCACAGGCAGTTCTCGCCGGCAAGGCCTGATGATAGAATAGCGGCATGATTGAAGTCCAACCCCCAAACCAGGTCGATGGCCACTACAACTCTTGGCCAAAGGTTTTTCTCGGCGGTTCCATTGAGATGGACACCGCCGAGCGTTGGCAAGATCGGGTAAAGGCCGCGTGTCTCAACGAGAGCGTGGTGTTCTTCAATCCCCGGCGTGATGACTGGGACAGCAGCATCAAGCAGTCCATGTCGGATCCTCGTTTCTCCGAGCAGGTGAACTGGGAACTGGACAATCTCATCTACACCTGTGACATCGCCGCATTCTACTTCGATCCCAACACCAAGTCTCCGATCACGTTGATGGAGCTTGGCTACATCGCTGGGATGGGAAACTCCAGGCCACTCACGATCGTGTGTTGCCCTCAGGGCTTCTGGCGCAGGGGCAATGTCGAGATCATCTGCGATCGTGCGACCATTGGGCTCGTTGACAACTTCGACGACTTCATTACCTACATTCGTGCATTGGCAAAACACCATGGGCTACCACCTAGCGCAGATTCCACGCGGTGAGTTCGGAAAACCATCGAAGATTCGTGAAGAGCTCGAAGAGCTAGAAGATGCCATAGCACAGGGCAACAGGATCATGGCAGCCTGTGAGCTCGCCGACATCATCGGCGCCGCAAAGGGTGTTGCAGAGACAATGGGATTCACGCTTGAAGACCTCTTGAAGATGCAAGAGGTAACTGAACGAGCCTTCAAAGACGGCACCCGCCAACCACGAACATGAATTATCAACGCATCGCCGACGCTATCAAGTTCTACGAGAAGCTCGGCTACAAATACGTGGACACCCCATGGGTAGTTCACCAGCACATAAAGGCCGTCACCTTTCCAGGCACGCTTGAGAAGTGCCACGGTGGGTATCTCGTTGGTTCGGCAGAGCAGGGCTTTATCGACCTCATGGTGAACCGAAAGATCAAGCCTGGAAAGTATGTCTCGGCCGGTCCGTGCTTTCGCTTCGACGATGTGGTGAAGTCAGTTCACCATCACCCATACTTTTTCAAGGTAGAGTTGTGTGAGTACGGCACCATCGACTTCTCTCACGTGCTGTATGATGCCCACGCGTTTCTCGGTGGTACTGAGGTGAACACCCTCGACGGCATTGACCTCGAGCTTGGTGGCCTTGAGATCGGCAGCTACGGCTACCGTGTCTACTCTGGCTTTGAGTGGGCATATGGGACTGGTCTCGCAGAACCTCGCTACTCTGAGGCTCTCGCTCGTTCATGCTGACGTTCTACCCTGTCAACATTGAAAAAGAGCTTGATCGTTCAAACCCATTGTACGTCGGCAACTTCTTCGCCCTCAAGGGAATGTGGTGGCGCAAGCGTAAGCAGCGCCAAGGCCTCATCATCTCTATCGCCCTTGCCTGGTACCGCATCGTCAAGAACCATCCTGGAGCTGAGGGCTTTGTCGAGCGTGAGACCTTCATCACGAACCTCACACGCCAGGTAAAGGACGCTAAGGTAATCCTTGAGCGCTTCTTTACTGTCAAGAGAGTCGGCTACTACTTCGACAGCAACAAGCGCTCTCCATCCATCATCACGCCACGCCGCCTCAACCGTAAGATGTGGCACGCCATCGCCGCCATCAGTGATGACGTGGTGTTTGAACCTGGGCTGGCGCCGACGTGCAAGAAGCTTACAATGAGCAGCGTTCACGTGCAGCCAGGAAAGGCTACATGGGTTGTTGCGGAGCTTAAGAGAACTGGTCGAGACGATCTCATCGCTCCAGTGGAGTGGCTCTGTAAGCAGCAGTCACCAATCACCTTTTACTTTGAGCCAGCTGGCACCCTCATGGCGAGGGACAAGTCCATCTGGCCCATTCGTTCCATCGAGATGTGGCCAAGCTGGCTGCGTCGTGAGATGTTTGGGGCGTCCGTCGACATTGACAACGCCTACCTTCAATTTGTCGTGCAGCGGCTCGAGAAGAAGTATGCGAGCAATCCTCGCCGCCTCGAGCTGAAATACCCCGAGCTGCTGCGCGCCAATAGAAACAAGACCGCCTTCCGCCTTGAGCTGTGCAGAACTCTCGGGCTTGAGCCGTCAGATGACAACATTGACAAGGTGAAGAAGATCATCATGGCCTTGGCCAATGGTTCAAACATCTCACCGACGATGATGACGAACGGCTCTGGTCGTTCGGAGGCAGTGCGCCTCGTTCATGAGGCCTGCCCTGACATGACGCCATCTGAACGGCTAGTTGTTGGTGGCCGGCTATCCGTAGTTGCCCGCCAATTCGCTGCAGCACGTCGAGACCTTTGTTTGTTTGCCGGCAAGAGGCCGACAAAGCAAAACCAGAAGGACATCTTCAGGCAGTACTTTTCGTGGGAGCGCGAGGCACGCTACAAGATTTGGGAAGCATCAGGCAAGACTGGACTGATGCTCCATGATGGAATTGACGGTGTGAAAACCGATCTGGCTCCAGAAGAATTGAGCCACCACATTACACGAGAGACATCTATTCGAGTCTCTGTTGACTAGGTGCCCTTGAAAGTGTTTGAATTCCGGGCTCGATCAGTAGACTGGGAACATTGACTTTGCGGCGATCTTGAGACGTTCGTTGATGAAGTCAACTGCCATCTCTCTCTCCGCCTGCGTCATCTGTAGCACCGTGTGGTATGGCCACGCGCCTCTTGAGAAGTAGGAAATATCCTGTGCTGACTTGATGATCGCTCTAACTTCTGAACCCATTCTGACGGTGAAGGCGCCGACCGCCTTCATGTCGCCAGCCATGATCATTCGGTGAAGAAAGACACCGGGTTGATTGGAATTTCTACGCTGAACTTTTCACCGCAGTCACGGCAGACCAGCGGCGCGAGTAGGTCTGAACCCCAGCTGTTCACGTTCTCAAGCTTTGCAGCGATCTTACCAACTGCGGTCGTTGGAATTGCGCTGATCCATTCCTTGATCATCTCACGGTCGTTCAGACCGTTGACCGACTCAATCACGCCTAGAAGAAGCATGACGAGGTTCTTCTGCTGATCCTCAACCGTCACTTCCTGCTTGTTCTCATTTTCCCTGATCAGGTCGATGACCTGCTGGTACTTGTTAGGGCGCAGTCTCACGTTGTAGGTTCGATCAGCCACCACCACATCTACTGAGTAGACGCTGTTGATCGTCGTTGGGTCAAGCAGCTTCATCGCATTGATCAGGTTGTCAATGTTCGATGTGTAGTTGTGGTCCTTGGCCTCAGCGCACGTGTGCTTTGCCACAAACTCGTACGAAGGTCCGTACGTGACCGTGCGCAGCATCATCATGATGGCGTCTACGTCCTTTGACAGAAGTTCGGATGGCTTAAGCACCCCGTCGACGCAGCGGCTGAAGACTGTGTTGATTGCAGCACCACTGAACAGCTGATCAGGGTTCTTCATGTTGATCTCATCGAGGGCTGACATCGGGCGGACGTGAATTTCGCCGTTAGAGATGTTGTCAGCCAGCTCTCCATTCCGGTAGAAAAGTCCCCTCGAAGGCAGCTGGAACACGCGTCCCGGTAGCTTTAGCCCTTCAAGGAGTGGGTTTGGTGTCTGGGACATCCGATTCTCCTGTATGTGTTCTGGGTATGTCGGCAGGTTGGATAAATATGCCTATCGCTTATTTAGCGATCGGAGATACCTTCCCGGGGACACATGGCCGAGCGTGATCAACAAATCCAAGAAGTTCTAGATGCTGTCAGGCGCCTTCTGACCGACTCATCTAAGAGCGCACCAAAGCCAAGAGGCGGTTACAAGGCAATCAGCGCCGCCGAGGCCAAGCTTGCCAAGGAAACTAAGCGCCTTGAAGAAGCCACTGGCGATCTGGCTGACATCTATGAGCAGGCTGCCAAAACTCAGAAGACGCAGCTTGTAAAGCAGGAAGACACCAACACCCTAGTTGAGACTGCAAATCAAGAATACGTTGACACCCTCTCGCGTGCCAAGAAAGCGCTGCGCAGTTCATCTGTCGCCTTCAGCGCTCTTGAGCGTGAGGTCGAAGAGATGTCGCACAAGTCGGTGCCAGATCAGATCGAGTACCTCAGAAACTACTCGTCATCGGTCAAGAGCCTCACTAATGATCTCAGCAAGCAGGCACGCAGCTCATCAATGCTGAGCGCTGCAATGATCGCTGGTAGCCAGGAGATCGAGAAGGGTTCCATCGAATACCAGGAAATGATCAACGACCTGCAGAAGGCAGCAGGCTCTCTCAACAAGGGGCTGCTTAAGTCGCTTGGTGCATGGGATGAAACCACAAACAGCGTGAAGGGCGGTCTCAACAAGAACACCTTCGCTGGTCTGCGTCTTGTTGCTGGTGAAACTGAGGTGGTGCTTAACGAGGCGCTCAAGGGCTTGAACGTTGGTTCGTTCGGCGATCTCGCATCACTGGAGAAAGAAGCCCTTGAGAAGATGCTGAGTGACAACACCGAGACCCAGCAGGCAGTCAAGAAAAAGACCATTGAGGCCATCGCCAAGATGGCAAACATGGGCTACGACGTAGGCGAGGGCATTATAAAGAATGGCAAGGTCGATCATTCCGAGATCGAAGCGCTTCATTCTAAAGACAATATGGCCAAGCTCGCTAAGGCCATTGAAAACCTTGCTGAGATTCAGAAGCAGAACAAAAAGTTCTCAGGCAGCGCAGACTCAACTGCCAATGCCGCTAACAGCCCATTTGCAAAGACCATCTACAGCATCAAGGGGCTTAACACCTCTCTTGATAACGCTAAGTCGCGTGGTGAGAAGATGGGTGTTCTGTTCCGCTATTTCGGTAAGAACCTCTTCGCAGCCGGCGCCGCAGCTGCCCACTTCGCCAAGTTCAAGGAGGCGATCAAGCAGGGCTGGCAGGAGATGGTGTCGTTCAACACTGAGGGTATTCCGGCGAGCTTTGCTGGTGTTCAGCTAGCAAGCATGCGCCTCGGCATGAGCTTTGAAGAAACTGTCAAGTTCATGCGTGAGAACAAGAACACGATGGCCATCTACGGTGATGGCTTTGGCAAGCTGTCATCACAGCTTGGTGGAACGTTCCGCACTTTCGGCTACAACATGAAGCAGGCCTCAGCGATCATTCCTGAGGCAGTTGATAGCGCAATCGGTGCAGGTGTCAACATCCGCAACGGCGATGCTCTCAATGCGTTCATTGATGATTCAATGAAGTCGTTCAGCAGAGTTCGTGGCGTTCTCGACGTTACTGCTGAGCAGTACATGCGCCTCAACGCACAGCTTCTCAGCTCGGCCGACATTCAGGGCTCTCTCGTTGGTCTTAGCCAGCAGCAGGCAGTTGCATACTCGAGAGACCTAGTTGCTGAGCGTGATCGCTATGCCGTAATGCTTGGTTCAACTGAGGCCGCAAACGATCTGTTGAAGGCGCAGCAGCGCGCCGCAAGAGCGGGCGTTGTACAGCGCATGCGTGAAGGCGCAATGACCATGGTTGCAGCAAAGCAGGCAGGCCTTAGCGATGAGCAGGCGATGGCCGCAATGCGTATCAGGGCCAAGGGCAGAACGGCAAGCGCCGCAGAGCAAACTCAGCTGCAGCAAATCTACGGTCAGATCGGTGTTGCTCGTGAACAGCAGATTCGCAACGCTCAAGAGACAGGTGGAACAGGCGCACAGCAGGGCGTTGAAGCCCTGTGGGAGCGCTTGACAACAGGCGCTGAAGATCAGATCGAAGCTGGCATGAAGATCTATGGTCGTGAGCGTTCTGGTGCCGTGGCAACAGACGCTGATCTCGCAAGGTCTGGAAAGGCCGCCGAGGGTTCAGCCTTCGTTGCAGGCTTGAGCCAAATCTTCAACCAAATTTCTTCGGTGCTTAACAACTCATTCGTTGCCGCCGTCACATCTGGCACGGCCGCACTTGCCGCCCTCACCATCAGCGCCTTCTCGGCATCACGTTCTCTTGGTCTAATGGGAGGCGGAAGCATCCTAGGTGGCGCCAAGAGGCTCGGCGGCAGAGTTCTAGGTGGTGCAGCAGGAACCCTTGCACGTGGTGGCAGGGCCGTTCTTAGCGGGGCCGGTTCTCTTTTGGGTCGTGGCGGTGGAATGTTGGCTCGTGGCGCTGGTGCGCTGACAACTGGTGCAGCTGGAACGGCAGCAGGTGTTCTTGGTGCTGGAGCTGCTGGATATGGTCTAGGAACCCTCATTGAGAAGAAGACTGGCATTGGCAGCAAGATAGGTCTCGGTCTCTATGATTGGCTGCATGGTGACGAAGAGAAGGCAAGACAGGTCGCCGAAGAAAAGGCGATGCAGGAAGCAGTGGCCAGAGGTAGAGCTGCTCGCGCCGCTCGTGAGGCGGCATCAGTTCAACCTGCCGCAATTCGTCCTCCTTCGGTCACTCAACCAGGCCAGTCAACCACCGAGGAAGCAGTAAATAACCTGTCTGGTACCACCAGTTCCGATGAATCAGGAAACAAGAGCATGACCGTTCAGGATATGACGGCTCATGACTACCTGTCCTCAATCGCCGACAACATGGTCCAGGCGGTGAAGCTGCTCCAAGCAATGGCCGCCGCAGGTAATGAAGCACCGCTGAATGAGGTCGCTTCACGCATGCGCTCTGAGCCATCGAGACAGGTTCCAACGGCTAACTCATTCATTACTGGTCGTCAGACGGCCAGCTAACATAGGATAATTCATGGCCACCTGGCAAAATTACTGGCGCATCATTACACCAGCATCTCGCAAGGAGATGTACAAGCGCCCATCCGTCAACCTCGACGACGGCATGGACCTCAACAGCGCTGGCTACGCCTCATTCTCTACTGTTGCCTGGTTCTCAAATTTGCTTAAGGGCTCAACCGCCCGCATGCAGCGCTACAAGCAGTACGACTCGATGGACCTTGGCGACGTCAACCGCGCCCTCGACATCATCGCTGAAGAGATGGCCGCTGCTGACAAGCGCAATGATCTTCCGTTCGTCATCAACTACCAGACTGAAGACAACCAAAGCATCCCTGACACAACGGTTACAACCGTGCGTGCTGCGCTGCGCCACTGGTCAAAGTTCCATACTCTCAACCGCCGCGTGTTCAACATCTGCCGCATGATGGTCAAGTACGGCGACTGCTTCTTCAGAAAGACTTCAGATACAAAGACTTGGGAATACATTGACCCAACTCGCGTCATCGGCATTGAGGTCGACGCTGAGGGCAACAAGGTTGCCTACCACATCCGCCCGTCAAGCTTCCAGAATTCAGTTAAGGGTGTTCGTTACCAGGGCGCAAATACAACTGCAGATGCGGTTGAAGTTACGCCGGCTGCGGCAATGATTCACTTTACGCTGTCTGACGATATGGGCTCTTCAGCACCATTCGGCATGTCAGTTCTTCAGGCCGCCTTCAAGGACTTCCAGAAGCTGTCAATGCTTGAAGATGCTGCCATCATCTATCGTATCGTGCGTGCTCCTGAGCGCCGCGTGTTCTACCTCGATGTCGGCAACATGCCACCAGTGCGTGTGAAGCAATACATTGAAGGTGTTCGCAACGACATCCGCCAGAAGCGCATGCCGAACACTGCAAACCATGAGACGACGGATTCGCAGTACAACCCAGAGTCGATTCAGGAAGACTACTTCTTTCCTGTCACCGGCTCAGGCCGTGGCTCACGCGTTGAGACGCTGCCGGCTGGTGCCAACTGGGAAATTCCAGAGCTCGACTACTTCCTTGACCGCGTGTTCCGTGCACTGCGCGTTCCATCCTCATACATGCGTGGTCAAGAGAAGACGCCACCAGGCGCAACTGACAACGATGGTAAGGGCGGCGTTGCATACATGGAAGAGCGCATCTTCTCCAACTTCGTTATTCGCCTGCAAGCAAGCGTTGACTCAGTGTTCGACGCGCAGTTCAAGGCATACCTTGCCGCCACTGGCGTCAACATCGACCCAGAGCTGTTCACACTCAAGCTCATTGAGCCGCAGAACTTTGACATCTACCGTCGTGCAGCAATCGATTCCGAGCTCGTAACTACCTTCAAGGCAATTGAAGAGACGAGCTACATGTCGAAGCGCTACATGCAGGAACGCTACCTTGGCATGACCAAGGATGACATCCAGATGAACGAGGCAATGCTCAAGCAGGAGCGCAACATCCAGGGCGTTGTGTCCGTTGATGAAATTCAGCAGATTTACGACCCAGTTGTCTACGAGAACCGTGACAAGATCAAGGTCGATGCTGAAGAGGAACCGCCACCAGACGGTGGAGAGGCTCCAGCCCCTGAGGCCGGTGCTGAAGAGCCAGCTGAAGAAACACCGCCAGCCGAAGAGCCAGAAGCATGAGAAAAGCGCCAGACACTAAGTTCTGGCGCTTTTTCACACTTCGTGGACAGTTCGGTATAAATACCGACGAATACTTTCAGGTTGACTCGCGATTCCCGAGTCCTTAAGGAGCCTCAATGAAACAGCAAATCCTCATCGAGCACTTCACTCCAAGTGAGGCACAGCTTACTGAGTCTCGTGACTCTCAGAGAAACCTCTACCTGGCCGGCCGCATGATGGCAGCCGAGCAGAAGAATTTGAACGGTCGTAACTACCCACGCTCTGAGATTGAGCGCGCGGTTGGCCTCATCAACGGTCGTATCAAGGAAGGTACGTCCATCATGGGTGAGCTCAACCACCCAGACAACCTCTCCATCGACCTCAAGAACGTTTCGCACGTCATCACTGAGGCATGGATGGACGGCAACAACGCCGTCGGCAAGTGCAAGATTCTCAACACCCCATCTGGACAGATCGTTCAGAACCTCATTGAGGGTGGTGTTCGTCTCGGCGTTTCCTCACGTGGTACCGGTAACGTGAACCATGAGGGCATCGTTGAGGACTTCTCGTTCGTCACGCTTGACATCGTAGCCCAGCCATCTGGCCCAGGCTGCTACCCAGACGTCGTTCGTGAAGCTCAGGAAGACAGAAAGATTCTGTCCCTCGCTGAGGCAGTCGTCGGCGATCCAAAGGCACAGAAGTACCTGAAGGAAGCAATTCTCAAGTTCGTTGATGGCCTTACCAAGAAGTAAGGAGCGTCATGGAACTTCTTCAAGAACTGCTCGTCATCAACGGCAACAATGATAAGCGCCTCATTATCGAGGCGATGACACTTGAGAAAGGTGCTGCCAAGGTTGGCCTCAGCCTTGCCGCTGCCAAAAAGTGGTCTGAGAAGTGGAAGGCATTTGCTCGCAAGAATGGCGGTGTCAACAGCGCTAAGGCGTTTCCTGATTTCAAGGAAGCCGAATCAACTGTCATCGTCAACAAAAGGAAGCAGTTCGTCTCTGACGAAAAGCGCGCTGAGCTTGCTAAGGTGTTCAAGCTGATTCAGCTCATCTACCTCGCATCGTACAAGGTGCAGGAAGGTGCGTTCGACACTCCTCCAATGCCACGCCGTGATGCCGGTAAGGCTGAGCACAAAGCTCGCCTTGACAAGCTCGCCCCAGCTGAGCTGCTTTCGAAGATCAAGAAGGACGCCGCTGAAGAGCGTGGTACATCTGATCTTTCTGCTGGCGACATTAAGGGCCACGCAGAGCGTACTGCCACCCGTCTAGGTCACAAGGACAAGGGTGCGTACTGGGAAAAGATCAAGCACCTCGTTGAACAGATCAACGAAGGCGCACCATCGAAGCTTACACAGGCGCTGTCTTCTGTTGGCTACCATGGTGAGGTAGGTGGAAGGGACAAGAATGGAAACTACGTTTTCCGTCGTGGCTATTTCTACCGCATGGGTAAAGATCATGAGGGCCACACGAAGAGCGTCATCAGCGCTCTTGACAAGCTTGGTCTAAAGCATACAGTCGTCGACCATGGCGACAAGTGGGCGCCGTTCAGGGGTTCAGCACCAACGTCTAAGAGCTCACATTTCTACACCGTCGTCAAGCTTGACCCTGAGCAGATCAAGGCCATCAAGATCGACAGCGACGGTAAAGTCGTCAAATAAGGAACACGAACATGGAAAACTCACGTCTCGGCCGCCTCGCTGGCATCGCCGATATTCTCACGGAGGCCAAAAAGAAGAAGGCCAAGAAGTGGGTTGCCAAGGTCGACACAAAGTGGACCCCACCAGAGGGCTTCTTCAGCAACAGCTCAACTGAGATTGTCAAGGGCCTGCTCGCCGCACCAGGTGGTCACGCTAAGGCAATGTCACGCTTGAACTTCTACATCAACCGTGCCGGTTCCAAGCTCAAGGGTGAGGATAAGGAGCGTCTCGAGAAGGCCAAGGATGCGCTCTCGAAGAAGATTGCAACCATGAAGGAAGAGGTTGAGCAGGCAGCACGTCGTGCCGGCGTCGTCATCGAGCGCAAAAAGGTAGATGACAACGAAGACCCAGATATGGAGCTTCCAGCCGACGACAGTGATGCTTCAGCTGAAGACCCAACGGATGAGGATGAAGAGAACTCACTTCCAAAGATCGTTCTGAAGATCGCCAAGAAGGCAGTCGGTAAGAGCGAGGAAGAGCTCGCCGATCTTCTCATGAAGGTCTATGACGCTGGCTTCAAGGACGGCGTAAAGTCGACTGAAGAGGAAGAGCCAAAGGACGACGAAGAGGGCGAGGGCAAAGACAAGAAGGATGACAAGGAAAAGGTTGATGAGGCTGCCAAGCCTAAGGAAACTGAGGTGAAGGTGGACGTTCCAATGACGTTCCACGTTCGTGCATTCTTCAACGAAGGCAAGCCTTCATCTGAAGAAAAGATCAAGAAGGTCGTAGCGGCAACCATCAGCGACATGCTCGATGATCAGGATCGCTTCCTTGACACGCTGTACGAGTTCAACGTGAAGCCATCTTCGGTATCGGTCACCGTTTCTAAGGGCAAGTAATGAAGCTAGAGCAACTTCGTAAGCTTTCAGGTTTGGCTGAAGCTGCTCTTCCTGTTGGACAGCACTTCACGCTCAGCGATGAAGGCAACATGAAGAAGGCGGTAGATGCGCTGCTCGAGGCGGGCCTCGCAGTTGATCTGGCGCTTTCAATGGGTACGTACTACTTCAACTTCAAGAACGAGGATTCGATCAACGAAGCTCGTAAGGTAGTGTCGAAGGTTATTGACAAGAAGAAAGAGTCTCAGTGGAGTGACAAATGAAAATCAAAGAGCTGGTTGAAAAGGTCGACACTGACACGTCTAAGGACGCTACCAAGAAGGACATGAAAGACGGTAAGTCATCCTTTGACAAGCTGAAGAAAGCTGCTAAGGACCTCGACGTCGCCAAGAAGGAGCTCAAGAAGAACCCATTTGAGGCGGTTGTTCTTGAAGGCAAGCTTGAAAAGCTCATCGACAAGTACCTTGACGCCAACAAGATGTACCACTTCGAGGGTGACACTGGTGTGAAGCACCTCGAGAAGCTCGTCAGCGACATCGGCTACAAGGGACATGGCTTCAAGTACGGTACTCCAGTCGAATCATTCCTCTCGGACAATCCTGGCGCAATGGACGCCATCGTCGAGTGGATCAAGGAACAGAACGTTCCTGAGTGGATCGAAGCCCTCTCTGAGGAAGACGCAGACGAGGACGAAGACGAGGACGAAGATGAGGATGATGAAGACCTCGATGAGTCGCTCACTGAAGGTCAAATGGATGGTGTAACTGTTGGCCACTCCGACGCCGCCTCAGACGCATGGTACAACATTCGCAGGAAGATGGTCAATCATGCCATCGAGCACCTTGAGAAGGCTCTCAAGGATCGTGGCAATGAGTTCAACACGCACGGCCCAATGAACGTGCTTATGATCCTCGGTGAGAAGTTCGACAGAGCTGACTACGCAAACTCGCCGAAGCTTCGCACGCTTGCAAAGCGCGTGCTTCGCACGCTCAACATGACGAAGCACGGCTGGGAAAAGCTGCGTGGCTACAAGAAGCTTGTCGACAAGGTAGAAGACCTTGCGCTCGGCTACGAAGGTAAGGGCAAGTAACATGCTGCTCAATGAGATCAAGAAGACCGTCAAGGTTGTTAAGGCGCCAAAAACCGGCGACACGATGATGGTCAAAGCATCTCGATACCTCGGCACGCCTGCTGAGAAGGTAAAGATTCTGGACTTCCACAAGATCAGCGACAATCACTACGAGATTGACGTCATCGCTGTTGGTAAGGACCCAGAGAAAGACAAGGAAGACATTTATCAGGTGAACCAAGACGGTATCGTTTTGATCGGTCCACCTGATACCCACGGCAACCTCGCACGCGCGCCGTAAGATTTCGTTGGGCAACCGCCTGACAAACCGTTGAGAAGCCGGTTACCGCTTCCCACCCAATGGCTCACAGCCACTAGGAGATATCAAATGGACAAGAGAGAAGCTCTTAAGAGCATGTTGAACAACCTGATCAACGACAAGCCTGAAGAGGCAACGCTTGACTTTCACAACTACGTGACTGCCAAGATGAAGGACGTTGCAGGCATCTCTGCAGGCGACGAAGAGGTACCGGCAGAAGTTGACGGTGCTGTAGAGGTTGCTACCGCAGATGCAGACGAGACTCCAGCAGGGGACACCCCTCCGGAATCAGCTGAAACTGCTGCAGAGTAATCATATCGGCATACGGGCAGTCGATAGCTGCCCAAATGTGATTGGTTTTTTGCGATTTTTTGTGTGATCTTGTAAATAGAATCGTACGTTCAACGCAGGTCTGAACTTGTTTCAGACACGATACGCGTAAGGTTCAAGCCCTTAGAGACGGCGACCAAGTCTCTAACCACCCCCATAAGAAGGAGAAACTGCATGGATGAAATCCTACAGAAATTGCTTAGCTCCGAGCTCCTCAGCGAGGAAGCTAAGACCGAAATCTCCACCAAGTGGGCTTCCGCCGTCGAAGAGTACAAGAAAACTGTTCGTGAGGAAGTTTCCATCGAAGTGAGACACGAGATTTCAGAGCAGTGGCAGACCGAACGCGACGCACTCGTTGAGAACGTCGAAGCATTCGTGGCCAAGAAGCTCGAAGAGGAAGTCGCAGAGCTGAAGGCCGACATTGAGCGCTTCCGTGATCTCGAGGCAGAGTATGCCGAGAAGATCGTCGAAGAGAAGCACGCAATGGCAGAGAAGCTCAGCGGTGAACTCGACCAGCTGATCGACAAGATGGACGCATTCTTCGAGCACCGTCTCGAGGAAGAGTTCAAGGAACTCAAGGAAGACCTGGAAGTGGTCAAGCAGAACGACTTCGGTCGTCGCATGTTTGAAGCCTTCGTTTCCGAGTTCAGCAAGAACTATGTCGATGAGGCATCGATTCAGACTCAGCTCACGGCAGCACTCGGCAAGGTCGAGGAAGCTGCAGCAACGATCAAGGCACTGGAAGCATCCAACGCCAAGATGGTTCGTGAAGCCAAGCTTGAGAAGATTCTCGCACCACTTCAGGGCAAGAAGCGTGAGCAGATGGCATTTGTGCTTGCAAATGTCGAGACTGCACGCCTCGAAGAAGCCTACAACCACTTCATCGGCCGCGTGTTGAAGGAAGAGGCTGCACCAGCAGCAGCTGCCCCAGCCGCCAAGTCGGAAGCTGACAAGCCAATCGTAACTGAGGCCGCTACGTCAGTCGTTACCGGTGACGAGTCTGTTGAGACTCCAGCCAAGCAAGCAGAACCAGCCAAGCAGGACAAGTATCTTCAGCTGAAGAAGCTTGCTGGCATCTAACCCCACAGTCCCTAAGGAGAAATCAATGGAACTTTTCGAAAATTGGGCAGAAACCAAAGAGACCCTTCTCGAGGGTCTGACCGACAGCAAGAAGCGCATTCTCGAGCCAGTGCTTGAGAACCAGCTGAAGCACCTGCAGGAAACTGCCGATGCGGGTAACACCACTGCCGGCGCAATTGGCAACTTCCAGAAGATCGTCATCCCGATGATCCGTCGTATCATCCCAGGCACCGTCGCAACCGAGCTCGTTGGTGTTCAGCCAATGTCCGGTCCAGTCGGCCTGGTCTACTCACTGCGCTTCCTCTTCTCTGAGGCCGTCGCTGGTCCAGTCAGCACCCCATCGGGTCTTGACAACAGCTTCGCAATCTCAGCAGGCGATGAAGTCTTCGCAAACAACAGCAAGACCAAGCGCTTCTACTCAACCTCAGATGCTCCAGTACCATCAGGTGGTCCAGCAACTTCGTCCTCAGCCGGCGTCGCTGCTTCAACCTCTGACTACGAAGCATTCGGTGGTCGTGCTCTGACCCTCGAAGTCCTCAAGCAGACGGTAACCGCTGGTTCCCGTAAGCTGCAGGCTCGCTGGACTCCAGAAGCAATGCAGGACATCAAGGCTTCACACGGTCTCGACCTCGAAGCTGAGATCACTGCATCTCTGTCCGCTGCCGTTGTGTCCGAAATCGACAACGAAATCATCAACGACCTCATCGCCCTCGCAGGCACCACTGAGTCGTTCGACATGGCCGGCACCTTCACGGGTGTTCCAAACTACGTTGGCGACCGCCACGCAGTTCTCGGTGTGTTGATCAACAAGGTTGCCAACGAGATCGCACGCAAGACCCGCATGGGTCCAGCCAACTGGATCGTTGTTTCGCCACTCGTGGTATCGGTTCTGCAGTCTGCTTCGAAGTCCGTCTTCGCACCAGCTGTCGCCGGTTCATTCGCTGGTCCAAACAACACCAAGCTCGTCGGCACGCTCAACGGTTCGATCAAGGTGTACTCGTACATCTACTTCGACCAGGGCACCGAGCCAGTCCTCCTTGGTTACAAGGGCGGTTCTGGTGAGATGGACTCCGGTTACTTCTACTGCCCATACATCCCACTGATGTCCTCGGGCGTGGTTGTGGATCCAAACACCTTCAACCCACACGTTTCGCTCATGACCCGTTACGGTAAGGCAACGTTCACCAGCACGGCAACGTCGCTCGGTAACTCAGCCGACTACTACGGTCGTATCAGCGTCGCCAACCTCTCGTTCGTCTAATCCACGAACGACGTTCGCAAACGTCAAGTTGATTGCATCGATGATAGAGAAGGGGAGCCGAAGCTCCCCTTCTTATTTTCCGGTGTAAATACGCGCATCTCATATAGAGCATACCTGTCTCTCACGCCATTCCAAGGAGAATTCTCATGGCCGTACTCAAGAAAGTTTCTGGCGCAGCAGCCGCCCTCGATGCCGCAGTTGCAGCTCTCAGCGCAGGCAACAACAAGGACACGATGACCAAGATCGCAACCTATCTGAAGAACCGCCGCGGTGTGCTCAGCGAGATCGTCAATAGCAAGGACGACCCAACTGACTACACGTTCGCAACCAACGACGGCACTGCCGGCGCAACTGGCCCATGGGGCTCAGCTGACGCATCGGGCAGCAAGCACGACGTTCAGGTGTTCGACCACCTCTAATCAACTCTAGAAGTTGATGTGCCAGAGAGGGGACTTCGGTCCCCTCTCTTTTGTCTCGAACTTGTTATGTAACATCAGGTTTACTTCAGATTGCTGCGTGATAGAATGACTTATCGACGAATGGCAATGACGTCGCAAAAGAAGCATGCTAGATGGAGGTTGCACTAGTGTAGGTGGGCTGCACACCCAGTTTTCTACTGGGAGGGCTTGGGTTCGATTCCCGAGGCACCACGTGGATACAGCTTAGGCTCCACGTAATGGACAGGATAACCATCTGAAAAACACCCGTCCCGCGTTTTCCTAGAAAGGACCTCTTGCAGGTCCTTTCTTTTGTCCGGAGGAAGGCTAAATACTTGGTCCCTCCACCACCCCACCACAATGAAAGACCTCTACAAATTTCTTGCTACCGTCATCGCTACGGCCCCTGTAGTTTCCTTCTCGCAAGTCGCAGTTCCACCGCTCACAGCTCAATACATGCCCGCCATTGAGAGCATTGAGGCGCGTGGTGCAAACATGGAATATGCGCGCAAGCGCCTCGCCTTCCTCGAGACGCGAGTTGCTGACCGCAACTATCCAATGCCGTTCAAGACAGCTCAGGAATCGGCAGAATGCGCCGTCCGCTACAGCTTTCGAAAGCAGGTGCAGGACGGGAACGTTGCGCAGGCTGTCTCAGAAGAGGTGGAGGAGACCATTCTAAAGGACTTCTGTAAGCTACCCACTAAATAGCTTATCGATTCTTACAGCCTGAGGCACGAAAAATGCAGCTGCTCCGTGAACTACATGCCATCAATGAAGCAAAGGTAGGAGCAGTCAAGGACCTGACACCAGCTCAGCAGGAAAAGCTTCTTAGAGACTTCAAGAAGTGGAGTGGTGGTGTCGACGTCATCGATTGCGCTTGGACCGGCGATGACAAGCGTGAGCCATCTGTAAGCTCATACATTGAGCACGATCTTCCATCAGGCATTCCTTATGAGGGCGCTGTCAAGTTTCTCAAGGGCCTCTGTGAATCGACTCTCGAAGAGAGCACCTTCAGCCAGGGCGACATCAACGACATGATCTATGAGCTGACGCTCAATGCCATCAGAAAGCAGAGCGGTAGCAAGATCGACCCTGCGATCATCAACAGCATTCAGCGCCTGATGTACCACACTGATGAGCTTTGGGGACATGAGCTCGATGAGGTCGCCCACGCCGTCAAGGATCACATCAAGAACCCAAAGAAGTGGAGCTACAGTGAAGTGTACAGCTCCATCGAAGATGCAGTCCTCGCAATGTCAGAGCGCATCAACAACTATTTCTCCAACTCGATGAACTTCGCACCAGGCTACGTGAAGCCAAAGACGAGCCTCATCGTTGCAAACAAGAACACGCCACACGATGGTGAGATTGGCGCTGCCGTCAAGAAGCACCTTAAGATGGACTTGACTGAGGCAGTGCAGTCGAAGGTCTCACCAGTTCAGACGAAAATCTACCATGCGATCGACAAGGTCATCACCAAGATCGCAAAGTGGGAACAGAAGCACCATGAACCGCTGACGCAAGACCACCTTGGATATGGCGTCATCTCAAAGCGTTTCGGTAACCTCTTGAAGGCGGCGGCGCTTGAGGGTAAGAGCGAGTTTGATAAGACGTGGTCAAAGTTCCACAGCTTTGACGTCGACATCTGGGCGCTGTTTGCCGATATGCTTTTCAACGAGCTTGGCGCAAAGCCACCAAAGCACGACTTCGACCCAGACATGGAAGACTATGACAAGCTGTTCAAGCGCCTCGGTTTCAATGAGAGCGTTGAGCTTGACGAGAAGTCGGTTGTGCCACACCAACTGTCAACTAAGGACTCATGGACCGACATCATCAAGGCGCTGAAGGCCGACTCAAAGGTCTCGGGTATTGATGTCAAGGACGATGAGATCAAGTTCAAGCGCCGTGACCATGACTTCCTGTTGAAGGGCAGTGATGGCAAGTTTGCACTGTACGTCATCGTTGATGGTGACAAGATCAAGTTGAGAAGCGCCGTAAGCAGCGCCGTCGATGTTCTTCGTGCAGCAATTTTTACGAATGAGACGGGCACGCACTACCCGCAGGCCAAGTGAGGAACGACATGCTCATCAAGGAACTTACCGCAATCATCGAAGAGACAGAGCGTCTCGATGAGAAGACCGTCGCCATCGACCCAACGTCCATGCCGCTTGAGGGCATCATTGAAACTCTTGAGAAGCGCCTTGCCGCTGCTCGTCAGGCGCTTAGCCTTGCACACAAGCTGAAAGACGCTGACTCCAAGAAGAGACACTTTTCAGCCATCATGACAAACATGAACATCGTTCGCAACCAGCTCAACAAGATCATTCGTGATCTTGAGGGCGCCGCATCAAGGCGTTGAGGTAAACATGGAACTTCTAAGAGAACTTCACAGCCTCATTGAGGGCAAGCTCAAATTTTCAGTGGACACCGTAGATCATGGTGGTCCTAAGGAAGGCGACATCATGGTGCTCGTCGTCTCAAACCCAACTGACGACAGCTACTACAAGGGCGTTGAGTACTACGGCGTTAACGTCGTGTTCAGCCCTGATGGAAAGGTAGAGCTGGTCACCGCCGACCCACTTTCAAAGAAGGAAGCTGGCGCATACCGTGAAGAGATCATCAAGGCCGCTCGCAAGGGCCTGCCAAAGAACTTTGGCAAGAAGGTGAAGGAAGACGTTGAGGCAGCTGCCGAAGTTTCAGCAGAAGGCGAGGACGTTCTAAAGGCGCTTTGCTCTCTGTACCTCAAGGACTTCTTGCACGACAGCAAGACCCACTCTGCAACCGCAGCGCTAAAGTACCTGATGTCCTACGCAACAGAGCGCCAGAAGAAGGTGCTGTCAAAGGAAGAGCGTGATCTCGTCCTTGATTGGGTTGAAAACGAGATCGACAATATAGGATAACGCATGTTCCGCAGACTTTTATCACTCATCAGAAAATCACATAAGGAATCTACGATGAAGCAGTTCTCAGAAGAATACAGAGACAAGTTGATCAACGAGCACAAGCTCGTATCAGCGTCCATCAACCGCCTCACGACCGAAGATTGGCCACGCCAGGCTCGCGCCCATGGTGCTGACGTCTGCGCTGCGGCAGTCTCAAACCTCAAGGCCAAGAAGGTCGAGCTCGAGGTTCAAATCGACGTTCTGAACGAATTCCTTACTGGCTGATCAGCCAAACACGGCTGCCTGGTGCCGCTCTAGGATTGGTACCAGCACCCTGTTTCCAGGACGGAAAATCTCAGCGGTGTTTGTGGCCGTAAAGGTCTTGAGAAGCTGCGCCATTTCCTGCTTGCTGACATCGTAGAGGTTGTGCTTCTTGATGGCGGCCGTGATGGTCTCGCCAGGCATGAGAAGGTGTGGGACTACCTTGGGACGTGTTTTGAGTGTCATGCTTTCTCCTCTCCCGGGTATTTAGGAACACCGCCCAATCAGCATAAATATCGGATGGGCTACACCTCAAGGTTTGCTAAATGACTCAGGTTACAACACACGACCTTTGGACTGATGGTCGAGCAATGACGCTGACGGCCGTCAAGCCAACGCCTACGACCCTTCAGCTTACTTGGACACTTCCAACTACACCTGTCGCCTATGACGGTGCGGTCGTTCTTGTCTCTGAGGAACCGCTGACCGCTCAGGACTTCCCAATCGACGGTACCCGCTACGCTGGTTCTACGGCGTTCGGCACTCCAGTCGACATGATCGGTAAGGCCCAGGTCGTCGCTGCCTTCTACGGCTTCTTTGGCGACAGCACGACGCAGACCACGGTCACCGTCAACTCGCTTGACCCAAACAAGCTCTACTACGCTTCGATCCACGCTGCGTCAAACGTTCTTCAGTACTACACGCTAGGCGTGCAGTCGTACCCACTTGAGGCCAATGATCCTCAGGTGCGCAAGAGCAGCCCATTTGCGGGCTCAATTCCTCAGGCAACGGTTCCACCACAGAATCCAACTGAGGGTCAGCTCTACTACGATCCAAGCACCAACACGGTGCTTGTATGGAACAACGCGCAGAGCGCTTGGCTCAAGGCCAACCAGCTTCCAGTTCCAACAGCTCCAGTTCCACCGATTGAAATAGGCCAGCTATTCTACGTCAACGGCACGAACCAGCTGAAGTACTTCAACGGCACCGCATGGGTGCTCTGCACCGGCGCCAACACTCGCGTCAAGATGGGTGGTACGTGGGCACCGTTCACGAGCATCACTGAGGCCGCAACGTACCCAGCAACTCCTGCAACTGGCGACTTCATCTTCATCACGTATCAGGCTGCCATCTCGGCGCCTAACACGTACTACCTCAAGTTTGCAAGCGTTCTCCAGTGGTACAACCCAACACCTGACATGGTCGAGGTGTTCATTGGCGCCGACTGGTTCCCAGTTGCTGCGTCATCGTATCACAGCAACTTCGGCCCATACCTTCCAACGATTCCAAACGTTGGCGACTTCTTCTATCAGACGTCGTCGCGCGAGCTTCTTGTCTGGACCGGTGATGAGGGCTGGAAGCGTGCAGATACCGCAGAGCAGGGCGTTCCACTTCAGCAGAAGGTCGGCGTTGGTACAGATGGTACAGCCGCAGCACGCCTGCAGCTCAAGCAGACCGTCAAGACGCAGATGGGCTTCCCAGCAATCTGCATCGAGCTGAAAGACGCAAACTTCGAGCTCGCAATCAACAACGCACTTGGCGAGGCACGTCGCCGCCTAGACAATGCCTATGAGCCACGCTTCATCTCATACACGCTCACGGGTGGTGCAGGTGGTGGGCAGCAGACCTACTACCTCAACGACCCACGTGACAAGACCGACAAGGTCGTCAACGTGATCAAGATTCACCGCATCAACCAGCTCGGCATCTCTTCGCTATCAGCAGAGACGGGCCTGTATGCTCAGGCGTTCTTCAACCAGCTCTACCAGGGTTCGAACGTTGACGTGCTCTCCATCCACCTCATGAACCAGCTCTCAGAGGTGTATGAGCGCATCTTCGCAGGCAGCATCGCCTTCACGTGGAATGAGGCACGCCGCGAGCTCACACTTCAGCGCCGCCTCCTTCAGCAGCAGGAACGCGTTGTGCTTGAGTGCACCATGGAGCGTGAGGAGCAGGAGCTCATCAACGATCGCTGGACAAAGATGTGGATTCAGGATTGGGCATATGCCGACGCCATGGAACAGCTTGGTCTGATTCGCAGCAAGTACGGCACCCTTCCTGGCGCTCAGGGTGGCCTCACCCTCAACGGTGACACGCTGCTCGCTCGTTCAACCGAGCTTAAGGCAGAGCTTCGCCGCCAGGTAAACGACTATGAGGTCGGTAACGGTGGCGTCAACTTTGGCAACACGTCGTTCTTCTTGGGATAATGAATGCCAACTCCTCCGCAGCCGCAGTTTCCGCCTGAGCTAGCATGCGCTGATCAGATCGGCAGCGTAAACATTACGCCTCCAAACCCGCCAATTGGCCCATATGTCCCACATGACATTCCAACTGGTGACTGGGAGATCAGCGATGTTACGCCTGACAACTGCGCTCAGAACGAGCAAGCAAACCAAGAGCAGTACATCGCCGAGACGCTCAACATCGCAGGCGTTCCGCTCAACATCTATCCTCTGCTCGGTGTCCACCAGCAGGGCGATGGCTCTGTGCTTAGTGCCGGTCGCCTCATCACGTCACAATCATTTCCAGGTTACCCACCAACTGGCATCAACGGCATCACACCTTGGCGCTCGTTTGTTTCAGGGTCATCTGTTCCAGGCAGCGCCTACGTTGGTGTTGACTTTGGCATTAAGCTGACGCAGAACAACGACAGCGAGTATGAACCACAGAAGCAGAAGTGGACGAACGTTGGCGCAATCTCCATCACACAGTCAAACACGCCTGGTTACTTCGCGCAGCAGGTGCGCGTTGAGGTAACAAATGGTGCTGTCACCGCTGGCGCACCAGCGTTTACTGGTGTTGGCGATGGGCTGATGACGATAAACAGCTCTGGATCAGATGTCACACAGGGCATTCTTACTGCCGTTGCAATTACTGCAACGACGTTCAACGTTTATGCAATGCTGCCAGACAGCACTGTCATCGGTCTCGGTACCGCCACGGTAGGCACGCCGTTCTACAGCACGTACATCAACTTTACGATCACCGCTGGCCCAACACCATTTGCTGGCGGCGACATGTTCTCGGTTGCGATCGACTATGTGTGGACACGCGTTGCGCTGTTCAATGTCATTCAGTCACCATCGCCGCAGATGCTCAACTTCCAGACAACGCTGAAGGTGAAGGCTGTACGCGTCACCCCATCACTGTTTACTGGCGCAAACAACTGGGAAGTTGCAGCGCTTGACGTGTTTGACGCTCCACAGACGAGCACAGACATCAACATCATCCAAGACCTATTCTTGAATGAGAACCGTGATCGTGACTACAGCCCAACGCCAGTATTCCTGAAAGCACAGTACTCTCCAACAGATTCTGTTACCGACCTCAGCAAGCTCGGCTTCAGCATCCTTGATCAGTACACCTTCATCTTCTCATTTGCGCAGATGGCCTATGCGCTTGGTCGCCCTATCGTTATTGGCGACATCATCGAGCTCATCCCTGAGATGCAGTACGACCAGAACCTGCTGCCTGTCCGCAAGTTCCTAGAAGTTACCGATGCCGGTTGGGCATCATCTGGTTTCAACCCAGCAAACAAGCCGCTGACGTACCGTGTCAACGCACAGATTGCTCTGCCATCACAGGAAACGCGCGACATCTTTGGTACGCTCGACACGCAGAAGTACCTCACACCAGATGCGATCCTCACTGATGGCATCGGCGAGCAGCTCAACGTTACACCTCTCACTGCCACAGAAGAGATCATCAAGAACGCTTCTGATGCGGTGCCAGAGATTGGGTCAGATGACATCCGCTCTGTTGCTGGAATTCCAGTTCGCCAGGCGCTTCCGCCTGCAAATGCAAAGGGACAGCCAACCGCTCTCTCAAATCCATCTCCATCGGCGCATCCAAACCTCTACATCGAGGCTGGCCTGCCACCAAATGGCGAGCCATATGGAGAGGGGTTCTCACTGCCAACGACGCCAGGACCAGCAGATGGAGACTACTTCCGTCTATGCTATGCGCCTGAGACACGCATTGCACCACGTCTCTATAGATACTCAGCGGCTAAAAACCGTTGGATCTTCCTTGAGCAGGATCGCCGTGGCGAGTACAGCTCTCACAAGCCATCCGTTCAGAAGATCTTGCAGTCTAACACGAACCAACCAATTGGGAAGAAGCTCACATGAGATTCAAAGAATTCATCACTGAGGGTAAGAACTACCCTGGCAAGGCCGCAAAGAAGGCAGAGCGTAAGGCTCGCCGAGCAGGTGAGCGCACGGCCGCAGCTGAGGCTGAAGCAAAGGCCAAGGCAGAAAAGAAGGCGGCACGCGATGCCCTGTTTGATGGTTCTCCAATCAGCAGAGAGCTTAAGGTTCGTGTTGTGAAACAGGGCGGCCACATCGTTACGAGAACGTTCACGTTCAGCAAGGAAGAAAGAGTTCTCAAGGCGCTCAACAAGGCTGAGCACCAGATGGTTGATCGCAACCACCAGAACTACCACCTAGGTGGTGACCCTGCCCATGGAGCATCGATCCCAGCTCAGCTGTACGGTCTTCCAGAGAGAACGCGTCGCAAACCTGGTTACGCACCAGAAGACATGCGCAGGGAAGTGTACGACGCATGAGGTTCAAAGATTTTCTAAGCGCTGGCCCGGCGACTGAGCTCAAGAGAAAGCACATCAAGGCTAAGCTAGAGCTGAAGCGCTATCGTGCAACGTCAGGTGAAGCGCAACCGCGCTCAAACAACAGCGGTCAACCGCCTGTTCATGGTGTTTCTAACGCAAGGTACTTTCAGTGAAGTTCAAAGAGTTCCTTACCGAAAAAGCTGGCGCCTCACCAAAGGTGGCGCTCACGTTCAGGCTTGATGTTCCATCAAGCTCAGCGCTTGCCGGTAACCCACTCACGGCCGATGAAAAGCTCGACACTCTCAAGAACGTTGCATCATCTCTGTCTGGTGAACTCGGTGAGATCGCTGATGCAAAGCAGCAGCGCACCCGTCGCTCGAACACTAAGTGGACTGTTCTTCCCGGCACGACTAGCGCCGTGGAGATCAGCTCTCCGCTCATCCCAGTTTCTAAAGTCCATGATTACGTTGGTAAGCTCTCCAGCTGGATGGAGCAGAATGGCCTTCGCACAAACGATGGTGACTACCTTACAGCTTCAGCACACGTTTCTGGCTTGAGCGACAAGCTCGACCCAGTCAAGCTTGTTCTTTTCATGGACGCACCTGGCGCATCGACGGCCTTCGCAAAGCAGAGCCGCTCATTCACCCCATCGCAGCTTGAGGTGATGATGCACAAGGTGAAGACCAATGGTCGCCTTCCACTCGGAGCTGAGGCCTTCAACAAGGCCGCCCTCAACTATCTCGGTAAGAGGTCAGATGGTCATGCAAACTTTGACCGCCTGGAAGACGGTCTCATCGAGCTGAAGATAACTGGTGGTTCTGGCTACGAGAAGGACGCTGAAGGCATTGCTAAGAAGGTCAACAAGATGGCAAACGCCGTTGAAACGGCAAGCAACCCAGCCATCCAGAAAGGTGAATACGTTCAGCGCCTCGCAACGCTGCTCAACCCATCAGGTGAGGCCAACTCATCTGTAACAACGAATGAGCCGTTGCCTGAAGAACTCATGCGCCTGTATCGCCATGAGCACGAGATCGCTCGTGCGTGGAAGAACTACGCAGACGCTTCAGAGCAAGGTAGCGGTCGTGATGAGCTGATGGTGCTTGTAAATACACTTGCAAGAACTGCTAAGAAGCTCAACTCATCGTTTGACCCAAGTGAGGAGCGCTTCATCAAGAAGCTTATCCGTACTGCATCACTTCAGGGCGCCGATGCCGACGCATATTTTGGCCACGACAAGGCCTCAAGGCTGAAGTTCAAGCGCGACTTCGGAGTGTAACGAATGATCAACCATTATTTCTACGACCAGCAGATCAGGAAGTACCTGCTTCAGTTCTGCTACATCTTTGCCGGCCTCAATGTGAGGACAGGCAAGGGTGAGTGCGCCGAGGAAGAATTCATCACCGTTCCAATTCGCATCGGCAGCAAGGACCGTGTTGTGGCAGCTATCGAGGCAGGCAACACGCAGAACAAGCCAATCTCGCTGCCAATGATGGCCGCCCAGATGACTGCCATCTCTATGGCCCCACAGCTTCGTAAGGGTGTTGGTGTCGTAGATCGTCGTGCCTTCCTACCAGAAGGTGGAGCTTGGCCTAACGACATCAAGACCGTGACCCGTGTCATGCCAATCCCGTACATGATGTCGCTTGAGCTGGCGTTGTACGCATCGAACACCGACCAGCTTCACCAGATTCTTGAGCAGCTGCTCGTGCTGTTTGACCCAACTCTCCAGCTCCAGAAGACCGACGCTGCCTTTGACTGGACTAAGATCACGTCCGTTGAGCTTACCGGCATCAACAATGAAGAGAACTACCCACCAGGTGGTGACCGCAGGGTCATCGTCTGGACCTTGAACTTTGACATGCCGATCTGGCTGTCCATGCCAGTTGATGTTCGTAGTGAGCTGGTCCGCAGCATCCTCATTAGGATCGGAGACATGAACGGCTTCAGGGTGGACGAGTACGATAGCGATGGTAACCTGTCACCATTTGCACCAGGGTCTGAATATGGCACCATTGAAATCAATGGTGATGCTCCATAAGCAGCCAGGGGTATGAAAGGCAGCCAAATTCTAGCACCGGACCCGGTCCTGGGATAAATACCGCCAGACAACAGCCACATGGCCTAGCCTGTCGCAAAAGAGATCACTAAGGAGAAACACAGATGGCATCCCTCGTAAGCCCAGGTGTGAGCGTAACCGTTATCAACGAGTCGTTCTACATCCCAGCCGCAGCTCCAACAGTTCCACTGTTGTTCGTAGCCACGCGCGCAAACAAGACTCAGCCAGACGGAATCACTCCTGCTGCAGGTACTGAGGAACACGACGTTGTTCGTACGGTCACCTCGATCGGCCAGTCAGTGCAGCTCTACGGCGTTCCATACTTCTGGACCGACAACTCTGGTAACGCCTTCCACGGCGATGCTCGTAACGAGTACGGCCTGTTTGCACTCAACCAGTTCCTCGGCGTTGGCAACGTTGCATACGTAGTGCGCGCCAACGTTGACCTCACTGACGCAGCTGAGACCTTCATCGGTATCGGTGTTCCAGTGGCAACCACCGCTGTGCGCGTCGGCGTGGGTAACGGCACGATCGGTTCGATCACCGCCACCTCAGCCTTCGTAAAGCCAGAATCAATCGACGTCATCATGACTTCTGCTACAGCCTTCACGGTTCAGGGTTCACTCTCTGGTATCATCGGCTTCGGCACGGTTGGCACACCATTCACCTCGAGCAAGGTCAACTTCACGGTCACCGCCGGTATGACGGCCTTCTCTGCAGGCGACTACTTCACCTTTGACCTCGTGTACGAAGCAACGACCTACGTTGGTGTCGGCAACGGCACCATGACCGAAATTTCTCCTCTCGTCGACGCAGTCGCTGAGGACATCACGGTCACGTTCACCTCGCCAACAGCATTCACTGTTGAAGGTTCTATCTCTGGTCCTCTTGGCACCGGCACCGTCGGTACCACGTTCACCGATGGTACGAGCCACATCACGTTCCTCATCACTGCGGGTCTGACTGCATTCGTCGCAACCGACGAGTTCACCCTCACCCTCTCTGAGATCAACGTGTTCAACCCACTTGGTGCCGACGATGCAGCAAAGCGCGTGTCCATCACGACCGCTCTCTCAGCTGCAATCAACAGCAACACCGAAGTTCGCTCGGAAATCTTCGAGTACAACCTCATCGTCGCTCCTGGTTATCCAGAAGTTGTCGACGAGCTGCTCGCTCTTTCGACAGACATCAATGATGAAGCCTTCGTCATCGCTGACACGCCAATGACCCTCACTGCTGAGCAGACTGCCGCTTGGGCTGTCACGACTGGCCGCAAGTCTGGCACCAACGTTGCGTACTACTACCCAGCAGGTCTCGCATCGAACCTCGATGGTGCAGAGGTTGCGATCGCCGCTTCAGGCATCGCTCTCCGCACGTACGCCTACAGCGACAACCTCTCATACGTCTGGTTTGCTCCAGCCGGTGTGTCACGTGGTTCAGTCACTGGCGTCGCAAAGGTCGGCTACGTATCTGGCGATCTCGGCGAGCCAACTACCTTCGTTGAGCTCAACCTCAACCAGGGTCAGCGTGACATCCTGTACGAAAACTACAAGAACATCAACCCAATCGTGTTCTTCCCTGGTCAGGGTCTCATCGTCTGGGGCCAGAAGACGTCGGCAGCTGCAGCCTCTGCGCTTGACCGTGTCAACGTTGTACGTGAAGTCATGTACATCAAGCGCGCTCTCCGCAAGGGTGCCTTCCCATTCGTCTTCGAGCCAAATGACAAGGTCACTCGTGACAACCTCAAGGCAGTTGCTGACAGCTTCCTGAACGACGTCATGGCAAAGCGCGGTCTCTACGACTTCGTAACGCTGTGCGACACGTCGAACAACACGCCAGCCGTCATCGACAACAACCAGCTGATCATGGACGTAGCTCTCAAGCCAGTCAAGGCCGCAGAGTTCATCTACATCCCAATCCGCGTCCTCTCAACCGGCGCAGCAATGCCTTAATTGAGATTTGTAGATGAAGCTCATACAGTTTGCTGCAAATAAGCTTCTGAAAGAGGCTCATGACTCTGACTTTGAACAAGTTAGAGATGATATCGAATCCACCGCTGAGGGTTTCCTCAGCGGTGTGAAGACTTTCTCAGGAAAGCAGATCGGCCTCGACCCGCGCGCCGGCACCGTCTACGTGACCGAGCATTGGGTCGCAACGAAGCACGCCAAGTCACTCGACTACTACGGCGGTTTTGAGTACGTCCACGATGGCGACACTATCCAGGTTGGCAACATTAAGTTCTACTCTGCGGAAGATTCACACGCAAAGCGCGTCATTGAACTGGCTCTCGACCATACTGACGAAGAAGATGAAGACGAAGACGAAGACGAAGACGAAGAGTAACTATGAACGAGATTATCGCTCAGCTTTTCAATGCTAGGGACATCGCACACACCCTGCACCTCCGCACCCGCTCGTTCGCCCAGCACATCGCTCTCGGCGACTTCTACACCAAGATCGTTGACCTTGCCGATGAACTGGCAGAGTCGTACGCTGGTCGCTACGCACCAGTTGATGTCAAGCTTGGTACACCGCCAGCGTTCGTTTCATCTGACGCCATCTCCTTTATCCGTGGTGTTGCTGCTTGGGCAGAGGGTGTTCGCACCCAGCTGAACCCAGCTGACACCTTCATCGTCAACCAGTGGGATGAGTTCATGTCCCTGGTCAACCGTACGAAATACAAGCTCGAGAACCTCACCTGACCTGGTGCCCGGGCGCCAAAATCTTACGACCCACATAAATAGAGAAGACGCACGAGCGGCAATACTCGCTCAAAAGATTCAATCAAGGAGACACAATGGCAACTCTTTCACAGATGGGTGTACCACAGGCTGGTTTTGGTATTCTGCAGCCAAAGCAGAAGTACCGCTGGCAGGTGACCTTCACCAACCTTGCACGCCTTGTGCCAGCCGCAACATCGCGTGACCTTACCCGTCAGGCAACTGTCATCGATCGTCCACAGCTTTCGTTCGAAGAAGTTCCAATTCACCGCTACAACAGCACTGCATACGTTGCAGGCAAGTACTCATGGGAACCACTCGCCCTCACGGTCGAGGACGATCTTACGGGTCTGGCTTCTGCCGCAATTCAGGGTCAGCTCGAGACGCAGCAGCGCCTCGTCGGTGGTGATCTCCCAGGTCAGTGGCTCAACAGCGCTGCAACTGGTTCCGACTACAAGTTCGGCATGACGCTCGAGCAGCTCGACGGTGATGAGGGTATTGTTGAGAAGTGGCTCGTTGAGGGTTGCTTCATCAAGTCCGTCAACTACGGTCAGCTCGACTCTTCAAGCTCGGACGCAGTCACGATCGAACTTTCGGTTCGCTTCGACCACGCCCGCCAGATTCTCACAGGCCAGGGTTACGGCACTGCCCTCGCTGGTCAGCTCTAACACTTAGGAGACACACATGCCAGCAGCAGGTAAAATCGCAGTTCTTCTCAACTCAGTCAAGGGTCTCAAGGCAGACTACAAGACGAACTTCAAGGAAGACGCAAAGCAGGATTGGAAGTTTGACTTCGACGCCCTTGCAGGTGCCGCAGCTCCAGTTCTTCCAGCCAACACTGTTCTTCCAGTCATCACTGGTTGGGTCGGTGCACCAGAAACTGGTGAGCTTCAGACTGTCGGCAACGGCACCTGGACCGGTAGCGCAACCATCACGTACACCTACGCATGGTATAACTCGAACAGCCCAACGACTGTTCTTGCTACTACTGCAACCTACACGCCAGTCCCTGGCGACGTTGGCTTCGGTCTGTACGCAAAGGTAACTGCAACGAACGCAGCCGGTTCTACAACGGTAACCACAGCTACTACCCCAGCTGTAGTACTGTAAGCGACTGCACTAAGACGTCAAGGGCCCAGCAATGGGCCCTTTGTCATTTCCGGCACGTATAAATACCTGAGCAGCGGAGGCCAGTTAAGCCATGCCAGATATCTCAGGACTACTTTCGTCAACCGGCGTGGCGCTGGAGGCCCAGGCGTTTCGCACGTTTGGTGCTGCAGTAACGAACCAAACCGGTAATGTTCTCGGTGGTATCTTCGGTACCAACAACGGAACGACGATCAACCAGAACGTCAACCCTATCCCGCGTGATCGCATTGCAACGCACGGTGATTGGAACACCACAAAGTATGCAGCTGTCATCGCATCTGGCGCTGGTGGCTACGACCCAAAGAACAAGTTCCTCTTCAAGGTACGCTTCGAATTTCATGAGGCCGCAAAGCGCATTGCTGCAACTCTTGGCCTGGACGTTGAGCACTCGCTCGACCGTGACATCACTTACATCGTCAAACAGATTGACATGCCTAAGTACACGCTCGAGTACGAAGAGGTCAACATGTACAACTTCAGAACGAAGGTTCTAAAGCGCATCAACCATGAAGAGCTCTCATTCTCGTTCTACGATGACGTGGCAAACAACGCCATCAAGTTCATGAACGTGTACCTGCAGATTCTGCAGCCACTCGCCCGCCGTAAGTGGTCGACTGACGCCCCACTTGAAGACTATGGCTTTGCATTCGCCGACACAATCGGTGGAAATGATTCATCGATGCGTGCTGCCATCAGGGCACTGAACGGCATGGAGTCTAAAGACATCCTCCGCTCACTGACGATTGAGCAGTACTATCTCAACCGCACGAACACGAACCTGCAAGGAACACAGATCAGGCAGGCCATCTACGCTAACGTGTTTACGTTCACGAACCCGCGCATCTCATCGTTTGATCTTGATGATCAAGATCATGAGAATGGAAATACACCGAACATGCTGAACTGCAAGTTCGACTTTGATGCGCTGAACATGCAGACTGGTGTTATCGCAGACACGATTGAGAGATCAGCGACGGGTCTCATGGCAATCAACGACATTCTCTCTGGCGAGGCTCCAGCGGGCGGCATCCGTCTCAATGGTCCAACGCAGCCTGGTGGTCTTGGTGGAACGATGGCATCACCGTTCATCAACATCATCGCCAACCAGGGCGGTCGCATGATCCAAACAACCATCTCAAACGAAATCCACAAGTCTGGTCTAGGACGTATTGCTGGTGGCGAGCTTGCAAATGCAACGTCGCTGCTTAGCGGTACGCTCGGCACCCAGGCCGCCAAGACGCTGCGCACTGCTGGCAACGGCATTGCTGATGGCATCGTGGCCCCAAAGCCACCTCCTGTCACCGACAACAGCGCGGGTGGTTCAACTAAGTCGCAGTCATAATGGCATACGGACGTTTCATACCTCGCTTTCCTGAGAAGTACGTAGGTGACGCTGAGAACATCATGTGGCGCTCCTCATGGGAGCACAGAGTGATGATCTGGTTAGACAGCAGATCAGCAGTTGAAAAATGGGGAAGTGAAGAGATCAAGATCGCATACATCAAGCCGACAGATGGTCAAGTGCATACGTACATCCCAGACTTCTTTGCAAAGATCAAAGACAAGGATGGCGTTGTAAAGCACTGGGTGATAGAGATCAAACCTCGCCATGAGGCTGAGGAAAAATACGCAAAGCATGAGCGTGCCAAAGAGGCCCTCATTGTGAACAATGCAAAATGGAAAGCTGCGCAGATTTTTTGTGAGCAGAATGGAATGGAATTTTTGGTGTTGACCGAGAAATCGATCTTCTTCCAGGGAGTAAAACGTGGCAAGCTACCGGTACACGTGCAGGAATCCTGACAAATACGCAGGCGATTCTCGACGCATCATGGCCCGCTCAAAGTGGGAACTTTTCTACATGCAGAAGCTGGACAATTCTCCGCTTGTTGTAAAGTGGATCAGTGAACCGAAGACGCTAAATATCAGCTATCTGAACCCTCTAGACAAGAAGATGCACAAGTACTGGCCAGATTTTCTGGTGCAGTATAGAGATGGAAGCGTTGATCTTATCGAGCTGAAACCAATCAAGGAGACAATCCTTGAAAAGGCAGGAGCAACGTATGACAAGCTTCAGCTCGTCAAGAACGCTGCCAAATGGGCCGTTGCCGATCGCTTTGCAAAATCGATCGGCGCGCGCTTCAGGGTAGTGACGGAAAGAGATTTGTTTAAGTCGAACTCCACGCGCCAGACAAAGAGAACGCGTGGTACTCGACCAACACGTAAGACAGGAGGAACAAGATGAGCCAGCAACACCCACTAGATCAGGTGTTCAACGTTGATGCGGACGACGTGATCGACATTGAAACACAGTACGCAGTTGCAGAGGTGCCAGCAGGCCAGCCTCAGCCAGGAACTGCGCTCACACCTGCTGCAGGCGACACTCCAGCCCCAGACCCAAAGGACGCTGACGACGTTCTTGTTGAGCAGCGCCTTGACTCTGTGTACGATGCAGCGATGGATGCGTACACGAACCAGACGGCCCACATCGAGATCATCGACCCACGCTATGCAGCTCGCAATGCTGAGGTGGCAGCAAACTTCTTGAACCTAGCTCTTCAGGCCGCAAACAGCCGAGCCCGTGTGAAGGTAGATCGCAAGCGTGCCAACCAGGTGTTCGTGCCTCATGGGTCAGGTGGCGGGCGCAGTACGACCAACGTGGTCATCGCCAGCCGTGAAGAAATCCTCAAGATGGTCACCGTGGACGGTGAAAAGAAGCAAGTTTGAGCTCCCGGGCTGCCGATAGCCTGCCGCTCAAATAAATACAGAACACTGATAGGAGCTTCTTTCACATGAACCTGTTAAAAGAACTTGTTGATCTCATCCAGGAAACTGGACACATTCCTGCTGAATTCACCAAGGACCTAGCACACTCGCGTTCATATGCCGCCGGCTTCAGGCACGGCGCAAGCGGTGGTAGCGCAATCGATACCACGAACATGGAGAAATCCATCGCTGCTGCCTACATGGCAGGCTATGATGCCGGAAAGAAGACAACAGAGCCAACTCAGGTGCGCACTGACGTTTCGTCAGTTGCTGGCCCTGCAACCGTTGGCGAGGCCAAACTTGTGAACCTTCACGTCAAGGTGACGAAGGACAACGCTGCCCAGGGTTTCAACGTCAGCTTCAAGGGTCGCCACATCGGTCACGTCTACCAGGACAAGGCTGGCTGGCACGCTATTGACGACGCGTCAAAGAAGAAGTGGGACCATCTCAAGTCAAAGAACGAAGCGATCGACAAGCTCCTCGATCACAACAACCTCGTTCACACTCACAACCTCGACCCAAAGAACATCGCTGAGGCCATTGGCGATCTCGATGATCCAAAGCCTGAGGTGAAGAAAGAGCCAGCAAAGCCAGCATCAACGTCCGCTCTTGCTGACGTTGCAAACGATAGCGACGATGTTGGCGTCGACAGCTCCGATTCGGATGATGACGATAGCTCAGACGATGATACGTCTGGCCGCCGCACCGCCGACCAGCTCGAGCTTGGTGATGAGGTCGTAATTTCTGGTGACGTCCAGTTCAAGGGCGAGCCAGGCAAGATCGTTAAGTTCAAGGACAACGGCAAGAAGCTCGTCGTCGTTAAGCTTGACGACGGTGGTGATCACCCATTCCATTCCAAGGACGTCACCGAGCGTGAGGCCAAGGAGAAGGAAGTTGTTGCCACGGGTGATGAGAACAAGTTCTACCTCGCGTTCTATGATCATGACGAAGAGCGTCCATGGATCGGCCTCGTCAGCAAGGAACACGGTGGCAAGTGGCACGAGAAGCCATATAAGGGCAAGCCTGAATACCGCTGGGGCCACTCATACGAGGCGTTCCTCACGCCTGACGACATTCGTGATACCATCGGTCGCAGCTACCCACGCAGCATCGAGATCGAGGGTCCATTCTTCGACGCATCTCAGGCCGAAGAGCATGTGTCCCACAACTGGGGCAAGCTTGCAGAATCCCTGAACGAGGCAAAGTTCTTCATCTTCCACAATAGTCGCACTGACGATGAAGCATACTTCGCAAATGACGCAGCTGCCATTCGCTACCTCCTGAACATCGCTAAGGCAGGCATCCGCCACCTTGACAAGAGCGAGCAGAAGGCAGCACGTGAACAGGTCGCAGCTCTCTCCAGTGAGAAGAGCGCCGCCAAGGTTTTCAACGCTCTCAAGAAGCTCACCGTGTTTGACGATGAGGCATCGCTGTATCGTGATACCCTCAATGAGGCTGCCAGCTCTGCTGAGATAAACCTTAAGAAGGCACTGAAGGCATTCTCTGCTATGGCCAGCGCATATGGAATGGAAGATGATGATGCGCTAAAGAAGGCCCGCGCTGAACTCAATGCTATTCGTCCAGGCCTTGCAACCCGCGCGCTCAACGTCATCAATGATGGTGGCGATGAGCAGGACTTCCTAAAGAAGCTACGTCCTATTCTTGAAGGTGTCAAGGACGTTTGGATTCTTGGTCTTCGCCAGGGTGGTAAGGTCAAGGGCTACTACGTCTCTGACGATCAGGAGCTGACGAAGAAGCCAGAAAAGGCTTGGCGCTACAAGTCAAAGAAGGAAGCCGAGGACGACGCTGCAATCAACAACAGGCAGTGGCTGCTCAAGCCAGGCCAGCGCTTTGTTCCAATCGACACCACCATTGTTGAGGCCAACTTCCAGAAGACCCATCGCCTTGTTGACAAGGACGGTAAGGTTCTCAAGGTTGGCGACAAGGTGAAGGACTTCCGTGGTGAAGAGCACACCATCAAGGACTGGGCACCAGGCCACCATGAAGGTAGCTCAGGCCGTGTCTACACTGATCGTGGTGCATATTACCCAAGCGTCGTTGATGCAAAGGTCGTTCCTGCTGAAGAGGTCTCTGAGGAGATCATTGACGAGGCACAGAAGCTCATCAAGACCATCCATAGCCCAGATGGAAAGCGCATGGCAAAGGTCTACAGAGATAGAGATTGGGACGAGTTCATCGTCAAGTTCTACGCCAATGGCGAGCATCAGGAAGAGGCTGATTACCACACTGACGATCGTACCGACGCTGAGGGAACAGCAGCTCACGAGATGGGTGTGAAGGACGCGGTTACTACCGAAGCGCTAAGAAGCGTTAAGGATATCGCAGACGACGAAGAATACGCCACAACAAAGTCCAATCGTAATGACACCGTGTTCATCCACGATCGTGTTAAGAGTGATGCTGACAAGGCCCGCGCAAAGAAGAACTATCCACACGACACTGTGATCTTCATGAAGGGCTCTCAGATCAAGAAGCTCAAGCGCATCATGCACACGACCAACGTGTTCGACGAGTCAGTCTACACCAACTATGCTGACTGGAAGCAGATCATCAAGCTGTCATTCCCAGCTCACGCAAAGGACATCAAGTTCCGTGCAAAGATGGAAGGTGAGAAGACCACCATCATCGCCAGCGCTGGTGATCGAGTGTTCGGTGAGTGGGACGAGAGCATTGAAGAAGGTAAGGTTCTTTCGGAGCGCAACAATGGCTAACACAACTTTCAAAGAGTTCCTCGAGATTGAAGGAACTCCTGATGAGCTTCTGAGCGAGGCAAAAAAGAAGAAGAAAAAGAAGAAAAAGAAGGCTGCTAAGAAGCCATCGCTCTTTCCTCCTTACTACCTCGGTTGGCTTGGTCCACGCTTCCGCCCTGGCATGCCATGGGCCGGCGGTCACGGCCACAACTGTCACAACCACGGTACACAGCCACAGCCACCAGGTCCTCCACCTCCTCCAGCCCCAGGCAGTTTCCCAACTCCACCTGCCGGTGACGGCGGTGCAGCAGCCCCAGCAGGTGGTGAATGAGCAAGAACTCATTTAAGACGTTCGTTGCTGAGGCGCTAATTGAGGACAAAATCCTCAAGATGGTTCGTGCTGCCCTTGGTACTGATGAGCTTGACACAACGTCAGAGGCAGATGCCGCTACGTTGATGAAGGCCAAGCGCGTGTCGCACAAGTTCGTTGACACCGCTGAAGGCCCATGGGTAGTTGAAGTGTTCACCTATCGTGGTGACAAGTACGCTCGCGTCTCTCCTCCTAAGGAACAGCAGAACAAAAAGTCAACCTACTTCTTTCCAAAGGAACATGAGAAGGTGACTGAAAGCGCTGACATGGACGGATGGAGTGTTTCAACGCACCATTACAACACGCGCGGTTCTGATCCAACTCGCATCGAGCGCTTCACTGTCAGCAAGGGCGGTGAGACGATCCACATCGAGCAGGCATTCGGCGACTTCTACATCTATCCAAAGGGATTTGGCAAGTCAGCTGAGAAGAAGGGACCACTTGGTGAGCATGAGGTTGACCACTTCTTGAAGGCGTACAATGCGCCATCAATGCGCCAGATTGAAGACCACCTCAACAGCGATGATCACTTTGAAGACCCAATGGGTCATCCAAGTCAGTATGAAAGTCTTGCTGAGGCTGGAATCCCAAAGCACCATGAGCCACATTTCATCGGCCCTGTCCACAGCTCAAGGCTGTTTCACTATGACAAGGGTGATAAGACGTTCAGCGCTGAAGCTTCATCGCTGGGCCGTAATTGGAAAGGTCGCATCTGGAACGATGCTGCTGATGAAGGTTTTGGTATCAGATCAATCCGCACTGATGATCTTGCCGCCTTCACGTCAATGCAGGAACACAAAGACGGTGAAGGTGATATCACTCACTGGACCTTCCATGTGTACAACTACAGCCGCGATCCAAAGCTAAATGGTGTCAAGGCAATTGTCTGGAACGATTAAGGAACTAGCATGTCACTTCTAAAAGAACTTCACAAGATGTCGTCAGAGACTTCTACCAAGAAGCGCATCAATGACCTCATCCACTTCAATGCCCGCATGCATAAGAAGGGCAAGTTCTCAAGCGACGATGTTGCCAAGATCATGCAGATGGTGCGTGATACAGACGACGATGGTATCACCAAGGGCCTCAGCGACGAGGCGCTCAAGAACCTGATCAAGCTCGCCCATGTTCCAACCCTTGAGAGCGTTGAAGATGACCAGGCTGATCTCGCTACAGACTTTGAGAAGCACTACAAGAAGGCCGCTAAGGAAGACAAGAAGAAGGCAGACGCAATCAAGAAGCAGTTTGATGCCGTCAACAAGGAATTCCAGAACGCCTATACCTCTGATGATGAAGATGATGAGGACTTTAAGGAGCGTGCTGATGGTTACTTCGAATCAATGCGTGAGCTCATTGCCGACCTCAAGGACGTTTACGGCTTTTACGATGAGGAGCGCGTGAATGAGGCAGATGAGAACACTGACGACGTCGAAGAGCCACGCATGATCGCCAAGGCCGGCGACTACCGTGTCATGCTTCTTCCAAATGAGCAAATCGTTCTTCGTCGTGGTGGTGACAAGATGTTCACGGACCTTGCACAGATGCCTCTCGTGATCTGGAAGCAGCTCGCTCGTCAGTAACATGAAGACCACGTTCAAGCAGTTCCTACTTGAATGCTCGGCAAAGAAGATCGAGCGCATGGTGTGGGACCTCGGTGAAAAGACACGCCGCTATCGTATGAAGAAGGACAAGCCTTCACTCAAGGCCCTTCAGGCTTCACAGCTCCGGATTCACTCTGCGCTATGAACCGTATTGATGGTATAGGAATCCATGACGATGAGGGCAAGCCGATTCGCATGCATGCGACCGTAGACCAGGCACGCGTCCAGCACTACGCTGACGTCATCGATCACATGGCAGATGCTGCAGTCAGAAAGTACGTTGCGCAGCATAAGAAGCAGCCACGCCCTAGTCAGATAGCGTTCCTCAAGAAGGAGCTCACTCGCTATGCTGTTATCCGCAAGGACCTCAAGACTGCTGGCGAGCTTAAGATCAGCGACAACGATATTCTCAACGAACAGGTTGAGCGCTGATTAAATACTAACCTGCGGGTTAGTTAAAACGTCAGACGTGTTCCCGCCATATAGGAGCGATAGTGGCCGGCAACAACCTCATCAAGCGCGCGTACGCCGAATCCGAGTACACGCCAGACAAGATTCAAGAGCTGATTCGCTGTCAGCGCGATCCCGTCTACTTCATTCGTAACTACGTCTGGCTGCAGCACCCAACGAAGGGCAAGATGCTCTTCAATCTTTACGACTACCAGGAAGAGCTCGTAAAGATGATCCATCAAGAAAAGCGAGTCATCGCTCTCATCTCGCGTCAGATGGGTAAGACTCAGACAATCTCCATGTTCCTCCTTTGGTACGCCATGTTCCACAAGGACAAGACGATAGTCATTGCGTCGAAGAACAACTCGCACGCTATGGAGATCATGGACCGTATCCGCTTTGCGTACGAGGAAGTGCCACACTGGCTCAAGGCTGGGTGCCGCTACTACAACAAGCACAACATTGAGTTCGACAACGGCTCACGCATCAAGTCAGAAGCTACGACTGAAAAGACGGGTCGTGGTCTCGCAATTTCCAAGCTGTACCTCGACGAGTTGGCGTTCATCAACCCACGCATTCAGACCGCCATGTGGCGCTCGCTTGCACCAACCCTGTCTACTGGTGGTGAGGCCATCATCTCCTCAACGCCGAACGGCGATACCGATCTATTCGCAACGCTGTGGCGCAACGCCAATGCTTCTGAGGTGGATGAGAACGGCCCAGATGCCATCACCGAAATTCCTGCCGAAGAGATGGCCAAGAAGCAGGATGACGGCACACCAGTCACTACCTTCAAGCCGGTGTTCTTCCCATGGAGCCGCCACCCAGACCGTGGACAGGCCTACCTGCGCCAGATGCAGGCAGAGCTTGGTCCAATCGGCTTCCGCCAGGAAGTTCTGTGCGAGTTCATCTCGTCAGACGCAATGCTCATCGACTCCTTCAAGCTGTCGTTCCTCAAGGCACGTCAGCCTGTTTCAAAGAACATGGGCTTCCGCTTCTGGAGAACCGACGAGGAGATCGGTGGCCGCAACAAGACGTACCTCATTGGCGTAGACCCTGGAACCGGCAACGGCCAGGACTTCACTGTCATTCAGGTCGTTGAGTTCCCGAAGATGGAGCAGATCGCCGAGCTACGCCTGAACTCCGTCAACATCCCGCTCATCTACGCAAAGCTCAAGTGGCTGTTCAAGTACCTGAGAAAGACTGGCGTGCAGGGTGGTAAGGCCGACATAGTGTGGTCGTTCGAGCGTAACGGCGTGGGTGAATCCCTTGTTGCCATGATTCAGAACGATGAGGCGCCAGACGGTGGTGTTTACCTTGACGGCGTTGATCTCTACAATGAGAACGACAAGCGCCTTGGCTGCTACACGACCGGCAAGACGAAGTTGCTCTCATGTATGCAGATGAAGAACCTCGTTGAGAAGGGACCAGACATCGGCCTTCGCATCAACTCAGACCTTCTGCTGTTTGAGCTGCAGAATTTCATCTCGAAGGGCGGCACATACGTTGCCAAGCAGGGTACCACCGACGACGCCATCATGGCCATGATCATCGTCATGAAGGTTCTCAACCGTGTTGCAGGTTACGATGAGCGCGCGCGCAAGATCGTCTACGAGTCTGTTGATCCTGATTCAGACGTGGTTGGTGAAAGTGACGACCAATTCGGCGATGAAGCGGTACCATTTGCGATTCTGTGAAGGTTGTAACGGCGGTTGCACTTAGGCTACAATTGAATCTCTCATTCTAAGAAGATTCAAATGGCAGCTCCTGATCTCGTGAACGGCGCCTTCGAGGCGCTTGGATCATTGTTCATCCTCAATCACTGTCGTGTGCTGTGGAAATCCAAGCAGGCACACGGCGTCTCCATCCTGTCGACAATCTTCTTTGCGGCCTGGGGCGTGTGGAACCTGTTCTTCTACCCTCACCTTGACCAATGGTTTTCTTTCATCGGTGGTCTTGCTATAATGGCAGCCAACATAGTGTGGATCAGTCTTCTGATCTACCTCCGTAGGTCTCAACGTGGAAAATCTTAGGCTCATCGCCGGAAAGGTTTATCCATCTAGCGACTTCACGTACGATGCCGCAGCTGGTACCTTCACATCAACGATCACAAAGGTGCCAGGCGTTTTGCGAACGCTGTGGGAAGATTCACTTGACATTGGGTTCGGTATCCGATCGGGTAAGACCGGTCGTGTTTTGTTTTTCGTTTTGAAAGAAGCCGAGAGGGCTGAAGATGACAGCTTCGTTAAGTGGGTGTTCCACGCCGAAGCACCAGATGGGCAGCTCAGCAAGCTCAAAGCCGTTGTTTTGAACGATTTGTAACTTTGTAAGGAGAAAAAGATGTTTGGTATTCCCGTTTGGATGCTTGGTGCTGGCGTCGCTGCCTTCATCATCATTGCGCTGATAGTCGCTATCAGCTTCCGTACCGTCGTTTCGACAAACGACGTGCACATCGTACAGTCGAAGAAGAAGTCTACCGTTTACGGTAAGGACCAGACTTCGGGCAACGTGTACTACTCATGGCCTTCATGGCTGCCGGTCCTCGGTATCACCGCCATCAAGCTGCCAGTGTCCAACTTTCAGGTGACCCTGAAGGACTATGAAGCGTACGACAAGGGTCGTCTGCCATTCGTTGTGGACGTTATGTCGTTCTTCCGCATCGAAGACGCCGTCCTCGCCGCCCAGCGCATCAGTGACTTCCAGCAGCTGAACGCTCAGCTCGTTGGTATTCTGCAGGGCGCCTGCCGTTCCATTCTCGCCAAGTCGGAGATCGAGCAGATTCTCGAAGGCCGCAGCGAGTTCGGTGAAGCGTTCACGCAGGAAGTGAACAACAACCTCAAGAACTGGGGTGTCACGACAGTCAAGAACATCGAGTTCATGAACATCAACGACAGCGGCAATTCTCAGGTGATCAAGCAGATCATGGAGAAGAAGAAGTCGGAAATCGAGATGCAGTCGCGCGTTCAGGTTGCGAACAACAAGCGTGAAGCTGAGCTGGCAGAAATTGCTGCGAAGCAGATCGTTCAGCTTCGTGATCAGGAAGCTCAGCAGCAGGTCGGTATCCGTACTGCCGAGAAGGAACAGCAGGTCGGTATCGCAGCGCAGAAGTCGCTTCAGCAGATCGCATCTGAAGCTGCAACGACCGCCGAGAAGGACATGGCCGTGAAGAAGGTGAACGAAGTTCGTCAGGCCGAAATCAACAAGGACGTGGCGGTGGTTATCGCCGAACAGGAAGCCAAGACGGCCGTCATCGAGGCCGAAGGTACCGCCAAGCAGACGGTTACGATCGCCACCGGTGCTCTTGAGGCCAAGCGCCTTGAAGCACAGGGTATCGAAGCTGAAGGTAAGGCAAAGGGTACTGCAGAGCAGGCCATCCTCATGGCTCCGATCACCACGCAGATCGAGCTCGCTCGCGAGATTGGTTCGAACCCTGGCTACCAGGACTACCTCGTCAAGATCGAAATGGTCAAGAAGGACCAGGTCGTTGGCGTGGCGCAGGCCGAAGCCCTTGCAAAGGGCGACCTCAAGGTCATCGCCAACTCTGGTGATGTCGGTGGCGGCGTGACCAAGCTGATGGACCTTTTCACGACGAAGGGTGGCACCAGCCTGGCAGGTATGGTCGAAGCGTTCAAGCAGACTCCTGCTGGCGCAGCGATCTTCGAAAAGCTCGTGACGGTCGGTAAGGCGACCGGCGGCAAGGAAGACAGCACGACCTCAGCCTAACGGCTGATTGAAACTGGAGGGGCTCGAAAGGGCCCCTCCTTTTGAGGGTAAAGACCATGAAAACAATCACGCTTCTCGAGATGGATTACTACGGTGAAGGCATCATCGATATGGAGCGAGACCTCAGTGAGGCACTCGACCCACATTTCAATGGTGCTGCCGAAGATGTTCCAGCGGATGAGCATGGAATTGCAAAGGGGAAGTTTCGCCTGACGCTTGTCTGGTCAGAAGAATGAAGCTCACCGTTTTCTGCGGTAAGGACTACCGCGCGAGGTACATCAAGTCTGTCAGCGAGTACTGCATTGAACAGCTCGGTCTGACCAACAGCCGCTACACAGTGATCGTGTCGGCCACGCAAAAGCGCTCAAAGGTTTTCGCCTGCACGGCGCACACCAAAAAGGACCACGTCTTCGTCCTTCTCAACCTCGACAAAATCCCACCATCAGAACTCGGCACCACGATCTGCCACGAGTTTGTGCATGTGAAGCAGATCGCTAGAGGTCTGCTCAGACATAGCCCACGTACGGCGCTGTGGCGAGGCAAGCGATACGAGTTCGACAAGGTTCCATTCAGCCAGCGGCCTTGGGAAATCCAGGCCTTGAGAGAGCAGGCCGTTTTGATCCGCAGGTATGACGACCAGTTAACATAATGTAGGGTTGTACTTTCCTCAGGTTGTAGGTTACAATGCCCTCATGAGTAAGCTGATTCGCAGCCAGACCAAGAAGCTTCGACGCCGGTACCGCAAGGACATCAAGCCTGGTGGTTGGCAGAAGTGGATCAACAGCAAGAGCAAGTGAGGTTCACATGCTGTACGTGAAATTCCATGGTGATATTCCGGTCGACACCTCGTACGATCCGCCGAAGGAAAAGCTCGTCACCTACAAGACGAACGACGGTGACCACAGCTACATGACCATCGATCACGAGGTGTGGAAGAACCGGGTCGACTGGAACTCCTTCGCACAGGTGACTCGCATCTGCCGCCTGCTCGAGGCGACGACCGGCAAGAAGTACCTGCCTGTCGATGAGGGCGACCACGTATCGCCACGCTACTCTATCATCGAGCCGTGGAAGGTCGGTGACAAGGTGTCGTACGCCTTCAATGGCGACTACTACCCCGACGGCGAGATCGTCAAGATTACGAAGACGTACCAGATCACCACGTCCACCGGCAAGAAGTACCTGCGCCGCAGGAACACCTCACGCTGGGCGATGGTCGGTGGTACCTGGTCCCTCGTTGAGGGTCACATCAGCAAGTGGAATCCAGAGTTCTAAGGAGGCACCATGGACTTTGAAGCGCTAGGATTCATCTTCCTGATCTGCGTGCTTGTCTTTGCCTTCGTCTACAGCGGCCTCAGGTACCTGAACGGTCGGGACGAGGCATCGAAGAGCCACCTCTGGGTCGTCGGTGTTTCGGCGGTTCTGCTGATGATGTTCGGGTTCATCTGCCCGTAGTTTTCCGGCCAGCTCAATCGTGATACAATCTCCTCCAGAACCGGAGGAGAGATGGCCGCCAAGAAGAGAAAGAAGTCCGCCCGTGAAGATGCTTTCAAGGTCTTGAAGGGCAAGAAGATCGTGTCGATCGACGCATCTGCCGTCAACCAGCTCGTGATTGAGGACGACGATGGAAACGTCTTCGAGATCGATGCCTACACCGACGGTCATGGAGTTCCGTACCTCACCATCTCAAAGTTCATCCCAGACTAACATGAGCGCATACGCACAATTCACTGCCCTGCACGCCGCATTCAAGCAGACGCCTGAGTGGGCGGCGATGGTGCGCACCGTCGAGAACTCGCCGTGGCACCGTGAGGCCAACGTGGCCGTTCACACGCAGATGCTGCTCGACTACTACATGGCCAACTTCTTCGATCACCGCAACGAGAAGCAGCGCATGCTGTCTCTCGTCGGCTGCCTGTTCCACGATGTCGGTAAGCCGCCGTCCGAAATCCTCAAGTTCTCTGAGGAGCGTGGCAACTATCGTGCCTACCACGGCCATGAGCAGGTCTCGGCCCGCATGTGGGTGGACTATGCGTTGTCGAACCGCGTGCTCGTCACTGAGCTGACCGGCTTTTCACTCGCCGACATCTCGGACGTGGCGCTGATGCTGGAGCATCATGTGCCGTTTGCGTTGAAGGACAAGCAGAAGCGTAAGGCGCTCAAGGACGCATTCCTGAACCGCATGGGTCCCTCCGGCCACCAGGCATGGTTGGACCTGCTCAACAGCGATCAGCATGGCCGCATCTCTGACGACCAGCCGAAGAAGCTGGCCGACGTTGCGGTGTGGATGGCCGAGTGGGAGAACGTATGAACTCCAAGCTGGTGCGTGCCATCGCAGTGATTTTGTTCTGCGCTCTCGCTGGCTGGGTCGGTGGTGAGATTGGCATGGCCAGAAAGTATGAGGCCGCGTGCGCTAAGCTTGGCGGAAAGGTCATGCTTTCAGCAGAAACACAGAAGCCGGTCTGCGTCGTTGGCGACAAGATCGTTGAGGTGACAAAGTGAAGAAGTGCTACCTGATGGTTGGTCCATCCGGCGCCGGAAAATCCACCGTGCGTCGTCGGCTCGTTGAGGTCTTTGGCTTCAAAGAGCACAGCGTCTTTTCGCTCGATGATTGCCGGCGCAAGTTCATGGATGCGAGCCATGCTGGACAGTGGTGGTCAGACAATGACACCGACGCCGACATGTACAACGCCACCTTCGAGTACGCAAAGAACAACGAGAAGGAGTTCAACCAGTTCATCGCCACGGCGTGGGCTGAGGCGCTGAAGTCTGACGTGCTGTTCATCGACAACACGAACTTCACGAAGAAGGGCCGTGCTCGTTGGGTACAGGAAGCCCGTCAGAAGGGCTTCTACGTCTTCGGTGTCGAGGTCATGACGCCGCTGCAGACTGTCGTTGATCGTCAGAAGACGCGCGGTGACAAGTGCGTGCCTGAGGCAGTCGTGCGCAACATGTACATGAGCCAGCAGGGCCTGCTCGTTGGGTCCGAGGTCGACGCCATCCTCTTCATCGACACCACAAACGAGAACTTCGTTCTCGAAGGACAGACAACGTGCTGAACGGGTTCACGGTCGTCATCAGCCTTGTGATCCTCATCGTCATCGTGAGGACGATCTATAAGGCGCTCGCCGATGAGTGCAAGCACGACTGGGTTTTTGGTCGTGGTTGGATCACCGTCGGTGAGGGAGTGCAGGTGCACTACGAAGGTGATCGCTGCACGAAGTGCCACAAGTGCAAGGACGCACCAGACATCGTGGAGTACCATGAGCACAGTGCCTGATACTGCTGAGCTTCTTGAGAACACCAAGCCGATCTGCGAGCTGTTGGCAAAGCTGAACGGCGGGTGTCGCTGCAACAAGAAAGAGTGCGAGAAGTGCCAGCTGTTCAAGGTTGGCAAGCACATCGCTGAGCTGCACTGGTGTCTCATCGGAGTGAACGGCCACCGCAACAACCTGCTGCGCAACATCTACGACAACTACTACTTCAAGAATGACAAGGGCGAGATGCAGAAGGTCATCGAGTTCGGTGTCGTTCTACCAGAGCTGCCGAATGAGCCGTGATGGAATGATCGTGTACTGGTGTGAGCTCGAAGGAGACGCACTGGTTCCATGCGTCCAGCATTTCCCCGAGGGTGAGGGGCAGCTGAGTAAGCTGCTCGCATTTTGCGCAAAGCTGCGTGATGAAGGCAAGATGTTCATCACGAGCACAAGTCACCACAACTCACCAGGTGACATCGTCAAAGACGGCAAGCTGCCGAACGGTCAACCGTACACATGGAAAAAGCGTCGGCCATAAAGAATGCGTCAGCCCAGCGGATGCTGGCAACGCTCTCTGAATCAACCCTCCTCCGTCAGCTCTTCGATGAGTACGAGCGCTCATGCGCCGAGCTTTCAGAGGTGAGTCCAACGCTGGCCGCAAACTACCGCAAGGAAGTTGCCGCTGATCTGTTTACCGTGTGGTCGGCGCTCTCACGCCTTGCCACCTACTCTGAGCGTTCCAAGGAGCTCTCACCCGAGCAGTGCGACAGGCTGTCATCGTACGTGGAGTTCATCAATGAACTCCTCATGAGCGACAACGTTCTCAGGCTTGACATGAGAGTGTCTATTGACCCGGTCAGCAGGCTGATGAGCACCGTTGAACCTATCGCACTCGAGCCGATGAGCATGCTCGACATCATGCAGGGCTACGGCTACGACTTCAACAACGAAGAAGGCGGTCCGCTGGCTCCATTTCTTTGGTTCGACAATGAGGTGCGTTCACCTGCTCATCCAGTCGTGAAGAAGATCATCAGCGATTGGCTGGACGTGAAGCGTCCACTTCGCGTGCTCGACATTGGAACTGGAACATGCACATCGCTGCTCAAGGTGGCACCACTACTTCCAGTTGGCACTCACTTTCACGGGTGTGACATCTCTGGCCCTATCCTCTCATGCGGTTTTCCTAGGCTGATGGAGCAGCACATTGTTCCACGGCTCATGGTCTGCGATGCACAGAACCTACCATACCGCAGTGAGGCCTTTGACCTCGTGATGAACTTTGGATCAATAGATCAGGTCGCCGATCCGAGGGCAGCTCTCTCAGAGATGCTCAGGGTCCTGAGACCTGGCGGCCTCGCGCTGTGCCGTGACGAGTACTACACCACGTCAGAGCTTCCGATTCACAAGCGGGCCTGGTTCAAGATGTTCGGTCCGTCATTTGCACGCATTTCGCCACCGATGCAGCACGTTCCAGCTGAGGCTAAAGACGTGGCAGTGCAGTCCATCAACGAGCTCAACTTCATCCTATCATTCAAGAAATGAACCTCGACATCCTCAAAGACCGTGTTGTCATCGTCACTGGCGCCAGCTCTGGCATTGGCCGTGCCTGCGTGCTTGGTTACGGGGCGGCTGGCTCAAAGGTCGTGGTTACCGGGCGGCGCATTGACCTGCTTGAAGGTGTCGCTGAAAAGATCAAGGCTAAAGGCGGAGATGCCGTCGCCATTGAGACAGACGTTACCAGTGAGGCTGAGGTCGCTGAGATGTTTGCCAAAACCGTTGAGCGCTATGGCACCGTTGACATCTTGGTGAACAACGCTGGTGTCGGTGGTGAGGCTGCAATTGAAGACTGCTCGCTCGAGATGTGGATGCACACGATCAACACGAACCTTACGTCAGCATTCATCTGCAGCCGTGAAGCGTTCCGCATCATGAAGCCAAAGGGTCGTGGCAGAATTCTGAACATTGGCTCTATCTCAGCGAGAGTGCCACGGGCAAATTCACCCGCTTACTCTGCGAGCAAATTTGGCCTTGAGGGTTTGACGCGCGCACTTGCTATTGACGGTAGAGAGTTCAACATCGCCGTCTCACTGCTCAACCCTGGAATGGTTGCGACTGAGCTCGTGCCACGAGAGGTGCGCCTTGCGCGCGGGTTCCGGGATATCGCCGCAACGCCAAAGCAGATCGCAGATGCGGTCCTGCACATGACCTCACTTCCTGATCACCTCAACTTCTACGAGGCGATGATCATCCAAAACGGTCTCCCATTTCTTGGAAGGGGCTGAATGCAGTTTACATATTTTGGCAGCTGAGATACGATTACCTTCCAATAAGAGAGCCGGCAGGCTCCTCATTCCAACCTCTCGTTGAACTTCCGTTGACCAGCGCACTTTTGGTTGCGCCTCGTATAAATACTGGTGCACGCCGTTTGGCGAGTACTTTGTGTTTGATTACTTTACTTTTGGAGAAAAACAAAAATGTCTACCGCAAAAAATCGTCTCGACGCTCTGAAGGCCAACTTTGCTAAGAAGGGTTCTTCGGGCGGAGACCAAAACTGGAAGCTCTTTTATCCATTCTGGAAAATGCCTGACGACTCAACCGCAGTCGTACGCTTCCTCCCTGACCTCGATGAAGAAAACAGCCTCGGCTTCCTGGTGGAAAACCTCCAGCACGAGCTCGTTGTCAACGGTCAGAAGAAAAAGGTTCCATGCCTCAAGATGCACGGCGAAGATTGCCCGATCTGCAACCTCTCACGTAAGTTCTACGATGAGAAGAACGAAGAGATGGGCAAGCGCTACTACCGCAAGAAGAGCTACATCGGTCAGGTGATCGTGGTTGAAAGCCCGATCGAGCACGACCAGGCAGCTCTCGTGAAGCTGATCGAATTCGGCCCTGCCGTGTTCAAGCAGATTCAGGCGGCGTTCCAGTCTGGCGATCTCGAGGAAGCCCCATACGAGTTCAAGGGTGGCTACAACTTCCGCATCAAGAAGACCAAGTCTGGTCAGTACGCCTCGTACAACACTTCGAGCTTTGCTCCGAAGCAGACCGACCTTGATGATGAAGTGATCGAGGCCATCACGCTCTACAACCTCAACGACTACCGCTCGAAGAAGACGGATGCCGCCACGGTTGAAGCCCTCCTCGTTGCTGACCAGACCGGTCAGTCATACGACGATGGTTCGGGCGACAGCGATGACGCTGCTGCAGCACCTGCTGCCGCTGCACCAGCCGCTGAGGCTCCTGCTGCAAAGCCAGCTGCCGTTAAGGCCGCTGCTACCACAGCAGAGACCACGACTGCAGCCGCACCTGCTGCAGCCTCCAAGACCAGCTCAGTGCTCGAGCAGCTGAAGGCCCGTTCGAAGGCCAAGGCAGCCGCAGCCGCAACGGCTGAGTAATCAACTGGCGGGGTCGCAAGGCCCCGCCTTCTTGATACCTTAGGAGGGCATCATGGCACTTGCATTTCTTGACAAGTTCAAGAAGGACCTGTCGAAGGTCCAGACCTTGAACATCGGCATCTCGCGTGCCGAAGAGTGGTTGTCGACCGGCAACTACGCACTCAACTACGCTCTCAGCGGTGACTTCACCAAGGGCGTTCCACTCAGCCGCATCAGCCTCTGGGCCGGACCTGCCGGTTCTGGTAAGTCATTCATCTCGGCAAACATCATGGCTCAGGCACAGAAGATGGGTTACCACATTCTGGCGCTTGACTCTGAGAACGCGCTTGACATCGACTACCTCGGCAAGATCGGCGTTGACACCAGCCCAGACAAGCTCACCTACATCCAGGTGGCGATGATCGAGGACGTCAACAAGGTGCTCTCAGAGTTCTTTGGTAACTATACGCAAGCGTATGGCAAGGACAACAAGGACGCACCGAAGACGCTCATCGTTCTGGACTCTCTCGCAATGCTCAGCTCGGCCACCGAGTTGGAGAACTACGAAGGGTCTGGCGTGATCAAGGGCGACCAGGGTCAGCTCGCAAAGCGCCGCAAGGCGATGCTGCGACTGATCGTCAACCAGATCAGCCGCCTGCCAATCGCATTCGTTGCGACTGACCACGTCTACCCACAGGACATCATGATGGGCGACGGTGCATGGGCAATCACCAACAGCACGAAGTTCTCCAGCTCAATCATCGGCATCATCACGAAGCTGAAGTTGAAGGAAGAGGGCGACATCGTCGGTGTCCGCATGCGCTTCGAGACCTACAAGTCACGCTTTGCGAAGCTTGGCACGAAGGTCGAACTTGCTATTCCGTACAACAGCGGCTTGAGCCCATTCTCGGGTCTCACTGAGCTGCTTGAAAACCTCGGCGTCATTGCCAAGGGTACGGCACCTGGTGAGAAGCAGAAGTGGGTCAGCGTCGTCAATGGTGAGAAGCTGGCATTCAAGGACAGCGAGATGAGCGAGGAACTTGCGCTCAAGCTGTTCAAACACCCAAAGGCAACACCGGTACGTGATCAGGGCGAGCCTGAAGCCGTTGAAGCCGAAGACGAGGAGTAAACGATGAAAACGTTCGACGCAACTGTTACGATCGAAGTCATCAAAGGTGGTTTCGTGCTTCACTATCCAGTAAAGGGCAATGACCCGAAGTTGGAAAAGTTCGGCCTCGAAGGCATTCAGGATGAGGACTACTGGTACAACGTCCGTGAGGTGTTCACCTCACCACGCAAGCTGCAGCACAAGATCCGTGAGGTTCTTGCGAACGTCAGCTTGGTGAAGGATGACGGTAAGGACGCAGCTGAGTAAGCAGGTCGCGTGAGCGAGTATCTTACCTTAGCAGCGAAAAACCGGCTGCGCCGTCTGATTAGGGACAGCGGCGCAGCCGGGGTTCTTTTACAGGAGCACCCGCGAGGGTTCGACGTGACGCTCACGTTTTCAAAGCTGCCTGTTGGGTGTATAATACTGGAAACAACACCAAGAATCTTCACTGATCTAAAAACCTTCCGCCTCCTCGAGCGCTCTCTCATTGACTATGATGCGCACACTCGAGAGCTCATCTTCACAACGTGGAACTATTCCAAGCATGTCGCTAACGCTACAGCTAGACGAAAGCAAGCTGCCCGAGATCATTCCGGTACTTGAAAAGTACCAGGCAAAGGTCGACGCAGCTGAGCCGATCTTCAAGATCGAGGGCCGCCGCCTCGAGGAAGTGGCTCGCACGCTCCCTCACTACCAGGCCTCCTATGACATGTACCTCCAAGACGTCAAGTCTGTTGAGGAGTGGCTCAATGTCATCAAGGAAAAGAAAGTCGGCAAGCTGTGGAAGAAGTACACAGAAGGCTACTCACGCCAGCTGACCGCCAAGGACATTCAGGCGTACATTGGCGCCGACCAAGAGATCGTCGAGATCAACCAGATTCAAATTGAGGTGGTGCGCCTGAAGAGCCACCTCGCCTCGATCGTCGAGGCCCTAAAGCAGATGGGCTGGATGGTCGGTCACATGACCAAACTACGTGTATCGGAGCTACAAGATGCAGTCCTCTAACATTTTCAGCGGCTCACCAGAAGAACTTCCAGTTGGTCATCAAGAGAGCGACAAGTTCACCGTCGAGAACCACGACTACATCATCGAGGTTCCTCAGCCAACAGAATCTTCAACGTCAGGTGCATTCGATGCGCTCAACTTTCTCGAAGGTGATCCAGCATACGCAACGCTAGTTGCCTACGGCAACGGCATATCGTTCTCACCACGTAAGGTGACCAAGGCTGTCTACCTTCTGGTGAAGAGTGACGGCACGACGTACAAGTTCTGTCCAGAGCTTGCACACCAGTCAGACGTCGTCGGTGTCTGCCAATTCATCGCCACCATTCAGATGTTTACCATCGGCGCAACAAGTTGGGCAGTTCCTTCAGTCACTCCAGTGTGGTCTGAAATTGCATCCAGCTTTGGCGTCCTCCACCTGTTCATCCAAGATTCTGGCAATCATGGTGATGATGCCTTCTGCATCTCGTTGTTCGACCCGAAAGAATGAAGTGTTACCTCTCCATCCGTGATGAGGTGTGGTGTCACTTTCAAGGTCTGACGCCAACCCATCTCGAAACCCTTTGGAAGACGTTTGCCCCACACGTTGAGGGTTACTTCTTCATGCCAGCCTACAAGCTCGGCAGGTGGGATGGACGTATTCGTTTCTTCGAGAAGACTGGCAAGTCGTACATGCGGCTGCTCGAGAAGATTCTTCCATACATCGAGAAATGGGGCTATGAGATCGAGCTCATGGACAACCGCAAGGTGTTCGAGCAGCCAGCATCTCCTGGAGAAATTCTCAAGGTAGACGAGAGCGGCATCGCCATCGAGGCCACGGGCACCGATATCTTCGGCGACGTCTACCTTCCAAATGGGCGCAAGGTCGAGCTCTACCCGTACCAGCTGCAGGTGGTAAAGCTTGCCGTCGAGGCAGGCTCCGGCTTTATCATCGCAGGTACCGGTGCTGGCAAGACGTTCATCACAGGCGCCATCTCGAAGCTCTACTCAGACCTTGGGCATCGCACCATTACCATCGTTCCTTCAGACGACCTCGTCAAGCAGACGGTGAAGTGGTACAGAATCTGCCAGATGGACGTAGGCACGTACTCGGGTTCTGAGAAGGACATCGAACACCCAAACGTCGTCGCAACTTGGCAGGCGCTACAGCACAACCCAGACGTCCTCAAGTCGTTTGACTGCTTGATCTGGGACGAGGCGCACGGCATCAAGGCGTCAGTTGCGCAGAAGCTGATCAATGAAAACGGCAAGCACATTCCATTCCGCTTTGGTGTGACGGGCACGTTCCCGAAACCAGAGTGCGATCAGATGTCGCTGAACTGCTCCATCGGCCAGATTCTCAAGGAGATTCCGGCAAAGTGGCTCATCGACAACGGCTACCTCGCCAAGGTTGAGATTCAGCCTGTCGAGATCAACGAGTCGTACATCGACGAAGAATTCACCGACTACGATGCAGAGCGCGCGTTCCTCAGCAAGTCAACGCACCGCATGGAGAAGATCGCCGACCTTATCATCTCCGAGTGTGCCACCCATGGCAACACCCTCGTGCTGGTGAACAGCATCGACTTTGGTAAGAAGCTCGCCTCGCTCATCAAGGGCGCTGTGTTCCTCTACGGTGAGTCTCCGTCAGACCTCCGCAAGGAGCACTACGACATGTTCGAAGAGCATGACGACCTCATCGTCATCGCCTCCTCAGGCATCGCCTCAACCGGCATCTCGATCGACCGTATCTTCTGCATGATGCTGATCGACCCAGGCAAGTCGTTCATCAAGACCATCCAGTCGATTGGTCGTGGCCTGCGCAAGGGCCGTGACAAGGATGCGGTTCACGTTGTGGACGTTCATTCGAAGCTCAAGTGGGCTCGCAAGCACGCGCGTGAGCGTGTCAAGCATTACACCGAGGCCGGCTATGCCGTTCTCAAGAAGCTAACCATCAAGGTGAAACAGCTATGAAGATCGTAGAAGACGTGAAGCTTGACTTTCAGGACGTTCTCCTGATGCCTAAGCGCTCGACTCTCGACAGCCGCTCAAAGGTAGACGTGCTGAGAACTTTCAAGTTCAAGCACTCGCAGGTGCCGTACACAGGCATGCCGATCATCGTTGCCAACATGGATCATCCTGGAACGTTCGAGATGGCCAAAGCTTTAGCTCCATACAACATGGCTGTGGCGCTGCACAAATTTTACTCGGTCGAGGAGCTGGTGAACTATTTTAGCTCGGCCGACAGAAATCCGCACACTTTCTATTCAATGGGGATAGCAGATGCGGACTACGAAAAGTTCATCGCCGTGAACCAGGGACTTCGTGAACGTAACTGCTTCATCGACTTCATCTGCATCGATGTGGCAAATGGCTACTCTCGTAAGTTTGTGAAGTTTGTAGAGGGCATGCGAGACACTACAAATGCGGTCATCATGGCCGGTAACGTGGTTACTCCAGACGCCGTGTACGATCTGATCGAGCGTGGCGTAGACATTGTCAAGGTTGGCATCGGTCCCGGTTCCGTGTGCACCACTCGCAAGCTGACTGGCGTCGGCTACCCACAGCTCAGTGCAATCATGGAATGCCAGGACGCTGCACACCAGGTGGATGGTCATATCTGCGGTGATGGTGGTCTTGTGAACGCAGGTGACTTTGCGAAAGGCTTTGCGGCCGGCTCAGACTTTCTCATGGCCGGTGGCATCTTCGCTGGCCACGATGAGTGTGCTGGTGAGCTGTTCACAAAGATGTCAGACGTAAAGGGTGTAGACACCCATCTTCTGCCGTTTGCCGCTGCACTAGGCAAGAAGTACATGCGCTTCTATGGAATGTCATCGAGCGCAGCAATGGACAAGCACTACGGTGGTAAGGCCAACTACCGTGCAAGTGAAGGTAAGGTTGTAGAGGTTCCGTACAAGGGAGCCGTGGCAGGAACCGCAGAGGAAATTCTCGGCGGAATCCGTAGTGCGTGCACCTACATCGGAGCTCGACGCCTCAAGGACATGGCCAAGTGCGGTACCTTTGTAAGGGTCAACCGTGTTCTCAACGATAGCCTCAGTCAATGGAACGTCTAACATGAGTTGGATTCTCGATCGTCTGGAAAAAGCGGGCCGCAAGTACGTCATCTATGACAAAGGCGAGCCATACCTCACGCGCTACTACCTTGCCTACAAGGACCAGGTAGATGGCGAACGCACTGACATCCCAGGAAATATCTTCCTGCACCACTTCCACAAGTCAGACTCTCCAGTCTTTCATGACCACCCATTCAGCTACCTCACGATCATCTTGAAGGGCGGCTACTGGGAGCATAAGCCAGATCATGAGGGTTTTGACCGTCGTGTGTGGCGTGGTCCTGGTTCCATCATCAGATCACCAAAAAGCAAGGTGAAGAACCTTCAGCTTACGACATCAAACAAACCTGATGGTGATGGGCCAACAACTCAAACCGCAGTCATCCCAACAAATGCGCACTGGATTGAACTACCAGAGGGCATTGAGACCTGGACTCTCTTCTTCAGAGGTCGCAAGGTGAATGACGAGCTTGGTCGAGATGATTGGGGCTTCTATCCTGACGTGTTTGGTCCTCGTGTATGGTGGAAGGACTGGTTGAAGATTGTGCGTGCCAAGGAGATGTGATACAATGGACATTACGGTACCAGAATTTCCGTCCATCCTGTCGATCCTTGCCGTCGTGGCGTGCATCCTGCTCAATGACGTATCTTGGGCGCTGTATGTGCGCCGTGTTGGTGAGGGTGCAGCCGTCAAGGCCGGCATGTGGGCAAGCGGCATCTACATGTCAGGAATCGTGGCCACCATCTCGGTGCTTCACAACTACTGGCTCATTGCAGTCGCCGTTCTGACGACGTTCTTTGGCACCACGGCAACGATCAAGCTCGACAAGTACTTGAAGGGTAGGAAGAAGCATGGCAAAGATGTCGGAACTGTGGACTCCTCGTCCAATGCAGACGGGCAACGACAGCCTTGATAGGCTTCGTAAGCTTGCCGGGATTCCTGTGTCTGATGGAAAATATCAGCAGTACTTCAAGAAGGTCGGGAACGATATCGACAAGCAGATGGAGCAGCTCGATCGTCAGATGGAGCAGCTGGACAAGCAGCTCGACGAGGACTATGACTCCATGATCATCGACACAAAGCGTCGGCGCTCCACCACTGTCAAGAAGAAGGCAGTAAGAAAGACCATCAAGGCCAAAGACGTCATGTCACCGTACGTGCCGTTGAAGAGTGAGACTCCAAAGAGGCCAACGCCACCACCACGTCCAGCTCCAAGGGTCATCAAGACCACGCTCGTGCCTGATATTTCCGGCGTTGGTGGCTTCTTCAAGAAGCTAGCGATGGACTTCTTTGAATCTGTTGGCAGGGCGACAACCAGGAAATCGAAGAGTGACTCGGGTAGTCCACAAGAGCCAACCGCATGATGTGTACATCGGCCGCCCTTCGAAGTGGGGAAATCCATTTCGATCGGGTGAAGATGGAACACGTGAGCAGGTAATCGCAAAATATGAAGAGTGGCTCAGGAACAACCCTGAGCTCCTCGCTCAGCTCGATGAGCTGAAGGGAAAAACTTTGGCGTGCTGGTGTAAGCCTAAGGCATGCCATGGTGATATAATCGTCAAGCTACTACAAGAAAAAGAGCAAGAGAAGCTCTTGAGGTTCTAATGCTAGTCCTACCAGAATACAACAAGCCATACCTGATCGAGTCGTTGCACTCGCCGCTCGTCATCAAGCGCAACTGGATTTTCCACGCAGGTATGCTTGACTTCCTGCTCAACCCTATCACCTACCTCGAAGAGACTACCGGCGAATCTGTCAAGATCCGCATCAACGGCACGGAGTTCTGGGTCCCGGCTGAATGGCACATCCTGACAGCCGACCTTGAAACACTTCAGGTTGACACCGTTGACTTTGAGAGCTGCGCTAAGAAGAAGCATGTGGCCTTTAGCTTCTCACCAGATGAGTCCAACTTGCGCACCCTCGACATCGAAATCATCGACTTCATTGGCAAAAATGACGAACCGATGTCTCTGGTGCACCCGATGATAGCGAAAGAAACAGCGTTGGTGCACCCTGTTGGTCCAGTGAAGCTGCGAACTGGCAAGGAAGTGCAGCTGTCTGTCATCATCGGTCCTCACGACCTCTATAAGTATCTCGGCAACAAGGTGGTTGGCGACATCCTTTCGTGGTGAACCTGTTTTCCATTTCTGATTTTTGCCGCAAGTAAATAGTCTCATCATAGATAAAAGATAGCACACAGCCGTTAGGGATTCTCTCTACGTGCGAAATTACATCGCACACTAGGGAGAGTTCACATGGCTTCAGATGCTTTCAAGGCGGCGTTTGCGCACGCAATGATCTATGAGATTGGCGCCTTTTTCAACGTCAACGATCCGGAAACCATCGCAGGTCTTTGCGAAACCGGAGCGCAGAAGAAGAAGGTCGGCTATGTGAACATCAAGGAAGACACTGGTGGTCTTACCAAGTATGGCGTTGCAAAGAACGCCAACCCAGAGGTAGACGTCCAGAACCTTGATCTTGCTGGAGCAATGGAAATTTACGAGCGCAAGTATTGGATCGCCGCCAAGTGCGATCAACTTCAGTCCCCAGTTTCTATCATGCACTTTGACTGTGCTGTGAACATGGGTGTCGGCCGTGCTGCAAAGTTTCTGCAGGCAGCCGCAGGTGTAACTGTTGACGGTGCGATCGGCGCAAAGACGATTGCAGCTGTTGACTGCACTGACCCGAAGGTCATCATTGAAAGGTATGCTGCTGCTCGTGAGGCACGCTACAATGCAATCGTTGCTGCGAACCCATCGCAGGCCAAGTTCATCAAGGGCTGGCTGCGTCGCAACGACGAGGTGAAGCAGTACTGCCTCGGCCTGATCGCCTAAGGTCGCCCCAAGTTTACGTAAACATTTCTGGTGTTGTACAATGGTATGACGCCGACGGATAGATTTTTCGGAGAATAAGAAGAACATGTCAGACGAGATTCACGTCATTAAGAGAAATGGCGCTCGTGTCCCCCTGCAGATTGAAAAGTGGCAAGCTCAGATTGCGAAAGTTTGTGAAGGCATCGATGGTGTTTCACCGTCGATGATCGAAATTTCGGCGCATGCACACCTCTACGATGGAATGACGACACGTGAGCTGGACCAGATGGCCCTCAGGGCCATGATCGACCTCATTGATGAGGAAGAGCATCCAGACGTGGGCAACGTCAACTATCAGTTTGCTGCTGGTAAGCAGCGCATCTCAATGCTGCGCAAGGACATCTACGGCCAGTATAAGCCGCCTCGCCTCTATGAGATCGTGAAGAAAAACGTCGAGAACAAATTCTACACCCCAGAGCTTCTTGAGTGGTACACTGAAGGAGAGTGGGATCAGATCGAAAAATTCATAGATCACGATAAAGATGAGGCACTTCCATATGCGGCCGTTGAACAGCTCATTGAGAAATATCTGGTCCAGAATCGCACGAAGCCTGGCTCAGTTGTTGAATCGCCACAAGTCAGATACGCCATCGCCGCAGCCACTGCCTTCCACGCAGAAACAAAAGACCGCCTCCGCTGGGTCAGAGACTTTTACAACGCAGCAAGCGATGGTCTATTCACGCTTGCAACGCCAGTTCTCGCGGGCCTTGGAACAAGAACTAAGCAATTCTCTTCTTGTGTCCTCATCAAGTCAGATGACAATCTCAAGTCTATCTTCGCTTCAGGACAAGTCATGGCTGATTATGCCGCTAAACGAGCCGGCATTGGGCTTGACGTCGGACGACTACGCCCGCTTGGAGCGGCAATTAGAGGTGGTGAAGTCAAGCACACGGGGTTCATACCATTTCTCAAGAAGTGGTTTGCCGACCTCCGCTCCTGTAGTCAGGGTGGAATTCGTAACGCATCAGCCACTGTCAACTTTCCGATCTGGCATTACCAGTTTGACGACCTGATCGTTCTCAAGAACAACCAGGGTACTGAGGAGACGCGCGTGCGCCACCTCGACTACTGCGTCGTGATGAGCAAGCTGTTCTGGAAGCGCTTCCGCGAGCAGGGCAAGATCACGTTCTTCGACCCGAACCAGGTGCCAGACCTCTATGAGGCCTTCTACACCGACTCGGAGAAGTTTGAAGAGCTGTACGTGATGTACGAGGCCCGCACTGACCTTCGCACGAAGGTGGAGCTCGCTGAGACCGTCATCAAAGACTGGCTGCTGAAGGAGCGTGGTGACACGGGACGCTACTACATCCTCAACATCGACAACGTCGCCAACCAGGGACCGTTCGATGTCAAGCAGACGCCTATCTACCAGACGAACCTCTGCACTGAGATCATGCTGCCTACGAAGGGCTTCAAGACGGTTGATGATCCTTCTGGACGTATTGCTCTCTGCACGCTTGGCTCTCTCAACTGGGGTTCGTTCCGCAATCCAGAGGACATGAAGCGCCCAGCCACCGTGCTGCACCGTGCTCTTCACAACCTTCTGCAGTACCAGGACTTTCTCACGGTTCAGTCTGAGCTGCACAACAAGGAGTTCGAGCCGCTCGGAATCGGCGTGACGAACCTTGCATACTGGCACGCCAAGCGCCGCCTCAAGTACGGTGAGTCCGACTCGCTGGCAGAAGTGAAGCGCTGGATGGAACACCAGGCCTTCTATCTCACAGAGGCCTCAGTGAACCTTGCCAAGGAGAAGGGTCCTTGCACGCTCGCATCTGCAACACACTACGGGCAGGGCGTGTTTCCATGGGAACGCCGTGCTAAGGGCGTCAACGACCTTGTTGACTTTACCCCAGATGATGAGCTTGACTGGGAGCTTCTGCGCGAGAAGATGCTGAAGTACGGCGTTCGCAACTCAACGCTGATGGCCATCGCACCAGTTGAATCGTCTTCGGTCGTTATCAACTCAACGAATGGCATCAACCTTGCCAAGCAGCTGATCACTATCAAGTCATCAAAGGCAGGCGAGTTCGCACAGGTGGTGCCTGAGTACCGCCGTCTCAAGAAGCACTATCAGCTTCTGTGGGACCAGCCAGACTGCGTCAACTACCTGAAGACGGTTGCCGTTCTCCAGGCGTACGTTGACCAGGGCATCTCGTCCGACACGTTCTACTCGCCGAAGTTCTTCCCGGAGGGAAAGATTCCGGCAACCCTCATCGCCAAGAACCTCATGCTCTCGGCTAAGTGGGGAATCAAATCACACTACTACGACCTCCGTGACAAGCAGGCCTCTAAGGACCTACTGTTGCAGGAAGATAAACCAATCACACCAGAAATCCAGACCGTTCCAGAGAGCGGCGATGAGGAGCACTGCGAGTCATGCGTACTGTAACGAAGCGCGACTATAGCAAGACACCGGACTACACGAAGCGCAACATGTTTCTTGACAAGGCTGGGCCGGTAACGACCCAGCGCTTTGACGAATACGCGTATCCAAAGATCGCAAAGTTCGATGAGACGCAGCGAGCAGCATTCTGGATTCCGGAAGAGATCACGCTGATCAAGGACAAGAACGACTTCAAGGAAGCTTCGAAGGCCGTTCGCCACATCTTCACATCCAACCTTCTGCGCCAGACTACTCTCGACTCCATTCAGGGTCGTGCACCAGCACAGATTTTCACGCCTGTCATCTCAATTCCAGAGCTTGAGGCGCTGATGCTTACTTGGACGTGGTTCGAATCGCTTCACTCTCGCGCCTACTCGCACATCATCCGCAACGTGTACAACGTTCCAAAGGATGAGTTCAACAAGATTCATGACAATGACGAGATCATTGCCATGACGTCCAGCATCGGCAAGTACTACGATGATCTTCATCGCGTGAACTGCACGCTGGAATACCTTGCTCATGAGAAGGTTGAGCGAAAGGTTATCACTGAACAGGAGCACATCAAGGCCATCTACCTTGCGCTCATCGCCTCCTACGGCCTCGAGGCTATTCGTTTCACCGTGTCGTTTGCGACCAGCCTTGGCATGGTCGAGAACAAAATCTTCATCGGTAATGGCAACGAGATCGCACTCATTCTCTCGGATGAGATGCTGCACGTTGACTGGACCGCCTACCTCATCAACACTGTCATCAAGGACGATCCTCGCTTTGCGCGCGCCGCAAAGGAGTGCCATGACGAGGCAATGAAGATGCTTGAATCGGTCATTGCAGAAGAGAAGGCATGGGCGAAGTACCTCTTCAAGGAAGGCACGGTCATCGGCCTCAACGAGAAGACAATGGTCGACTTCGTTGACTGGACAGCGCAGCACCGCCTGAAGGACATTGGATTCAAGTACGATGCAGGCATCCGCTCAACCCCGGTTCCGTGGTTCAACAAGCACCTAAATACCAACAAGAAGCAGACAGCGCTCCAAGAAAATGAGAGCGTCTCCTACATCATTGGAAGTATGACAAACGAAGTGCAGTTTGAGGAACTACCAGAGCTATGAGTGAACCACGCAAAGTTTTCTACATTGACGTTGGCGATATGCCACGCGCAAAGGTCGTCGAGCTGATGGAGCAAGTACGAGCTGATATTCGTGGTTCGACACTGCCCCCGTCAAACAGACCAGGGCTGACGAACGACATCGTCGAAACGCTTGCCATTGCAGGTTCTTTTGGAGTTCCAGGTGTTTGAGATTTACTCGAAACCAGGTTGCTCCTACTGCGACAAGGCAAAGGCTCTTCTTTCTTCACTCAACATTCCATACACCGAGAAGGTGCTTGATACCGGGCAGGTGAAGGAATCTGCAACCAACTATTACACGGTTGCACAGCTTCAGGCTCTCGTTCCGAACGTACGCACCGTGCCTCAGATTTTCAAGGACGGTCAGCTGATCGGTGGCTTTGACGCCCTAAAGCTGCACCTCGGCAAGTAAAACCTAGAAGTTCTCATAAATACGCCTGTCCACTACTGTGGATGGGCTAGGTTTGTTTACACGATACCCAGCTCCATAGCAAAGCAAATATGGAGATAGGAGACAACTAACATGGGTATTCAAGTGGAACAAGCAAAAGAAATGCTAGAGAACTCGATGCTGACGATGGGTCAGTTTCAGATCAATGCGTACGGCGTTGCCGTTACCGTGATCTTCCTGATCATCGCTCTCATCGTATGGGGTCTTCACCGTAATCAGGACAGCGATCTTGACCTAACGGACATGATCACTACCTACGACCCGTACACAAAGCGCAACCGTGCTTCTACTACGAAGACGCTGCAGCTGGTCGGTGGTATCGTTGCTTCGTTCGCAATCGTCAAGCTCACTCTTCAGGCTGCACTTACGTGGGACCTGTTTGCCATCTACCTTGCGTATGTAGCATCGGTTGAAGGCTTCTCGCGCTTCCTCCGTGCAAAGTACGGGGTGAATGATACGCCATCAGCTAAGAAGAGCGATGACGAGGACCTGCCAAAGCCGCCTAAGAAATAAGGCGGCTTGAGTTTATCCCATCAACATCATAGAGTATAATGTGAGCGTATGCACGACCATGGAACGTATGTTGGTCTAAGAGTCCTCCCTCCATCTGGCCCAAAGCTCTACGAATTCGCAAAGGCAAATGGGCTGGTTCTTAGCAAGTCGTCATTCGAGCGACGTCTTCACACCACAGTACTCTACAGCCGAAAGCCATGCCCAGCGATCATTGCTGATCCTGAGGTGCACATCGCTCAGTTCGAGGACTATGCGCTCTTCACGAACACTGACGATGGCAAGAACACCGTTCTCGTCGTCAAGCTAAACGCACCATCTGTCGTGGCTCGCCACATCAAGCTGATGGCAGAACATGGCGCATCACACGACTTCCCGACCTTCCAGCCCCACATCACCCTGACGATGGCGTTCTACGGTGACGTACACAAGCTCAAGCCGATAGACTTCCCAATCTACCTCGGCCAAGAGTACGTAGAAGAGCTGAAAGACTAGTTTACATCCACGGTTATCCTTGATAGAATCATCGTTGGATAACCATCCGACGCAGATAGCTATGAGCAACGAAACCGTACAGACATCGAAGGACTCCCTCGGCGATCGCCTGAAGCAGCAAGAACAGGTGGAGGCTGGGCGGCGAGCCAACCATGGAATTCCGCTCATGGCCCGTCTCGATGGCCGTGCGTTCCACACCTTCACACGCGGGCTCCCACGCCCATACGACGTGCGCCTCAGCACGCTCATGATCGACACTGCTCGTTTCCTCGTAGAGGAAACTCATGCCCGTCTTGGCTACACGCAGTCCGATGAGATCAGCCTCGTATGGTGGAACGACGACCCTGAGGCCGAGAGCTCATACCTCTTCGATGGCAAGATTCAGAAGATGACGTCAGTCCTCGCTGGTATGGCGAGCGCCTACTTCACTCGCTGCCTGCCTGAGCGCATTCCTGAAAAGGCAAACATGTTGGCGACGTTTGACTGCCGTGTATGGAACGTGCCAAGCAAGCATGAGGCCTTCCTCAACTTTCTCTGGCGCCAGGACGATGCCATCAAGAACAGCATCAGCATGGCCGCCCAGGCCCACTTCTCACACAAGCGCCTTCACGCCGTCGACAGCGAGGCAAAGAAGCAGCTGCTGCGTGAGCTTGGAAAGCCGTGGGAAAACGAACCGACGTTCTTCAAGAGCGGCACGTTCGTGCGCCGTGAGCTGCAGCTCAAGCCGATGACCGCTGAGCAGCTCGAGAAAATCCCAGAGAAGTACCGCCCAACCGGCCCGATCATGCGCTCCAGTGTGGTCAACATGGACCTCGGGTACATCAAGAACGACGCAAGGGCGCGTTCACTCTTCGAATGATGCTCCTGCCATACAAGCAGATCGACGATTTCTACAGGCGCCCACTCGCGGGCTCTCATCATCCCCAGTTTGCCGCCATCGGGCGCGCTTTCGACGCTCTCTACCCAAAATGGTACGAGAACAAGTACGAGTGGAAGTGGATGCAGGTGCCCGAGCGCGCGGAGTTCGGCACGCTCTGCCACCACGAGCTCCTTGGCCCAGTTGGCAGTCCATGGAGTCGCCGTGCTCGCGAGCACCTCTACAACAGCCAGAAAATCGATGGAAGAAATGGAAAGCAGTACAACACTGCCTGCGACGGCGGTCCACTAGAACTTGGTGTATGGATGGTCGGTGAGGTGAAGCTCTTCGTTGAGGGGCTTGCATCGTTCAACAGTGCGCAGATGCGGTTGATCGACCTCCTCCGTGAAGATGGCAGGCCGTACATGCTGTACGCTGGAAACCTGGTGAAAACTGGGTACAACGACGTGCACGACCAGTTTGAGGAGGATGCCGAGGTAGAGGTCCTGCCGTTCGTAGACCTCACCGACGTAGAGCTTGAGCAGTACACCCTCAACGGGCAGACCCGCTACAAGATGCGGCTAGACCAGGTCTGCTGACAACCTGCCATTGCTCGATAAATAGAGCATGGCCGCCACATATCTACGAGACGCCGACGGAAAGCTGATTGGTACCCTGCGTGAGCAGGGCGGTTCCACACGCCTCTTCAATAAGTCAGGCAAGCTGATGGGCATGTACAACCCTAAGACCAACATCACGACAGATGCTTCCGGTTCCGTGGTTGCTCGCTGCAACATCTTGGTGTCGCTACTGAAGAACTAGGAGACACGGCATGTACGTTTCTAAGAAGGCCCTCTCCCGCCGTACAGTCTTGAAAGGTGCTGGTGCAGCCATCGCCCTTCCGCTTCTTGATGCCATGGTACCTGCCTTTGGCGCCAGCGTTGATTCTCCGTCACGCCTGGCCTTCGTCTACTTTCCACACGGTGCCGTCCAGAAGTTCTGGACTCCGCCAACCGTTGGAACAAACTTCGAGTTCTCTCCAATCATCAAGCCGCTTGAGAGCATGCGTGACTACATCACGGTGATCAGCGGCCTGCGCAACAAGCCAGGTGAGAGCTCCAACCCGCACGGCATCATCGAGCAGACATGGTTGTCATGCAAGAACCCAGATGACCGCACGAGCGATGGTACAACAATCGACCAACTTGCCGCAAAGCAGATCGGTCAGTCAACACCGCTCTCATCGATCGAACTGTGCGGTGAGCCAGGCGGATCGATCAGCTATCGTGGAGCCGGTGGTCTTCCGCTAGAAGGCAACCCACGCAAGATTTTCTACACGATGTTCGGCGCTGGTGACTCAAATGCCGACCGTATCGCCCGCCTGCAGGCAACTGGAAGCCTGCTTGACTATGTGCTGGAATCCAGCAAGAGCATGAACGCAAAGCTTGGTGCGTCTGACCGTGCCATCGTTGATGACTACCTCAGCTCAGTGCGTGAAGTAGAACAGCGCATGCAGAAGCTCATCGCAAAGGCTGACTCGCTTGGTGACCTGCCTGACGCCCCAGCTGGGACTCCAGATGACTTCACTGAGCTGCTTGACGTTCAGTTCGCCATGATAGCACTAGCGTTCCAAACGAACCAGACCCGCATTGCCTCTATGCGCATGATCAAGGAAGCTTCAATGCGCACCTTCCCAACCGTTGGTGTAGACGAGGCATTCCACCCGCTGTCTCACCACGGTGAGGACCCTTCAAAGCATGAGAAGCTCGTGCGCGTACAGTCATACCAGACGGAGCGCTTTGCAAAGTTCATCAAGCGCCTGTCTGAAATCAAGGAAGGCAGCGGCAACATCCTCGATCATTCAATTATTCTGTTCGGCTCAAACATGGCCAACAGTGATCTTCACAACAATAACCCGCTGCCTCAGCTCATCGCTGGTCGTGGCGGTAACATCAAAGGCAATCAGCATATCGCCGCTCCGAAGGACACTCCGCATGCCAACATTCTGCTCACAATAGCGCAGAAGGGTGGTGTGCAGCTTGAGAAGTTCGGAGATTCTACTGGAGTGTTTGCAATATAGAGGACGTGAAGTGTCAGAGGTCATTGACTTTTTCGCACGGATTCCAAAAGACCGAGTGCAGATGAAGTGCGTGTTCTGTTACACAGAACGCGTTGATGATGTTCCGAAAAATCTTCTTGAGTCGTATCATTGGTGCACTGGCTGCGATGAGCAGGCCTCGGTAACCGTTGCACGCCAGAACAAAAGCAACCAGTGGTCCCTTCTATATCATCGCCTGAACGGGTGCTGCTACGTCCGGTCTCTAGCCCACCTCTACTGACCATTTTACATAACTGGCCTCATTTAACATAACGGGACCAGTGTACTTTTTGTGAGGTTCATGATAGGATGACTCCAGTCTTGGAGGACATGCTGATGAACACGTTGCAGAAAGTTTTGGGACACTTCCTCAAGAAGGACAAGATCGTTCCTTCTGACCAGCAGACAGACGTACTGCGCTGGGTGCTGGAGGGCAATGGCAGCCTCGAGCTACTGGCTCGGGCTGGTTGCGGCAAAACGTTCACCCTCATGTTGGTCGTACGAGCCATCGTGGCAGCCCGCATGGGTGATGTCGCTCTGATGGCCTACAACAAGAAGATCGCCGACGAGCTCAAGCTCAAGCTTGAAGAACTCGGCTTCGACTGGAAGGTCGCACAGGCCGGCACGGTCCACTCCTTCGGCTTCAGCGCATGGCGCAAGGTCGCTCCTTCTGTACGGGTCGACCAGAACGACGACAAGGTCTACGACATCATCGCCGACTGTGCGCTCAGCCAGAACGGCGCAATCTTCACTGAAAACGCAGGCGTCATCCGCAAGCTCGTCGGCCTCGGCAAGCAGAAGGCCATCGGCGTCACATGCTCGATCGAAGACGACTCGGTCTGGATGCAGCTGTTCGACCACCACAACCTCGAAGACGACATCACTGAGATGGTGTCGGCTGACGAGATCATCCGCTGCGCCAAGCGGGTCTACAGCATCTCGCTCAAGATGTGCTACGATCTGATCGACTTCGACGACATGATCCTCGCCCCGCTCTACTACAAGGCCCGGTTCTGGAAGAAGAAGTGGGTGCTGGTCGACGAGTCGCAGGACACGAACGACGCGCGCCGAGCCCTCGCACTGGCCATCCTCGACCCGAACGGTGGACGCATGATCTTCGTCGGCGACGACCGGCAGGCGATCTACGGCTTCACCGGTGCCGACAGCGACTCGATGAACCAGCTCAAGCAGGCCACCAAGGCAGTCACGCTCCCGCTGAACGTCACGCGCCGCTGCCCCAAGCTGGTCGTAGAGATGGCCAAGCGGTTGGTTCCTGACTTCACGGCCCACCACGAGGCGCCTGAGGGAACGGTCCGCTCGATCAACTACGACGGGCTGGAGGTCGAAGGTCTCAACCGTGACGATGCAATCCTCTGCCGCAACACGGCACCGCTCATCACGACTGCCTACTCGCTCATCTCGAAGGGCATCGCCTGTCATGTTGAAGGTCGTGAGATCGGAACTGGTCTCATCAAGCTGGCACGGCGCTGGAAGATCAAGACCCTCGACTCGCTGCTCAACAAGCTGGACGAGTTCCAGACACGCGAGACCGCCAAGTTCCTCGCCAAGGGGCAGGAAGAGAAGATCGAACGCCTCGTCGACCAGCTCGGCTGCCTGAGGGTGGTGATCGACCGCTGCCTCAAGCAGAAGAAGAACATGATCGACGACCTGGTGCATGACATCGAGTCGATGTTCGGTGACACCAAGCCAGGTGAACGTCCGAAGGTGCTGACGCTCTCCACAATCCACAAGTCAAAGGGTCGTGAGTGGAAGCGTGTCTACATCCTCGGCCGCTCGAAGTACATGCCGTCACCGTATGCCAAGAAGGACTGGCAGATGGTGCAGGAATCCAACCTCGAATATGTCGCCATCACGCGCGCCATGTCGGAACTGATCGATGTCTCCGCTCCCGCCGGCCAGCCGGCGCCGCAGGAAACGACTTCGATCGGAATGATCAGCTCACGAAACAAAGGGTAAGGAGAGACCATGAAGACTCGCCGTGAAAAGTTGCTTGAGCTCAAGGGTCTGCTGTCCTCATTCAAGGACCTCACACCAGATGCGAGCGAGGACTACCTGAAGCGCCAGATTCTGGCCGCCAGGCTCACTGCCCAGATGGCCGAAAACACCGTCGACGGTTTGATCGAGGAGGAACAGAAATGAGACACCGCAGTGCAGAAGGAATCGAAGTGCAGGAGATCGCCATGGATGATCTTTCCGCCGAGGACCGTGAGCTGATCGACAAGCTCGCCGCCCAGTACGAGCGGACGAAGGACCTGCAGACGAGGTATGCGGCCAGCCGCAACGACGCCACGCAGCTCGACACGGTGATTTTGCCGTCATGATCATCACCGTCTGGGAAACGTGGCACAAGGGCGAGTGGTTGCACAACCACATCGAGGATGGCTATGACCCAGGCGTGGTGGTTCCAAAGGTCACTTCACCGGCTCAGCGTGGCTGGGTCGATCAAACGTGGAAGGCAACGAAAGCACAGCTCATCAACGGAAAGGTGGTCATATGAACGCTGAAGTCAAACGCGTCTACTTCAAGATCGACGGCGAGTTCCTCTCCAACTTCGCCAGAACGAGGGTGATCGAGGGAGCCTGGGAGCAGGCGCTCAAGATGCTCGTCAATGACTGCGGCACTACTCACGACCAGGCGATCGAGATCATGAGGGGACATGCCACCTTCACTGGAGTCGCCGAGATCGGAAATCCCGACAGCCACCTCGGCTGGAAGAAGCTGTCGAAGACCGGCAAGATCGCCAAGGATGTTGCCAAGCAGCTCGACTACATGTACGGCCACGTGTTCAAGTACAAGGACAAGTACTGGAAGCCGTACGCGTGCGTTCATGGCTGGCAGGAAGAGGACATGATGTTCGCTCGCTCCTACACTGGCCAGCGCAACATCGTCAACGGCGACATGCGGGCCAGCAACCGCTTCCCGAACGGCGCCCTTCGCAGCCTCTTCTACGCCAACAGCCACGAGAAGGACCTGCTCGTTATCCTCAGCAACAAGAGCGACGAGATGACCGACGTGCTGTGTGAGCAGGTGAACACCCCTCCGTTCTGGCTTGACATCCCATTGAACGACCCTGCCGCCCACATCAGGTCCTTCAAGGGGCTCTCGCTGCCGCTCCGTGGTGCCGTGAATGGTAGGATTGAGAACGATCCCGAAAACGTGATCGCCTCCGCACCGGCACCGATCGAAGAGCAGGATGATTCACCCGATGGGCAGGCTGCGCTTGCGCGTGAGCTTACGCAGCAGCTCATAAAGGACCTGGACGCTGCAACTACAACGCTGCAGATTCGCCAGATTGAAAACGAGTACGAGGAGAAGTTCAAGAAGCTGCGCACGAGAAACATCCCCAGTGAGGTGTGGGACTGGCGTGAGGAAGCGCACCACAAGGCGCGCGCCAATATCGAGGAGATGTACGCCGTTCGGGTACGCAAGCAGGCCGATGAGCTGGGTGGCTGGTACGATCTCAACCTTCGAGATGAGCGTCACCCGAACTACGAGCCTGCATCGATCAAGGTGCCACGCAATGCCTTCCTGCACTGGGCGCTTCGTGGATTCCGCTTCGAAGACTTCGGCAGGAAAAATCCTGAGTGGCCTTGCATCGCTGGTTCTGGGTGGAAGCTGCCGATGGACGATCCCTACCACACTGACTGGATGCTGGGTGCGGGAATCCCGCTCAGCGAGACATACGATCGGAGCACGACGCTGTTCGATGATGACGGCGACAACAAGACGGAGTCGCTCGCCGAGCGTGTGCGCAGCGCCTCCTTCGAGGCGAGGTCTCAGCTGGTCGAGGAGTGGACTGGAGTCGAGTTCTCAATCCTCTCCAAGGGCAAGGACGAATGGTTCAGCGGCGAGGTAGTCTTCGCCAAGCCCGATGAGGATGTCCCGCCTGGCAGCATCGCCATCGCACCAAACGCCGGTCCGAAGTACTACATGGCCATGATCAGTGCCAACAAGAAGAACAAGGACGGGGACCGTGGTCTCCTGATCTGCCAGACCGGCGGCACGCTCGCCCACCTCGCAGTGGTCGGTCGAGAAGAGAAGTGCACCGTGCTGATGATCCCGAAGGCCAACGCCAAGTTCCAACCTGGCGATCGGTTGTGGATCAACTTGAAGTCGAACAAGATCACGGTCAGGGTCTAGTTTATGATCACCCTCACAGCGTGATACAATGCCAGTATGAGTGAACCTGAAAAACCACCGGTTGATCCTGCGCTTACGGCGTTGGTTGAAGAGATTCAACCGAAGCTCGCTGAGCTGACCAAGAATCCTGACTACGCCGTCATGCTCGTTCTCGCAAAGCGGAACGATGCCGGAGTGCAGACCTTCACGAACATCTCTGGTCTGAACGGTGTTCTCATGGATGCGCTCTTCAGTGAGCTCTCATCTCAGGTGGAGGCTGGCAACTTCGGGTTCTTTGCACTTCTCATGGAGACGTTGCTTGACGTCGAAGAGGAGTTCGCTCTCAACATGATCCCTGACGACGGAACCGACGATGACTCAACTCTCCATTAACCCAAACCGTCTTTCACTTGACGAGGCCTACATCAACATGGCCTACGTTTGGGCTCGCCGATCGAAGGCCGTGCGCAAGCAGGTCGGTGCCCTCATCGTTCTTGGAGACCAGATCATCTCTGACGGCTACAACGGCCTGCCAGCGGGCGAGATTGATGACGTGTGCGAGTTCATCGATGAAAATGGTGAGCTGCGCACAAAGCCGGAAGTTCTTCACGCTGAATCCAATGCCCTCGCCAAGCTCGCAAAAAACGGCGGCAAGGGCTGCTATGGCGCCACCGTCTACATCACCATGTCACCATGCATCGAGTGCGCCAAGCTCATGTGGCAGAGCGGCATCAAGCGGGTGGTGTACGATGAAATCTACCGAAACACTGATGGGATCGAGTTTCTTCGGTCACGCAGGGTCCCAGTTCAGCACTTTGCCTGTGAAACACTTCAAGAGTCCAACCTAAAGGAGATGAAGCTATGAAGAAGACGATGATCGCATTTGCAGCGGCGTGTGCGCTGCTGTTCTCCGCCGGCGCCATGGCCCAGACGGCCGATACCCGTGGGCTGACGGAAGCCCAGAAGGCCGACATCGACCTGCAGATCGCCAAGATGAAGGCCGACACCGTGAAGGGTGTGGTCAACCCCGACGTGAACCTCTCGGCCACGGTCCGCAAGGAAGCCGAGGCATGGGGTGAAATGGGCGCCAACATGGGTCGTGCAGTCGTCGGTGCCGCCAAGGAAGTCGGCGTCGCCGCCAACGAGTTCGCCGCAACGCCGTTGGGCAAGGTGACCGTCGGCGTGGTCGTCTACAAGGTGATCGGCAAGGACGTTCTCGGTGTCGTCATCGGCTCGCTGCTCGTGCTCTTCGGCTCCATCCTCGGCGCCTACGTGCTGATCAAGTACCGCTGGGGTTCGAGCTACAAGTACGACTACAAGCCCTTCCTGTGGGGAATGTGGCAGCGCAAGGTCGTCATCGAAACGAGCGAGAACGATGAAGGCGCCATTGCCCGCATCGTGGTCGGCGTCATCATCATTGGACTGTCGCTGGTCATCGGCTTGAACTGCATCTTCTAATGAAGGTCGAGCTGAACAACAGAACGCTGTGGTTCGATGGGACCAGTCAGGTAGACCCTGCGCTGGTCCCAGAGCTCTTTCTAGGTGGCGTTCCGCCAGAGCTCATTGCTCTCACTGAAGAGAACGATGACACCAGACAGTTCAATCAGTTCTCAGAGGAACATCTTGCAGTTGGCAAGGACAAGAACCGCCCGCTCAACATGAGCTGGAAGGTTCCGCAAGAGTACATGAAGATGGACCTCGATCGTGAGGTACAGGAACGACTGATTGATTTTCTCACCATCAACAACCGCATTGCTGCAGCTCCATACCAGGAGCGCATCAAGGCCGAGATGATGGAGATCAAAACTCGCGGGATGGAGCAGCTTGTTAAGGCGCTCATGTACGTCATTGATGAGCTCGTGAAGACGAAGACTGTGTGGGGAGTTGGCCGTGGTTCTTCGTGCGCTTCGCTCGTGTTGTTCATCATTGGGCTGCACAAGGTAGACCCTATCAAGTATGGCATTGCAATGGAGGAGTTCTTCCATGACTAAGCTCGCAGCAGGAACCATCAAGCGCCTTCACGTTGACAAGCACGTGATTGCCTCAAACCTCAAGCATGGAACCGACCTTCCTCCGCTCACTGTGCAGACGAGCAAGGGCCCACACAAGGCACGCACGGTGAAGATCAACGGCCCGTCAGAATTCTTTTACCGCCCAGAGAAGCCGCTTTCATGCGGCGCTCGGGCATGGATCGAAACACACGCTGAGGTGGAGTTCTCATGATCCGCTGTCGCTTCTTTACGCACGAACCTGACTATCGTCCAGTTGTATGGCCGCTCAAGCACCCCTACTGGTGCACTGGCAGCGGTGAAAATAGCAAGGGCGACTACTGGGTGATCGTCGCCTACGCTGATGACGAGGCAGAGATCATGAAGAACTGGCCAGAGGCCTTCGCTCTGGACTCAGAGAAGCGTGATAGTTACCTTTTCACGAGCAGGTTTGCTCGACCTGATTGGTTCACGGACACTAATGGGGTGCCGGTTGAGGTCAAGGCGTGAACCTGTTTTTGGGCGGGGCAAGATAAATACTACTCACAGAGCTATCACATCCGATACCCTCTTTTGGAGTTTCCCTAATGACTAGAAAAGCCCGTTCTGCCCGTGGTGAAGCCGTAGATTTTGATCTGCTCGCCATCAAGGAGCAGCTTGCCACAACGCCTGTGCCTGTGAGCGTCAACCAGCGCCGCAAGTTCATCGACGAAAAGGATGGCATCAAGACGAAGGAGAACTTCATCGTACCTCCAGCAAAGAAGGTCGATGCAGATTCCCCATTGGCAGTAGCTGCCGAGGCCGCTGAGGCGTCAGTAGCCGCTTCCAAGTAAGCGACAGTCGAAAATTAGGAGACTTCTGTATGGCGATTAGACCGCTTGGTAGGAACTTTTTGTTCGCATTCTTGAACGACACCGTTGAGGGTCAGTTCCTCCAGAAAAACAAGGGCCGCATCCTCCTCACCCGTCCAGAGACCGACAAGCAGGGCACATACGCCCGCTGGGCAAAGGTCTTGGCCGTTGGCCCAGACGTTGAGGACTTCAAGAACGGCGACATCGTTCTCATTCAGCCTGGCAAGTGGACCATCGGCTTCGATCACGAAGGCGTCAAGGTCTGGAAGTCAGATGATGAGTGGGTGCTTGCAACAGCCGATGATGAGTCAGTCGCCATAGACTACGCATACTGATGGAAACCATCGTTGTCACCGCTGGAGGTTCTATGAACTATCTCAACGCGTTTTTGTTGATCATCTGGATGCACCTGTTCGCTGACTTTTTCCTGCAAACTGACAAGATGGCAACGAGCAAGAGCGGCTCTGCAAAGTGGCTGACAATTCACGTCAGCGTTTACACGCTCCCATTCCTTATCCTCCTCGGCTGGCAGTACGCGTTGGTTAACGGCGTGCTGCACTGGGCAACTGACTTCTTTTCATCGAAGGCCACATCGTGGCTGTGGAAGAAGAACGAGCGTCATTGGTTCTTTGCAGTTATCGGAATTGACCAGGCCGTTCACATGACGTGTATGGTCGCAACGCTGCACCTTATCAACTCGCCGTTCCCGTTCATCAACAGCTGGTTGGGCGTATGATCCAGGCCAAGTTCTTCATCTTCGATCCGAAATCGGTTGAGAAGTGGCGCATTGCCAAGAAGACGAAGGGCCTGCGAGCTAAGGCGATGGTCAACCTCCTCGTAGACCGTTCCGTGATGTCAAAGTTTCTCATCGACACCCTCGAGGCCAAAGAGCCGATCCACGAGAACACGATGTTCTGTATCGGTGAAGGCAATGACGCGTGGCAGCAGGCGCCAAAGACGCTACTAAAGAAGTATGACGTCACTGACATCGACGCCGACGGCTGGATGATCTGCCAGCCAAAGGCTGAGAACAGCGTTGACTTCTATGAGGTTCCACTCAGCGCCTCGATGCTGCCGTCGTACATCGTCGGTCTTTGGGGTGAGACCGTTGACGGTATCCAGAACCTACAAGCCTATGAGCCAGGTGACTTTATCGCCCGCAGCCGTGAGAACCCAGTTGACGTGTGGGTCGTGCGCCGCAAGATTTGGCTCAACTCGTACACGGAGCTTTCAACGTAATGTTCTTCATCGCCCTGATCCTCTTCGCTGCCCTCTTCATCGAAAGCATTGGTACGTACATCAGCGTTGCCGGTCTGGGTCATCTTTTCAACATGAACCCGGTCATCATCTTGATGGCCATCGCTCTCGACATCGGTAAAGTTGTCGGCGTCTCGTTCGTCTACAAGTACTGGAAAGAGACACGCCTTCTGATGAAGGCGTTCATGATACCGGCAACTGCCGTGCTCATGCTCATCACGTCGACTGGTGTGTTCGGTTACCTGTCACAGCAGTTCCAGCACGCCATCGTTACGAACAACCAGGACACGATCATCATCACCTCGCTTGAGGATGAGAAGGCCCGCCTGCAGACGCGCAAGCAGGAAATCGACAAGCAGATCGCAAACCTCCCAGCTGACTACGCACGCGCCCGCCGCCAGCTCATGCAGGAGTTTGCTCCCGAGTCTGACAAGATCAACAAGCGCCTCACCGAGATTGACACGGAGTTGCCACAGCTGAAGGCAGCTAACGTGAAGAAGAGCGCTGACCTCGGCCCAATTCTCTACGTCGCTGAGGCGTTCAATACGACCCCTGAAAAGGCCGTGAAGTACGTCATCATGACGATCATCTTCGTCTTCGACCCTCTTGCTATCGTACTGCTCATCGCCGCCAACTTCCTAATCGAACGCAGGAAGCCAAAGGTGGTTCCTATCACTGAGCCTGACCCAGACTTCAAGATGCCAACGCTGGCACCGCCAGCTCCAGCCGAAGACGCTGTTACCAATGAGCAGGTGGACTCGTACTACAAGGAACAGGTAGAAAAGGCCGGTGATCCAGACGCAGTCCTGAATTCCAGCTTCAGCGCTGAGGACCTTCAAAAGGGTATGGACGAACTCGTTGAACGTGGAGAGATGACGTCCGTTGACCTCAACCAGGAATCCCCTCCTGGATGGGCCGATAGGATGGCCGAAGAAGCTCAAGCAGGAATCAATCGTGAGGCTCTTCCTGAAGAGCTAGGTCGAGAGGTGATCACCCTTCCGCAGCTTGTGCAGCCACGCTCATCGCTTGAAAGCGTTGATGGTCGCAGGGCCGACGTGATCATGTCGCTCGATTCAGACGAGACTCGCCCAACCGTGGCGAGCAAATACAACGACGCCTGATCGTTGTTTACGCCACGATATGGCGTGTTAGAATAGGCTATCCCGTTTAGGAAGCACCATGAAACCATCGATTTGGGTTGAACGCTATCGTCCGAAGTCAATCAAGGACGTCATCTTTCAGGATGAGCGCCAGCAGAAGCAGTTCGAAAAGTTCGTTACTGATGGTGACATTCCTCACCTGCTGCTTTCGGGTATTCAGGGCACTGGCAAGACCTCAGTGTCAAAAGCACTTCTCAATGACCTCGGCGTCGATCGATCCGACGTTCTACGTATCAACTGCTCTGACGAGAAGATTGATGCGCTGCGCAACAAGGTGACCGCCTTTGCGATGACCATGCCGCTTGGCAAGTTCAAGGTCGTTCAGCTTGAAGAGTTCGACTATCTCTCGCTTGATGGTCAAGCCCTACTGCGCAGCCTTATCGAGCAGACGTCTGCCACCTGCCGCTACATCGCTACATGCAACTACGAGAACAAGGTCATTCCTCCGCTGAAGGACCGCTTTCAGCGCTTCTCGTTCAAGGCACCAAACCGGGACAAGATCATCTCGCTCATGGTGGACATCCTTGAGGCAGAGAAGATTGAGGTGGATGATGTCGTTATCGACTTCATAGACGACTATGTTACTGTTGGATATCCTTCTATCCGTGCCATCACACAGTTGATACAGCAGAACATTGTCGATGGCACGCTCCAGCGGCCACGAGGCGCAACATCAGCGTCTGATTGGAAGTTCGGTCTTCTTGATGCTATCACGGCCGGCGACTTCAAGGCTGCACGCAAGCTCGTGTGCGAGTCAGCTACTCGTGAAGAGCATGAAGACATCTACACGTTCCTCTACCAGAACATCGAGAAGTTGAAGGTGAAGGACAAGGAGGCTGCAATCGTCACGATCGCCGAGTACCTCCGCTCGCATGCACTGGTTGCCGATACTGAGATCAACCTCGCTGCCTGCTTCATCTCACTCTCACGGTGTTAGAATGACTCTTGAAGAATACTTCCGCAAAGGCTGGAACCATGGCGATTCTGGTGAATGGCAGAAGGACGTCAACTACATTGACAGCTCCATCCGCCACGAGGTTCGTGATGGCAAGGTGCGCTTCTACATCCACCCAACGAACGTGAGTGGTCCAACTCTTGACTTCGAGGTAGAGGGAAACACCCTCAAGCCGTTGTATGTCACAGGTTAAGCGCTACGATCCAAGCATTCCTCTGACACCTGAGCAGCAGGAAGCCATCGCTGCGCGTGAGGCCGCTCGTCGTAAGACAATGGCAGACAACCCGCCAACGGTTCATGGCTTTACGAGCTTCCACATCTATGCGCAGTGGGGCTGGAAGGGTTGTGGCTTCGGTGAAATCTATGCAAAGATGGACCCAGACACCGGTGAATGGACTATCGACACCGAGAGCATGAGCCCGGAAAGTGTGCGCAAGATTCTCTATGCGGCAGTTGACCGCTTCGTAGACGTGGAGCTACCAAAGCATGGCTCACTCACTTGAAGAGCTTAAGCCAAATTTTGCCTTTCTCGACAAGGAATACCCTGGAGAGAACGAGCTGGTATGGTGTAAACGCTGCCAGAAGGAGCACAAGCGTGGTGCCCCGCCAGAAATTCAATACGCGCGATTCATCACCGCAAACGCAGGGATTATCGCTCAAGAGATCGACAATGCAGTCATCTCAGAGCTGCTGAAGCATGAGTTTTAAGCTTGACATCTTCGACCTGCTTGGGCGTCTCAATGACCCTAAAGCAGGTGACATCTATTCAAAGCTTTCTGATGAAGAGCGAAAGGGATTTGCTCCACTCGTTGTGATGCGCTGGGCGTCTGGGACTTCAGATGCTCGTCAGATAATGATGCTGAATGAATTCGTGAACTTGAACGTGTTCACACTTGGAAAACACCCGCATCTCCTGATGATGCTACTCCAGGCCGCAAATTCTAAAACCAATAAGCGCTACAACTGGTTGGGTATCAAGAGCAAGAAGAAAAATTCGGGAGCTCTGCGGGTTATCCAAGAGTACTTTGAGATGTCTGAGCGTGAAGCGAAGCTGTTGAACCCACTTCCTTCAGACGCTGAGATCATGAAAATGGCAGAAGAGCTTGGCTGGGACAAAGATGAAATCTCCAAGCTGAAGAAGGAGGCCGCATGAGCACATACCGCCCCGACACATGGGCCATCATTTCAATCAAGACACCAGATGGCGAGATGCTGTACAAGGTCGCTGCTGGCTGGGCTGGAAGCTACCTTGAAGGCGCTTCATGGAAGATCAGCTCTGGCATAGTCTCAGTAGAAGATGCTGAGCGCACGTTCAACATTACCAACCACAGCGGCAGCGTCTACTCCTGTTTCAAGGGCCGATATGGCCTGCACTGGTATGCCGCAAGCGTTGTTGACGGCTACATCGCTGAAAATTCCAGCAAGTATGAGATGAAGCTGCTCTCTGAAGAAGAGGCGATAGCTCTCATCAAGGGCTGGAAGTAATGGGCATGCCGCTTTTCGGTGGCGGTCGCTGCAGGACAAACCCCTGCGAGCCTGCTGCGGTGGCGCCAAACCCGAACCCAGGCAACTTCAAGATTTTGAAGGAGCAGGTGATCGGCAAATACCTTGTTCTGCTCGTTGAGTATCCAGGCTGCACGAACTACGAGGGCAAGAAGCTGCTCGTGTATGAGGGCTGGAAGGGAAGCCCATTTCTGCTGTTCCACAACCTCAACCGGCTGGACCCACATTTTGCTGACAACATTGGCGCACCGATCGCTCGCTTTCGTCCAACAGAGGAATCACTCGTTCTCATCGAGAAGATGTGTCGAGAGTAGTTTTCAATTCAACCTGGCAGTGATACAATCAGGTGATGAAAACTCGCCGTCCAGAACGTAATCGCAAAGAGCGCAAGGCTGCCTACATCAGGATCAAAAACCTGATGCGCCGCTACCCTAACTGCGCCTACAATGGTGACTTCTACTGCGATCACATCTACGATCCTGCCTATCCTTGGCAGTGGATCGATTTTCGTTTCTTCCACTCCCGCCTCAAGCGCTACTATGCCGTGGCCATGGTGACGGCATACTTCGAAGCCTACAACGCTCTTGAAGATGCCGTTCTTGACGATGCGTACGCTAAGTTTCCAACTGAGGGACGGTGGCCCGATGGATCGTTTCACACTGTGAACGCGCGTTATCAGATTCGTAGCGACTACGTCAAGGACGAGCTCGTCATACGGGCTGGCATTGTGAAGGTCGCCCCAAGCATCGAGCTTGAGGACTACGGGCGAGTGGCGATTGGTCTCTACGCAACGGTAAATACCCCATACATTGATGAGCACTACATTCGAAAGTTCATTGCAGACTTCAGGGAACGTGGTGAACCTACGCAGCCAGGCTGGAGTTGGCATGGTGAAGAGATCGAAGTCGACCTCCGACAAACCCCTTGAGATAAAGCTTCTCAACCAAGAGGAGATCGCAAAGCGACGCGTCCCAGTTGACGATGCTGAGGTGCACGCTTCGAACGTGCGTGGAAATTGGTTGTGCACTTACTGCAGCAACCGCTTCCATAGTGAAGCTCGCTACATGAAGCACACGTGCGAAGAAAAGCGCAGACATTTCGAGTTCAAGAGCACGCTTGGTCAGGCAGCCTACGGCTACTACCGTGATTGGATGCAGCTGAAGCGCTACAGCGCACCAGGCGCTGCGGCCTTCATGGAGTCAAAGTTCTACCGCTCGTTCATCAACTTTGCACAGCTTGTCATGGATGCGAACATCTCACGCCCTGACAAGTACATGGAGCTGATGGTCGAGGCCGATATTTCTCCAGTGTTGTGGTGCCGTGAACAGTGCTACTCAGTCTACCTTGGCTGGATGGACAAGCTTTCTGACCCGCTCGACCAGGTGCAGGAATCAATCAACTACCTGATGGACATCTGCGACAAGGACGGTGTTGACATCGCTGGCGTGTTCAAGCACCTTGGTGAGCAGCAGGTAATCCAGCTGGTACGTCAGCGCCGGCTTTCACCGTGGTTGTTGTTCTGTGCACCGTCGTTCGGCAAGTTCCTGAAGGAGATGGACAGAGGACACCTGAAGGCCTTCAACACGGTCGTCAACTCATCGTACTGGGGCCAGCGCTTCCAGCAAGAGCGCTCAACAATCGACAACATCAAGACGATCGTGAAGGCGGTACGGCTTTGATCATCTGCGTATGCAATGACATTCCTGAGAACGTCATTGTCAACATTTTGAAGAGGACGAAAGCAAAGTCCATAGCTGAGCTTCAGCAGCACATTGGAATTTGCGATGCTTGCACTGGCTGTACGTACATGCTTGAGAGCATGATAGAGAGGAACAATGCGAATCTACTCACCGACTCATGGCTATCTGACAATCCCGACGGAGACGCCTGACCCGAGTCACCGTGGTCCGTACTACACAAGTGATCCAGTGAAGGCATACGCTTGGCCTGGCCCTGAGTCAGCATCATCATGGCTCAGAATTTTCACTGAGCTGAATGGACCGAACGATCTCGAGGTGGTTGATTGAGCTTCTCCGCTGACGTCGACATTGACCTACGCACGGACTTCGATCCTTCGAAGCTGTTCCCGTGGGTGCGGGCGTCACTTGTGAAAGATGGCGAGCTGCGAGCTCACCCGTGTGGAGTCCACCCGCAAGAGATGCCGGTTGACCCAATTACCCAGCTTGCAGCAATTCCATACGATCTAGCTGAGGACGTTGGCTACGCCAAGATTGACTTCCTCCACCTTCACGTGTACGACAACTTCGAGACGCGCGAAGAGATCGAGCAGCTCCTGCAGAAGGAGCCTGACTGGGGGCTGCTCACGGTTCCAGACGAGCAGAAGAAGCTCTTTCAGCTTTCCAAGCACGGTGACATCCTCAACACCGTCAAGCCGAAAAGCATTGAGGAGCTCGCTGACGTTCTCGCCATCATCCGCCCAGGTAAGAAGCAGTACGCAAAGCTTTACTCTGCGCAGCGTGAATCGGTACGAAAGATTCTCTACGCTAAGGACGAGAACGGTTACTCATTCAAGAAATCTCACGCCATCGCATATGCGATGGTCATCGTGCTGCAGCTGCACCTCATTGAACTCAAGCTGATTTGATTGGAGAAAACATGATACGTGGAATCACATTTGGCGCCTTCGACCTTCTGCATGCTGGTCATTGCCTCATGCTGCAGGAAGCAAAGACGCAGTGCGATTACTTGATCGTTGGGTTGCAGACGGACCCGACCATCGATCGCCCAACGAAGAACAAGCCGGTTCAGAGCCTCGTCGAGCGCTACGTCCAGCTCAAGGCGCAGAAAGTTGTCGACGAGATCGTTCCATATCAGACAGAGGCTGAACTTCTCGAGATCATCCGATCGTTGCCGATTGATGTGCGCATCATCGGCGCCGACTACATCGACAAGGACTTCACTGGAAAGGCTGAGATGGACAACCTCGGGATCAAGACGTACTACAACCGTCGAGATCATGCCTTCAGCACGACAAACCTTCGAAATCGAGTTGTCGCCGCAAAAACACAGGTTGCTATCTAAGTGTACTGATGGTTAGCGGCTGGTTATAATCTTCCAACAATCAATCGTTGGAGAACCGAGATGTTGATCGACGGTCAGTACCTTTTCCCGCTGCGCCTCTTGCGCCTTCACTTCGATGGCTACTACTTCGACAGAAATGGTGGTCTGTTCTCCACTCGCGGTTCAGCTGGCAGGCTGAAGCAGCTCAACGGCTCACGCACGCCGAGCGGCCACTACTACACTCTCTCCGGCACCACGTACCGCCATGACGTCCTCTTCAATGAGGCGAAGGCGCATCAGCAGTTCCGTGCCAACACGACCGGCATGACCGAGGCTGACCTTGCCATGCAGAAGGCCGTGGTGCAGACCGTCGGCGCCATCAAGGACATGCGCTTGGGCGACATTCCCGAGGGTGTTCGTTCGTATGCACGCAATGTCGAAGATGGCGTTGCCCGCAAGGGAGTGATCCTGGCCACCGTCGTTGGCGACAAGCTCGTGTTCGGAACCAACCCGAAGGTACACACGACCGACAATTCATGGAGAGACGAAGCAGAGCGCATCGCAAAGCTTCGTCCTGGTCTGAAGGTGGTTGCGCTCAAGATCGTCGGCTCGGTGGTCTCCAAGGGCGTTCACTGGGAATAATCGTGGAACGCATGTACGAATGCTGGTACGGCGATGAGAAGATCGGCTATGTCGATCAGCATCGCAAGGACTGCATGCAGGAAGCCGGGACTGGCCACCGCTTCCTGGAAGTACGTGGGTTCTGGCAGTTTGTGGCAACTGAGTACGTCTGCGAATGACCGTCTACGTCGACGCCCCAACGTGGACCAAAGCTGGAAGCAAGAAACCACGCAAGACTTACTCGCACATGGTGGCAGACACCCTCAAGGAGCTGCATGAATTTGCAGCGCTAATTGGCATCAAGCCGCATTTCTTCCACAAACACCGGGTGGCGTCACACTACGACATCACCTCTGACCAGCAGATGGTTGCGCTGGGAGCAGGTGCAAAGCTCGTTTCATCTTCGGAAATCGTTCGAATCGGAAAGAACCAACGCTAGGAGAACTCAGATGACAGTGCTAATTTTGGTCGTAATCGCAATTCTGTTCCTCATCGACGTGATCGTCTTCTCATACGACCGCTACGACTGGTCGATCGGCATCATGGTCGCAACTATCGTCGGTGCGTACTTCTTCACGCCGTACATCAAGGACTTCATCACCAGTGAGGGCTGGGTCGCCATCACGACCAAGTACATTCCTGGTTACATCGCCGCCGGCCTCGTGACAGCTCTGCTCAAGTGGCTTGCCTTCAGCATGCGCCACATCCGCACCATCAAGGAAGCCAAGAAGCGCTTTGACATCCTGCTCGGCAAGGACGTACAGCCGCTCTTCAAGTACCTCGACCGTCGCACGATCAAGCGTCGTGGTGATGAGCCAGAAGTTGACGCCAGCCAGCCGCTGTCAGATACCGAGAAGCGCATTGCCTTCGTTGGCTACTTCAAGGAGCACCTCGAATACGGTTCAGCTTCACGCAAGCACATCTACACTGAAGACGTGGACTTCGAGAAGCCATCCGCCATCGTCGATGCCCTGACCCCACGTGCCAAGGAAAACGTCGGCATCATCTCAATCTGGGTGTTCCAGTGGCCGATCGTGATCGTGTCGCTGCTCCTGTCTGACCTGCTGTTGAAGATCACCCGCGTTGCCGCCACCGTGCTTGACACGGCATTCTCGGCCGTCAACCGCAAGCTGGTTGCAGGCGCCACGAAGGGGCTGTAACTGTGAAAGACGTCTTTGGGCAGGAGCTGGAAATCGGTGATACGGTGGCGTTCAACCCACCGTATTACAAGGGAATGACCACTGGTACGATCAAGTCGTTCACCCCGAAGGGGGTTCAGGTGGAATACGTGTGGCCCAACTATCCAGGTTTTACTGGAAAGCGTGACACGAAGGTGGTTCCTCAGCTTGCCCAAAACGTCGTGAAGCAGAACGCCTTTGCGAAGCCTGGTCCGCTGCCCTTGATCCTCCACATCAACAACGAGCTCACGTATTGTACATGCCAGGCATGTATCGATTGGCGGCAAGAGCTGGGTAAAGATGTAGCACGACATATGGTTAAAGACCGTATGTAACCTGGTTGATGTTTAGGTTAGAATGGGCTACAAGACCCACCTAGGGATTATGTAAAATGAAGACTTATCTGGTTGGAGGCGCAGTTCGAGACGAGCTGATGGGCATGCCCAGCTCTGACCACGATTACGTCGTTGTTGGTGCTAGCGAGGCAGACATGCTGGCTCGTGGCTTCAAGAAGGTGGGTGCCGACTTCCCAGTGTTCATGGATGAGAACGGCGACCAGTACGCTCTGGCCCGCAAGGAGCGCAAGACTGGTGCCGGTTACCTGGGCTTCGAGACGACGTTCGACCCGAGCGTCACGCTGGAGGACGATCTGCGTCGCCGTGATCTGACGATCAACGCCATCGCAAAGGACGTTGATACTGGCGAGATCGTTGACCCGTTCAATGGTCGTCAGGACCTGGAACTGGGTCTGCTGCGCCACGTCTCAGAGGCGTTTGCGGAGGACCCACTGCGCGTGATCCGCCTGGCCCGCTTCTATGCCCGCTGGCCGAAGTTTGATGTCGCTCAGGACACCATCGAGCTGGCACGTTCAATCGTCAAGTCTGGCGAGATGGACGCTCTGTCAGATGAGCGCTACTACGCTGAGATCGAGAAGATGTTCTCGCAGTCGGATCAGCCATCCCGCTTCTTCAGCGCCCTGATGGCGCTGGGCGTTTGGCGCTGGCAGGGTTTCATGCACGATGATCGTGCTGGCATCCGATCAACCGTGAAGTTCATGGATGACCTGTTTGGCACGATCCTGTACGACATGCATGATGTGCTACGCTTTGCTGACGCTGTGAAGCGGGCCGAGCCTGGCACGCAGACGTCCTTCTTCGTGGCTGTCGTTGCTGGAAATGCGCGTCAAGCATCTCCTGCGATCCCAGCGTACACGAAGAAGCTGACGCAGGCCATGCGCAAGCTGAACGACTGTCGCCAGACGGCCGAGCACCTGCATGCGCTGCTGCACTCAGTGCGTGGCTTTGATGCTGATTCTCCAGCTGCCAACGATCTGACCAAGATCATGGCGCTGGGTGAGTCGATCGGGCTGGAGTGGCCATTCGAGGCGCAGCAGTACTCGACCGCAAAGAGCTTTGCTCAGAGCGTGAAGGCAGACAAGTTCATGCACCTGGCCGGCCCAGAGATCGGCAAGGCAATGACGGCGGCGAGAATCGCCACCATGAGAAATGTTATCGGAGCTTGAAGTGAAGGCCAAGAAAGAAACGACCCTGTTCACGATCCTTACTGGATCGCACCTGTACGGCAACGCAACTGCAACATCGGACTTCGACTACAAGGCCGTGTGTCTGCCGTCGCTTGACGATCTACTACTCAACGTGAAGGTGACGAACCGTAAGGAGAAGCCAGAAGGTGTTGGGCAAGGTGAGCGCATGGCCGCCGGCGAGACCGAGACCGAGTACCTGCCACTGCAGGTGTTCTTCAATGACTTCTTCGACGGTCAGACCTACGCCCTTGAGGTGGCCTTTGCTGCAAAGCAGAACCTCATCAAGTTCAATGATGAGCTGCCAAAGGGACGCGTGATCCAGGTGAAGCTGATCATGAACGATCTCGTTGACGGCTTTCTCACGAGCAACGTGAAGAAGATGGTTGGCTACGCCGTCTCGCAGTCGAAGCTGTACGGCCTGAAGACACAGCGCTACACATCACTCGGTGAGGCCCTCCGCACGATGAACTTGTGGGGTCGTGAGCACGTGTTCACGAACGAGGAGCGTGCCACGCTTGCCCTCGTCGACACCCCGTCGCTCGTTGACCAGCTGCTGAAGCTTGAGCACGTGAAGCGCATCGAGATCATGAATGCGGCTGGTGGAACTGAGGCTGCGCCAGGCATCGAAATCTGCGGCAAGCAGTACTCGCTGACGAACAGGATCGTCACCATCGTCAAGTCGATTGAGAAGTCGCTTGGCAACTACGGCGAGCGCGTGAAGGAGTTTGATGGTGAAGGTGTTGATTGGAAAGCACTTTCCCACGCCATCCGCATCACTGAGCAGGTGATCGAGCTGTCGAACACCGGCACCATCGTGTTCCCTCGCCCGAATGCAGAGTTCCTGCGTAAGGTGAAGGCTGGCGAGGTGTCGCTCGAAGAAGCCACCAACTATCTCAACTCAGAGTTTGCCAAGGTCGATGCGGCTGTGGAACGGTCTGTGCTGCAGACCCGTACACCTGAGCTTGAGCTGAAGTTCCGTGAATGGAAGATCAACTCACTGAGGCTGCTCTATGAAGTTTGATGCGGTAACGATCGATCGGCGCGTGAGGCTGTGGAAGTTCTTTCTTGTTCTTGCTCTATTGTCGATCGTTGACTATGAGCTCACACGCCGGTGGATTTACATCGCTGGGATTGATGGTGAGTTCAACCCGCTTCTGCGCAGAATCATCAGTGAATACGGAATCCACGCTATTCTCTTCATGAAGGCTGGATTCCTGACGCTGCTTGGCCTTGGAATTGCGTTCATGCGTGCCAAGTACATGTCGCATCTGCAGTTCGTAATGTGGGCGCTCATTGCATTCCAAGCGTTCGCTGTCGCCGTTGGCATCTACTGCCACACGCTTACGTAACTACCCTGGACGCTTAAGCCTGATCTCGATCCCTTCTTGAATAGGGATCACGCGTCTCCTGCGTACCTTTGTCTTCTGTCCGCCTTCATATGAGAAGGCCTGCCCGATTATGCGTGACACATAGGCCGTGTCAAACGAGCGGTAGATCGGTGCCATCCTTTCTGTAAGTCCCTGTCTCGCTAGCTCAATGCTAAGCGGGTGCGACTCTGACTTTGAGTAGAACCAACGCGTGACAACGCTGAGGAACTGGGCCACAGGAACTCTCTCCTGCTCTGCATAGTCGAGGACGTACGCACCAATCTCTGACTGGGTGACGTTGTCGATGACGCAGATGTACGTCTCCCGCTTGTACTCTAAGAGAGACAAAAACAGGTGGTTTGCGCGTGCGTTTACCTGTTCCACTTTCAAATCTGGAATCTTCTTCTTTGGCAAGATCAATCTCCGTTGACTCAGGTATTTACCTGCACCGAATCCGTAAGTTTACACCTGACGTGAATCTGTGTATAATGACCTGAATTGAAACAGGAGACGACCATGCAACGAGCTGGTGTTGTCAAAGACTCGCCTGAACGGCAGGCCCTTCTTGCGGAGCGTGAGGAGCTGGTGAAGAAGATCACCGAGTTGAACTTGAAGCCGCTGCCGGCCAAGGACCGTGCGCTGCATGCCAAGTTCAAGCAGAAGGACCTGATGGAGATGGCGGCCAAGGTCGTCAACATCGACAAGAAGCTGGGGCGCAAGTAAGCTCCAGTTAACATAATATCGGACATTGTACAACCTGTCCGGACCAGTGTAAGATTGCCCTACGTTGAACCACTGGAGACTACGATGACGACTCTCGCCAACATCCTCAAGCTGCTGCCGGCCCTGAACGAACAGGAGCTGCGTCAGCTCAACTCGGCAGCCTGCGAGATGCTCCGCAGCGCCAACCACATCAAGCAGATTCGTGCCGGTTCGCAGTTCCACATCGGCCAGAACGTCAAGTTCACGAGCAAGCACGGTCGTGAGATCGTCATCTCGATCGACAAGATCAACGCCAAGACCATCCACGGCACCGAGCTCGCCGCCGACGGTTCGATCGGCCGCTTCGCTCCTCGCTGGAAGGTCAGCCCCTCCATGTGCAAGGCCATCTAATGGCCTCACGAGCTCCCTACCACATCCTCGGCGTCAGTGACGACGTCATCCTGATCCAAGACCAGGATGGCGGTGTCACGGTCACGAACGACGCCAAGGCCGTGGTTGAGGAGCTCATCCAGTGGAAGGGCGGCTTTCTCGAAGACGGCCGCCCTTACCGCATCCACTACATCGACACGATGGGCAACCGAGACGAGCTCATCCACGACAACGGCAAATTCATCGGCTTCAGGGCCGTTCAAATCACCGGCCGAAACCTGTAAGGAGCCTCACATGGACTACCACGCACGCCTTCTCCTCGAGATGTTCGAGAACATGGAACAGCTCGACTTCTCAAAGACCCCAGCGATGCAGCTGATGGTTCAGCTTCGCAACAAGCTGAACGCTCCAAGCATCCTCTTCACCGTGGATGAGGTCGAGGAAATCCTCGCCAACATGGTGATCGAGGTCAAGGCCGAGTACGTTGACGACGAGTTCATCGATCGTGCGTCGACGAGCTTCGCAAACATCATCACGAAGCTGGCCGAGACGTTCAAGGCGCAGGGTTTCAAGAACCCTGCCCGAATGGTCGTCTCGCTGGCAAGCCAGTTCTCCGTCAAGGTCGGGTAAGGAGCAGCCATGGGATTCCGCACAGTCGTCGTTCTGAACAATGACGTCGCTGACGTCTGGTCGAAGGACCCCCTCCTAGGTTCGAAGATCGCCCATGGCATGAACTTCGCACACCTTCCGCCTGGTGACAAGAACGCCAGGCTGGCGGACCTCCACTACGGCCGGGTCGTCGAGTGCCAGCACGCGGACGTGCAGACCCTCGCGATCATCGACAACATCGGCTTCGAGGCACTGTCACATGGCAGCTGGAGCTCGAGGCAGACGGACAACGACAAAAAGCTTGCGCTGCTGAAGCGCGCGGCTGAGGAGCTCGGCCTCAACCTCGTGAAGAAGCGCAGCAAGACGAAGCGCAAGAAGATCGACGAACGAGCAAAGTTCGAGCAGTACATCCTGACCGAACGTGGTCCGGCGTACCTCAAGCGCAACGATCCGAAGGAAGATGCTGAGCACGACTACGAAGATCACTTCGTGCAGGAAGCATGGGAAGCCTGGCAAGCTCGCTCGTCACGTACCAAGAGGAGCACAACCAATGCGTAAGCTGTTCACCCTCACAGTCGTCATGCTGCTCTCAACGGGCTGCTCGACGCTCCAGCTGATCCTGCCTGTTGAAGGACAGGCCCAGCGCCGCCCAGATGAAAAGGTCTTCTATGCAATGGAGGCCGTCTGGCATGCAGAGAACATCGTCGACATGGGTCAAACGATGCACATCGCCGACTCACGCCGCACCGATGCGCAGATGCAGGCATGGACCGACGCTGGCTTCACCGCCGATCGTTACTGCTTCCAAGAAGTCAACTTCATGACGAAGGCGCTGATCGGCTCTCACCCTTCGAAATCTGAAGTTGCCCTCTCCTCTGTGGCATGGTCGCTGCTCTACCGTGGAGTCAGCGAATTCCTGGCCCGCAAGGACACTGTCAATGAGTACGGTGAGCGCAACTCTCCGTGGTACATCGCTCGCTGGTCATGGCATGTCGGTATGCTCGGTGCCAAGACGTGGCAGATCGGACACAATGCTGATCTCGGGCTCAAGCCATTCGGCAGTGGTTGTAAGAAATGAGCAACGAATATGAAAAGCTGTTCGGCCTGACAAAGCCTGAACGCACCACCCAAGTTTCGGCGCAGAACGCCGCCATCGAAGCCGCACGACCAAAGAACGCGCCAATGCGCTTTGCGGCCAAAGTCCGTGGCTATGTAATGCCTGACGGCGGTGTCCTGTTTAGGAAAGGTAGAATCGGTCGTGCTGAACTCCACGACATCAGGCTTACCGAGCAGGAGCGCAACCGGCTAGCCAAGGCCATTTAACAATAATCTGCCGGTGTACAGTCTCGTTCCGACAGGTTATAATGGCCCTACGTTGAACAGCTGAGGAGCTACGATGAAAAAGCGGCAGAGTGCCACCGTTCCTACCCTTCTCCTTCTGACTCCCGCTCTGCGGAAGAAGGTCGAGGCCCGCATCGAAGAGTGCTACGTCATCGCTGAGAAGCACTACAAGCGGAAGTTCGAGCGCCCTGAAGTCCGCTATGACATCAAGAACCGTTTCGGCGGCACCGCCACCTACGGCACCAACCTCATCCGCCTGAACCTCATCCTCCTCGTCGAGAACGAGGCGCACTTCCTCAAGCAGACAGTGGCCCACGAGGTCGCCCACCTCATCAACTACCACACCGCTGATCGCAAGTCTGGCAAGCGGCTCATGCCGCACGGCAAGGAGTGGAAGAAGGTGATGACGGACGTCTACAAGATTCCAGCTCACACGAAGCACACCTACGACTGCACATCCATCCAGATGGGCAAGAAGCGCAAGCGTCGCACCTCGGCCGAACGGGTCGACCAGGCGCTCAAGACCATCGGCGACGTTCTGCGCCGTGTTGAAAAGCGGTTCAGCACCGTCGAACGCGCCAAGTTCTACCAACGTCTCAACATCAACAGCCTTGTGGAGGCCGCATAATGTCCAACTTCGTCGAAATCATCAAGGCGTGCGAGGGCGCCGGTGGCGCTGGTAAGAAAGCCACCATCAAGACCGCCCTCGGCAAGGCCGACAAGATCGCTCTCCGCCTGATGGCAGAAGCGCTCAACCCATACCGAGTGTTCGGCGTCAAGAAGTTCAAGCAGCCAGCTGCCTTCGACGGTGACGACTCGAAGGCCAGCTTTGACAAGTTCTTCGTGCTGCTTGACGCCCTGCACAACCGTGACATCACCGGCACGGAGGCGCAGCTCGCCATCACGAACGTGCTGAGCAACTTCTCGAAGGCTACTGCTGGCTACGTCGAGCGAGTCATCGACAAGGACCTCAAGGCCGGCTTCTCCGACGAGACGTTCGACAAGATTCACCCGGGCCTGGTGCCGATCTTCAACGTGATGCTCGCTGACAAGTGCGAGGACACGGACGACTTCGAGAAGTACGTCACCTTCCCCTGCCAGGCCGACTTCAAGTACGACGGCGAGCGCACGATCGCAATCGTCAAGAAGAACGAGGTCGTCTACTACTCGCGCAGCGGCAAGATCGCCGAACACGTCAATGGTCTCTTCGACGCCGAGCTGCAGCGGCTGCATGCGGTCCTCGAGTACGACTTCGTTCTCGACGGCGAGCGCTATGCCAGCAACTTCACCGAGACGGTGAACGCCAAGAAGTCCGGCAACGACGAGGCCAAGAGCAACCTCCGCTACCGTGCCTTCTTCCTCATGCCGCTGAAGGACTGGGAAGCGCAGAGCACCAAGATCACCATGCGGGAAGCCCGCAAGATGCTCGAGAAGCTGCTTCCGAAGTACTGCACCAAGATCGTCCTCTCCGAGGGACGCGAGGTGGCAGACTACCACGACATGATGGCCTACTGCAACGAGGTGATCGACACCCACGGCCAGGAAGGTCTGATCCTGAAGAACTGGGATTCCACATACAACTGGGACCGCACCTTCGTGTGGACGAAGGTCAAGCGCTTCTACGACGTGGACGCCCGCATCGTCGGCTTCTACCCTGGCCGGCCGAAGAGCCGGTTGGAGAAAGCCGGCCTGATCGGCGGCGTCAACTGCATCGCCTACCTGGAAAGCGGTGAACGCGTCGAGTTCAACGTCGGCAGCGGCTTCTCGGACGAGCAGCGCAAGGACATGGCGGCCAACCCGAAGAAGTGGCTGGCCAAGACGCACGTCATCAAGTACCAGGAGGTCACGTCCTCCAAGTCCAAGAAGTACCGCTCGCTGCGGTTCTGCACGTACGAACATGACCGTGACGACAAGAACGTCGAAATCCGGGACGACGAGTAATGGGTACCTTCGTCACAGCGCTGATTCTGTTTGTTCCGCCGATCGTGCTGATCATTGCGATCATCGCCTTCGTCCGGAACCGGCTGAACTGGCGCTATGACGATCGCAACCCAGCCCGCCGCTGGTGCCGCCACTGCGGCCAACAGCAGAACTTCTTCGTCATGGCCTACGCTGAAGGCGACGTGCCGGTAGGCTGGGAGAACGTCTACCCAATCTCGAAACTGCCGTGCTCGATGAAGCACGAATGAGGAGAATGATGATGGCAACCAACCTCTTCCATGAAATCGAGCAGGCGATCTGCGAGCTCGATTGGTACGCCAAGCGGCGGCAGAACCTTGCAAGCCAAGTCGATCGTGGGCCTGAGCGTGAGACGTACAAGGTCTGGGCCGAGTCGATGGAAGAAGACATCGCCACCCTTCGCAAGCTCATCGCCGAACTGAAGGCACAGCCTGGGCAGGCGCTCGAAGCACTGAAAGCAGCCCAACGGCTCCACAAGGAAGCTCTTCCGAAGTTCAACTGGGGTGCCAGCGCCCTTGACGGCAATGCCATCACGCTGCTGAACGAGGTTCCTGGCCAAGTATCAGCGGCGATCAAAGTGCTGGAGGCCAAATGAGCGGCGTCGCCTACATCGAAACCTTCGTGATCCTCGGCTCCGAGTTCGGAATCGAGGACTACAAGGATGGTCGCCCGGACGAAGATCATTTCTTCCCTGAGAACTTCAGGGCCAGAAAGCGGAAGCGCTTCATGCTGTGGAGGAATGGCGGCGGTTTTGGCCAGGCCTCCACCCTGAAACAGGCACGCCAGATGGTCTATGATTACGCAGCAGAGATTGCGCACCAACGCCGCAGAGATGCGTTGGCAATGCTCGAAGCTGCCGATCAAACGATCGCCAAGCTTGGCACCGACCCGTCATATCTCTTCCGCTTCGAGCACAAAGAGGTGGCAGCATGAAGGTCATCTTCGACGATGGAAAGCACCGTGATGAGTCGCCAGAATTTCCGGCGCCCGAAAGGCCGCTGATGCCTGGCGATGTCGTCGTCTTTAAGGCGTGCATGAACACGCTGGGTGGCGAGGTCTACGATGTTGGTGATGAGCTCCTGATCCTCGAGCGCACCGACGATCGGCCGCACAATCGCTGGAACACCGAAGGAAATCTTCGTTGTCGTGGCAAGAATGGAAAGGCCACGGTGTGGACGAACATCGAGTGGGTGATGCACCTCGGCTACATGGAAAGGAAAGCAGCATGAGTAATGAAATCAGGCCGCTCTCGCCGTCAGACATCGGCGCAGCAAAGCTCGCCAACTTCCCGCCTGTCGTGATCAAGATCATCAATGATCTTCTCGCTGCCGAAACTTCTGGCAGAAATGGCAACTACTCGGCGACGATAAAGCAGAAGGACATCGTCGATGCGATCAAGAAGGAGTTCGGCGACACCTATATGGGAACGCCGATCAACAAGGCAATCGACAAGGGCGGTTGGTTGAACTTCGAGCCAATCTTCGAAGCCGCTGGCTGGAAGGTCTCGTACGATCGACCTGGTTACAATGAGTCATACGAAGCGTCCTTCGAGTTCACCACGAAGCGTATCATTCGGGACTAACTGACGCTATATACGAGAAGAAGCCGATCTGCGAAATTTTTCTTCGCACGTCGGCATTCTCGCGTTCGCGTCCCGTAAATACCATCGTCTGCTAATGGACGACGCGAATGAAAGTTATTGACCTCACATTGTACCGCTCTCGCAAGCTGATTGAGACCCTCGAAAAACGAGTTGGTCAGCTGGCACTTTCTCCGAAAGTTGGTTCAATCAGTGAGATGAAAACATGCTTCAGAGAGTGGCTCAAGATGACTGGCCGCTGATTGTTTTCAGTTAGCTCTCTTTGTTAGAATAAGTCATCAACGTTGGATGAGATCATATGCTGAAAATCAGAACCTGCAGCGACCTACACCTCGAACACTTCTATGATACGTTCGACACGCCAAGTTCAGCTGCCTCACGCAAGCTCGAAGAAATTCTTCCTCCACTGCCAGCCGACGCTGAGACCGTTCTCGTTGCGGCTGGCGACATCGCAACCGCAAAGCGCTCACAGCGCTTCGACAGCTTTTTCCAGCTCGCCGGTCCTCGCTTCCGCCACATCATCTTGGTGCTTGGCAACCATGAGCACTATGGCAGCCGTATGGAAGACACCCAGTTCACCATCGAGGCAGCTGCAGAGCGCGCCTTCGGTGACAACTGCGAGGACAAGGTCACCATCGCCGGCAACGAACCAGTCAAGGTCGAAATTGATGGAGTCACGTTCGTCTGTGGAACGCTGTGGACTGATTACGGTCGCAAGGCTGCAGGTGGCGTCCATGAACGCCTGTCACGCATCCACCTCGACGTGGCAAAGTGCATCACAGATCACCGTGTCATCATCGCTGAGGATGGCAAGGGCGTTACGCCAACGCAGCTTACCCAGATACATGATGCCACCTTGAAGCAGTTTGGCCAGTGGATGGCAAATGCTGACAACAGCCGCACGGTCGTGGTAACTCACCACATGCCATCGTTCCAGGCTGTTCACCCAATGTATCGGTCAGACCCGCTCACGTCGGTCCTGAACCACGCTTTCACGTCTGACCTCGATGACTTCATACTCGAGTACCAGCCGGTGCTATGGATTTTCGGCCATACGCACACCGATTACAATGGAAAGATCGGTGAGACTGAGCTGTGGTGCAACCCGCTCGGCTACCCGCACGAGCGCAAGAGCAACCGGCCATACGACACGACGAGAGTTTTTGAGGTATGACCGCCAAGGTTTACCAATTCAAGCGCCCAGTAAGGTCTGCACGCCGGCCACCACCTGACGTGGAGGTGAAGACCAACATGGACATCTTCCGTGATGTCCTAGAGGACGTGCTTGGCGAGTGGCAGTCGGCAGCGGTTCGTGACCAGCTCGACTCTTATATCATTGGTAAGCTGCCGTCAAAGGTCAAGGTTACGAAGGGCAAGTTCCTCGACGACCTCAACCTTCTGTCACGAGTTGAAAAGAAGCTTGACATGCGAGTTGCTTCTTTCTGCCCAGGCGCCTCACCAGCAAATCCGCTTGGTTGGCTAGCGGCATTCCATCGTGGCACTGAAATTTTCGCCACACCGCCTGACATGGCGAGTGAGGCGGCTGCAAGAGCATTGAACATCGTCCTCTTCGTCTCATTTGAGAGAACGCTGAAGACGCTGGACAGAGCATAACGTGAAAAGCACTTAGGAGAAGCTTTGATGAGCACTGAAAATTCCGCAATCGTTTCCCTGTATGTCGTCAAGAACGCAAACGGCTCCTACTTTGCCGGCTTTGACTCATCGCAAAACAAGGCCAACTTCGTTGAGGACGCCATCCTCGCCAAGAAGTTCACCAACAAGTACGACATCAAGCTCCGTCCAGAAGAGACCCTGGTCGAGCTCACCGTTGACCTCGCCCAGTCGAAGGTCGGCGTTTCTGAACCATTCCGCCCGCACCGCCGGCTGAAGGCACGCTAGTTTACAACCTGGCAAAACCTTGATAGAATTAACCTGCGCGGGTCAGTGCCCTTGGCTGATCTTGAGGAAGAGCTGCGCTCAAGCTCTCTCCTGACGTGATTGTAGAGGAGCGCCTCACGTGACCCCTACGTAGTGGACGGGACTGGGCTGCAGTTGGGTATAATTGTGTTCGGGATGGTGCACACGCCGGCACCATTCCACACCCCCTCAAGGAGGGAAGTGCGATGCCGATGACCGTACGAGAGCTGATAGAACACCTCGCAATGCACGATCAAAATATGGTCGTGAAGCTGCGTGATCCCCTCTACCCGACGGTGTTGATCGACATCGCACCACACGCCGTCGTTGAAGACGAATTCTGCAAGCGTGACCCTGCCGACTCTGCCGCAGTCCTGCGCCAGAAGATTCTGAGCGGTGAAGTCACGATCGAAACTGTCGTGGTGATCGGCTAATGGTCAACATCGCACTCCTCTGGTATTTCCTCATCCCGCTGGCGCTCTCGATCGCCACGATCTTCATCGTTCGCAAGCTGATGATCAAGCAGCTCGAGCTGGCGCAGATCGTTGGCTTTACTGCAGGCGGTCTCATCATCAGCATGGTCATCATGGCGAGCGCTTTCTATGCTGGCAAGGGATCGAAGACGGGCGACGTCGAAATCCTAAACGGTGAGGTACTCCGCAAGGACCGCATCCACGATTCGTACGTGCGCTCATACCAGTGCAACTGCTACACGACTACCGATTCTGATGGTCACACTACAGAGCACTGCTCAACGTGTTACGAAGACCATTACACGGTTGACTGGACGTGCAGCACCAACATCGGTAACTACACGATCAAGTCGCTCGATGAAACGTCAAAGCGCGTGTACAAGTCACCCGACCCACAGCGCTGGCTGATCATCAAGCCTGGCGACCCTGTCTCAGGCTCACACGGCTACACGAACTACATCAAGGCAGTTCCTTCTTCGCTGTTCCGACCGGCCAGTGCCACGCTGAAGGAGCGCTATGCTGGTCAGATTCCTGCCTATCCCGGCAATGTCTACGACTTCTACCACGTCGACCGTGTTCTGCCGGTTGGTGTGTCAGTTCCAAACCTGCGTGAATGGAACACCAAGCTGTCTGAAGCGCTGAAGAAGCTCGGTCCACAGAAGCAAGCAAATGCCGTCATCGTTCTGACGAAGTATCCGAGCGACGATTACTTCTTTGCCCTGCAGGATGCTTGGAACAATGGCAAGAAGAATGACATCGTCGTCGTGATCGGTGCGCCCGACTTCCCCGCAAAGGCAGCATGGGTGCGCATCATGGCGCTGACCAAGGACGAGATGTTCCAGGTCAAGCTGCGTGACAGCATTTTAGCTCTCGATGCCCTCACTGCAGATGCTGTTATCGGTGCCATCAACGCTGAAGGCTTCGCTACTTTCAAGCGCAAGCCAATGAGTGACTTCAAGTACCTTGAAGCTGAGATCGATCCGCCAAGCTGGGTGATGACGACTGCGTCTATCCTTATCACCTTGGCGTACCTTGGGTTCTGGATATTCGCTTTCGTGAATCGGGACGCTCGCAGCTTCAACAGCTACGGTATCCCACGTTTTCGTCGCTACTAACTGAGGAGAAACTTTGATGAAGAAGCAAAATGGTGGTGCGCTGATCTGGATTCTGTCGGTGGTAGGTGTGCTCGGCCTGATCGCATGGATCATCGCTGGCTCCTACATCGGCGCCTACAACTACGGCAACAAGTCCGAGAATAATCTCGTGGCCGTGCAGACCGACAACAAGAACATCTACGCACAAGGCACGCAGAAGATTCTCGAGATCGTGCAGGTGAACGAGATGTACCGTGATGACCTTACCAAGGTCGTGACGGCGGCGATCCAGGGTCGCTACGGCGCCGACGGCTCGAAGGCCACGTTCCAGTGGCTGCAGGAACACAACCCGACGCTGGACTCCAGCCTGTACGTGAAGGTGCAGCAGGTGATCGAGGCCTTCCGCAGCAACTTCGAGAATGGTCAGCGCAAGCAGATCGATCTTCTCCGTCAGTACAACACTGAGCTCGGCTCCTTCTGGGGCGGCATGTGGCTGAAGATCGCCGGCTACCCGAAGGTCGACCTCAAGGACTTCGCCATCGTTACGACGGACAAGACCGAGAAGGTGTTCGAGGCCAAGAAGGAAGACGGTCCCCTGCAGCTGCGGAGCCCGCAGTAATGTGGGCCCTCATCATAGTCGTGTCGCTCAGCGGTTCGGCCGTCACGACGGTGACCAACATCCAGACGCCGCAGATGTGTGAAGACGCGCGCAGCAGGTTCCTGGCCAACCAGGACCAGGACTACGTTCGTGCTCGTCGCATCACGGCCACCTGCGTGAAGACGTCGAACTGATCATGGGCTACTACATCGACCCACCATCGATGTCCAAGGAGGAGTGGCTGCGCAAGCATGCCACTCCTACCATGGGCCCATCAGCCATCACGCGCACTCACGTGCCGCTGTGCCATGTCGACAATGGTGGTTTCACTGCCTGCGCCATCGCCTTCGAGCCCTACGAGATCGAGCGCTTCACTCGCCCAGGCGATCTTCGGTCGATGCAGTGGTACACAGCACCCCGTGAAGCGGTTCGAGAAGTCTCCGATCTCGCCCGCATCGAACGTCACTACAAGCCCGAGCTGTTTCCAGAAGCCTAACCTGCAGTTTACTTTAGCGCAGGTTCAGCATACAATAGGCACATGATCAAAACCATCGCCAATGACCGTGAAGTTCTCTTTCGATTTGGCGAGGTGGTTTGCCTGAAGTCCGGCGAGTTTGGTATCGCCCTCGGCAATCTCTTTGAAGATGATGTCTACGCTGATCACAGCGAGTGCGTCGTTCTTCTCTTCACCCAGTTTCGCAAGAACATTCACGACAACGGTCTGCGTGATCTTGCGCCGTCAGAATTGAGCAAGCAGTACGCCAACATCTAGGAGACACCCATGACCGACGCAGAGCTGAAAGCACTGATCGCTACCCCTGAAGAATTCTTCAATGCATTCCGCAAGGGTACGATCGCCGAAGCGCTGAACGGCAAGTTCTCCACCCCGCGCATTCCACGTCGCCATGAGGTGACGATCGATGGCTCACTCATCGTGGTAAAGTTCATCGACACCGTGAAGTACCTGCTCGATGCCAAGATGCGTCGCATCCACGGGCGTGACTCGCTGCTCTCGTACATCGAGGTGGTCGTGGTACCGGAAGGTGCCAAGCCGACCGTCAAGCTCTTCGATGTGAAGCAGATCGTCATCGGCGTACCTCGTGAAACGTTCGAGGCCAAGCACACCGCCAACCTCGTCAAGTTGGTGGAGTTTGCCAAGCTGTACGGCATCAACCTGACGGATGCCGCCGCCTGGGTGCGCGTGTACGACGAGAACTACAAGAAGAACAAAGTCGCAGGTTGATCGCTAGTTTACCACAGATTAGGCGTGTGATAGAATCGAATCATGCCTGGTTTAAAGTTTTCTGTTTGACCCTTTGGAGATAGGAGAAGATCACATGTCGAAGACACTCACAGTCGCAACGGAAGTGCAGAAGCAGCTGTTTCTGCAGGTGTTGCTCCCCGAAATTCAGGGAGGTTTCTGGAAGAACGTACGCCCCGCTGACCACGCTGATTCGTGGATTGGCGTGTCGCTGGTCGTTTCCGACAAGAACCTCGGCGCCGACGGTTTCACCGTCCCACGCAACTACAACTTCGTGAACCCGGAGTTCCTCAAGAAGAACCTCCCACGCCTCATCAAGGTGGCGCAGTCGGTCAACGAAAACGAGACCGAGAAGAAGGTCAAGAAGCAGCTCATCTCGCTCAGCCGCATCGTCGGTGATCGCCTCAAGGAGCAGGGCGGCCCAGTCCGCAAGCTCAATCGTGGCACCAATAAGCGTGCTGCATCGACGACCACGAGCAAGGGCACCTCCAAGGTCACCCGCGTTCCGGCCAACATCGTTGATGACGCTGCTGACAAGCGCCCGACCGCTGGCGGCACGGGCCTCGGCCAGAAAGCGGCCTAACGGCCTGTTCTCCAAAGGGAAAAGGAAAGGGGACCGTAAGGTCCCCTTTCTGCTGTCTCGAAACTGGAAACTTGGTGATCAGGACTTAGCTAGGCTACGTACCCAATCGTCTTCACGTGCCTTGGCGCCGGCCTGCGAGGCATCTGACTTCTTTACTTTGTCTGGGATAGGCTGACGTTCGGCCTGTGCCTTGGCCTTCGCCCACTGTAGATTTTTCTGCTTTTGACGGAGGGCATATTCCTGAGAACCTGCCTTTGCCCCGTACTTCTTCATTATTGCCTCGCGCTCGGCCTTAGCCTTTGCGAGCTTTCCTTCATCTCTTCCGAAACCAAAAATTTCAGTTAGCTGCTCGTCCGTGACCTCGTCACCGAGGTTGATGAGTTTGTAGCTCTGCTTGAAAGTGGCCTTCATTGAAACTTCTCCACGGACCGAAATGATCCCGGCACGCAGGTATTTATCAGGAGAGCACATAAATAGGTCTACAAACAGCCTTTCGGAACCCGTTCATGCACAAGCGTAAGTCAATTTGGGCCACCCAGGAGTACGCTCTAGCCTCACCTGAAAAGCAGGGCTGGGCCTTTACGCACAATGGCCACTATGCCAACGCAATCGAGGCAGCAGAAAAGGCTGGTGTGAAGGTCAAAGGCAGGACGGTGAAGGTCAAGGCCAACGATGGCCAGGAGCACGACGTTGAAGTTGATGCCGACCTGTACGACATCAAGCCAGCCCGCAAGTACCCAACGGTCCTATCTCGTCGTGACGGTGAAAAGCCTGTCAAGTACTGGATGCTGCAGGGCACGTCACCTCGTGGAAAGAAATCTGTCTACATCACGCTCTCAGACTTCCGCTCAAGTGATGACCTCAAGAAGTTCAAGGAAGAAATCGAGACTGGTGTCGAAAGATACTTCAACACGCACCACGAGATGCTCAAGAAGGAGCTTGCTAAGACACACGCACCGCTAGCAAAGAAGGCCGCAGAGGAGCTAAAGACCGCTGCCGATGACGGCGTTGAAGGCATTGCTAAGTGGTTCAAGGTGCACGGCTTCAACCTTTCAAACTTCAAGACAGAGTGGTTCAAGCCACTTCTCAAGCGCATCAAGGATGGCCACGGCATCACGACGCAGTGGGAGGTCAATTCACGCCCTGACGGTCATGGACACCAGGCTGGTGCAAATGCCGTAGTGGATTGGAACGACAAGAAAATTTCGACCTACGGTTGGTCATCGGACGATTGATATGAAAGTAGCAGAGCTTCTCGAAAACGCGTTCAAGCAGTGGGCGCAGGAAAACAAAGATCGCAAGCAGAAAGAGCGTGCTGCTGGCAAGGAGCACGAGAAGAACTTTCGTGTGAAGCAGCGTCAGCAGAACGCTGAAGCTAAGCTCGCTGCCGATCGCAAGCTACTACAGAAGATTGAAGACGCCATCAGCAACTCATTTCCTGACGGCGACCCATTTGACCACTTCAGCAGCTATCTTCGTCACAACGATCTAGACATGAGCGACGTCAACCGCGTTGTACGTAAGGCGCACGGCGTTGACTATCACCGTCATCTTGCAAGAATGTGGGATGAGGTCGCATCACAGGCAATTCACGACGCTAAGAATGGTCATGTTGAAACGCACTCAGCGTTCTACGACGTTGATAAGGACGGCAAGATCACGAGAGCGCCAAATCCATGGAAATGACATTGATGGAAAAGCAGGCGCTCCAGGCCATCTGTGAAAGTGGAGGCCAGGTAGCGACAGTTGCATATGATCCAATGAACGTCGTTGGAACGCCAGAGGCTGACGCAATTGCTGATGGTTGGGTAGAATACAAGCGTGAAGATAGCGCAAATCTAGTCGAGGTCGTGTACACCAAATGACAACACTACTACAAGAGCTTCTGCTCCTCGCTGAGGAGAAGATGGAAGACCACGCCGACCTCAAGAAGATGATTGACGACCTCAAGAAGGCCGGCTTCAAGGATGTCGAGCAGGAAGGCAACAAGGTTCACTTCACTCGTGAAACTCCAAAGTCATCTGACACCTTCACGCTGTGGCACAGCATGGAAGGCAAGAAGTGTGTATGGGCCCTTGGTGTCCAGGGCAATTCGCAGGACCTGGAGGTCACCACTGACCTCGAGAACCTCGCTGATGTCAAGGCTGCCGTGAAGAGCGTGAACAAGTCATGGTTCAAGGAAAACGATCCTGATTGGGACGGCTAAGATTTAGCGCTAAATAGCGCAGCGGCCAGTCCGCAACATCAACATAGGTATCACATATGAAGACCTCTTACAAGGCATACGTCATCTCAGTGCTGTGGCTCGTCTTGGTCCTGCGCTTCATCGACCTACAGATCGTCTCGATGTTCCTTGAGCCGATCAAGAAAGAATTCACCCTCTCGGACACTCAGCTTGGTCTTTTGACTGGCTTTGCGTTCGCTATGTTCTACGGAACGCTGAGCATCCCGGTCGCATGGATGGCCGATCGCTTCAATAGAAGCACGATCACAGCAGCCGCAGTCGGTATTTGGTCAGCAGCCACCGCCATGTGCGGCATGGCAACAAGCTTTGGCACCTTGCTTCTTGCACGTCTCGGCGTCGGAGCAGGTGAGGCTGGTGGTCAGGCGCCGACCTACTCGCTCGTCAGCGAGATCGTACCTCAGAAAGTTCGTGTAACCGTCTTCGCTCTCCTTGCCGCCGCTGTTCCATTTGGTCTCTTCTGTGGTCTCTTCATCGGTGCATGGGGTGCTGGCGCTGGTTGGCGCACCGTGTTCCTATGGCTTGGTGCCGCGGGTCTAGCGCTTGCCGCTCTTGTCAAGTTCACCGTGAAAGACAACAACCGTGTTGTGAAGGTGTCGGATCAGCAACCGTACATGCAGTCGCTCAAGGAGCTCTTTGCGATGAAGTCGTACCGCCACCTCGTGCTTGCAAGCACGGCGTTCACGACTGGTGCAACCGCAATGGGCATGTGGATGATCTCGTTCTTCGTCAGAACGTTTGAACTTCCTGTGACCGCCATCGCACCAAAGGTCGCAATCATCTACGGTCTAGGTGGTGTGTTCAGCTCAATCTTCGGTGGTTGGGTCTGTGACAAGGTCGTAGCCCGCACCGGCGACCCATCGTGGTATGCCAAGATTTCGGCTGGCGCAACCATCATGCTGCCATTCTTCGCAGCTGGTGTGTTCCTCGCCCCTGCGTTCTCAACTGCTCTCGTGTTCCTCTGCGGCATTACGCTGTGCACCTATGCTTGGATGGGTCCAACCTATGGCACCATTCAGAGCCTCGCAAAGTCTAACCAGCGGGCAACGGCCGCTGCTGTGAACTACCTCATCATCTCGCTTGTTGCCTACAGCATGGGCCCACTGGCCGTTGGTATGATCAGTGACGCCATCAGCTCAGCAACTGGCACCCAGTCACTCAGGTACTCGCTCCTGACGGTTGCAACGTTGACCTACACGTGGGCAACCTTCCACTTCTGGAAGGCCAGAAAATACCTGAAGGGCGACCTGGCCATAAATAATCCAGCAGTATGATGTTCTCAGATTTGAGAGCATGATACGATTCAGACATTGTCGTAATACGGGCTAATTTGAAGGGCTTTGGACGGGGTTTCGATACCCCCACCTCCACCAAATTCAAAGTGGTGCGCTAGCACCACTTCTACGGGGGTGACAGGTTTCGACAGGGCTGCGGAGATGCGGAACGCGACACGCCAGGCGATCGGCGTAAATGAAGCAATAGCATAACTGCTAACGACGACACTTTTGAGGAAGTCTACGGCCTAGCGGCCTGACCCTCACGGGGTTTAAGCCACCCTGATACCTAACGGTTAGGGGAAGCCGACCGAAGCCGGCTTCCCCGATTCTTGGAGAATCATGTCAGAAGAGCTCAACGACCAGAATCCTTCTGAAGAGTCTAGACTTCCGACTCAGCTTGAGCTTGACCTCCTTTTCCTGTACTACAACTTCGCCGACCAGAATGGCGTAGTTGACATCAAGCGAGCCCAGCTCTGGGCATTCAACAAGCTTGGTGTCCTCATCGACGACACACCGCTCACGCTCCAACAACAGCACATCGATCTTCTGATGGACGCTGGCATGGTACCTGATCTTAGGGAAGTGCTCGCGAGGGTAGCACTACCCCGTAGTACCGAGTAAATACTCTAGAGCAACCTGAGGAACGACAATGCTTGAATCGCGCCCACGCCTGAAGAAATTTCTAGGAGCGGTGCTGCGATACGTCGCTGGTATTGCCGTAGGTCTGCTCCTCGCCACCTACATGGTTGGCTCATCTGGTGTACCATACGGCACCTACGCTCCTCTCTATTCCGGTCAGGGAGCGTCGTATCAAGTCAACACCACCAACGGTTCTCAAGAAGATGGAGCAATGTCTCTTTGGATCCGTGAAGATCGTAATGCCACGTTCGTTGCCGAATCTGGAATCAATGGCCGAACCATCTACTCTCGCGTTCTTCTTCGCTGCTCTCCAAATGCAGCAATTCAAATCGTCGAGCAGCGCTCGTTTGACGCACTTGGTCGCATGACGAACCGCGCCACAGGTCACGGCCCAGTCAATGATCCAAATTCTCTGATGTCGCTAGTCGTCCTCGTCAAGATGTGCGGCATCGTTCATCCTGATATGATGCCGAACCAAGGTTCGCCTCCGGCACGTCAAACGCAACCTTCACTTATCGCCTGAGAGCGATTGTAAATACATGCAGCACATCAGGAGCTGCATATGTCATCAAAGATTTTGGCGTTCAAGCTTGTCAGCGGTGAGGAGATTGTCGCTGAAGTACTAGACATCAAGACCGATACCGCACTGTTTGAGTCGGTAACCGGCAAGGTCATCGAATACGTCGTTCGCCGCCCTCACATCTTGAGGATGATGCCAACGTCGCACAACAACGTCAGCCTCGCCTTCATTCCTTGGACTCTCTCGAACCCAGAGATCGAGAGCATGCCAATTCCAGCGAGCGCAATCCTCCTCTCATTCCCACCAGCAGCTCATGTTGAGACGCAGTACATCTCTCAGACAACTGGTCTCGAGCTTGCCAAGACTACACCAAAGGGTCGCATCTCAGTATGATCAAGCTCCTAGACAACCGTGTTCTCATCCGCCCAATTGAGCAAGAAGCTCAGTCAGCTGGCGGCATCTTTCTTCCATCAGCAGAGCTGCTGCCGTACCGCAAGGGCACGGTGGTTGGCGTTGGTCCAGGTTGGCACACCGAAGAAGGCAAGCTGATCAAGCTTGAGGTCAAGGTTGGTGACACTGTACTTCTAGGCTCTGACGTGGGTCACGAGGTCAAGGTCTCTGGAGAACTTCTGGTCATCGTTGGAGAAGACGACATCATGGCAGTTCTCGAATAACTGCAGTTTACTTACCAACCTACCGTTGGTAGAATATAAATACGGTAGAGCAAGGAAACGATCCTTGCTACAACATTTACCAGTCGAGGAGCTCGAATGGCTACGAAATCAAAAGACCTTACGGTCTTCATCGGTCGATTCTCACCGTTTCACAATGGTCACGCCGCAGTTCTTGCGCGCGCACTCAAATCTTCCAAGGCAGTTCTTGTTCTCATAGGTAGTTCGGGCCAGGCTCGCAACACCAAGAACCCTTTCACGTTCGAAGAGCGCGAGACGATGATCCGCTGCTTCTACGAACAGTCAAAGCCGGGTCGAGGACTTGACTACAACCCCTACATCGAGGAAGGCAACTACGGCCTCCTCTTCGTCAAGCCGCTCTACGACCACCCGTACAACGACAACGCGTGGATTCGTGGCGTGCAGGACGCCGTCGATGAGACGAAGCGTGACATCGCTGACACGATCATCGGCATGAACCCGAAGGTGTACCTCACCGGCTCCGACAAGGACAAGTCGTCATGGTACCTCCACACCTTCGGCGACCTCTTCACTCCAGACCTCGTGGAAAAGACGGCGATCGACTTCGAGCTGAGCGCCACCAAGGTGCGTGAGCTGCTGTTCAACCACCAGTCAAATGAGACCGAGCTCTTCAAGATGGTTCCCACATCAACGTGGGATTGCATCAACGACTTTGCCGCCTCGGAGTCGTTCAAGACGCTCGTCGACGAGTACGAGTACATCGAGAAGTACAAGACGGCCTGGAAGAAGGCGCCGTACGCACCAACGTTCGTCACTACTGACGCATGCGTCATCCAATCCGGCCACGTCCTCCTCAACGTCCGTGACAACTTTCCTGGCAAGGGGCTATGGGCCCTTCCTGGTGGCTTCCTCGAACAGAACGAGAAGCTCATCGACGGCTGCGTACGTGAGCTGATCGAGGAGACCAAGATCGAGCTGTCGAAGGCGCAGCTGTACGGTTCCATCCGCAGCAAGGAAACCTTCGATCACCCTGACCGCTCACTGCGTGGTCGCACCATCACCACCTGCTTCCTCTTCAAGCTCGACGACACCAAGGCGCTGCCGAAGGTGAAGCCGCAGAAGGGAGAGGTCTCGAAGGTCGAGTGGGTGCCCATCAACGAGGCCCTCAAGCAGCCAAGTCGCTTCTTCGAGGATCACTACCACATGCTTTTGACCATGATTGGTCGAATTCCCGGTTGAGAACGACTCAACCAATTTCACGATAAGGAGCTTATCATGTCCAATCCAGTTCTCGAAGCCATCCAGGCAATCCTCGGACCGAAAGAGTCCGACATCTCATACATCGCAAAGCTGCCGCTGCGCATCGCAATCCTGCTGCGCCTCGACAGCTACAAGTTCTCCCACCCGTATGCGTACCCTGAGCGCATCATCGGCATGTCCTCGTACGGCGAGGCCCGCGTCGAGCGTGGCACCAAGATCGTGCCGTTCAACATGCAGTACCTGATGAGCCGGTACTTCCAGGACCCGATCACGATGGAAGACATCGACTTTGCCGAGGCCTTTGCGCTGAAGCACTTCGGCCGCAAGCTGTTCAAGCGTGCCACCTGGGAGCGCATCGTCAACGAGTTCAACGGTCTCCTGCCGATCACCATCCGTGCCGTGCCTGAAGGCACCGTCATCGGCGGCGGGCTGCCGATCTACTCGGTCACCGCCTTCGGCCCTGACTTCTTCTGGCTCTCCAGCGGCGTGGAGACGATCCTCCAGCGTGGCGTATGGTACGGCTCGACGGTCGCATCGATGGACTACGCCATCAAGAAGGACATCAAGCAGCGCTACGAGCAGGCTGGCGCCGAGAGCCCTGTCGAGTTCTCACTGCACGACTTCGGCGGCCGTGGCGTTACCTGCGCCGAGCAGGCCGAGATCGGCGGTGCTGCCCACCTCGTCAACTTCATGGGTTCGGACACCGTCGAGGGCATCCTCACGGCGAACTACTACTACGACTGCGACATGTCGGCCTTCTCGGTCTATGCGACCGAGCACAGCGTCGAGTGCTCCTTCGGCCTGAACCCTGAGCAGGAGCTCGCCTACCTGCGTCACCAGCTGAAGCAGGCCTCGGCCGGCCAGATCATCTCGATCGTCATCGACGGCAAGAACACCTACCGCTGCGCCGAGCAGCTGTGCACCTCGCCGCTCAAGGAGGAGATCATCGCCAGCGGTGTGAAGGTCGTCTTCCGCCCTGACAGCGGCGACATGATGGAGACGGTGCCTCGCATCCTCAAGCTGCAGGAAGCGGCATACGGCCACACGATCACCAAGAACGGCTACAAGAAGATCAACACCGTCGGCATCATCCAGGGCGACGGCGTGGATCACCTCGCAATCCGCTCGCTGCTCGGCAAGCTGATGGCCAACGGCTACTCGCCTGACAACGTTATCTTCGGCAGCGGCGGTGCCCTCCTGCAGAAGGTCAACCGTGACACCTTCAAGTTTGCGCAGAAGGCCAGCGCCGTCCTGTACGATGGCGACGAGAAGTGGACTGGCATCGCCAAGGACCCGATCACCGACCCGGGCAAGAAGTCGAAGGAAGGAGTGCTGACGCTGGTGAAGAGCCGCATGACTGGCGAGCTGATGGCTGCTCGCCTCGACAATGGCCCGCTCGACAGTGAGTGGGAAGACCTGCACAAGCTGGTCTACCACAACGGTGTGCTGTACAACGAGACGAACCTCGCCGATATCCGTGCAAGGGCGGCGGTGTAACATGAAGGCCAAGACCACAATCGAGCTGTCTGAACAGCAGATCACCGACATCATCAAGACGGCGCTGAAGAAGCCCGATGCGAAGGTGTCATTCAACGTCGGAATGGGCACGTACGACGCCTTCGACCGTGGGCCAAGCTACCCACTGTTCAAGGGCGTTTCGGTGTCATTCGACTCAACGGTGGAGGTGTAAGATGCCGTGCACTGATGGTGGAGTTCCGTACCCAGAAGATATCCGCGAGCAGCGCGAGCAGCGCATGGTCAAGGCAGCTCTCTGCGCTGTGCTCACACAGCTCGAGACACAGCACGCGACCAACGACCAGAACGGATGCGAGTTCGTTCTGGCCAACATCAACTACCGTGAAGCCGGCTTCAAGCGAAAGGAGCTTGAAACGTGGTGGAACAAACACAAGGCCGAAGATGTGGCACGCCGAGTGCGTGAGGCGACTGAGGCCGAACAGCTGAACCTCCGCCGCCAGGGGCTTTCGAAGCTTTCCCAGGCAGAGCGTGAGGCTCTTGGCCTTACAAAGAAGTGGAGTTGACATCATGATGAACGTCAGACGAGTTGATAGCAGCGACGCCAACGTCAGCAAGTACGTGTACGACTTCGGTTCGGCCGTCGCCGAGTCGGTGCTCTACAAGTACCCCACCTACGAAGAGCGCACAGTGGTCTGCTGCTCATCGCAGTCCGGCTGCCCGATCGGCTGCCGCTTCTGCGGCGCCGGCGACAACTTCGTGCGCAGCCTCAGCGGTGACGAGATCGTCGGCCAGGTGGATCACCTGTTCCTCGATCGCAACATCGACGCCACGCAGGTGAAGCGCATGCAGATCATGTTCATGTCGATGGGTGAGCCGCTGCTCAACCCGCGTGGCATGAAGGATGCCCTGCGCCGCCTGCACGTCAAGTACCCGAACGCAGCGCTGCTCATCAGCACGTCGGCGCCAGACGTCGATTACCAGTGGGTGCGTGACATCTCGGTGGAGATTCCGAAGATCGGCCTGCAGTTCTCGGTGCATGAGTCCACCGACGAAGCCCGCAGCAAGCTGATCCCGTTCAAGGCCAAGCTGACGCTTGCGCAGATCGCCGAAGAAGGCGAAAAGTGGTACGCCGCAACGGGCCGCACCCCGTTCTTCAACTACTGCGCCCACGACAAGAACACTGCGCAGGAAGATGCTGATCGCATCTATGCGCTGTTCAACCCGAACATCTGGCAGGCCACGATCTCTGTGATCTGCGAGCGAGACGAAAGCATCGCCGCAGCCAATCGTCGGCAACGTGAGCTTGCCGTAAACTTCATGGAGAAGCTGAACACGTACGGCTACTCCACCCGCTGCTTCGACCCTGCTGGACAGGACGACATCGGCGGTGGCTGCGGCCAGCTTTGGTTCGTGCAGGACTGGATGAAGCAGCATCCGAACCTCGCGCGCCCATCGGTTGGAAGGGGTCTTGAGGTGGTCCACACACCACGCGAGGTCGCCACCGCATAAACAGGCAGGTTAGATTCTGCCCTCGTAAATACGCTCGTGACAACTTCACGAGCGTATCATGAAAAGATCGATTGCGGTCATCGGCCAAGGATTTGTCGGCGGCACCCTAACAACGGTGTTCACTGAACGAGGCGCAACAGTCTACGCTTGCGACAAAGCTGGTAAGTACGTTCCAGCTGCCTTCCCGGTCTCATCGCTCATCAAGGACCTAGTTCTCAAGTGCGAGTCAATGCCGGATTTTTCTGGCGTCTACTTCGTCTGCGTCCCAACCCCAATGAGCGAGCAAGGTGCAGCTGACACTAGCACAGTAGAAGATGTGCTCAAGGAAATCGCCTCAGCTCCAGGCGACGCAACTCGCATCGCTGTCATCAAGAGCACTGTTCCTCCAGGTTCCACTGTAGAGTGGAGCAGCCTGTACGACAATCTCACCGTCGTGTTCAACCCAGAATTTCTGACCGAGGCCAACGCCCTCAACGACATGCGCAACCAAACGCGCATCATCATTGGTGGTGAGAAGACAGCCATCAATGTTGTACGTGACCTTTACTACACGTACTTCCCAGACGTTCCAATCCTTAAGACCACGAAGGCAACGACCGCCGAGATGGTCAAGTACTTCATCAACCTCCAGCTTGCAGTTCGCGTCATTCTCAGCTGTGAGATGGCAGAAATCTGCGAGGCACTCACCGAGGCCGGCTACGAGACTGACTATGAGCGCGTCGTAGAGTTCGCAAAATACGACAAGCGTCTCGGCAACACGCACATGAATGTGCCTGGTGCAGGTGGTGTTGCTGGTGCCCGCGGCCACTGCTTCCCAAAGGACATGAACGCCCTCATCGCCGTAGCAAAGCTGTTGAATGTCAAGCCTACCGTTCTCGCTGCCGCATGGGAGAAGAACCTAGAGGTCGTCAAGCCAGAAGACCGTGACTGGGAAAAGATGCCTGGCCGAGCAGTCACCAGCCGTTCCTAGAACATTATGTAAAATGTACCTCAGATTAGGAACAGGTTATAATGTTCCTACTGAAAGAGGGTACGCCACATGGACTACTTCGAACACACGGTCAGATACACGTCGGGTCGCACCAGCGATCCACGCAACCATGCCGATTCGACGTGCGTGACCGGCGCCTTCCACCCAAAGACTGAAGGGCAGCAGGCCATCCGCCTCATCCGCAAGACCTTCCCGCGCATCCATGACACGATCACCTCGTGCTGGGGTACGGAAGACCTGAGCGATCGCCTGCAGTTCATGCTGAACTACGACACGGTCAACCGTCAAGGTTTTCCGTTCGAGGTAGCCAACGCTCTCATGATCGTGGCCCTGCAGCACTCGATGGAGTTCAATCATCCGTCGAAGTCGGAAGCTGAGCTTCGTTCGAAGTACAAGCCCGCCCGCTGGTAAGCGGGCGTGAGGCCGAAATCACCCATCGATATCTCTCTTGGCCAGGCCCGAGAACGGCTGCTCTTTGCGGCCGTTGAGCTTGGTCTTGCCGATGCCTTGTCGAACGTCCCTCAGTCCGTTGAGCAGCTCGCCGCCAAGGTCGACGCCATACCATTCCACCTCCGCCGCCTGCTTCGAGCGCTCACCACTATTGGCATAGTCGAAGAGGTCTCTGGCGGCTTCACAATCAGCTCGAAGGCGGCAATCCTCAAGAGCGACCACCCACAGTCCATTCGAAACATCGTTCTGTACTTTGGTGCGGAGTGGACGGTGAACGCCTGGTCGAGCCTGTCATGGGCAGTCAGGACCGGCAAGAGCGGCTTCGAGTTCTACTACGGCAAACCGTTCTTCGAGTACCTTAGCGAGAACCCTGCGGCGCAGGAGCTGTTCAACATGGCGCTCACCGGAACTGGAGAGATGATTGACCGGGCCGTGCTGATGTCGTACGACTTCTCATGGGCCAAGGTGGTCACCGATCTCGGCGGTGGAACCAACAAGTTCACGCAGCTTCTACTTGAGCGCTACATTGACATGGAAGGCGTCGTGTTCGACACTGCCACAAAGCCGCTGCCGCACCATGAGCGACAGACGCAGACCATTGGCAGCTTCTTCGGTCCTCTGCCCCCATCAGACATCTACATACTCAAGAACGTCCTACATGACTGGGACGATGTCGATGCAACGCGCATCCTTACGAACTGCGCCGCCGCAATGCGTGGCAGAAGCAGGCTGCTGATCATCGAGTCCCTGCTTGGAACCGATGACTACTCACGGTTGATGGACATTGGAATGCTGGCCGTGACGGGCGGCATGGAAAGAACGCTGGATGAGTACGTTCGGCTCATCAAGCCCGTAGGTCTCGACCTCTTCCGGGTCATCCCGACAGGATCAACGCACACCATTCTAGAGGTTGGATTGGGAGCCAGTGCATAAATAACCCTGTGTGGCAAGCTGCTACCAGGAGAGACCGTAATGACGAACGAAGAAGCACTGAGCATTCTGCAGGACTGGAGAGTCGCATTCTATACCTGGCGTGCCGGTACCGGTGCAGCCGACGAGAATGAGAATGACGTTCGTCTAGCAAACGTGTTCCGTGACCCACAGCTGCTCACGATCCGTGTCGCTTCTCTCCTCGCTCAGGACAGCCTCGAGATCACAAACCCAACCGAAACCACAATGGACGTTGCCGCTATCCAGGCAATTTTCGATACGCTCGGTGAGTATGATGACGTAGTTGCAGTTCAGAACTATCGTGAGGCTTACGACACGTTCGCTGATGGTATCAACCAGTCTTCGAACTCTGAAGAGGCATGGCGCCGTTGGCACATCGCCATTAAGGATTCCGTGTTCTCACCAATCAAGCAGCAGCTTGTGCAGGGCATGATTGGTCTCCCAGCAGGAAGTCAGCCTCAGATCGATTCTGATGTTACTGCCATGCTGGCAATCTACGACACGCTGTAAGCTGTAAGTAGAGCTTCAAACCTTGAGATGAATTCCGGCATCTGTCGCTCTGACAGAATGACGTACGCAGTGTAGCCGCCCTTTACCTTGTAGAGGAAGATGGTGTTCACAGCCGGAATGTCCTTCATGTACTCAACCCACTCTACCTCACGAATGCGGCTACCAATGCTGCTGTTCAGCGTAAGTGTCGTCTCATTCGTTGGTGGATTGCAGCCAGGAACGAAGCAGCCAAACGCAAGCTCAGTTGATCTGTACTGGTTCTGAACCCACCCAATATCACGTTCAACGTCTGCTGCATCGGGCTGTCTATCATTGTCGAGCTGCAGCATGATACCATCGACAGTAAGTTCTGGTTTGATGACGTAGTGCAGCACAGCATTGCCGCTATAGTTTTCGGCGACTATGGATCCAGCTACTCCTCTCGCGTCGTATGACACAAACACGGTAGATGGATCAAGCGCCTTGATCAGCAGGCTTCTGATAAGCGTGTGCGCTCCAACTGAAAGTCTTGCGGCGCCAGCCTTTAGCTCGATGAAGCGATCGTCAGTTATCATCAGCTTACGGGCTGTTGGTTTTTCAAGCCACCTAACTTCATCCTTGACTGCGAGAGCTGAGATGTCAGATGGAGATTCTGCGCGCAGGTGCGCAAAATACCGATCATGCTGAGGTGTCCACAGCGGCTCACCACCACTGTATACCCGGTGAAGGTCTGACCACCACATGCCAAATCCCGTTCTATCTCCCATTAGGTGTGACGTCATCGTACCAATCACTGTTCTATCGGTGAACTGAGTCAGCCGTAGCGCAACAAGTGGTGCACCAAATGGTGATGGTATCTGCTGAGGGATGAGCCCGTCCGGAACGTCGATGCCGTCGCCGAATGGCGGGCATTCGTGATCAACGTTGACGATCTCAATAGAAAACCCCGTGTCAGGGCTTGGTGCAAGAGCATGTCCAGCCTCTGTCTTGACAAGCGTGCAACCGATGCATGGGTGCAGCTCAATGATCTTCTTCACGGCAGTTATGAACCTGTCGGTATCATAGCGCTGGTTTATGAACGCTGCAGCTCCAACATAGTACTGCCCAGCCACAAAATCCATTCCACAAAGATCATAGCTGACGTTCTTTTCTGGCCTTAGAAAGATTCTCACGGGTAGAGTTCCTGCAGCCTGCGCTTGCTCAGCTTGCCATTGACGTATGGAAGCTCATCAGCAAATTCAAGCTTAGGCACTGCATACCTTGCCACCGTGTCTCTGACGAGAAGCTTTAGTTCATGCTTGAGAGCTAGCGTTGGCTTGACCCTGGACACAACAACGGCCTTTACGATCTCGCCAAGAGACTCATGCGGGCTACCAAAGACTGCAACGTCGATGACTGCCGGGTGGGTTCTGATTGCGTCTTCTACTGCGCTTGGGAAGATGTTGACTCCGCCAGAGATGATCATGAAATCACGGCGACCTACGAGGTACAGGAACCCGTCGGTGTCGAGCCTGCCCATGTCACCAATCGTAGACCATTCCTTGTGAACTGGGTGTCTTGCTGCAGCTGTCTTCTCTGAGTTCTTCGTGTACTCGAATGGCTCTCTGGTTCCACCTTCAAAGTAGATCAGGCCGTTGGTTCCTGGTGGCAGCTCATTGCCGCCCTCATCGCAGATGTGGATTGTTCCAACTACTGCCTTGCCAACTGAACCTGGCTTCGTGAGCCACGTCTCACTGCTGATGACACACAGCCCATAGAGCTCAGTGCACGCATAAATCTCGGTGACGATTGGACCAAACCAATCGATCATCTTACGCTTTACGTCTATTGGACATGCCGCACCACCGTGGATGGCAAGCTTTAGGCTAGATACGTCGCACTTTCTAAGCTCAGGCGCAAGGTTGAGCATGCGCACGAACATCGTCGGCACCCACTGTGAGTGTGTGACACGGTACTTTTCAATGTACTGTAGCGCCCTAACTGGGCTGAAGCGATCGGTCATCACTACACACCCGCCTGTCTCGTGCACTGCCACTGAGAAGTAGCTTGCAGCTGAATAGAACAGCGGGGCCGGTGTCATGTACACCGTCTCAGAGTTGAGGCCATACGCCCTTGCGTACGCTGCATTCTGCGAGACACCATTCTCCACGATGTCCCAAGTTGGGCGGGAAATCTTTACACCCTTTGGTTTGCCAGTTGTTCCTGAGCTGTAGCAGTGAAGCGCACCCGGAGCCTCATCTGCAATTGGCGTTGTGGGAAATCCTAGCGATGCGCTTGGCGTCTCAATGTTCACGCCAGCCGGAACGTTTGCGGCAAACCTGTCGCTCACGAACAACAGCTTTGTCTCGCTGTGCTCAAGCACGTGCTTGATCTCAGGTGGCGAGAGGTGTCCGTTTATCGGAGTGACGAGAGCACCCGCGCGCAGCGCACCCCATATCAAGATCATGTACTCAGCATTGTTCTCGGCTAGAATCGAGACTTGGTCTCCTATTTCTACGCCCTTCGCCCGAAGAAGGTGGGCGACTTGATTGGACTTCTGATCCAGCTGTGCGTAGGTCAAGACCTCACCGGTCTTTGCCGTGATGATTGCTGGGTGATCAGGCTGAGATTTGGCTAGATGTCCGATGTACATGCGATATTTACGTTGCAGTTTACACCTAAGATTTGTCGTGATATGATGGCATCCTACGGTGGAGATTGAGCCACCCGTATAAATAGAGTTGATCGTCTTACGAGGATACCATGCTTTCCCTATCCACATTGTCAAGCCTTAGCTATTCCCCTGCAGTCACACTGCCAGGCGGTATTGCGTCGGCCGTAGGAAGCACAACCCGAGTTTAAGCCCAGATCACAAATCAAGGTTTTAACTCGGGAGACTCAGAAGGTCTCCCGAGTTCGTTTAGAGAAGCGGTTACGAATTCCGCTTGGAATGAGGCAGATGAGCCCGTCCTAACAAAAATTGGACCGCTAAGAGACCATCCGGTGGACCAGCCCGAGGATGGAGGAGTGCGAGACTGGTACGATTTTTCGAGGCTCGCCTTCGTGGCTTGAGCCTCACAATGCGTCCTTAGCTCAGCGGTAGAGCGCCCTCCTTACAAGTGGGATGTCGGGGGTTCGATCCCCTCAGGACGCACCAATTTAGAACTCGCCGCTTTGCTGCGAGTCTATCGAGGTTCATGTCGAACCAGCATAGCAAATCGACATCTTTTTGGAGCTTTGGGTGAGCGGTTGAAACCAGCAGACTGTAAATCTGCCTCCCTCGGGAATCCTTGGTTCGAATCCAAGAGGCTCCACCAGTTTTGGGTATGCGGTGAAGTTGGAGTGTCACATCTGCCTGTAAAGCAGACGGCCTTGCGCCTTAGTAGGTTCGAATCCTACCATGCCCACCAGTTTACGTGGCTAAATATCAGATGAGAACACCAAAACGGATCTTTGCTTTCGGTTGTAGCTTCACCAACTACCTTTGGGCCGGTTGGTCTGAGGTGCTAGCGTACGAGCTCAACGCTCCGCTGTACAACTTCGGCGTAGGTGGTGCTTGCAACCAGTTCATCTTCAACTCTCTGATACAGGCGCACGCTCACTACAAGTTCAACGCTGATGATCTAGTCATCGTTGAATGGACGAGCATGGCTCGCCGCACCGTCTTCGAAGATGGAGAGTGGCACCTCACGAGCCCTAAGAGCGAGAAGCTCGCCGCCGATTACGACAGCCTAGGCTTCTTCTTGAGGGACATCGCCTGCATCGCCGCAGCTCAAAGCCTGCTCAATGAAGCTGGTTGTGAGTGGTACAACTTCAAGATGACTGACTTCTTCTTGCCAAGCCTCGCTGGCCCTGCTGCTAAGCTTGAGGCAAATCAAGAGAAGGTTGAGGTGCTCTTCGGAGATACGCTCAACGCCATCAAGCCGTCGTTCTTCGATGTTCTTTACGGTGGTAAGGTTGGAATGCTGGTGAAGAGGAACGCTGATGAATTTCAGCAGCCGCACTACGCAGAGGCCCACCCATTTACGACAGAGCACCTCAAGTACCTTGAGGCAGTTCTGCCGATTAAGTTCTCACCACAGACCGTTGACGCAGTGAACGCGTACACAGACATGGTGAAGCAGAAGATTCATGAATACATGCGCCTCGTCGCTAAAGACCCTGCGCTCAAGACTGGTTTTTCGTCGCTCTTGTTTTGCAAGTACGGGTTGTTTCGACCATTCACCTCGGCAGATTTTCCGAAGAATGTACAGAAGCTTCCACACGACAAACTTTTCGTAACGACTACAGTTGCCACCTTCTATCGAAGGTAGTGACGAACAGAATTGACAACCGATCGCTGATGGTTATCTTTTGGTTAGAAACATCCGTCGGCACCTTCTTTGTTGTCATGATTTTGCGGGATTGGTATATAGGTTGTGCTTCGGTCTTCCAAACCGACAAAGCGAGTTCGAGTCTCGCATCCCGCTCCAATTTGGTCTAGGGCTGAAATATGCCCGTTTGTCTTCTAAGGAGAATGTCATGGCCCTCTCAAATGAAGAGCGCATCGCCCTCATCAATGAGGCGCACGCTTTGCTTGACAGAATCAACCTCCTCTTGAATGAGGCGTTCGAGCGTTGCTCCGCCCGTGTCAAGTGGTTGAAGGCAAATGCTGGAAACCTTTCGCCTGAGGATCAGGCGCTTCTCGACGCCCAGCTTGCCCATGAGGCAAAGATGGCCGGTGAGATAGTTACGTGATAAAATGACCTTGAGAACCGTTGATGTGATGGTTATCCAAAGCAGCTTAACAAGCCGTTCAAAACACCGTCCTTCGCTTTTGTTCTCATCATGCCCTCGTGGCGAAATTGGTAGACGCGCTAGCTTGAGGTGCTAGAGTCGCAAGGCGTGGAGGTTCGAGTCCTCTCGAGGGCACCAATTTCAAGAGTTCGACAACCGAATGGTGACGGTTATCATCTATGCGATCAACCCCGTCATCAGCCTTTTTGTTGTCGGTCAAGTTTATAGCGGGCGAGTGAAACGGATGGACTTCCGGTAAAACGGGTCCGGATCATTCCAGGCTCATAACCTGGCGATAGTAGGTTCGACTCCTACATCCGCTACCAGACGAAGTGCTTTCAGCTCAAACGTTAGGGGCTGGCAGACTGCTCGTGACAACCCGGGCGGGAGGATGGTTCGAATCCACCCTGAAAGCACCCGACTTTGCCTTCGTGGTGAAATGTAGACACACCTCCCTTAAAGCGAGGCGCTGAAAAGCGTGTAGGTCCGAGTCCTACCGAAGGCACCAAATTTTCGATGCCCCTGTGGCGAAGCTGGTAGACGCGCGAGATTTAGGTTCTCGTACCGTGAGGTGTGCAGGTTCGACTCCTGTCAGGGGTACCAAGTTCAATGGGCCAGGTGGTATGTTAGGAAACCGCCCTCCCCAGAAATGGAGGAGTATCGCCGGTTCGAGTCCGGTTTGGTCCACCATAAATACCATCTCATGTAGAGGGTGGTCAAATGAAGCTCAACGAAATCAAAGAACCTCGCACTATCGCAGTGCATGACTTCAGCAAGGAAAACGCAGAAGGCGGTTCAGCGGCTTATGACCGCACTCAGACTGATGACGCCATCAAGGATGGCGACGTGCTTCATCTAGGCGGTGACAAGACGGCAATCATGGTGCAAGCCTGGCCGGTTGAAGTTACTGGCAAGCATCCAGAAAGCAATGGCTTTCACAAGAAGCAGAACCATGTTTCATGGGATGACTTCTCTGGCGGCAAATACAAAGACTCGATCGCTAAGGCGCGAGCAGTAGCCGCTAAGCACTCTTAACAGAACGCAGCGCGCAAAGTACACGCGCAACGCTAGATGGCTGTAGTATGACTACGTGAAGGCCATCGGACGCAGGTAAGGAAAGCTAAACGGAGAATGGGAAGCGATAGCGGATACCTCACCGGCCTGCAACTATTCAAACTGGAGGATGCTATGACACAGCTAAACGCGTCCCAGCGAGAACTCTCGGTGGGCTAAGTTCAAAGTACCGGAGAATGTGCGAGCTCTATCGCATCTTCTCAAAGGACTGGGAACATCTCATTGACCTCAGCGATGAGGCTCAGATCGAGTTCTTCAATCACGAGTCTCTTGGATTGCCATGTCGGCCAAACAACGGCTACGCTCTCGGCAAGAAGTGGCTCAACGTGCAAGTCACGATGTGGAAAGAGGACATGAAGCTGGGGCTCTTCTTCAAGAGCGAGCTCTACGAAGATCCGAAATATCCGCACTGGTGGCTCGACAGCATCTTCAAGACATGACGCAATAGCCAGTTAAGCAGCGTCAACCCCGCCCTCCGTAATAGAGGGTTCCTACGATACGTGGTATACAAGAGGGAACTGGCCTACGAGCGT